TCTGGAACCTTCGTTGCCCATCCGATTGCGCATTTACGCCACGAAACGATGTTGAATTCTTCGGGTGGCACAGAGGGGAGGTAATACGCAAGCAACGCAAGGCGTTTGGTGTTGATCTTCATGTGGGTATTCCTTTAATTAGGTTGTTGCTATTATGCCAGAACTAAGTTAGGATGTCAATGGCATCAAGTTGGAATATTCCGACAAACCAATCCTTCTTTGCTGGGATCAATTTCCCGTCCTGGAAAACAATATTCATCTCCAGTCGAGGCGCACCCTGCGAGGATGAGGATTATCCAAAGGTATTTCATGATTAAAGGGTTTCTGTGTTAGTTTTCGGACGATGGACAGGGCAATAGGTTTCGCTGTGGGATGCACTGAGGCGCAAGCTGTTACCAGTCCAATCACGCCAACCAGCCCACAACGCTTGATCCATACAGACAGCAGAGTTTGGTCCGTAATACGGTTGAGGTAGACCATGTTCGGCATATTGGTGCTCAGTATGGTCACAACTGAACATCAGAGTGCAAGAGGTTTCAATCATGATTGCCCGTTATCCTATAGCAACATTGTTGTCGAAAACTACTTGATCTTCAAGCTGGATGTATCCTCTATGGTATGTCGAAGGACGACCACCACAAACACCAACGAGAAACCAAGTACCGACATGATCGTTAACAACATCCCAAGCCATGAGTAAGAGCATATCCATGTATCCGGTGCCACTGTCTTTGCCACGTTCATGTTCCGTGTCTTCCATCTTCTTTTCAATGGCAGCAAGGACATCCTCTTTGGTTGGATGTAGCTGGAAAGCGAAATCAAAGTCAAGAACGTCTTCTGTGCCGCCAGACTTTTCGTCTTCGATGAAGCGAACTTTGACCATGTAGATGCGATTGTTCATTTAGAATCCATAAGGATGATGTTTAATTCGATGTTGCTATTGTGCCTGAACTAAGTTAGGATGTCAATCGTTCAAGTGAGATTCCAACCATTCAATAACCTGTTCGGTCATCCACTTGTAACGTCCACTCAGTTCATTGATGGCTTCAGCGAGTGTAAATTCTTGATGGCTGAAAAGAGGATCATTTCCATCTGCGGACACATTGTATCCGAAACGTAAAACCTTCTGCGTATGCAGGAAGGTAGGTTCAACTCGTTCAAATACATTACCATCGGGTCTAATATCTTTACCGAAAAAACCAAGCACAGCATGTGCCCGAGGGCAGCAGGACAGGAGATTACCAAAAATATCCCGACTATGGAACATATGAAGCTTGATGCTGGTCGGACAAATGCGCAAACCCTTGCGCATGCAGTTGATGTATGATCTAAGTTCTGTTTTATGCATTGTTGTTTCCTTGAGTGCGCCAGATGGCTTTTTTAATCAATATTTCAATAGAGTCATTAGCGGTGTTAAACCGGCAATCACTCTCACGGAGGATGTAAATCGGCTCTCCGATAGCAAGAGCTATCTTTTCAAGAACTGGCGCATCCTTTGTTATATTAAGATCACCAAACCAAACTTTTCCATGAGTCTTAGTGATAACGTTTGCATTCCAGACACAAAAGTGTCCTTCAGGTGCTTTCTTGGATGCGGAAATCATCCGTCCAATATGTAGACCATGCGAGACAAATATGCTGTCCATTATGGCAACTCGTTATAACGTTTGACCATGTTTTCAAGTTCGTTGGAATACCATTTCATTTTGGTGTCATTCAAGACGGTTTCGACTTCAAACGTGGCTGGATTCGGTTGGTTTGCGTCGAAGACAACATAGAAATGTTTGTCGGACTTGAATCCAACGCAGGAAGCAAGAAGAAGGCGAGTCGGCTGCCGAAGCATCGCTTCAATTTGCTCGGTTGTGATCTGGTGAGGTTTGTGTTTGCTCATGATGTTTTCCTAATGAGGTTGATATTGCTATTGTGCCTGAACTAAGTTAGAATGTCAACAGGTTGGATTCCATTTATCATAATTACAAAGCCAGCACTTACCACTGTCACCAGCGAATTGATGTTGATGGTTGAAAGTTTTAGGACAAGGCAAAGTTGGATGCTCATTAATGGGAGCGTTGCGAAGGACATAACGCTCACAAGGAGTCATGTAAATAGGAAAAGGATTATTCATCAGCTTGCACCATGCGAAAGATTTCATAAAAGCTATACGCAGACTCGACATAATTGTCTTCCGGTAGCGCAGCAAGCGGCGCCCAATAATGAACATGTTCAGCATTACCATTAAGACTTTGCACCCACATGCGATTGGCTCTGACTGTTATCCAAAATTCCTTAAACTCTGGACTGTAGCCAATTTCATTAACATAGCCAATTCGGACTTCAGGCTTGTATTCAGCCGACTTGTCACCAACGGACCTAAGGAATGATTCTTCATGGGTGCCACGAATATCATGAATAAACTGGATGGGCTGATCGATGGCAGGCAGGTTCAGACCGTCTCGGATTAGAATCCAAGGCGGGGCGACCGGAAAACGAGTTTTAGGTAGATGGGAAATGTCCATTATTCGCCTATTTCCCTTTTGATGGCTTCCCACCAACAAAGAGCAACAGTATGTGAATAGCTTTCGGTCTTGTTTGTGTACGGGGTACCCCAACGACGGCGGTACGCTCGATTGAATATTTCATTTTTGATTCGGATTGATATAAACTCGTTGAGTGCCCAAGCAACATCGAGCCCTACATCGGCAGCGCGCATGAAGTTCTCGTAACTTGGTGTAAATCCATTAGGGAATGCCGTTTTAAAGAGTTCAATTTGGGGACGGCACGCCTTAACCAATCGAAGGTGTGCGACAGTAAGCTTTCCGAGTTTAGTTTTCATATTAACACCAGTTTCTGTTAGGCGCATAATTCCATAATGAATTTGCGCGAGTGCTGGATAATCCAATGGGCTTTCGTGGCTGACATTACAGTTCGGCGACCTTCCAGATATCATCAACAGTATCCATATCAAGATCGGCATCTTCGACGCGAGCGAAAGCCTCGGTCTTTCCACCGTTTGTCCAAACAATAGTTTTCAAATTCGGGTCGGTCTTCTCGGTGCCTTCGGTGTCGTAATCCACAACAGCAACTTGAATACCTGGGGTATCCGTCAGGATATGGGTTACAACTCCACCTTCAATAGTAACGACGACCTTCATGGGGCTTCTCCTAGTTGATGTTGCTATTGTGCCTGAACTAAGTTAGGATGTCAATCCTTAGATGCCTGAGCGGTAATTTTCTTTGCGTTCTCTCCGATGGTTCGAATGACGGCTGCAAGAGCATTTAAACCTTCCTGGGTGTCAACATGGTACATAGGCACAGCAAAGCCTTTATACCACTCCAGAGGCGATGGGCATCCAACACGAACCTGTTGACCGTGGGTCGCGTGTAAGGCTTCTGCTTCAACGGGAGGGATACCAGGACCAGTAGCAACCCAATAGTACCAAGCACGAGTAAATTCCCAACCATAAAGATCACCAACAACAATAGATTTGACTTCGCCTCGTGATTTACGTAGTATCTCATGCAGCAAAACAGTCGGGATACCGGCAGTCGTTAGCTCGATTGTTAATTCTTCATCAATGTCGTCTCGACCGGCATAATTATTCACTTAATTCCTTTATAGACCATTTGCGCAATAAAAGCATTTGTCGTCCACTTCATAATACCAAACATTATGAACCACGCTTTTATCGGTGTTTGGCTTTCCGTTGACTAATTTTTGTATTTCACGACACCATTTGATCTTAGTTGTCGGGAAACGTTTGTTCAAGTCGGCAAGAATGGATTCCAAAAAAGGAATATGACCAATGGTTTCAGACCAAATGTTGCGAGAGGCTGACCCAAGATAATGATGGACGTGTGTCAGTTCCCAACACAATTCAGTAAACTCTCCATTTTCTAAACGAAACCAATTCTGATAAGGCTGTGTTGCGAGTTCGTCAAAGTGTTCCCATTGGCACCAGTACACAACACCAGCGGCATCGACGGCGCGATATCCGTAGAATTCATCTCCGGAATAGTCGCCCTTGACAATTCGTTCTTCGACAATTGTAATTTCATTGACAAGGGCATCTTCGGGCTTACAGACACGGAAAATAGACAGACTGTCTATGACTAGGAATTTAGCACCGATTTTATAAGTGTGATACAAAGACATAAGATTCCTTAATAGTTATATTGGATACGCTTTGCTGTTACACGGTAACAAAGGATTTGGAGTTTGGTTTTCATTCTTGGTCGATTTCGAGTTTTGCGTAGATACAAGCCGTCGGGTTGAACCCAACGGTGTGTCCATTTTCATCAATAAAGGAGAACTTGTCGTATTTTCCGAAGTCTTTAACCAGCGCAATCTCTTCTTCGAGCGCCGCACCCGCAACATCAAATGATTGACCATAGGTGAAATCACCAGTGAGGTCTTTAACAACGAATCTAGCTTTTGTCATGACGTTCTCCATGTGAATATGTACGCATTCTAGCAGTAAACAAAGTTGGTGTCAAGGCTTGTATTTTCAAACAAAGTCCGATATACTGCGTTCATGAGTAAAGTTTGCATCCATACCTGGAAAGACAGAAGCCACGAAGGCGACGATGATGGTCGGCAATGGGTTGCTGAAATCGTTGAAGATAAGCCCGTGGAAGAGGAGCCCGAAACGTTACATATGACGGGTTGGTTTTTAACCGAACAAGAAGCAATCGAGGATGTCAAATCCTGGTTACGTGAACACTCAAGGTATAAACTGTCATGAGTGAAGAAGTAAAAAGATACATAATTAATGATATCCATGAAGGACATCGATTTGAATGGACGTTAGAATTGCGTCCGTCTCATGGTCCGAATGTTCCTCAAGTACCTTGCACCGAACCAAGTAGTGGGCATCGTCCTGGCTTTCATGGTGGGGTTGATGATTATGACGAAACAAGACTTTGCTGGCGTTGTCATGGATCAGGTAAGATGGATGATCCAAATTTTAGATGGACGCCTGTACCGCCGAAAGAATTAGTCGAAGAATTGCGTCGAGTATGGCGAGAACATTGGAATAAACTTCAAAATGAGAGGTTTACACTGAAATGATTCCACCGAATAAAAAAGCGACTATGTATTTCATCCGCCTTCTGTTACCGGCTGGTGAGATTCAACCTTCCTTGGAAGAGATTGCCAACAAAGGAATCGATGCTGCTAAGGAATTGGGTTTAACGTATTACGGAGTTTCTTGGGAAGACCTGGAACCGAGCGAACAAACGATAATTAGTCAAGTCCTTTGATGAAGATTTGCCGTATTTCCTTCATCCTTTGCTTTCGAGGAGCTTTAGAATCAATCGACCAAAAGCGAGTGTAATCACCACTCTGCCAAACGCCATCAACGACATTTAACATAAGCACAACAAACGTTCCTGTCAACGCGTAAATGGTGAATTTTGATTCAAAATAGATCGACAAACCGATTGCGACAATCCAAAAACTCCAACCGAGAAAGATATAGAGATCGAATAGTAAGATTCTAATATATTTAATCATTTTTATTCCTTACTAGTAATCTCAGTCTGTTAGAATTTGAACCTTACGCCACCCATCAGATACGAGTAGCCGCCATTGTCGCTTGTACCGAATACAGGATTGAATTTACCACCATTACTGTAATGGGCACCTTCGACAAAGTATTGTTTGTAGTTGAAGCGAATAACATCACGGAAAATTAATCCTTGAGATTGACCGGAGTTATTGATGAAGTTTCCACCAAGACCGATACCAGCTTCAATCGAAGCGTTCTTGCTGATGGAGATAAGACGAGCCATAGGTGTCACATCCATGATACCACCCCCATTGGTCATAAGAGCGCCAGTCTCGACAGTGAGCCATTCCCATTTGGTGGGAATTCGAATGCTTAAGCGAGTAGCGGGGCTGGATGTGTCAATACCTGTACCACCCTCGACAACAAATTCATTTGCGAGTGAATTGAATGCAACGGCTGTAAGGACAACACCAGTAAGAAGAGCAATTTTCATGACTAATCTCCGTAGACTGACACACTATAACGGTTGACAACCAGGATATAATGGGTAGTGTAGCTGGGAGTCTGAAAAACTACGATATCACCATGAGGTTCCCAAAGAGCCACGTGCGCGCTCAGGTTGTTCTCCTGTAAATGTCGAAGCTTTAAATTAAGAGCTTCGGGGGAAGTATCTTCAAGGACTCGTGTTTCGAGGACTTTTTTCAGAATTGCGGTCATGCGTGACTCCTAATTAAGTTCGAAATAGTATATCAGCGAACTTTGTTGATGTCAATATGGTTCTGTGTTACGATGTACGTCCAGGTAACATCATAAGCTTTGACGCTACGACCTTCCCAATCCTTATATTCTAGTTGGTATTTAAAATCAGGAGTTTGAGACATACGAGCGCCTCGATATGACACGTTTTCTCCATATCGATACCATCGTTTAAGAACACCACGAAAAATATGGCGCGGTATAGTTAGAAGCGGATCGGAACCGACCGAAATTTCGATGCCTTGCGTGCCACCCCAAATATAAAGACCTTCTGGATTCGATATTGAGCGAATATATGACATTGTCAGTCTTCCAAAACAGCGTGTTGTTCAGTATCGTAAGCGATTTTCATCTGGTTAGCCGTAAAACATGTCGTTTTTGATAACCTCAAGTTCAGAGGGTTTCATCAGCTTTGGACCATAAAATTTACTGAACTGAACCCAAACCCATTCCTCAGGGCGACTGATTGAACCTTTTGGACCGTCAACAGTCACTCCAATCGTACCGACTTCGACTCGATTGTGATTTTTTAGTGCTTTAACATTCATACCGGGTTTCATAATGTTATGTCATCGTGAATTACATCGTAGTGAAAGCCTAATTGTATACAGATTTCAACGACATCCTCTACAACCAGACCATTTAACTTAAGCGCGTGTTGAATGCTTCCGATACTGGTATAACCTCGGTGCTGGAGCATTGAATAAATCAAATCATATGCTTTTTCTTTTAGTTTCATTACACTCTTCCGTATTTCGACCAATCGATATCCATTACCATAAAAAATGGTTCTTCGTTTGGATCATCTAGCAGAAGATAATTTTTTGAAATATCCTGAGTAACTTCTGCCCTTTCGTTATCTATTGAACGAACGAAATTCGCTACCAGTTTTTGTGCTTTATCTGGATTAGTCATGATGAATCGATTATACTCGGTCCTCAGGGTATCCGCAAGCCTTCATGAATCGAGCGTGGTTAAAACGAGGATTGTGCTCCGCGAGCACGTTGGCAATAGCACGAGTCGTATTGAATACCGTAGCGTCTGCGGCAAGTCCCTCAACAGCCGAAAAATTCTCTAATGCGTCAATTCGTTCGGCATTTATAGCGCGGGCGAGATCTTCATAAATCTGTTTACTAAATGACATGGTTTACTCCTATGAGATGTAGCATCATACAACAGAACAATGTTTGAAGCAAGTGTTGCGTATCAAACAAAGTTCTGATAGAATACACGTTATGGAAAAATCTAAACGAATTTTGCATGTTTGGGACGACAACGCGGTCTGCATCAATTGCGGTCGTGATGGTGTTGATGAATATTTTGAGTGGATTCGTTGGTTAGGTGCTGATGATTGTCCGAGGACTTATTGCTGCCCGAAGGGTGGTTTCCATCAAGACGGAACGGATGGGATGCATTCTAATATTTTTTGTAAAAAATGTTTTAGAACAGGTTGAACGGAGAAACAAATGACAGTCACTACTAAGGAATTTGAAACACTTGAGCGGCTTGAAACTCTTTATAAAGACATTCAGGCTTTTCGTGATTCTTACTCGCCAAATACCGCAGCCAACTCTGCGGTTCAAACCTGTATCGAAATCGTAAAGTCGAAGGCGAAGATGTTCAGGACGCTTGCCTCGATTGCTGGCAACGAAGCACGCTTTTCGATAAACACGACTCTTGCTGATGAAATGCTTCAATTGGCACACGAATTACAAAGTTTCATCATCCATCTGGATGAAGTAAAAGAATGATCGAGTTGGCGCCATGGACCGAATGGCAAATCGTGGAATGTAAAAAACACTACGCACTTATGGACGCCTATCGGGAATGGTGGAAGAAATGGGTTTTACCGACAAAAAATACAGTAGCAAACCCAAATAGAGAAGGTGAATTTATCACCTATTATGAGGATGTTTACAACATTCTTACTCGACAAGAATACGCCCGCGATGAATTAGTTCAATTATCTGTTATGTGGTGCGCGGCGTTCCCAACTGAACCGATGCCGTCAATTGAGACTGTAAAGCCATTGGAGTAGATTTAATTTTACCTTGTACAGCCGCGATCTTAGCCTGAACCTCAGTAAGACGTGCCTGTAAGGCTTTTTGAGTGTTTGTCAGTGTGCTTAGACTTTGTTTGGTTGCTTGAAGCTTGGATGTAAGAACGTTCTGACGCTCGACACCGGCAGCGAGTGCTTTTCCTTGAGAAAGTCCAGTAGCCTTAGCGCTAGCCGCCAACGCACTCGGTGAAAAGCTTTTTGAAAGTGCTTGTAATCGAGATGCCTGTGCGGTTATTCCGCTGGCGGATGCCTGTAGCGTCGCCACGTTGGCTTTTTGTTCTGCGAGTGAAGTCGTAAGTGTACTGATTCTACCATTTGCTGATCCAATTGCGGCGGTATTCAAAGCCAAAGCTTTTGTAACAGATGTTGCTTCAGCCGCATTAATAGCTGGAACGGGAATACCCGGAATCGTCGGGATGCCCGGTAGATTCGGGGTAGCCGGTATGCTCGGTAAGTTAGGTAGTTTTAGTGCTACAGGTGATTGTGCCATAGTTCGCTCCAATTACCTATATTTATATCTTGCTTTCTAGACTTAATCCTCGCTAAGATCGTCGCTTTCATCCCAAGCCATACGTTTCCAGTAGAGGACCATACCTAGACCGAGGTTGTCTGTTTTGGTTTTACCCATAAGTTCAATCCATTCACCAATATCGAAGTCATCAACATCAACTTCTCCTGGACCATCGACATTATGACGAACATGAGCAGCTTCGGTAATATTTGACAGAACTTCAAATACTGATTGGTCTTTGTCCAGTCGGATCGACGCGCACAAATCGCCGAACATACCACGACCACTATACGATTCCAGTTCATACCCGGCTTCATCTACAATTTCTTTAAAAGTTTTGAGTTTCATTCGTTTTTTCCTTTATTTTGTGTATGAAAAATGTTGATTTACTTGATGTTCTGTCATATGCGTGGCACCAATAAAAACAAGTTTAGTGTCGCGGGCTTGTGGTGTATTATAGAGAAAATCTCTCCAGCCGGAACGATACATCTCAGATTCGGAATGTTCACGAACCATATTTACGGCTTCGCCTTCACTTTTTGCTTCAACCGCAAAAGTGAAACAACAAAATGTTTTATAGCTATCTTGAGGTTCACGATGAACATTAGCAGCGCGGGCAAATAAATTCACGAAATACATTTTATTTCTCCAAAAATAAAAAAGGCTGAGCTTCGAGTACTCAATTAAGCCTGACGGTCATCTTTCGATGATGGGGTAGGGGATATTCACTAACGCCCAATACAGGCATCAAAAAAGTTGTCAGGAGGATGTTTACTACCCTGCCTTGCGCTTCATCCCGGCAGTGTCTCGTTAAGCGGGCGCTTTCTTTAATCTAACTTCGATTTGCTAACCTGACAAAACGAACTATACGCTCAAACAAACTTCATGTCAAGGCTTGCTTTGTTCTATTGATACGTGTAGAATTCGTTTTAGTCGGTTGATATATGAAACTTGTAGTGAGTGCATTGGTTGGGAAACCGATGCATAAGTGAACGGAGTAATAGGATCAGACTATCCCAACATTTTTGATGCACACGTATGAAATAGGACGCCCTCTCAAAAATGATGTTGCAGGTTCAACCCCTTGCACCGACTTCCCAATTTAAGGAAACAACATGAATCTCAAGTTTTTTTACTGGAACCACAAAAACGGCGACACATTGATTTTTGAATGTGAAGCTGAGGGGATTCTTGATGCTGATAAATTGTTTGAAACTGCTACAGGCATCAAAGCGGACAAAACACCGCACATAGGATGTGAAATCAAGGAAATATAATGGCTCATGGTATCAAAAGAAAATTATCTAAAGTGTTAAGAAAAGTTAACACCGAAATTGCCCTCAATTCCATTGGTGGGATGTATGCGAGGGGATTAGCGGGTGAAGGATATGCTGGTGGCTACCGAGCCGCAATCAATGATGTAATGTTAGCACTCAATGGAGTTACACCATCAACCCGTGGTTATTGGGAAAGTGATAAAAATGACTCTTGATGAACAACTATACAGCCAACGGGTTTCTGCCCGAGTTGCCTCTGAATTTGAGAGGAGAGCAATCCGTGTTGTCCATGCTACTGGCTATGATTTACCTGAACGTATTCAAGTCCATGGTAGTGTTTGTGTTGACTATGTATGGGAACGTCAGTACAATGAAGGCTGTCGATTCACACTCCTCCATGTATACCTGAAAGGCGAAGAAGTGCCACAGGAACAATGGAAAGAAGTTCTAACAAATGTCAACTCGGAGATTTACGAAAATGGCAACACATTCAAGTAAGTACCCACACTTCTGGCTTTACGCTAAGTGTTGGTATAAGCGTGGTGATCTGATCGAAGACACGAAAAAGCTGGTCGCTAATTACTGTGGTGGAAACCCCCAACACATTAATCTAAGTGATTGTTTTAATCTGTGGATGCATACATTTGACGAAGCGACCCGGTATTGTAAGGTCCACGAAGCAAACTATCGCAAAATTCTAGAAAGAATTTGGCAACGTCAAAATCCTGAAGGCATTCTGTCTCGCCTCTACGAGCCGCAAAAGGTGGAATACACAATCATCAACACGATTGTTGAAGCTTTGTCCGTGGTTGCGGTTATGAATTCAAAATTGTTTGAAAAAAACGCGGATGAAACCCCTTTCATTGAATTCGGAAAGCCTGATCCTAATGTGTTGCCGCTGAGTAAAGATGCACAATCATGAACTTTATGGGTGTTCTGAAAGGCGATACGTTGTATATTAAGCTCGCCTTTTCAATTTACACAATTATCGATATCACTGTCGCTGTCGAAGCTGTTACTAATGATGAAATAATTGCGAAATGGGATGATATTGAAGATATGCGTCAATGCACTTTGATATTCGACCGGCAGACAGGTATTGCCGAGAGACTTCCTAAAAAATATAATGATGCTACTTGTTGGATTATGCGGTATGATGGTGATCGTCGTCCCGAATTTAGATAGGAAGAAGAAAAATGCAAATTAAAGATATGGTTAAGGTTTGTGCTCTTTTAGTCGAAGCAGGAATGGAAAATGAATATTTCGATTCTGATCATGATATTATTTTTATTCCGTGCTTTGAAAGAGAAGGGGAACTCGCTACCAAGTTGGACGAGTTAGGCTGTCATTGGAATTCAAGTTCAGGTTGTTGGGCACATTATTAAGGAAGAAGAAAATGCCACGATATAACAGTTATGTAGATATTACTAGTATTGAAGACGATACGATTAAAATGCGTATTGAAATAAAAAATCAAGTCTTTAAGGATTACAAAAGCGGCTGGCACCATGTTGTGGTATACGATGCAGTAACCCCTTTCCTGGATGACGTAGAAAGGTTTTTAGAAGAAGCTAGAAAATGGGTTCATCTTATTAAATCAACTGACGCTGATTATGAAGCGGCGACCGAGGATGAAATTTTGCGTTTTTATATTAATGAATCGCAATTCATACGCGATTATGATTATTAAAGGAGTGTAAAATGAGAAAAGATGTTAAGTTACTCGCTGATGCGATGGAGAAAGGTTGGAAAATGTGTCCTAAGATGGTGGATGGATGGGGATATTTTCGAGGTAAACGGCGCTCTTCTCCTGAGGCATGCTGCGCTAAAGGACATGCTTTTTTGGGTCAATACGGAGATGCTATGTTTTCATTGAGTGTCGATGTTAGGTTCGCCGCCTTCTTAGCTTTCAAACAACTCGTCCTAGATGAAGCTGGTGAAGAAACTGATCTATTCACATTCCTTAACGAATTGTCTCATGAATACGGATGGACAACGCCTCAAATTGTGAAATGGCTTCGTAGTCATCAAAACGATTAAGCAGCTTTTTTAAGTCTCTCGATGGTTTTAGTCTGGACCCGAAGACTGTAACATTCAAGTAAAAAAGAGGGGGTTAGAGAAATTAATCCTTTCCGTTGAAGATTGTATAACTGTTCGTGATAGGAATTTTTGAGTAAAGGGAATAGTGCTAGACCTTTCGCTAGATAGAACTGGATAGTGTCGATATTAGCCGTTGGAACTGGCTGAATCCGAGGATGGATGCTGTGTTTGAAATGTTGGAGAAGATACATCTTTTTTACCATACTTCTTAAAATAGGAGGTCTTCCAGCCTTGAAGCCATGCGGTCGCACGTTCGCCATGTGAATAAGGATTTCTATCCTTGGGTGTGCCGTCCTGCTGGCTCTCCATGCCAGACTTGAACGCCTCACGTGCCTCAAGGCTTCCTAGACCATTATACAAACTCGCTTCGGGGGTATCGTCTGCCATGTTGGTGGGATTATCCCAAAACTCTATAAGCTTCATAACTGATTCCTTTTGTTGATTGTATTTATCATGAAAAACATTCCTCAAGCCAGATGGCTACTTTGGCGTCGCGAGCCGCATTGCCATTGGTGTGGTGTCCTGACAACACTTCCCTCAGCAGAAGGGAAAATGTATCCAGAATATAAACCCGGCTCAAAACTTTCACTAGATGCGGCGACGCTGGACCATCTTTATGAAAAGAAAGACCCAAGGCGTATCAACTACAAACGCTCAAGCGGAGAGATATATTATAACGTTTTAGCATGCCATGAATGTAATCGAGATCGCGCTCGTATAAGTCAGTTCATGCGTAGAGTAAAGGCTAAAATATATTGGGAACAAAAGAGAAAAGAATTAGTTTGATTCATCCTTCTTGAATGCACCCAATCCGCACTCTTCCAGGCTTACCTTGACACGGTTCAGGCTGTAATGGGTGTTGATTAGATGGTCAACGAGGATGGCTCGGAATAGTTCTGGATCAAGCACTTTGAATCCAGTGAGCGCTTGAGCAATACAAAAGTCATGAAATTCTTTTTGAGTATAAACCGTTCTTCCGTCCTTCGGTGCTCCGAAGCGGTCTTTGAAATCTACTGCTAGTTTCTGTAAGTTATGCTCAATCCATGCTCTATAAAGCGAGTCAACTATCTCATCGGCACGAAGATTATTTCTCAAGATGAGTCCTCCTTTTACTTATTTATTATCTCTCCAAATAACGAGTATTCCGTCTTTTGATAAACGAACATGAACTTTCCCCGTCAACCCGGTTTTGTCGAATCTTAATGATTGTCGGAGCACCGAGACAGAGACTGACCATTTTGCTGCAAAAGCCTTGACATCGATAGCCTCATTCGGTATATTCCTGAAAGCCGTTATAATTTTGTTACCAGGACGACCCCGAGGTTTTTTGGCTTTGCTGAGATACGAGTCAACCCGACCGACGCCAGAAGGATTTGCAATGCTTATGGAATTGTCTTCGAAAATAGGATAATAAGGCGTAACATCAAACACTGGATCAGGCTTGAAAATATCAAGATGTTTGATTTGTTTTGGAGTAATTCCGAAGACCTCGGAAATCTTTTGTTCAGATGGTTCGTAGTGATTGATGAGCGAGCGGACTTGAGTCCAACTGAGGGACTGAATATTGTGTTTCATTTTTATTCTTCTTATAGTTATATTTTATGCTTGGTTCCAAGCTTTTCGGGGTGTCAACCCTTTGTCATACATTTCTCGCCATAAAGCAATTTCCCAGGGTAACAAACCACCTGGAGGTAGAATATAGCCAGCGTCATCGGCGACTTTTTCAAGTTCATCAAGCCATTCTTCGAATGTTAACCTTTTCATTCACAAATCTCCACGAAATGAGCAGACATCGGCTCCGGAACATATGTAAAATATGATGTCAACATCAACGGCAGTTCACCACAAGCCTCAATCTCATCAACACATTTGGTGATCGATACCTTCAAACCGCGTGCAACTTGTTTCACAGTCGGAAAGGGATAGTAATCTATCGTATTGTGTTTTTCGAAATAGCGCCTTACATAGCGCTCTATTCGTTGTCCGAGATACATCAGATAAACCCCAGGCATTGATTCGCTTCTTCATCTGTCAGGATCATGTCCTTACCCAAATCCAAATACGCATGTTTACCTTTCGATGGGTTCCAACAATAAAGCAGACGATGCCCTGAGCGCGAAAAAAATGGAGTTTCTTTACCACCACTGGCGGGAATCCAAATATCTTTATTGCCACCTTCTCGACTCATTGATTCAATTTCGAGTTGAGTAGCAGCGTCAAGAAGTTGTCCTGCGAGGCTACGAGATTCCTCGACAGTCAGGATTTGTGTCGCTCCTGTAGTATCTCCGACGAAATCGCGAAAAACCTTGAGAGAAATGCTGGAGTATCCAACAATTACGTTCGTAGCCATGAGCTTTAATCTCGAATTGAAGTTGAACAAGCCCTATTATGCCAAAAAAATCACTGACTGTCAAGGTGTGTATATTATAAATATTATGAGGGTTTATAAATTCCCACCGACATTGGTTTGACCAACTTTAACTTGCGAAAGTTCCCCGATTCTGCTAAAATAGATCAGTGGAAAATCAATGGTTTGAACACCATGATAGCAACGGTAATTAAGAAAATACAACTACCAATTACGCTGCCGAGTATGATATAACTGAGATTACGATAGTAACGTATTCGTTCTTCAATTTGTTCCTTGGTAGCCCAAGGCGGTAACGGGACTAGCCTACCCATGTTAAAAATCCTCTTCAATATATGGAACGCAATTATTGCTGTTGCACACCGGGCACTCATGTCCTGTATCGTAGTGACCATCGTCACCCATCACAGATGCAGGAAGAAAATCTTCATCCTTATAGCCAATGTAGCCACAGCCTTTGCATTCCATTACATCTGTGTCAACGTTCGTCGGAGAATCAACAGTTGTGTCAACAGTGTCCCCACGGTTAAACCTTCGTTCTTTACGGTCGGCAATTCTCTGGAGTTCCAGCCGTGCTTCCCGTCCACCATCACCAAAATCTTTCCTGAAAATCTTCGTGTCTTTGTATGACATGATAAATCACTTGCTCCTTGTTGTAATCATGGTTAGTAACTCGCGGTTTTTCATGTTACTATAGTTGATAGCAACATTCCAAATGACCCTTGCGTGCTCTTCTGCTTCAAAAGCATCACGGTCAGGTTGGACGATCTTCATTATTTCTATGAAGTCTTTTCCATCTTTGGCGACAGCCAAAAGACGAAATTCTAGGTCACCAACGAAGCGTTGGTTGCTTCCGATGCGCCCGGTACAATATTCATCGTCCAGTGCGACCAGGATTTCAGAGATGCGCGGCTCAAGAGTATTGAGCCATGCATGATATTTTTCGATACCAGAGATAGGTTCGCTCACTTAAAAATTCCTTATAAAAATTAAACGTACAATCTGTATTGGCGAAGCGTGCTGGATTCCCGGTAGCTAATCCGCCAGCATAACCGGGTTGCCGGTGCTTTACGGTTGAATATGCTACTACCCACCACCAATGTTCTCACGTGATTCATCAGAGGGTGATGGTATCAGTTCAACACTTAAGCTAGCGCTCCCCGATACAGACTATGCAACATAGTATATAGCAACATTGTTCGGTTGTCAACTTAGTCTATCGACGTTTACTAGCTTGACAGTGACACCAGTTACTTTATCTGTTATGATGCGATCAGGAACCACATCATCCAAAAGGACGCAGATACAATCTCTTTTGGTAGCAAGACACCATTCGGTAAAGATGCCATGCTTACCGAAGATGCTAGCAATATCTATAACATCAGTCATGTCAACACACCGAAGACTCTTAGTGAAGCAGACTGCCCTAACAGCATCGTTCTTTGTAATAACTTCAATGAATTCGATTTCAAAGACGCCTTCAAGCCATGTCTTCAAGGTTTTGTTGAATACGTCAACGTCGGCTTGATTCCAAACAGCCCAAGAGAAGATGCCCGCTTGCTTCACGCCATTGTCGGCTATCCACTTCTTGACCTTCTGAACATTACACAACAGAGGGTCGTGCCAATCGGTGATTAGCGTTTCTTCCAGATCGAAAAAGAATTTTATTTCCATAATAATTTCTATTATACGCTTAGTTACGAGCAAAATCAAGGATAATTCGGCATATAGACGAAGTTGACAGCACCTTTTAAATCCGGTATTATGACGATATGAAACTATTTAGCACACCACTTTTCTTCTTTATCGGTGCGATTGGTCGCATCATGGTACTAATTGGTGTTGTCGGTTTCCTAATTGTAACCTTAACGAGCGAAACCGCTAATGAATTCACAACCAATCGACCTCCTAGACCAGTACGGGATTGATATCTCGTCAAAACTTGCTGCCTATACCAGTTCAGATTATTTAAAAAATGAAGCCAAGTATGGCGTCTACGATTTTGCGATGTTCTTTCATGAACTTGGATTGAATGTTGATTTCGATACTCGTAAAGAAGGTGAGTTACTTGTTCGCTACTTCTTGTCGGCGGTTGCCTCTTATATTGTAGATGGCAACACTGTAGATTTTGACCAATGTGTTAGAATCGCCCGAGGCAAAACAGATCAAATGATGGTGATGCTAGGTATCCCGAAAAGCATCCCTCCTTCGATGGACGAAGATGGCAACAAAGTTTCTTTGAAAGAACGAGCGATTCAGATTTACAAAGACAATCCAAAGGCGGATAATCCTGCCTTGATTAAGCTTTTTACCGAAAAACTTGATATGAAACGCGCAAGTGCTGTAGTATACGCATCTTTAGTTCAAAACAAATGGAAGCAGTAAAATGAATATCACAATGTCGGATGCGCAATTTAATGACACTATTGACGACGCTACTAACGCTGTTGTCGAGGCAGTCAACACTCTTTTATTCGACCATTACGGTAAGCGTGCATACACTGCCGAAGAGCGTCAGCATGAGCTAGACGTTGTTCTGGCAATGGTCGAGTTGCACGTGATTGACGCAAATGTTTACGGTAACCTAGACGTTATGGTAAAGAATCCGTATCGAGGAGACCCAGGAGAATGAGTACATTAAACGAACAGGCGCTCTTGAACGCGCATAAGAACTTTGAATGGGACCGAAGGGTAGGACTCTACCCTTCGCGTTTCATTTGGGACGATCTACCCCAAGACGAACAGGATTGCTATTTGTCTGAAGCGATATCGATGTTGGAATCGGGTGATTTGTATCTTGATGACGCCGAGATCGATGCTCCATCAACTTTTGAAGATGCTGAAAAAATGAGTGTACCGCTAAAATTGGATCGAAAGACTTGTCTGTGCGTGCAGATTATCCAAGCCGGCACTCAAACCGTCATGGCACAATATTGGCATAATTCCAATAATCCAATTCCTCGTGTGGGAGAGTTTGTTTATCTTAGTCTTCTTCCTGACGTGGATATGACTGTTCTCAGAGTTTCGTACAAATTCGAAGCTGGTACTATCGAGGTCTTGGTCGCTTGACTTTCAAACTAATTTCGTGTAAAATCAATAAATTGAGTAATTCACAGAAAGTTGTTCTTTTCGGAGATTAAAATGTATTCGATTTCTTACACCGATTGGCGTACTGGCAACCAAACTCTCGTTGGTGATTCTAAAGCAATATTATCTTTGGCACACATGCTGGAAAAACAAAAGATTGCTTTTCAAGTTGCCAACGTTCAAGGTTTTCGGGTATCACAATCCGGTTTTGGTGTTGGTGGGTTTGAATATTGGCTGGAGGCTATTGACAAGTAAGCAATCTACGCGTAATATCCACCCTGCGCTGCTAGTTTAACTTTTAAAACTGGTGCAAGCAAACCATACGGAGAATAAGGGCGGTAGCTGATACCGGATGACTACCGGATAAGCGAAAATCCTAATCTAGTTAATTAGGTACAGTTCAGGAATCCGAACGGATGAGAGGCTTGTGTATCATTAGAGGCGAAAATCCTTTGCAGCGCGCCACTTGACCAACAAACAAACTTCATGTATAATACTACTCAGATCGAAGGCGGACGCCCCGAGTGAAGAGGTATCGATTCATTATATTACCGAAATCTCCTCTTGACTCTGAACAAAGTTTGGAGGATAATAGCTCCATCAATAGGAGCGATTCAAATGAGTTACGCAGCAGATTACGACGCTTTAGCCAAACTATTGAACATTTCGGGTGATCCATTCCTTCTGGCATTCAAAGAGGCGAATCGGATTTATCTTGATTTTTATGATTTCGCGAAGGCAAGGAAACTGATATGAAAACCGCACATGAAATTGCTGAACTGATTCTAAAGACTGCGCCTCGTGGTGCCGTACTTATAATCAATGGAGCTATCGTTGAAGATTTTGAAATCATCAATGGTCGCATCAAAATAGGCTATATGGGAGATTCTTTCACGCCTGTTGAAAAAGGTAGGGAGCGTGCCGTACAGTTTACCCATCCCGAGGAAGGCTCAGATGGAGATATCCGACCGTCGTCAACTTGGGCATACTAACATGAAAGTTCACGTTTTTCACCTGGATGTAAGCGATTGGGATGAACTTAATTCGAACCAGGAAGCGCTTGAAATCTATCATAAAATCACGCATTCAGCCGATAATATAACCATTCGTGATTGCTGGATCAACGGTACTCGTGGTTTTGGTCCGAGGAGTATGTTTTCGTATTTTAAAGTCGCCGAAGTGGAGATTGCTACCGATGACATGATGCTCGCGGCTGAAGGTGCTTTTGAAGCGACCAATCATATCGACCACAATTGGAAAGAAAATCCCGAGGTTAAGTGGTCTACCGTGACTGACTGTCGTTCGACTTCGGTTGGTGACGTAATGATGATTGAAGTTGGTGAAAGCGACGAAAACCCGATTGGGGTGGAAATTCTGTTTGTTGACACTATTGGATTCCAGGAAGTATATCAGTAAGACTTTAAATTAATCATGGAGAGGTTCCCATTTGGTTATGAGATGATAGCCTAGAGACATAATTGTTCGTTCTCTTTGAATGGTGTTTTCATATAATTCTTTTGCGGTCTTGTTCTTTTGATAAGGATGACAAAATTCTTCGGGTTTAAATCGTCGTGGATCGCCGTGATATCGAGAACCGTAGAATTCATAAACAGTATTACTTTCATGACAGAAGCCGTCTACTAGTAATCGAGTGGTTGGTATTCGATATTCCCCTCCATTTTCAGCGTGTTGGATTTTAATATTCTCTTGGTTCATAATAGATTTAAACCATCGTATAGCATCTTTAGAATGCTTCTTTTTACATGCTGGACATCCTGCTGCGGCGTCTATATGATCGTGTGGTCTCATTTCAAATATCCCATGGCGTTTACAAATTATTTTAACTTTTTTGTGAGTATTAATATACTTTGCCTGTGAATAGTCATATTTTAATCCATGAACCTTTCTAGAATCTAAAATGAAATCGTCAAGAGTTTTTGTTTTATAAACTATTCTTGCTGTATTCATGCATTTTTGACATCCTCCACCTTTTTTACATTTTCTTAAATGTGTGTCTGGAGTTTGAAAAAATGAACCATGAACAGAACAGATTATTTCGACTGGTATCTTTGCGTTAACATATATCACTTTATCATAATTATATCTATCTCCATGAAAGTCTTGTGCTTTTTTAATAAAATCATTTGCTTTGTATTTCGAACGGTTCTTTTCGGTAATTTTTAAAATCCCACAGTTAGGACATCCGCACCCAAAAAGATGTGAAGCCGCCTGCTGTTCGAAGATTCCATGTTGATGACAAATTATTTTTACTTTTGTTCGGCTATTTTCATAAATTAATAATGAATAATCATATCTATTTCCATGGATTTGACGAGCCTCCAAAATATACTGTTCTTGTGTATAATGATTACCATGCATAGAAATCTCCTTTCAAGTATCTATTAGAATACCATCAGCACCACTTTACTTCAAGCCCAAATCAAGGTATAATTCAGTCTCATCAAATGGAGATACAAAAATGATTTCCCAGGAAACACAAACAATCGAAAATGAAGAAATGTCTCAGGAATCTATTTCTGATGAAGAGATGTTCGGAGAACGGCAAGCTCGTTGGTATCAAATTGCCGCAAAAAATGAAACGGTTGATGCTATCATTAATGGCGAAATGCGTATATTAGTAAAGCAGCCTACTGGTGCCGGGAAAACATTTACATCAGGTCTTATTTTCTCTTGTTCAAAACTTCGAAAACATCTTGGACTTCAGGAAGGTGAAAAACTTCGAATTTTATTCTGCGCGCACAAGCATCGTTTGCTCACTCAGGCAGAACGAGAATATGCCAAGGCGGATAATATTGAACTCATTCTTCAATCTGTTTTTACTCCAATTTCGGATGAAATGGTACGTCAAGGATGGCATGTCGCCGTTCTTGATGAGGCGCACCATGAGTCTTGCTTAACCATTCAATATCAACTAGATAAGCTCACGATACATCCGATCATCGGATTAACCGCAACAAACGAAAGAGCCGATGGGCTTTTAATTAAATTCTCTCGCATCGTAGAGCCGATTTCTCGCGAACAGGCTGTTGCGGAAGGCTACCTTGCGGAAACCGAACTTTATTCTTACGTGGATGCACCGGAACGTGATAAAGTTGACGTTTTGAAAGACATTTTTGCCGCTCACGTTGAACAGATGCAACAAACGATGGTGTTTGTGAGCACAAAAAAGGAAGCGTTTATCATTACCGAATACTTGCGTAGTCTCGGAAAGATTGCCGCTTGCGTTATTAAGCAAAGTGACCGTGAATTGGATGCGCTGCTCGACCGTTTCAGTGGTGGTGAAGTTCAATTTATTGTGAACTGTAACAGAATCAGTGAAGGGGTTGACGTGATTGGTTGCTCCGATTTGGTCTTGGGGCGCACGTTTGGCTCTTATCCTATGTTGAATCAGGTAATTGGGAGGGGCGCCCGTCCTGATAGCCCGTGCCGAGTGTACGAGCTTATCAATCCGCTGTCTGGTCGCAACCTCGATACGACCGTGGTTGTGGGTGAGCCGAAGGTTCATAAATTGTTTTACCGTGTCAATGGTCATTGGGTTGGTGAGAATTTTGATTACCAAAACGAATGGAATCCAACCGAAAACACCATTGACGAACAAAATCGTTCTGAGCAACGCAGTTCTTTCATGCGCCGTAGAGGAGCAGTTTGATGAATATCATTGACAACCGCTGGACGAAAAAATCTTGGGAAGAGGCTTGTTGTGGCTATTCAGATGAAATTTACCTAATCGCCGCTATCAAGGCTCACCTGTTGATCGAAATACAGCGTAAAGCACTGTATGACGTAGATTTGTCAATCGAAGACTGCCTCAATGGTCGATACACGGACGATAAAGCTTTGGTTGTTGACACGATTTACAAACAGTGGAATGCTAAACTCGGCTGGCGCGAATTTGGATTTTAAAACTTAGGAAGATATCATGACTTATAGTATTTGTGAATCAACTGCTGCTATCGTTACACACGTTCGTGAACTATCCGAGCGCGGCTTGTTTTTGGGTGGTGGAGCGGATACATTATCCTTGTGTGGTAAAAAGATGGCATGGGATACAAAAATTCCAGTATCACCCCTCACTGTGACTTGTAAAGATTGTCGTGCTGCGCTCATTGCTGCATATGGACATTGAAATGAAAAATAATAGATGCAAGTTTTGTGGATTGTCCAAAGCAGAAGCAAAGGGCAGAGGCGGCTGCTGGGTAAAAGGTTATGGTAATCATAAGTGGAAATGGTCTCATGAAAAAGTAAAGAAGGCATAAAGAAGAACAATCATGAATAAAAACCAGAAAGTTACAATTTGGTCAAAGTTGGAAAAAGGTTGCTATGAGCACAACCATGTCGAAAATGGTTGGGTTTCTGGCGCCTCTCCTGTGCCGAATTCTGAGATACAAAAAGGTTCTTGGAAGAACGGCAAGTGGTTGAAATATTTGGCTTATCAGGATGATCTAAATTTAGTTGAGAAAACGCTCCAAGTCGATTGACTTGAACAAAGTTCATAGGTATACTGTGCTCTCTAATTTAGGAGCACATTCAAGTGAGTCAGCAAGCGATTACTGCTATCATCTACGATAAAAAAGGTCGCGTGCTGAGCATTGGGCGTAATTCTTATGTTAAGACTCATCCTTTGCAGGCTCATTACGCAAACAAAGTTGGATACAATCACAAAATATTTCTTCATGCCGAAGTTCATGCTATTGTGCGCTGTAAGGAACTTGATAAAGCACATAAAATCATAATTTTTAGGTTCGGTGCTGGTGGCGAGCCTCGTCTGGCAAAGCCGTGTGAAATTTGTCGAGAGGCAATTTCACATACCAAAATCAAAAAAATTGAATATACTATAACTTGACTAAAACAAAGTTCATCTGTATAATCCGTTCTGAAATCAAACAACGGAGCAACAAATGTATATGGAAAGTGTCTTCTGCGTGGAGGATCATCAAAAAATTATTCAACGGATGGTAGTTAAGGTTGAAAAATTGAAATCTATACTGAGCTTTCAGGCTATTGCCTGCACTGGTGTTAGTGGGTTTGCCGTTGCGTTTCCGATTGCTTATGAATGTAAACTTCCCGTTATAGCAGTGAGAAAATCGGGAGAATCTTCTCACGGTGATAAAATTGAAATGGGTTACAAAAAGAGAATCATAATTCACAAATATCTAATTGTTGATGATTTTATTGAGTCAGGTTCTACGATCCGTTCGATTATAAAAAATATAAACAAATATGATGATGCTCTTGAGTGTGCAGGAATTTTGCTTTATGACACCGCTCATACCGAGCGAATGTTCTCCTATAAAAAAGAAAAATTTCCTATTTACAAGATTCGTAACTACGATATCTAAAATTTGACCTAAACAAAGTTCACGGGTATAATACGAATCGTGCTTAATTAATTAGGAGACTCAAATGAGTGTCGCAATTACTGGCAATACTTTTTCAGTTAAAGATGAACTTAAAGCGCTTGGTGGTCGCTGGAATCCTGAACAAAAAGCTTGGATGGTGCCAGATGACAAAGCAGACCAAGCCCGTGCGTTGGTGAATAAAGCACCCAAGTCTACACCGCGTAAGCAAGGTGGTGTTTATGATGCAAATAAATTCAATGGTTATGGTGCTCGCAAGGGTGGTTATCGTAAAGCTTGTGTTAGTGATGGTAATTGTTCCAGTATGGGCTCCGGTCGATCATGTGGTGGATATGATTGTGATGGTTACTAATAATTGACATGAACTTTGTTTTGGGGTAATATACGTCATCCTTTAAACCACCGAGCAAATAAAAATGTTGATTACTTTCGACCCGTCCAAAATTACTTTTCAGAAAGTGAAGTTTAAGCGGATTACTGCCGCTCTTGGTGGCTACGTTTCCGTTCTGGACGAAGACGACTTCGCAAAAACTGGCAAGGAAACCTTCCACAAACATGATTGTCCGGTTGCTGTTGCCCGCGCCTTTACTGCAAAGCAAGGTAGCGGTCAGTTCATGCGCCCGACTGAAGGTTGTATTACCTTTTATGATGGTCGTGTCGTTGCTCTGGAGCTTGCTTCCCGCACGTTCAAGAACGAACGCATGACGATGGGTTTAAATGGTGAAATGCGTGAATGGCTTACACAATCCGAAGCCAATTTCCGCACGAAGCGCTTGCCCGAAATGGATAACGGTAGTTGGTACTTTGATGGTGTTTATGCTTATGCCTTCAACAACACCGATTTGGTGCAAGTTGTCAAGGATGCGCCTCTGCTTTCGAGCGATGGTCGCTTTCGTGACGTGCGTTGCCAAGCTTTCAACCTGACTAAGTTGTCTGCTGGTGGAGAAGCGCTGTCTGAGAAGCATAAGCAAAAGAGTATCGATGACATGCTCGCAATCGAAGAGCGCTCTTGCCTAGGTTTTGTTTTCGATGATAAATTCGTGATCTCACCGCCTATTTGGAAGGAACTCCAAGGGTTACATTCCCGGAAAACTGATGGTAAGGACATTGACGAATCCGAAGGTGGTGTATTTGACACAACCGCATCATTGTCTTCGATGGACAATCAGCTTTTCGTCAACCTTCAGTTTGCTTTGGCGGCTGGTAAGGAAATTGCTGAGGCTTTCGGCTACGCTGCAATCGCCCCGCTTCAGTATCCTAAGTTGATGATTCAGTTGAAGACTGTGAACCTGCCGAACGTGGTCAAGGAAGTGAAGGCGACGCATGATATTGGTATGCAGTTTACTCATGGTCTTGCGTGGTTGCTTGGCTTGCTGTATCGTGCCGACAACATTAAGCAAATGAATGCGATTCGTCGTATGCTGAAGTATTTGACTTCGAAGGGTGTTTACCGCAAGGCATCGCTGGAAACGGAAAATATTCGCAAGGAAGAGTCGAAGGGTGTTGAATTGCCGCCTTTGTTTTCTTTCGATGATGCCCTCCTGAACATCGATACGATGCCTACAGCCGAGTGGAAAGAAGCGATTGGTGTGTTGACCCGTGGTAAAGGTTCGCGAAGCGCTACGGAACTCCTGGGGCTGAATGATGAGGATGTGATTTCTGCTTAAATTATAGGATAAATAAATGAACTACGATAACCTAACACCCGATCAAGCTGCTGTCTTAACCTCGCATTGTGAAGTTGATTATGAATGTGGTAACTATATCGCATTTCTTTGGTATAATGGTCAAATGCTTATTGAAGAAAGGGAAACAGTTTTGTCTGCTGTGATTGCTGTTCACCAGAAAAGAGATGAACTAAGTATTGACAAGGCAGACAAAAGTCTGTAGAATAGTTTCTGTTGTGAATAAATTTAACTCTCAATTATCAGTCTGACGAGTTATCTTAGTAATGACTGATTGAAGGGTCGGTGCAGTTAAAACCTGGATTCTGTTAGGAATCCTAAATGGGTGGTGAAACCGACATAAACCCGTCTTTCGTTGACTGCCATTTGGCACGAAACAATTATTAAAAGGAGTATTATGATGCGTAATGTTATTCAACCCATCAATGTAGAAGCCTTCGACTTGGTTCGCCAAGCCAAGGTGGAAGTTCGTAGGAATGTGATCGTTCCCGCTGGCACCGCAAAGCCGATTGTGACTGCCTCAATCGTCGTAAACGACAAGTATGCCCATGAGTTTTCTGCTCGTTCGCGGGTTTCTCAGGCTTTGCTGACCATGGAACCGGAAGCCCTTGCTGCCCGTCTCAATGGTGGTAGCTTTTTCTTCATCAACGGTCAACTGGTTGACTTCCGCGATGCGCAGTATGAGCAGAGTGGCGGCTTTTTCCAGTCCCACGCGTCCATCGAAAAGATGATTGAACTGATTGGCGTGCGTACTATGCGCCCTCAGGACAAGCGTGCTCTCGGAATCAAGACTTTCGGTAACGTTGCTCTGTCGGGTGTCTACGACTCGCAGGAAATCGTTGTCCCGAAGTACCTTGCTGGCGGCGACTTCAAAGCCAACCTGATGTACAACTGGAACCCGTACCACGAGGAAATCAAGGGTGTTTTTGAACTGGTTCGCCAGATTTGCGCCAATGGAATGGTTGGAGTATGCGACGAAATGAACACTCGCGTCCCGTTGATTGGTGGTTGGGAAGAGAACTTGGATATCGCTGCGAAGCAGATTCAAAATCGAATTGGTGCCCGTGTGCAACATCGTCTGGAAACGATGGACGAAGAGCGCGCATCGGTTGCCGAGTGCCAGCAACTTTCGGGGCATGCGTTGACCCGCTTGCAGAGTGAAACGCTGGACGAGCAAGAGCATGGTGTGCTTGAGCGTATCTACAAGGCTGTTACGCCCGTGTTTCACCTGACCAAGTTCTACAAGGAAAACGTCTTCAAGAACCGTGACGTTGCGGCTCAGATGCCGAGTCACCTGTCGAAGCTGACTGCGTTTAATGCGGCTACCGAAATGTATACACATACGCCGGAAGTGGATTCCTCGACTGGTCGTGCCTTGCAGTTGTTCGCGAACAACATGCTGTTCACCGTCAAGAACAAGGGTACTGCACTGTTGGAAGGCTTGAAGCGTACCGTCCTGGGTTCGCCGTTCAATGATCCCGCCGCCGCTTTCGTCGGGGAGATGACTGAGGTTAACACCCCGAAGCCGAAGTAATCTAAACCGAGAAAGAGGCTACTAGTAGTAGCCTCTCTCCTCTTAGGATAAAGAGAAATGGCTAATTTGCTTGCGTTTACTAATTTTAAACGCGCCGAAAGAGAATATCTTTATGCCAATGGTTGGTATGAGGAAGGTAAACATTGGATCGCCCCCGAGACTATTCTCGGTGGTTGGGCTGGTCAACGTATGGATCAGAATACTGCCATCAAGTTTCAAAAAGACATAGATGATTATTCTGCTTATCGTGGAGAATTAGTATGAATAAGAATCACATCGAGCTTATCGACTTTTGGCTTTTGGCTTTACGTCGAAAGACGGATAATTTGATAGACGATGTTTCACAATTTAAAGAATACGCTGTTGATTGTGATGCTGAGGCTAATGCTGTGAAGATTGCGGACGCAGAGAGCGTCTGGACCCTTTTGAATGAAGTGTGGATTATTTTGGACAAATATAGTACGATACCCTGCGCAAAGGAAACGAAATGAGTAAGAAACAAGCACTGAATGTAGTTTTAGCGGCGCTCGGCGAACTCGGTCCCGACTGTCTTTGTGATTTTATGGATAGAAGCGATGTTAATGATGTGTACTTCGCATCAAATTTGCTTCAAACCTTTGCGGATCGATGCGATGATGATTTGGTGCTAAAGCCGCTGTCCAAGAAAGAAGCGTTGCGAGTGTTGGTAAATTTCGCTAATGGAGCAATACATAACACAACCAATATGGTAGGATTGAATTCTGTGCTTCAGGATGATATCTACGAAGCCATCGAAGCGATGCGCGATCATGCTGATGTCTGTGATCCAATGTTGAGGATATCGTGAGATTTATCTGGAACAAGGACTGGATGTTAGAAGTCCCATACTACTATCCTTCTCTTGAAGGTGAGTCTGAATTCTATGAAGACTTAACCAAAACCATTGAAGTAAGCGAAGACCTGTATAAAGAATATCTTGATGCATACGATGCCGTTAAGAAGGCACAAGATTTGTTAGACGTTATTGAAAACAAATTTCATGCCCTGGTTAGAGCCAAAGAAGCGATTGCTAATGAAATTAAATTCAAAAAAGAACAAAAAGAATTGAACAAACGCCGGGAATTACGAAATATAGAAAAGAGAGCGCGCAGAATAGCGCGTGCCGCGACACGCCTTTTGGAAGGTGAAAAAAATGAAATCAAAAATTGACGTTTATCAAGAGAAGGCTTTACCACCGGCAGAGGAGCATTATCTCCTGGTTGTTGATTTGCTGGAAATGAAGACGGCTGGAACTCTGGCATCCGAGGATGAAGTCGAAATCCGGGGCTGGATCAAAGACCTTTGGGAAAAGATGTCACTAGAGGAAAGAGCAATCGAACTCGGCAAGGCAGATGCCTTACGGGAAAAGTATGGAGACGTTTTATGAAATACATTCTCGTTTGTTACAAGCCTAGTGGAGAAGATACCTGTAGGGGCTGTTTAATGGAGAGTTGGTCTTCGGATTTTGAAATCTTCAAAGGAAATGACAATGATGCTACGCGTATTGCAGAAATCCTTGGAGAAAAGATGTTCGAAAACACGCAACACATTCGCGCACCAGAATGGGAATTTACTCTTTTTATTGATGGGCTAGAACCTTATGACTGTGGTGATGAGAATTGGGCAGATATTGATAATACCCATAACAATATCTTTAGTAAAGCCGAATTAGTTTGTAAACAGAAGAAAGAAGAACACGAAAAGAAGGAACTCGCGAAGGCAAAGAAGCAGTTCACCGAGTTCAGCAAGCAACAGGAAGAACGTGACCGAGCAGAACTTGCGCGGTTGAAAGCACAGTACGAACAAGTATAATAAAGCTTGTATCTGAACAAAGTTCATGGTACAATACTTCATCTACTAGTAATTTAACCAGGAGAAGCAAAATGAGTGCAGCGATTTCCCCCGATCAGTTCCCGGAATCCCCCGAATTCGATCCTGAATTCGAAGACATTATGACTCAGCCGGTCACTCCGACTGACGTGCTCGCAATCTATCAAGCGATGTATAAGTGCAATAAGCAATCCAACGTGATTCCGAACATGCTTTCCGTAAAGGAATTCAACCAGGATCAGGTTCGCACTGCGCTCCAAATCTGCCACGAAATGAACAAGGTGGAAAAACATTTGGGTGTTCAGATCACCCAGGACGGTTTGCGTGATCATCACGTTTCCAAGACTCTGGCTGGTTTGTATCGCGCAACTATGTTGTCGATTGCCCTTCGTGGCACCGACGTTGCCGAAAAGACCAACTTCTGGAAGGTTGGTTGTATCGCTATGACCATCCTGCTGGTAGTTCTCTTGAATCTCGCGGTGGCGCATTAAGATGGCTCATGCGAAAGACATTCGAACAGGTGTCATATTGGTCTTCCGAAAGGGGATTACTAAAGAACAAGCCGAGGAGGCTCTCGGCTTGTTCGCTGAGTTGTCCCAAGTAGTTGACGAAAAACAAGGTATGACTGTTCATGAATTCGATACCGCGTATAGCGGTCCGGTTTGGTACTTGCCATGATACAAACTATTGGTTTGACACTTGTAATTGTTTCCCTTCTTATTCTTTTACGCCTCGTCATCGTTGCGGAAAAGAAAAATAAACTGGAAGGAATTTGGAGCGTCACCTTGAATGAGTTATTCGGCATCAGATAAATAAATCTATGAACATAGTTATTATAATTCAGATAGTAGGGATAACCTTAGGGTTAATTGGCGTGGTTCGCTGCAATTATCTTGCCAAAAAACTAGACAAAAGCGCTTGGAATATAACCTTAGGTGAATTTTTAGATTAACAACTCTATGGAGATGCGCCCTCAAATTGAGATTGTTAATCGCGGCATAGACAAGCCATATGGCGTAACACGATATCTGATACGACATACCACCGAAATTTCAATGGATGATATCCTCAACGGTAATTTTTATGGGATTTCACCAAAAGTAATTGATTATATTAAATCTACGTTGGTAAACCGCGACTAAATAACAACATGAAACTAGACCAAAAATCACACATTACCGCAACGAAAAGCAACCTTCACGTCAAGGGGTTGCATATTTCGTGCGAGCCATGGGGTTGGACTGATAAAATGAATCCAGCCAAACCCGCTCGTCTACTGAATTTCTATCGTAAGAATTCAGAAGTTTTCGTTGTTTCTCCAAACAACGAAGGTGATAGTGGATTTGCGGAAGACGTTCCGGTGGAGGAGTTCTCCGCTCAACTGTGGCAAATACCTATTCGAGAAGATTGGGAAACGCTTGATGAAGTAACTAAAATTCGAATCTACGCTGGTATAATTGAAACTGGACGGATGTTTTTTACTCTCAATCTCCAACGACCTTAATATGTTCCACAACTATATTCAAAACGTTAATGCGTTGAACAGTTCAGCACACTTCGCAACGGCTCACAATGGTCAAGGTGACGTTCTTATTCAACTGGACGATGGAGAGCATCAAGTCCGTGTAAAACTCTCCTGCTTTGAGGCTGATCGTCTTAGAATGCTGCTACTTCATGCAACAGAAGAAGCCTATAACTATCATCTGAGTTTTGTAAAGCAATACACTGCCGAGTGAAAATAGTTCTTGACAAACAGAATAAAGTAAGTTAGGCTTGTAACCTACCGCTAAGACTTTTTAGCAGTTCTTGACGAGAAATAGACATAACCAATTGAAAAGGAGATTTAAATCATGGCTAAAAGAGTATACCCAACCAAAACCGCACGGTCACGCACCATTCTCGGTGAAATTCTGACCGCTTATCAAGAAACAAATCCTGCTGCTGATCTTGAGCTTTCGCTTAAGGTTGTTCGTAAGGATACCACCACTCGTTTTCAGAACGAACTCGATATGACTCCGGAGTGCGCCAACACGTATTTCCAGAACCGCAAGCGTGAACTCGTTTCCGCCCTCGCGACTGTATCAACCAATGGCTCTGACGCTACTGCCGAAGTCCAGGTTGCTGCTTCTGCTGAGACTCCGGTCGAAGGCTAATCAAGGCTTATTTATAAATTATAAAATCGAGAGCCAACCCACCGGTTGGCTCTTTTCTTAAAATGAAACCTACTCAAGAACAGATACTGCTGTCACTAGCTAAATCACGCCCTGGTGTTGAAATTAAGTTCGAAGATGGTCGTGTCATGGGTAAGTTGGAGTTTTTCAAGACCGAATTTGCGTGGACTGTACTTGCCTACGAAGATGAGGTAGAATTCAACGTAGCTAAATCAATTTGCTGGAGAGGATGGTCAATATGAAAAATGTTCTTGTTGCTAGTTTTAACGATCAGGATACACATCCTGAAACTTCCGGTGCTTTTTCGGAGCAATCCTGGCGTGGTGCTGATATGCGTGCAGCCCTTGGACAATTATTTCGTCTTCGAAAAGACGAGATGATTTCCGCTATCATCGTCACCGAAAACGGTTTGAAGGTTAAAATCGTAAATAAGGCAGACGTTGCCAAATAAGGTGTCATCATGGTAAGATGGGTCATCATCATTCTTCTAGTCGCCACTTGCTGGACAGCATACGAGAAGGGGAAAGTTTACGTTGATGATCACGGCGCCATTGGTCTGCTCCAGGCTACAGAAAAGAATCTTCTGAAAGCCTGGGACGGCATCATTAGTTGGTGCTCTAGCACCGAAGAGAATTTCGAAAAGAACCATCCAGAATTTTGGTGTGGTAAAAAGGGTTGTGACAAAAATAAAAGTAGTTCACACGGAAGAAGTTAAGGAAACAATTCAAGAAGCGCTAGCAGTTAGATGGGCTTATACTTACTGACTGCCGTTTTAATTTCAATAGCGAATACTTTCTTGATTTGAATGACAGTGCGTTCCTTTACATATGAAGGCATTTCGATTCGTTCGTCGGAACTGTAAGCCTTCGCCCGTTGTTTTATGATATCAATCTGTTCTTTGGTAGGAGGAGTGTCAAAGAAAATGATCAAACTGTTGTAACGATCATTGTTATCATATATGGAGGTCGGACGTGAGCAACCACCGTCATCGGAAACATATCGAAGGCAATCCCAAAATGGATCTTGCTCGTTGTCTTGTTCTTCCAACTTGAAGTCTTCCATAAACAACGGAATCAATTCATCACCAACATCACAATTTCCAACGCGACCAGTGCAGTAAGCGGTCATCTGACGCTCAAAATTACCTGCATACTGATCGGTGCAAATAATCACACCGTACATGCTTTTTTGTTTTCCAACGCGACCAATACTGACTGACATTATTTTATCCGTATTTAATTTACTTCATCCGTTGAAGTAAAGACACTGATGAGATAAGTGCGTAATCCCAGGCTGCTTTCGAAGCTAACCATTCAGCACCACCTATCGGATGACGCTTTCCTTCTTCACTATAAGCGTCCCACCACTCGCCAAAGCAAGTGTAATATTCATGTTTAGGATCGGGATACATTTGATACTCCAATAATTAATCGTAGAAACGCAGTATACAGGTAAAAGAGATGTACGTCAAGGCTTGACAGATGAAGTTAGTTCGTGTATGATGGTTATCACGATGCCATCTGAGGGTAGTGGGAACCTATGGATTAGTGGTTTTATACTCTTTAAAAATGTTAAAACAGTCAGCAAAGACCTCCAACTGGCTGTTTTTGGACAGATTTGCTCCAATTTCACAAAAAGACACCTTCTACACACTCATATAACAATTAAATCCTCATTTTCAACTCAAAAATGCCTCGTTTTTGCTCCAAAAACAGCGTTTTTCGTTATTTTTACATAATTAGGGTGATCTTTTAACAATTCTACCTGTTATCCCCTGCGGAGCATAACAATGTTCATATTAGTACTTAAAAAAGATAAAAGCTAGTTGACTTTCTTAAAACGAGAGGATACGATCTATGATCAGGGTTGTAACACTCGGGTTGTTGATGTAGTTTATAAAATTCGCGGTTGTTTTTCGGGGGAGTGTTGCCATCTACGGTTGTTTTTCGGAGAATGTGGTCATTTTTCGGATAGCATTTAGTTTATGAATCCAAGAGTCGTGATGAGATGATAGTACAAGAATGTAAGGTTGTATATAGGAGGCTCGCCGTGTTTCATACATCGAAGAGGGTAGCCAAGAAGAATGCTGTGGAGGAAAAATCCAACACGGAAAAATTCAGCACGCTATTTAATACTAGTAATTTTGTTGACTGGACTCCCGAGGAGACCCTTTTCTTTTTTCGTTACTTAGTTGAACATCCGAATCTTTTCACAGCGTACACCGTTAAGATCGAAAAGGATGTTTTGAAACATACAACGGACCCATTACTAGTAGAAAAGATATTCAAACTAATCACGGAATACCATGAAGCGTTCAATCCAGAAGAACTGTATTCAAACTGGCAGATGATAGAGTACCATGTTGCTATGCTTCAATATCTGCAACGATACATGAAAGATAATTTTACAAAGGTGGAAGCGAATGGATAAATTTATTATAACGAAAAATGAATGGCATTACAAATTGCTACGAATTTTGATGAGGAGTGATTTTGCAGTCCAATATTCATGTAAAGACTTTTGTTCCTACTGGCGCGCTTTCGTGATTATGCTTCTTTGTGCCGGTGGAGTTTGTGCAATACTCGCAGGCGTGCTTAGTTATCTGGTCTTTTCGACAATTTACACATTAATTCTTAATCCTTTTTACGGATGGATTTCTGCTTTTGAACTCCAATTTTTGATTGGTACTATATTGACTGGCATATTTAGTGTCATTGCTTCTGTTATATTTCTCTGGCACAGATATGATTGGGGAAGTAAACTAGCTTCTTTTTTTGAAAACATGTTCAAATCTATTGATAATTGGGATGCCGACAGGGTTAACCGTAAATGGGATAGAGAAAAAGAACTTAAAAATAATCCACCACAATCAAGTCTTTTTCGACAATGGCTTCGCAACACCAGAGATAAGGTGTGCATCGGCATCGAATATGTCAATGAAAAGTAATCATGAAGAGAATGTTCGAACCCGATGAAGAAAAAACTTTCAACAAACTGTTGAAATATATCAGTGTTGCTTTGGTTTTTTGTTTACTAGGAATCGGAATTGATGGACAGGTTCACTTTGGAGTATCATGTTCAAAACATCCTACACAAACCGAAGTAAAGACAGATGGAAATTCTTAGAACGCTATTAATAGATTTTCTACGATGGTCAGGTTGGCTCGCAACCGTAAGCTTTTTTGATTTTGCCAAACGTTCTTGGTTTGAAGAAACAAAAAAAGAATTCTTTACTATTCTTGGCGCCGGTCTTGGTGGAGTGTTAGTGTCTGCTACTTTCTTAACCATTTTCTTCCAACTTTACGGTGTTGATTCTTTATTGCTTATTGTGCTCACAACTTTGTGGGCTGGGAATATTTTTTGGATATTCGGAACATTAGTGTTCATGACAGCTATAGAAAAGGGAGTTGAATTCGTAGAATACTATCACGATTGGAGAGATAGCATTAATGGACCTTCTAACAGAGATTAAACTACGTATGCGCCCGGTCTTAGACCAAGTGCCTCATGCGCTCACTAGACAATTTCAAGATGACGTGCTACACTTGCTCGATATCGACAGTGTAGAACAAATGAAGAAAGGGCTTCGAAGCCTTTTGACGATATACACTTTCAAGCACGTTGAACAGACGCGAACGATCATATGGGAATGTATACAACTAATTTTGGAGAATGAAAAAAATGCGTAGCGATAATTTATTTTGGAAAGGTCTATTGACTAGATATCCTCGATTCAAGCGACAGCTTGGTAAGCTGTCAAATCATACTGAACTTGATCATGCAGAAGGTAATGGTTACATCCTTCGAGTAACAAAGAAATTGACCGTTTATAAGCGCGGGGTTCATTACGACGTGGCAGATCTTTTTAATAATAGCCTCGTTCGCAACAACGCGCTCGTAAAAGCCGAAGTTAAACCGGGTTCTCTTATTTTCTTTTACCCAACACAACTTAGGTTTAGTCAAAACACTACGATAAAACTTCGTAGTAATTCTGCGACCATTATTTCCATTCATGATTTGGATAACCCGGAGAACAAACTTGGGTTCGCTGTTTCGGCTCATAGAAAAAACCTGACAGGAGAACAAACTGCTTATATTCCGAATACTACTCTCCAACTTCGCATGCGTGGATTTAAAGATGAGTGTGGTTCGGGCTTCCATTTTTATCTCTTTGTTGGTGAAGTAAATAGGCTTTGGAAAAATTGATAAGTCAATGAAAAAGCTTCTCATAGCGCTATGCCTAGCTATCTTCTCATTAAACGCATTAGCCGCTAAACCTCAGAAAGAATTTGAACGTTTTGCTACAACGATGGCAAAACGTTTCCATTTCGACAAAAAAGAAGTAGTGAAACTACTTCAACAGGCAGAAGAAGTTCGTCCGATTCAACAACATATTGCCACACCAGTCACAAATCTTCCATGGTACAAATTCAAACCACTCTTCGTCAATCAGCGCCGAATTGACAATGGTGTAAAATTTTGGGATGAAAATAAAGAGGTATTGGATCGAGCCGCCACAACTTATGGAGTATCAGCCTCAATAATTGTTTCTGTTATTGGTGTCGAAACGAAATATGGTGAAACTATTGGTAATTTTCGTACTTTTGATGCGTTGACGACTCTAGCCTTCTATACTCCAAAAGCCAGACAAGAATACTTTCGTACTGAATTAATTGAATTCATGTTGCTTGCTCGTGAACAAGGTTGGCAACCACGAGATGTTTTAGGTTCTTATGCGGGAGCACTAGGTTTACCTCAATTCATGCCATCCAGTTATAGAATTTATGCTGTTGACTTTGATTCTGATGGTAAAATTGACCTGATGCACAATGTTACAGATGCTATTGGTAGTGTTGGTGCTTATCTCCAACGCAAGGGTTGGGTTCATGATCAAGAGATTGCGAAGCAATCAGATTGTAAGAGTCTACCAGAAGGTTATGTTAAAAGAATTCGTCCCACTATTAAAATGATTGAATGGGCGTCTAAATGCCGTGTAACTGTTGTTGACACATATGACTTTTCGTACTATAATTATCCTGCGAGCTTGTTTCAGATCGAGATTGAAGAAGGTCGAACAGAAATTTGGAATGGTTTCGATAATTTCTATGCCATCTTCCGCTACAATCCAAGTGTGAACTATTGCATGGCAGTTATGACTCTTTCACAAGAACTGGAAGTAGCCCGTAAACAGAGGAGTGAATAAACATGACAGAACTACCACAATGTAAAGATGGGTATACACATGATTGGAAAGAGATTTACCACACACCACGCGTTTCCTCCACATCTACACGAATAGAATGGTGTCAAGAATGTGGCACTGTTTCCGAATTTACCAGTTATAACGAAATTCTAAAGCATTACGTTGAATATCATTCTCCACGTCAATTACAAAAGAGCGCTTAATATGAAACTATTCTCTATGATGGTTGGTTTGCTACTTTCTTTCAATGTATTGGGACAAAACGAAGTTTCTATCCCTCCTGAGTTTCAAAACCCAGGTGCTATGATTTCGTTTGGTTCCATGCTTGATAATTTAAATTCTGGAAATCTTCTCGTAACTGCCTCTGCTATGTTGTATATTGGGGGCACCATCGATACCTTGCGAATGTTGAAAACTATTTGCCCCCCACAAAACGAGACTGACCACGATCTTTTGGAGAAGTCGTTAGGTGCTCTGGCTGCTTCGTATGCATATGTAATGGCTGATCCTGAGAATCTTCAGAAAAATCTAGCTCTCCCAGCGTCTTTCTATTTGTTTGCTGGGCTGCGTCATCTTTATCCTTGTGAAGAAAAGAAATGACCGAACCGTTCAAACCATTCGTTCTTGTAAAGACACCAGAAAAAATTTTGGAAATGATGACTAATGGCTATTTTCTTAAACTTTTTGAAGGTGATAATGCCAAATATTGGAGTCTACAAAACGATGTTGTGAAGCAGACTGCGCATGTGATCCCCGTGGATGATTCTATCGTCCCCCATGACCGTATCGTGTTAGCTAAAGAACCAATAACTCTTCATGGTTGGTTTTTTCCTGGTAAGCCGCCGATTGTTTCAACTTACAAAATAAAGGAATAGAAAATGTTTACAAAATGTGAAAAGCGTATGATATTAGCCATCCTGATAATGAATATCTCATTTGCGCTAGGTGTGTATACCATATATGTAAAAACTTTCACCATTGATATACTATCAACGATCCTCGGATCTTGGAGTCTTGGTTTGGGTGTTTTCTTTGGATCTCTCCTTGTACATTTCTTGGAACGCAACAATCGAATTATCGTTAAAGATAATTAAGCCCATTCCAGCAGTTGGTCTAGTTCAAAAAGCATTTGGGAAATGTTACTACAAATTCGCTGTTTTCTATCTTCCCAATATGAAGTGCTAAATTCATTAAGGATTGCTTCAACTTGTGGCTTCGACGCCACTTCATATTTGTATATCTTTAATAAGATAAATTCTTTTTGTTTTACTTTTTGTAAGACAATCTTCTTGCCAACACCGTCGATAGAAACCTCTATAACGTTGTCTGGTAAACCTGGATGATGGACGATATACCACACAGCAGTATTGACGCTCTTGCTCTCTAACCGGTCTGCAACCTTTCGACCGAGGAATTTAGTCCAACTTTCCCATCCTCTCTTTTTGTATGTGATGGCTGGGTGAAATGGTAAGTTATATGGTCTGTTTGCTTTATGCCATTCAAAGTATTCTGTTTGATTCCTAAACTTAAGCGGATGAACAATTTTTTTTGCCTGCTCATAGGAAACAAGTTGAGGTTTCCAAGTGTTAAAAACATTCCGATTACCGAGAAACTCATTCCAGTTTTCCCATTCTTTGTAATATAGTTCCGGCGCACACGGTACTGTCACTGGTCTATATTGTCTCCACCAAACACGCCATGCTGTTCGGCTTTTTAAGCCCAGCTTGCGTGCCTCCATCTTTGCTTTAGCATAAGAGAAAAGGGCTGCTCTACCAAAGCCAAAATAATCTTCACCACTAACCCAACCATTATTTTTATACGCTCGCTCTGGCGCGTTTGGAATCCACGCTGGTCGAAGGTGTTTGCCCGTTTTTGGATCTCTCTTTTTTCTAAATTTAAACCATTCTTTCCAACTTTTAAAACGGAATTTCCGAACCCACGCACGTGCCTCTTCATAAGAAACATATTCTAATTTTGGTCTACCAACTGTTTCTTTAATTTTCTTAGGCGGGTCTAGCCTTCTTGGACGACCCGCTAAAGTTAAAAGACATTCTTGACAACTATAATTGCTTACATATCTTTCAGAGATGTGTCCATTTTGACACGGTAAACCAGTAAAAAACATTTTCAGATCTGCTGTTAAGGCATCATCTCTTGAAATAAGTTGGTGTGGAAGTATTGACTCGGACATAGTTTTGGCTTACAATAATTACAGACTATTTAGCCGTCCAACTCAAGGGCTTCCCATGAAAGAATTTATACTTCGTCAGTTCCCGACTCTTCGGATACACGGTAATATTTTGTTAATAATTCTAGTTTTAACGCAAATTGCAATTATCGGGTTGATGTTGCTCGCGAATCAAAATCTTCGTGCAGTCTATAATGAGTCCATTAACGATAATGTCAAACTTTTCATTGAAAATTACGAATTGCGCTTGAAACAAGAAGAGTGTGAGTCCGAAGATGAAGAACAGCCACAAGAAGACCTTGATGTTAACCCACAAGGATTCATGAAGGTATAGATGTTGCGGTGCAATGTAAACTGCTATATACTTTCATGGTAATCGAATGGAAGATAGCATGAATAATTTATTGACAAGAATTAAAGACTGGTATAAAAAGGTGACTACGACCTACGATTGGGAACTAGAAAGATATCTTTCCCAAGCCACAGACGCTGCCGATCTTGAGTATCGCATGCGTAGATGGGAACGGGACCGCTCCTATAGGAACAGTATATTCATAAATTAATGGAGGAAATATGTTTTTAAAGAAAGTAAAAGTCCCAATTTCAAATGAAATAAAAGAAATTAACACCGTTCAATTGTGGGAAGTCCGTTGGACATCGAGATACGGAGACTTTAGTTCTCAAACTCGCCCCGAAATTGAAGTGTTTACTAACGAGTTAGATGCGCGCGAATTCGAAATAGCATTGAATAATGCGTTTGTATTGATTCGACATACATCAGGAAATAATGTCTCTGTTACAAAGGGAAAGTAAATGGAATTTAAGTGTATTGATTGGGAGAAAAGGAAAAGGAAGCGTAAAGTAGCATTTAAGGAAAAAATTCGCCTACTAGCAAAGAAAACGAAATGGTTTGCATGGTTTCCGGTACGTCTTAACAGTGGAGATTATAACTGTATTTGGTTAGAATATGTTTGGCGTTATGGAACCATCAGTGAGTGTTGGTTGGAATTTGGTTTCGAATGGGAGCCTTACATAAGTGAATGGTTTTACTATAAAAATGAATTCGAGGATAGATGAAATGAGTAATCGGTATGAAAGACTTTCAATTGCGTTAAAATATTTCCTTCTCGGAAAAGGGTACAATCTCGCTCTCGAAGCGCTTCAATTCGCCAAACAAAAGCATGATGGTTTCAGAAAAGACGGAAAAACTCCAGAATGTCAACATCAAATTGAAATTAGTCTTTATATTTCAACATTAAAAGGCATCCGTGAAGAAGAGAACACCATTATTGTCGGATTACTTCATGATATTATCGAAGATACCGACACAAATCGTGAAACAATCGAAGCTCGTTTCGGTAAATCTATTGCGGACAGCGTTTGGGCAATCTCAAAGAAAGTCAATGGCACAGCAAAATATGCCCACGAAAATGCTGATTTGGTTTACTATGATGACTGCGCCAATGATTTGCGCGCCAGCATCGTAAAAGCTGCTGATCGCATCCACAATGTCAATTCAATGGCTGGTGTATTCTCAACCGAGAAACAAGTTAGCTATGTGAATGAGGTTGAGCACTTCTTTCTACCGATGATCAAGAAAGCAGAAGGATTATTTCCTGACCAATTTTTTGCGTATATTAATGCAAAACATATGTTAAAGTCACAAGTTGCTCTAGTTAGGAACGCTCTATCGGGTGATTTCCTGAATGGATTGCCATTGGATCGGCTTGTATAATGGATATCGAAGAAGAATTGGACGCCGCGTTATCTCCGAGACTTGTCGAGGAAGTTGATAATGAAATACGATTTGAAAATGAAATAGCCGCTGCCTTGGGACCGCGCTATGTATGGGCACTCCATACTGAACCTGTTCGTATTCTCATGGAAATGCTCCGCAAATCTCGTCAGAATTTGTAAGAGGAGTTCTAGGAACGGATAAATATAAGTTCCACCCCGCCAAATAAGGAGAACAAAAATGGCTGCTAAGAACAAAGTTAAAGCATTTCAAAACGCGCTCTTTTCAGAAGACATGATGGAAAATGTAATGGATTGGGTTCGTGAAAACTATACACCTGACGAAGTTTTCGAGGAAGAAGATCTTGCAGAATGGGCACAGGAGCAAGACATAAACGAAATAGTGGCTGATGAAGATTTAGTAAATTGGGCTGCTGAAAATGGTTACATTTCCGAAGAAGACGAAGAAGCGATGGGTGAATGGGCGTCCGACCATGGCTACGTTAATATTAACGAAGATGATGAATTGGTTCAGTGGGCAGAAGACAATGGTTACATTCTTGAAGAAAATTGTGATTGTGACGACTAAGTAATCCAGAAAATAATGAGATTAATTGAGATAATAGGCGACCCCAAACTCTACAGAAAACGTAGCGAAGAGGCGGCAAGAATAATCAGATCAGAATTAGACCGACGTATAAAGAATATGCCGCCTCCTGGCGGTGTAGAACGTAGGAAGGAAGAGGAACGAAGAAAAGAACTCTCTTCTAAATAGTCTATCCAATAAATGGGGAGCCGAAAGCTCCCCATTTTCATTTGACAACTCGATATGTTATGTGGTAGGGTTCATTGATAAGTTGGAGAAAACTATGAACACATTAGTATCAATCAATGCTACTATTAACGAAACCCCAAAAGGAAAAATCATTTGGGAATATGCGATCACCGAAAAAATGTTTGGTGATGATGAAACTATAACTCAGAAATCTACTGTAGAATTTGATACGCAAGAAGAGGCTGCTGCGCATATGTTGACAATTCTCAATTATGTTCTAATAGGAGAAATTAAAAATGACAGATAAAGAAAAATTGATTGCTCTATTTGACTCATTTGAATTATGTGTTGAAATTGCACCAGTTAGCCCTTCAACCCCAGCCATGGAATCATTGGGTGGATTTAGAACATTCCCAAAGGAAATTGTCTCTAGAGTTGGAATCGAAAATGGACACGGATATGCTGGTTTTTATGTCGATTTCTACTTTGATGGAGATGGAAAGTTTGTCGCTCATGGATGCTGGGAATAAATCTAGTATAACTTTATTTAAAAAGTTCCTTCAAAACAAGTTCTAAGGCATTGTGAATGTTCTGTTCAAGAAGTTTGGCTTCTTCTTTAGACAAATCTGTAGTCTCTGGAAGCTTAATCTCTATCCTTATTTTCTTTGCTTCGATATGAATTTTGAAAATAGCTCCAGGTGTTTGACATGTTGTTGCAACCGCTTCGGTTTTAAGTTCAGAGAGTTTCATTTAGAATACCTTTTATATTCGAAGATATTTATTGACAACCGGTTCTAAAGTGTTTATAATCCTTTTCGTCTTAAACTTTATTCGGAGTGAACAATGTTTCGCCGACAACTCGGTTTTACCTTGATCGAAATTGCGATTGTTGTAGCAATAATTGGTATGATTCTGGCTGGCGTCCTGAAGGGACAATCGCTCATTCAGAACAGCCGTGTTCGTGCCGTTATTCAAGAACAAGCTGAAATTCATGCTGCTTTCCTCGCGTTCGGTGATCGCTATCGCGCTCTTCCTGGCGACTTTGCGTCCGCTTCCACTAATATTACCTGTGTTCCTGCTTGTGCCAACGGTAACAGCAATGGTCGCATCGAAGCGTCTTTCCATGAAGACACTTTGGTATGGAGTCATTTGTCAGCCGGGGGTTTCATTACGGGTAGCTTCAGTTATGACGGCACGTCAGCCATTAGTGACAGTAATACCATGAAAAATCCTTATGGAGTCTATCTGAACGTATCTTATGACAATATTTTCGGAAACGGAATGGCGTCTGTCCGCCACAACCTTAAGATTGGAAACATGATCCCGAGCGAGATTCTTTTAGAAGTTGATCGCAAGATTGACGACGGTAATCCTTTGGCTGGAAGTTTTCAATTTTCTACTTATACAGGAACGGATGCCACCCCCGTTCTGGCTCAGTGTGTGAATGGCACAACCTGGGATATGTCAGGTGCGACTAACTGCGGTGCTGCTTGGTTGATGTAAGGGGATAAGAATGGGAAACGATCTGTTGGAAGGCATCTTTAAGAGTATTACGTCTCAACGATGCCCTAGTGAATTAGGACATAATGTAGTTGAGAGGGTGGTAACAACGGCATGGGGTAAGAAATATTGTTTGCATCGTGACTGTAACAATGCTAGAATGGATGAATCATTGGGCGCGGTCGCCTTGGTGAACACACGGAGCTAGTATGAACAACTACATGATCGGTGTCCTGTTCGGATTTGCGGTATTGAATCTAATTCCCGCAATAGAAGGAAATTCTCATGCCCTTAAATCTGAAAAATTTAACGGCATCATAGTCTTCTTTCTCTATATGGTGGTCCTGTTTAGTTGTATGTTGGTTGGTGCTGTGGCTATATTCGCCGGTATCACCGACTATAATTTTTCTCGATTAACCCAAGGTTCCTACGGAATGTTGACTATTCTAGCTTTCCTCACAGGTTCTGGAACGCTTATGCAAATGGAATCTTTTCCGAAGGAAGTGAGAGGTAAAAATTTGTTTTATTTTGTTTTGGGTGTTACGGACTGGATGCTAGCATTCGCATTCATGTTCAAATATATAATTTTACATTAATAACCAAGGAGAAGTGTATGAATAGATTGGCTTTTGTTTTTGTTGTAATAATGTTCTTGATTGCGGGCGGCTACATGCACAGCGCAAGTGCTGCGGATTCATTGAATACTCAATCGGTTACAGATGCCGGTTGGTTCAAATTGACACCAGCACAACAGACGACGATTCTACAAAAAGTAGCGGAGGAAGCTGCTAGTACGAAAAATTCCACTACCACAGTTAGTCCAGAGAACTTCCAGAAATGGGTTGATGCTGGCACTAGCGTTGGTCGTGGGCTTGCTTCTATCGTTAAAGAACTCGGGATTACTGTTAACGAATTCGTGACTACGCCAGCCGGTAAAATCGGTGTAGCGGTTTTGATTGCTCATGTCTTTGGTCATGAAATCATAAATGTTATTGGTGTGACACTCGGCTTGTGTATTTGGCTTCCAATCTGGATTTACACGTATCGACGCATCTGTGTTCTTCAGACTGTCACGATGGAACGTACTGGTTTCTGGCACTACAAGAAAACGGTCGTATATCGTAAAAATGGTGATAGCTATGAAAGTGAAAATACAAACTACTGGCGCATATGGATGTTGATTGCGTTGATCGTATTGCTTGGACTTTCTTTCGCCGCTCTATAAGGAAATGAGCCGGTCGCAACTGGACCGGCTCTTGCTCCAAAACAGTAATTACTAGTAATTGGTGAATTTCATGAGTTGTAAATTTACAAAAGATACCCACGATTGGGTTAAACTGTTGTCTACCGGAGAGACGGATTATTCATCTGGACATGAGGCGTGGTGGTGCAAAAGTTGCGGGCTCGCATTGACACAAAGTATATTCGATGGTCGAATATTCGATGTATGGAGACGCGAACCCCGTATTACAAAAAATATTAATAACGAGGAGAAGACAACATGAGTAAAAGTGAAAAAACTTGTCAAGAAATGGATTTTGATGAATTCCATGATTGGGCTTCGCAGTACGCAGCCGACGCGGTTATGAGAGGCGGCTTTAAAGAATTAACGTCCGCAATGTTCGTGATCATGGCACAAGCTGCCCAAAACAAAGTTTGGGGTAGCGAAAAAAGGAAAAAATAATGTTTTATGATCTAACTAAAGAAGAATGTATCCTAATCGGTGATACATTTGGTATTGATCTAGCTATCGGTAAACATTCTGGTATTGTATATCGTCTCGACAGATTGGCGCCAAAACATTCTGAAAATGACTATGAGGAGTTTCACCCATATTGGGATAATTCGTTGCTGTTCAGGATGTTTGAGGATATGGTCAAGGGTTGTTCAGATAGACTTACAGCTTTAATACAAACACATAAACAATGGGATGATTCATTCAACGTCACAATTTTGAAGACTTGGTTAACTTGGAAGAAAGAGAATGGAATCTCTTCCTAAAGAATGTTCAAAATGTAAAGGCACTGGCAACGGTGCTATGCTTTTTAATCCACATACACGAGACGTTGATCTAGATGCATGCCCCAATTGTATGAGCACTGGTAAAGAAATCGATTGGGTTGAATATTGGAGCAATTACGACGGTGCGTATGACATTTATTAAGCAATATCGTATCTGACTTCCGACTCAAACGGCTTCTTGGTCGTTTCAACAGCAATAGCTAACAATGTTTCAAGACTTGAGACGACTTGAATGTTGTAGCGTTTTGCCAACGCATGAAGGTATCCCATTTTGGGAGTATGTGGTGGGTATCCTAGAACAACTTTGCTACTGTGTGCCATTAACCCGAATTCCACGTTGGTTGTAAATGCTGGCATCTCCTCAAGGTTTCGAGGAATCCAAAACACGACAACTGTAGCCCCATTCATGCCTTCCCATTCCCATTCAACTTGGGAAAGATACTCTTCTTTCGTAGTCCATTTTTCACTTTCAGGAACGAAAACTGCTCCGTCGAAGTTAATTTCTTCTAATATTTCAAGAGCCCGAGGTCTCCAAGACGGAGTATTTGCGTCACGAGGCGTCGGTCCAGCCAAAAATATAGATTTCGGAAGGGATTGGACTGCGTAAAATATTTCCATTATTATCTCCTAAATTATAATCTATCTCGACGTTCTTCATGAATGCGGAATGCTTTGTCTAGTAATTCTTTTTCAAACGCGCCATCATCGAATTTTTTAGTCCAATCTTCTTGTGGTGGGATAATGGAGAGGATTACGGATAACTTGTTCATATCTTGTGCCAACGAGACGAAATCAAGCTGCGACCTTACAGTTAGTTCATCATATCCTCGACTCTTCAATCTATCAAGGATGCGCTCGGCAGCTTTTGGATGACATCCATAAGATGCTAATATGAGAATGAAAGAATCAACGTCTGTCGGTAGACCTTCTAATCGTAATCCCACGCCTGATGATTGGTCATAAGACCATTTTCCATTCCATAATGTTCCAAGCCTTGGTATCATGTGCATCGTCCAGTTATATACCATAGAAGGATACTATTACTTCTTGGTGTTGTCAACTTGATAAATAAAGAATTCAAGGCAATCACATGAAACTCTTGGAATTCTTTCAACAACAATATCCGGATAAAACAATCCAACAGGTTATAAAAGACCCCGACGTTGGTCCTATGCTATCAAAAGTTAATGTTGCTGGTGAGAGAGTATCAGCTTCTGGAGCATATGCTTCTGCCTTTGAAAACAAAATGGATTCATCTTCAATTTTTAAAATTGGAAAGACTGAGAATTATGGCTATGGATTGCCTACACGAGACGGGTATTTAAATTATATTAACAGAATAAAAAATTTGAAACTTCCTGTTTTCCCACAAATATATTCTATTGAAATTTTCCAACATAAAGAAGACGTAAATTATGGTCCGAGGTATTGTTATAAAATAAATATGGAGAGACTATATAATTCCGATGATTTGAACATAAAAGAACACGATTTTTTAATTTATCGATTATTAGGTCGTGAATTAACAACCCACGAAGAAGACATCTTAGGAAACATGGGAACAAGTAAAATATGGTTTTATGCTGATATTCTTCAAAGTTTGGCTTATAATGGTAAAGTTAAACGAATATTGGGTGTTGAACTCAATCTTAAAATATCTGATATTCATGACCGTTATCTCCAAACAGCGATAACAGCAATTAAATCTGTTCGTAAAGTGAAAAAAGCCGGCATGGATCTTCATACCGGCAATATTATGTTCCGTCGAACTCCATATGGAGTTCAACCGGTTATTACTGATCCACTTTCGTAATTTTCGTTCGTTTTTTATTTGATTTTTCATGACCACATCGCGGGCATCCTTCTTTAGTAAATAGATGATGATTTGGTGTCTGCTCGAATATCCAATGAGTAGTACAAATGATTCTAACGGGCGTGTGTTGATTAATGTATTCAACCAATGAATAATTAAAACGATTCCCAAATTTTTTGAGTGCTTTTTCAATAAACGAAAGCTTTAGATCGTTTCTTGATGTTCGCAATCCTCCATGCATAAACGTTCCTCCAAATCGATATTTACTCAAAAAATTCGTTCACATTACTAAATACTCCAATACAATCCCACTTGTGAGGAAAAAGAAATGAACGTTCCACCAAAAGGTAATACAGCATTTCGTTTGGGTGCTTATTTCGAGACACTCAAAGTCAGTCAACAGCCAGTTCCAAACCTAACTTCCCGCATCGCCGAAGGCGCTTATTGGGTCGGTGGTAACACGTTAGTCGAATTCACTGGCGGCAACACCGCAGTGATGGTTCCACCAGGAGCCGGTCTTGCAGTATGGGTGCTTGTAGCACTCACAGCCAACGCTTCAGTCCAGCTTGTTTATGGTGTACCAGCAGCAACGAGTAGCCCTCCTGCACCAGCCGTTCCAGCAGGCATGATTCCTCTTGCTTATGTCTACCTTGTTAATGGTACAACAGCAATCACCAACGACATGATTTTTGACGAAAGACCACTATGGGCTATGCAGACAAGTTTTGTTCCGCTATCTGGCGCAACGATGACTGGTCCGCTTATTCTAAACGCTAACCCAACAGCCGCTATGGGCGCGACAACAAAGCAATACGTTGACTCCCAAGATGCTTTACACCCAACATTCACTGACTTGGCAAATGGTCTCTTGTCCAAGGCAGATATAGATGGAACCCCTTCTGACACATTCGTTCTTAATAACGATTGGGTCGGTGCTCCATCAACTAACGTTTTCTTTGGTGTAGATCGTGGCACACAGCCAAACACTTATCTTCGTTGGAATGAAGGAATAGACGTATGGGAATTAACGAATGATGGTTCAACATACAGCGACATTCTAACATCAGGATCAATTGCTGGTTTATTTCTACCAATCACAGGTGGTACGCTAACAGGTGCGTTGGTTCTAGCAGCCGCTCCAGTTATCCCACTAGGAGCAGCAACAAAGGGCTACGTTGATACAGCAATCGCTGGTATCGGTACTACCTACGTTGATGTTGCAGGCGACACAATGACAGGTGTCTTGGTACATCCAGTTGGTTCCGCAGCAGTCCCCGCAATTACATTCTTGGGTGATCTCAGCACAGGTTTCTATCACAGTGCCGTTAACGAAGTTAGTGTTGCAATTGCTGGCGCGCAGAAGGTTCTATTCAGCGCAGCAGGCGTAACAGTATTCTCAGGATTCTTTACTCCAGGTACAGGTACAGCAGCCGCTCCAGAATTCGCATTCACGAACGATCTAACAACCGGTTTCTATCGCGCAGCAGCAGGACAGGTTGGTATTGCATCTGGTGGTGTAAACGTCGCAACATTTACCGCAACAGGCATATCCGTTGTAGGTAATATCGTCGCAACAGGTGGTTTGAGTGTTACTGGTCCAGCTACTGTGGATCTCAACATGGGTGGCTTTAAAATCACCAACATGGGAGCACCAACACTAGCTGGTGATGCAACAACGAAGCTATATGTCGATACCGCAGATGCCCAAAAGGTAAACAAGGCAGATACATTGGCTCTAACTGGTGACGTTACTGTCCCAGTTTCCGCTCTAACTGGTCCAGCTAACAGCTTTGTAACAACATTAGCAACTGTAAACGGTAACGTTGGTTCATTCGGTACTGCAACAAACGTAGGTCAATTTACCGTCAATGCGAAAGGTTTGATTACAGCAGCAGCAAACGTTGCGATTACGTTCCCAGTAACATCTGTTAACGCCAAGGTTGGTGTAGTCGTTCTTGATAGTTCAGACGTTCGAAGTGCAGTTACTTCGCAGGCAGTTCCATACGTTATGGCAATCACAGATGAAGTTGTATTTGCAGATGCTACTTTAGGCGCTGGCGCAGTTACTTTCCCAGCAGCAGCTTTGGGTCGTCGCGTCCTCGTCAAGAAAGTCGATGCTTCAGTAAATGCTGTAGCAGCAACACCAGCAGCAGGTACAATTGACGGTGCGGCATCATTCTCGCTTGCAAACCAATACGATACAGTAACTGCTATATCTGATGGTACAAACTGGTTCATAGTTTAATGATTAATGTTTAAAAAAACGGAGAAAACACATGTCATATTTTGCTTACTTAAGACAATTAGCTTTAAACGCTGGCAATCAACCTGCGGATACTGTGGTATTGATTGGTCGTAAAGACAACGCAACTTCTTTGCGAGTTAAGGGTCCACAATCACCAAACGAAGGCGTAGCTGACGTTCAATCGTACTCTGGTATTTTTTACAACGTAGGATATGCTGACACTGGTACCTTAGAAACAAGAGTTATTCATGGTGCTAACGTGGAAATGGACATGGAAATTCAAGGTCCACACCAAGTTCGTATCGTTGCCGTTGATGGTGGATTTGCTGATGGACAAGTGTTTATTTCGTCCAGAACAAACACTGTATTTAATATGCAAGCAGATGCAGAAGTCGCATCACCAGCGCAACTTATTGTAGATCGGGTTGACAAAGTCCTTAAGGGTGCAGCAAACACATCTAATGTAGAACTTAGTGTTACTACTGGTGAACTTGTATTTGCTAGCGTCCCTGTTCTGCCAACATATCTTACTACAGGTCTTCCACCAGTTGTTGCAGGCGGTATGATTTTTGTAAGTGATGCAGCAGGAGGCGCTGGGCGTATTGCTTATGGTAATACAGCCGCAGCAGCTTGGATTGATCCAGAAACGGGCGTTGCAGTATCAATTTAACCAAGGAAGTGACCAAATAACATAAAATAATCAAAAAGGGGAGCATGTCTCCCTTTTTAAAGGAAAGAACCAATGAGGTTTCTGAACGTAAAAAATGTATTCTCTCAAGCAGCCGTTGCGATTACGGGCTTCGTGGATATTCCATTAACATTTGGTGGCTCCGGATTGGCATTGTACATCGAAACTACCAATGGCGCCGCTGGAAATTTTACCTTCAGTATTGGCGCATTAACACCGACTGGTGGTGAAGTGACATTGATTACTTCAGCCGCAGTTGTTACTGATACTACTACTCGCCTCGAAGTTCTTCCAGGTGTACTTGCGCAAGTAAACATAAGCGCAAATGATGTACTACCAGGAAAGGCTCGATTTAGATATACCCGAGCAGCCGGTAACTTTGATTTTAACGTTTGGGCAGCAATGTTTGGATAACCCCTTGAAAGAAATTAGTCTATTTTCCTGAAAGGCTTATAAATAACTAAGAAGACTCAAGACTAAGGAGCTACAATATGAACACAGTTTCTCAATATAAATTGCTAGCAGGACTTCCAATCACAGCCGACGAACGTGCCGGGGTGGTTACTGAAGCCGTGCTTCACAAAGGCGATGCTAAAAAGAAGAAAGCCAAAAAGGCTAATCTTACTGAAAAGCAAATGGCTGACAAGAAGATGAAGAAAATGAAGTTCAAGGCAGTCGGTAAGATTGCTAAGGGCAACAAGAAAGCACATGAAATGTGCGAAACTCTTGACAAGGTTCTTACATCTGCTACCAAGCACTTCGGCGACAAGAAGGTCGCCAAGCAAGTTACAGAAGCTATCCTTTGGAAGAAACTAAACGACGCGGGCGTTAAGTTCCAAGTCACTGAAGGTGAAATGACTGGCTATTTCAAACAGTTCGACGGTATTCTAGAAACAGTTGTTGATACCAATACTGGCTCAAAGAGTCTACATGGTCAATACGACAGTGAAGTCAAAGGTAATTCTTTCAAAGACTCTGGCTCAAAGGTCAGTGGCATGGAAGGATCACCAAATATCAAGAAAGATGAAAAGTGGAAAAAGCACAACGAGCACATGCGTGACGAAACCGTCAAGAGCGCTGATGATGGCGCCAAGACAGTCAAGGAAGACGCATCAGGTGCGAAGAATGCAGCAGCCGCTCTAGACAAGAGCGCCGCATCAGACAAGGCAAAAGAAGCCGTTAAGAAGAGTGCTGGCACCTACGGTGTAAAGAAGGAAGGTTTGGATCTAGACTTCTTCCGCAAGGCAGCAGGATTGAATGACGTACCACAAGATGAAGAAGGCTACGTTGTGATGGAAGGCGATAAAATTCAGTGTATTTTCCCTAACTATAAAGACGCAGTTGAACACGTTGAGAAGATGAAGAAGGCTTCTGGTAATCAAGGTTATACAATTGACCCGAGAAAGTTCGCAAGAGGATTTCATAGGAAGAGCGCAGGCGACGGTTACTCAACCGGTTCGAAGTAAGCAATAGAAACATTAGTCAAAGTCTTGAAAGGGCGGATTTTTCCGCCCTTTCTTATTTCTACAGACCATAAATAAATCATATGATATTTAAAGGAGATTTAAATGGATGACCCGATAACCTTCAGATTGAACGTGGTTCGCCCCGTTCTCCAAAGACTAGCGCTATGGTCTCAAGTTGCTGAAAACCTTCTCGTTGGGACAGCACTTCAAGAAAGTCTTTTGACATACACACGACAAATTGGTGGACCAGCTTTAGGTTACTTTCAGTGCGAACCCGCTACCCACGATGATTGCTGGAAAAATTATCTGAAATATCGAGCAACCTTGGCAGCTAAAGTTCGGTCTTTCATTCAAAATGATGATAAAACGAAATTTCCAGACGCTGAAATAATGGTTGAAAATCCTTATTATGCTGCTGCTATGGCTCGTATTAAGTATCTGAGAATTCCATCTCCGCTTCCAACCGACCCGGATGATATTATGGCTCTTGGAAATTATTGGAAACAGTGGTATAATACCCCTCTTGGAAAAGGTCAGCCCCAAGAGTTCTATGATAAGTACGTTAAATACGCTCAGTAATCAACTTTGGATGGAAGAAAGCCCAATGCGTGGTGGTGATTCTAACCCACCGGACAAACATCATCGTTTTGAAATTTCTGGTGAGAAATCTTGTCTCAAACCAAAGAATGCTTTCTGGACTTCAACCGCCTTTAAAGCCCTAGACGGCAATTACACTAGTTCTTGGGTGGAATGGTGTAAGAGTGAGATGTCTGAATGGTTCTCACCTAAAGGATTCCTTTTCAAAGCTAAACCTCAAGCAAAAATTTTAACGATTCGTAATGATCATGAGGCAGAAGTAATTTATCGTAAGCATCTTGGACCTGATTACCCTCTTTCATCAGACTCGTGGGATAGTAAATTGTTTATAATTAAACATTTCCCTTGGAAGCTCATTTCATCTCAATATGATGGTATACACTATGATCCAGATTATAGCGAAGACATGCCTCTAATCATGCATGCCTGGGATTGTGAAAGTACCGTTTGGTTCGATATGAATGCTTTGGAATTGATTGGAACAGTAAAAATCACATAGATTTGCACGCCTCGTGTTTTCCGGGCTATATACTTTTACAACCGAAGAGGAAAAGTATATGGCAAACATACCAAATAATCCATGGATTGAAAAAAAGAAAGAACTTCTAAAAGACACTGCTGTCTTTCGCACCACTCAATCATATAACGAAGAAACGGATGATTTTAGTGGAGTTGCCGAGTATCTAGATCGTCGTCCAGAGCAATACTTAAAAGCCATTCTAACAAATCAACACAAGTACGTCGCCCGTCGAGAGCGCGAAGGTACTTTGATTGAAGGATTAGATTATGAAAATATGGCTAAACATGTCGCAGAAGGCACCGTTGTCAAAGAACTTCTTGGTACTCAACCAATGAAGACTAATGATGGAAAGGTTTATTACTTTCAATATAGGTACGAAGATAATCCTGAACTAGAAGGTACTGGTGGACGTTCTATGTCATTAAACGTCGTTGCTAGTGATGTATCCACATTAACTCAAAAATGCAAGACAGGAATTTCTGTCAGTTGCATTAAAAACCTAGAACGTAACCACAAAGATTGGAATGCTGCAAAGGAATTGGAAGAAATAGTCGCATCTGCGCTTGTTCAAGAATTGGATGATCGATACATTCAAAAACTTATCGACATAAGTGCAAAATATCCGAACTTTGATTTCTCTACCATTTTTCAGAAAAAAGATCCAGAGCAGCCTGCTTTCATTGCTGATAGATTTTCGTCAGTCATTATAAACATTAGCAAGACTGCTAATGATATAGCTCGTAAAACTCACCGTGGTCCTGGTAATTGGATATTATGTTCTCCGATGATGGTTTCGGTCTTGCAGGTTTCGCAGCATGCGGTATTCGCACCGGCTTTGAAGGGATCGTTCAAGGGTCCGAATTGTACAATGCTCGTCGGTAAACTCAATGGTTCCATTGATGTGTATTCATACCTTCCAACATATTATGATAATACACATACACCAATCGATAAAATACTCATTGGATATAAAGGCGGCTCTGGAGAACTTGATGGTGGTTTATTCTATTGTCCGCACACTATGGTAACTCACGGTCGGAAGTATAAAAAAGATGGTGAAATAATTCTACCATTTGCAACAAAAGAGGCATCATTTGCTGCTCCAAATGCAAGCGATTATTACGCAACGTTTGACGTTATAAACCTATCTTTTGCTTGACATTCGATTGTAAGAAGCGTAGATTCTACGGATAAGTCTGATTAGGGATAAATAAATCTAACCAGACTTTTTAGAAGGCAACTCAAGGTGCTTAAACAGTTCTTCCCGCATCTCTTTTTGGCTTTTTTATTCTCTTTTGCCCAAGCAGATGATAAGGTCCAACACAATTGGCTCCCACTTTTTTATGGTGGCTGGGCGCAAGCTTCCATTTACATCGATACACTAAGCATTAAAAAATTAGATGCTAACACTTGGGAATTTTTAGGTTCGACTTCGATGGCAGTTGGAAAAGCTGTTGTCAGTTTTGAAAATGGTGATGGTAAAACAATTACCCTTCCTAGACCAGCGTTTGTTCTTTTTTATCACACTAAAGTCAACTGTGCAACTGAATCGTTAGTGTCTTTTAAAACTGACTATTATGATGAATTCGGTAAATTAATTCTATCATATAAAGTAGATCCAAATCAAATCATTCCTGTAGCCCCTGGATATGATACGACGGTCATGTTTGAACATTTCTGTCATAAAAAACCTTCCAAGAGAACCGACACATGAAATCTTTATTTTTATCCGTATTTCTAATCTTAGCAACTGTTACTGCCCAAGCCAATGACGTGATAGTTAACCGAATGTGGAAGGAAATAGTTCCTGGTAATCCAAGCCTATGGGTTGATACTCAAAACATGAAGGTTGAAAAGGGTGTCCTGCATGTAGCCATTAAGACTAAGTTTGGTTCTCCTCAAAAACTTCGAGGTTATATTTCTCCCGACGACATGGGAACGATGCCATTAACCGATACTACGTCTTACATTATTACAGACACATACATCAATTGTGACGGTAGCACATATCGAGTTTTTAGTGAAAAATTGTTTAATGTCGATGATAAACAGTTTTTCATTTTTGAGTCCAAGCTCAAAATTCCGACAACCATCGACACAGATAGTCCACCAGAAATAATCATGCTGAAGTATTGCCCACAGGAGAAATAAAATGAAAAAAATAATTATAGCACTTGCATTTGCACTAGGGATGGCTGTAGCACACGCAGATAATACATTCCCGAACATCACCCCAGGAACAACGGACGATGCTACAGAGCAGCTAATTACTCCACCAAGAATGCCTTCTGAACTACCCAAGAGAGAGTTCGATTATTCAACACATCCAGTAATGGCATTCGATCCTTTAGAATGGGTTCAAATTGGTGCTGATACAAAAGAAAAAGAAACCTATTGGCTAAATGTTAAAAGCATTGAACCAGATAAGGCAAACTTTGTAATGATTGGTATGATTCAATACGATACAGATAAAATTATTCAAGGTGTCGGAACAAACGTTCGGAGAGTCTTTAGCGAGGCGTTAGTTTCATGTTCGAATCGAGGCGTGTATCCTCTCCGAGACATTTATACTACCGTTGATTTTCATTTAGTTAGCTTTCATAGACACTCGATACCTCAGGGTCTTATGCTTTTAGATGAAGTTCCAATGTTTAAGCTATATCCAGCCGCCAAAGAAAAAATCTGTCCAAAGAAGTAACGGGGTTGCTTTTTCTCATAAATAGGAGTATGCTAACATCAAAGATATCCGATAGACGGATGCTTTTCAAACTATGGAAAGGATTTTTCCAAACATGAGTACTTTACTTACAATCACATTTGCATTGCGCTCTTGGAGCAACGGACCGAAGCACGTCTTAATTGATTCGGATATTTACACGCAAGAGATTTCAAATTTCTTGCTGGTGGAACGTGATAAAAAAACTATAAGTGATTATCATGTTTTGGCTTCTTACGGTCGTGCTATGGAGTGGGTTAAGAATTTTCCTTCTTCTATTGGCTGTATCATTGTTGTTTCGAATCGAGACTTTGCTGATGATATGCGATTGATTCGCCCCGATCTTGATATCCGTAAAATTGAAATTGGTAGACAAAAGGCTACAAATGAGTGAAGAGACCAGACCAATAACCCTACACAAACTTGAAATTCGAAAGAATTTCATTGTATGGACTAATTCGCTTGCCATGACGTTTATTGCTATATTGGTAGCATCCTTTTTTGCGCCTCTCGCAATGATGGTAGAATTCATTCCTATATATTTCATCCTTGCGTGTAGGATTGCATCGGGTTGCGCAGCCGTTATAGCTTTTATGTTTTATTTTATTGCTACCACTCGATTAATCCTTGATGGTGAGCGTAAGTCGCTTTACATGATATCGTTTGTTTTGTTTACGCTATTTGCTATAGCTTTTGGAGATATTGGTTTTTTAATGTGATGGATAGACCGTCATATAACTTTTAAGATAGGAAATATCTTATGAATAAGAAATTAGATTATTTGGTTTTTATTGGACGATTTGAGCCGCCCCATGTAGGTCATATAGAGATTATTCAGCACGGATTAACCATCGCAGAACACGTCATCGTTTTAGTTGGAAGTTCATTCCAACCACGAAAATTCAAGAATCCTTGGAAATTCGAGGAAAGAAAAGAGATGATTGAGAAATCTCTTCAACATCTTAATTTATTTAGGATAGGTATTCGTCTGGATACGCCACTTAGCAATCGGGTTATTATCCTTCCAATTCGCGACAAGAAGTACAACGATGAAAAGTGGGCTGAACGTGTTCAGAAGACTGTTGATGACTTCGTTGGTCGTAACGAGCGTCCTCGGCGAGGGCTACATTACAACGGACATTGGCAGCTTTGGGAGATGCGTGATCCTAATATCGGAATCATTGGTCATTCAAAGGATGATTCTTCCTATTACTTGAAGATGTTCCCGCAATGGGGAAATCCTATTGAACACCCTCTGAATGAGAACATCAGCGCAACGGAAATCCGTCAACTCTATTTCGAAGGCAAAAATCTGAAATACATTGAGAGTGCTGTACCAGCAGGAACATATCTTTTTCTACAAAAGTTTCGCGAAACGGAAGCTTATCAATACGTTAAGTCCGAGTATGAGCACATTAAGAAGACGAAGAAACAATGGGAACCTGCGCCATACGACGTGAATCATACGACAGTAGATGCGGTCGTGGTACAGTCTGGTCACGTTCTTTTGGTGCGTCGTAGCGCTTCTCCTGGGAAAAGTTTGTGGGCATTGCCAGGAGGCTATTTGATGACAACCGAAAAAATTCAAGCTGGAATGTTACGCGAACTTGATGAGGAAACCAGAATCAAGGTACCACAAAAAGTTTTGATTGGTTCAATTAAAAAGCACCACGTATTTGATGATGAAGATCGCTCCGAAGTTGGGCGTATCATAACCCACGCGTTTTATATTCAACTCGAACCCGGTCCTCTTCCGAAAGTTAAAGGTGGTCAAGATGTTGATGATGGTACGGACAAAGCTAAATGGGTTCCTCTAAACGAACTTGATGAAGAAGTCATGTTTGACGATCACCTACACATTGTTGATTATTTTGTTGGTAGTGACAACGACGATTGACATTGACGACCTAATATGCTAAAAAGGATAGATATGAAAAGACGTTTCTCGCAATTTGATTGGTCGGGAGTGCTGAATGTACTCCTGACTATCCTTACATTTATCGTTTTGGGAGTAATCGCCGTGATGGAGTTTCTTGGAAAATAACTATGGAATAACAATGTCCCTACCTCAGACACCAATAACAAAAAATAAAGATCTGATAGTAATAAACTTATTTGCTGGTCCAGGTGCAGGCAAGAGCACCGTGGCTTCTGGTTTATTCCATCTAATGAAATTAGCTAACCATGATGTTGAACTAGTCACAGAATTCCCGAAGGATTTAGTCTATCAGCAACGATGGAACATGTTCTACGAACAAGCCGATATTTTCACCGAACAGCATCATCGTCAACGCAGATTGGTTCAATACGGAGTCAAATATTGCGTCACGGACAGTCCGTTGCTTCTTTGTCATATGTACATTTCCCAAGACTATTACAAAAATCTCCTCCCCTTGGTTGACGAGGCTTTTAATTCCTTCGACAATATAAACATTTTTCTTAAGCGTACAAAGAAGTACAATCCTAAAGGTAGAAATCAGACCGAAGATGAATCACTGATAATTGATCAGAAAGTTATCGATCTTCTTTTCGCTCAGAAGCAGAAATTCTATATGGTTAACGGCGACCACAAGGCACCACAAAAGATCATTCAGATAGTTGACTTCCTGAAGAATGGTGGTACAATATTCAATGATGATCCAGATGAAGATCCGATGACATACGTCGATGCAAGTAGAGTCGAAAAGCAATTTCTAATTGATTTAGGGATAATATATGACAAAAACTTTTACAGTTCGGATTTTTCCGGATGATGAAACAACAGAAGTTGTGTACGAGACCGTTACCCATGTATTTTGGGAAGCTGGTAACACTGTTTTAACGCTCTGCTTGCCAGATCGACATGCTCACTGGCTGCGAGAACGCATCAGACACTACGATGTCAATGAAGGAAAACTTGACGTACCACCTTTTTGTGATATAGTATACGATATAGTAATAAATTCTAAACCTATAAATATCAAACCATGGAAGTGGAACTGAACGGGGTTCAGCTTAGCCTTGAAAACTAAAGGACCGGCGAAGAGTCGGTTGGGGATCGTGACCTCCTTCTTCCGCCAACGCTAATCGTTACAAAGGTCTACGTCCAACAACGGAAATCCTTGTGAAGTCTGTTTGGGTAAATATAATGAAATTAAAATCAATACTTTTCGAACGTAAGCTTAAGGGTAAAAATGTTGAGCATGCCATCCAATTGAAAAAGGATGAAATAGCTCATTACGAAAAAATTAGTAAAAATTATCCTGCCGAAAGAATGGAACGATATGCTAAACCATATTTGGCGCGATTAAATACAGAATTAACAGATTTAGAAAAAACACTTGGATCGTAAACCAGCCTGGGTCTGGACTTGTTTTGAAAACAATGGGAGTCGTGATGAACGGCTTGGGGTTCGATTCCTCTGCCTTCCGCCAAAAGCAACAAACTACAAATTTCATGTTTTGTTAAACACCTAAAAAGGGGTCTAGTATACGAGGTTTAGACTAAGGGCAGGAAATTTGGTGGTCTCCAAATCATATTGGTTTGTTGCTTTAACACTAAAAAAGCTTGACAGTTTTTTCAAACTGTGATATATAGATCTGAACAGGAAGTGGTGTTAGAGTTACTTCGGCAAAGCGACTCGCCGCAAGGTGAGTTTCGAGATGGGTTCAAATCCCATCAAAGGGAAGGCGCAAGCCAACTCTGTCACTCTTACGAATTTCTCCTGGACTTATTTGCCTCCTTAAACAAGAGGCTTTTATTTTTGAATTAATAGGAAGTGGTTGTGGGGTTACTTCTTTGATGAAAACACGCCCTTCAAATGTTTCTCCTATTATTTTTAGAATGCTCTTGACAACACCACTTAGACTGTGCTAATTTTGAGATTCTTACGAAGTGGAGATTGGGATACTTCTTTACATTTCAAAGCAAAAACCTAGTCATTATTTCTCGTAAGTTTTAATTACAACAAGCATATGTTACGTTTTAAGGAGGCTATAACATGAGCAACGTCAACCCAAAGGCAACCCCACGCGCTGCTAAGGCAGCAGTATCCGCACATCTGAACTGGATGGGCGGTCCATCATGGTTTCTAAACAACCCTATCAACACATTGAAGATGGCAGCGGCAAGCTGTTTTTTCGGTGAACCTACGTACTACAATGGCGGTGGCACAGAAGGCAAGACCCGCAAGCCAGACAATCATGCAGAACACGTTCGTCTTTCAAGCAAGCAACTCAAGCATTTGCGTGATACGCTCAACGCTGTTGATCCAGTCGAATGGCGTTCAATGACTCCTGCGCAGTTGATGGAATCTGCTATCGACAATGCACTAGATTTCAACATCGAAGAGACATTGAAGGTTGCTAACCAACTTCGTCATGAAGATCACATTCGTTTGACACCACAGATCATCTTGGCTCGTGCTGCACAGCATCCGAAGATCAAGGGAACAACTCTGTTGCGTCAGTACGCACCTTACATTCTTTTCCGTCCAGATGATGTTATCAACTGTTTCGCCTACACCAAGGCTACATTTGGTAAGATTCCAACACGTCTGAAGCGTGCATTGGGCGACAAGCTTGCCACATACAATGAATACCAGTTGGCGAAGTATCGTATGGAAGGTCACGAGTATAACCTTGTTGACACGGTTCGTATGGTTTGGCCATCTTTTAACGAATCCGATCCGCTCGGTAAGCTGATGAAGGGTAAGCTCACTCTCAGCGACAACGAGACATGGGAAGCTTTGATTTCAGCAAAGGGTTCTAACAAGGATTCTTGGACTGAAGCAGTCGGAGTCATGGGACACATGGCGCTGTTGCGCAACCTGCGTAACTTGTCGCAGCATGGTGTTGATCCAGACTTGTACACAACCAAGCTTATCGAAGGTGTAAAGGAAGGTAAGCAATTGCCATTCCGTTATTACTCTGCCTACAAGGCAGTTGAAGGCGCTGGTATTCAGAATCCAAAGCTTTTGGACGCAATCGAGACTTGTCTTGAGGTTTCATTGACAGAAGTTCCATCATTTGGTGGTCGTGTTATGTCGCTTTGTGATAACAGCGGCTCGGCTCAACGTAGCACCACTAGCGAGTTGGGCAGCGTAGCTGTTAACGATATTGCTAACTTGATGGGTGTTATCACTGGAAAAATCAGCGAAGAAGGTTATGTTGGTATATTCGGTGATAAACTTTCGACATTCCCAATCACCAAGAAGAATTCTATTTTCACCCATTTGGAAAAGGCTGAGAAATTGGCTCATGATATTGGTGAAGGAACTGAAAACGGTATCTGGTTGTTTTGGGATAAGGCTATCAAGCAGAACGAGCATTGGGATCACGTATTCGTCTACTCTGACATGCAGGCTGGTCATGGTGGTTTGTATGGAACCGATGCTACCAAGTACCGAGATTATTTGTGGGATGCACGATACATTGACGTAGCCAAGCTTGTTGCTGATTATCGTAAGAAGGTTAACCCGAATGTCCAGGTTTATTTGGTGCAGGTTGCCGGTTATCAGGATACGATTATCCCGGAATTTTATGACAAGACTTACATCTTGGGTGGTTGGAGTACAGGAATATTAAAATTCGCTCATAAAATGGCATATGGTCCGAAGCAATAATGAATAAACCTACACCACCATTGGGGCGGATTATCCGAGAATGTCGGGGCAAATTTTGTCCAACCTGTGGAAGTAGTCTTCGTCCATGGTGGTCTAGAAAGAACGGTTGTATTCAAAGTGAATGCACTAACTATTACAACGTTTCATTCCTCGAAACATTTTAGGAGTCTCTTAATGACAATTCCCTTTGAAGCATATCGTGGCATAAACTTTGGAGATGTAATGGTTCCTGTATATCGTATTGTTTGCATTAGACGCGACTCATCTGGAAAGGCTTTGGTGTACTATGCGAGACTTGATAATGATATTTCTCTTAGTATCACAACGGTGTCATATGAACAAGCGATGCGTTTGTATTATGCAGCAGTTGGTGCATCTGTAGAGCCGAAATGAGCACATTTCATGTCCGTGGAAATAGAGCGTAAAATTTTTAGTCAATAGGTGCAAGTTCATTAATATAAAGCCAAAAACTCTTGTGTCTTTCGAAGTGCATCAGGATTATCTTTCTCGTTTCGAAAAGACTTACTAAACAAAATTGTTGACTTCTCTAAGGGACAGGTGTATCATGCACTTGTCCCTTAGAGTTTTATGGAGTATGAAAAATGATTACAGCAGATATGATTGCCGAGCGCGCAGCTCGCGTCCTTTCGGACACCAATCCTCACAGTATTGCTGGTGGCATTTACACAGGAGATGTTAACAAACTCCTGACCAACATCAAGGCTCAAATGCTTGGTTTGGTGAAGGATTTGACCACTCCTGAAACAAAGGTGTAATATGGCAGAAGATTGGCAAGTAGAGGAAATGGTCCAGGGTCGCAACACCATTTACCTACAAGGCATCAAAATTGATACACTCAAAAAGGAAAATGAGAAATTGACCCGCGACCTTGAGAACACTCAGGTGCTTCTAAACCTTTGCCTTGATACTCTCAAGCGTAATGGTATCGGACTGAATAAGAAATGAAATTTTACATCCACAACATTAATCCGCACGAGTCAGCCGAGCATCATGATACATGTATGGAAGGATTCTTCTACGGAATTTGGGAATATGCTGAGCCTGCTATATCCCCTATTTTTTATCGAGTTCAAAGCAAGAACATAGAATCCGCAGAAGACGTTGTTCGTCAATTAGAAAAATTAACTGAACACAAACTCGTTGAGGAGCTTTTTGGATAATATGATTTATGTAATATATTGGTTAGAGCATTCGGAAGAGACCGGTAGTATGGTTTATGAGCCAGGTCATGAAACAACGGACGATCTTGAAGAAGCATTGAAATGTGCTGAAAGCCTTCGTAAACGCCAGTTTGCTGGAGAAAAGTTTTCCCATATTACTCTAATGAGTGAAAACCCAAATAGTGTAGGCAAACCAGGAGTCGATGTAGTCGGTCCTGACTATAACTGGAAGAAAAGAAGACTATAATGTTATACAAAAAACGTTGCCCCGAAGACACCCCCGTCATTCCAGTAATTTATGAATTTTTAGAACCGGTAAGGATTAGAATTCGCAAACCAGACGGATCAATAGTTCTTATGGGATATGGCATTGGTGAACGAGTACAAGTTCTGGAACCCAGGATACAATTTGCTGTTGTTTGTCATGAACGTTTAATTGAAATACCGCTAGCGGATGGCTCATTCATGATCGAATTTCCAGACAACATGCGAACGAAAATGGTATATGAACGGTGAAACAATGAAATCCCAAGAAATCGAAATGATTAAAGATTTACCTGGGAATACCTGGGTTAACGGCGTTCCAAAAGGAACTCGTGGTGTTATCGTCTCTGGTCCTGATTATGATCCACCAGAAGGTAAGATTGCTGTTGAATTTAACAGTGTTGACCTCGGGTATGATGAAGATTTGGATGATGATGAAAAAACCATCGTTAGATATATCCCAACAGATTTTTTCAAACACGTGGATGTTCCAAAATGACCTATAAGCCCGGTGATGAAATCAAAGTGAAGATTGGTGGTCGAGAATTCACCACAGTGATCGATCCGAATGGAACACAACGTTTGAAGGCTAATGGCGTTATTCGAGCCATTCAGCAGAGTTTCTTTGACTCTTGGGATGAATACTGCAAGCCCGGCTTACAAAGAAGCTTTGGTAATAACGACCGAGAGCCTATGGGTTTCAACAAGCTTGCTAGAATGTACAACAAGGGTGAATTTAGTCAAGAAGATTATTTGGACTTCTATGCATTGACTGGCTCAAGCATGAATTGCATTGGAGAACTTAGTGAGTTTGAAGATTTAGAAATTGAAAACCCACTTTGGGAAGAACAAAAATGAGTGAATTTACAAAGGAAGAAAAAGAACTGATGGCAAGGTTCCCAGGCACAGTTGGAACTGGTAAAATGCCAAAAGAAATACTCGCACAACATTTTAAGAGATATACATTTTGGGAATATACAGAAGATGTGGTTGTGCCTCTTTATCAACAAGAACTGGATGATCTCATAATGGGCGTTAGTACGGATATATTTCATAGAGCCAACGATATTGCTCGTGACAACGGGACAAGGGAGAATATTTAATGACAACACAACCATTTCCGCCTCTAGGCGTTCGTGGAATTAAACGAAAGTTAGTAGCAACAGAAGTCTATATCCTGATGGAAGACACCACCGGCAATACATTTTCAACACTTTCGCCGACCGGAGAGTACGTTCTTACGGAAGAAGAAGCCAAAGCTTGGATAAAAGAAGGTGATGAAATGAATAAGAAACGTTGGATCAGTTATCGCGATTACAAAAGGATGACGTTAAGAAAATGAAACGAGAACGAGAATTCTACATACTGATGTACGACCCGCTTGTTAATAACCCACATCCTCGTTTTATTCCAACTGGTTGGATCGTTTTAACTGAAGACGATGCCAAAGCCTGGGTTGAAGAAGGAAAAGGGTTGTTTGATGGTTTGGTCGATGAACAACGTGAATATCGTAAAATGAGGTTACTGAAATGACCAAAGCCTATAAAATGACTGTTTACGTTATCGATTTAAATTATGATTTTGGAAGTAAAGATGCTGTAAAGCAAGCTGTGAAAAACTGCGATGCGGACTTTATTACTATAACAGATATACAAGAAGTTGAAATCGGGGAATGGGACGACGAGCATCCATTAAATTATGGTGTAAGAAGCCCTTGGGGGGATTATTTTAAATGAGTGTAGTTAATGATCCGTTGATCGAAATTCTAGCCATTAAGCTATATGAACACGATCATGCATCCAAAGTGTTTCCTCCTGCATATGGAATGTCGAATTGGTTCAATATAAGTGAAGAAGATCGGCAAATTTACAGAAATATTGCGTTAGGAAAACATCCTCTTAGAAATAAGTAGAAGGGTTTTAAATGAGGGAATACTTGAATGTTAATTTTATTGAATGAAAATCTAAAAACAAATAATTTTAGGAAATCTTTATCTCATAAAGAATTCATCGAAGGTATGACTGATGACAAATTTGATTGGCAAACAAAAATCATCACTAGAAAAAATTTGCCGGTATTCAATAACCTTCCTGAAGATAAAATCTATCATCAAAGCTATTTAACTTATCTTGAGATTTGCTGGGATTTGCATTATGGTGCAGTTGTTTCTCCCGACATCATTTGGCAAGGATTGCTTTGTGAACTTGCATTGATCGTCAATGCCGATCCAAAGAGATATCGTCATTTGTTTACCGATAGTGAAGAGAAGAAAGAACTTATAGTCATTACGGCAGAATTAGAAGTGATGCCATTAAATTTGCTTATCGATCTGTTGAAAGCCAACGTGCCAACAAACAGTGAGATTTTTCTACCGAAATTTAATACCACCACGGAACGTAGTCTACATGCGTTTTCAGCAGCGTTCTGTGACATGTGTAGTCCATATTACAAATATTCTATGATGTTGTGTGGTATTCCATCCATTCGCTTGGACGGAACTGAAGAGGATTGGCGAGAATTATTAAAATGTTGGGAAAGAATAGGCGTTTTGTTTGATTCTAATAAAGATTATTTCTATAATGTTAGGAATGTTCTTGAAAATATTGTTCATCAATTCAAAGAGGTAAACATCAATTTTTGGGAAAAGATGTTTGCTTTGAAGCCATGTGGTTCAGGATCACAAGTTGAGGTCGAAGGGTGGATTACGAAATTCTATCTAAAAACTCCACATGTGAGGTATACAACTAATTTTTCAACACATACATCTTCCGTGAAGTATAAGCAATTAAACACTGGAAAGAAGTATGATATGCGAGTAGGCTTGTTTCATTCCGCTCTACAAGACGGTTTATTAGTGCCAGACTTTGGTTTCTCTGTAATGGAAGTATTGGAGGAACCGATTAAATTCAAACGGGGGGTGAATGTTTGATTTAGTTAAATTGGTTGCTATAGTAGCAATCATAGGATATATTGTAATGAAAGTTGTAGATCACCATTATAAAAGGATAAAATTAATGATAACTGTAAAAGCAGTACGACCATTACCATGGTGGGTATGGACGACAACTAGATGGGGTGGTTCCACAACTGGTGCTCCATTTTGGAGGCTAGTCCATTTCGTAAATATCGCAACACAAATACGTGGTTGGTGGCTTAAGTTGCGTGGATATTAAGAAAAGATCATAAAATGAAACTATTAGAACCCCCATTAGCATCTGTAGACGAAGTCGAATTATTAGTCGGCTGGGACAAACCTCCAGTTACAGACCGAATTAAGCGCTTTTTTGGAAATAAATCGATTCCCAAAGACGAACCTATTAAGATAAAATTTCCAGGTAGAATTAGGTTTCACTCAATACTGATTGATCCAGAAGGCGAAATTTTGGAACTAGGAATAAAAATTACCGAGTTGGAAATTGGTAGATGGATTCTTTATGGTGTGATACCCTGGCGTATACAAGACCTCGGTGGGTATGTAGATTGCAGTGTAGACTGTTGGAATGAAAAATCATAAACAATGATTTAGATTCTAGGAACGATAAATATTTGTAAGGAACGTTCCATATATGAAAATGAATGAAGTCTTTGATACTACCGCCCATATTCATTGGTCTCAACGAGACGACATATTAATTGGTGATTTCGAATTAAATGGTAAAAAATATCGTCTACTTTTAGAAGAAGGCGCATGGGACTTACCTAGCGGAAAAACTAAAACATTTTTGAACATTGCTTTTGTTCGTGTTTTAGAAAAAGACAATGATGAAATTGAACAAACAAGTTTAACACATGATACACCAGACGCTTCAAAGGTTTTAGGTATCGTTTTCAACGGTATCAAAGAAAAAGCAGGAGATATTTCAAAATACGATGCCGTAATATTCGGTGCTAAAAAAGATGAACACGAAAGAATGCGAATTTACAATAAAATGATTCCGTTGTATCTTAAGAGTTTTGGTTCTGTTATCAGAAATATAGCAACCCCTGCTGAGGGTCTTTTGAGTATTCTCTTCAAAAATGACGAAGACCCCGGAATGAAAGAATTTCTCACATTTCTCAAATCTCGTGGGAAAATGTAATGAAACTTACCGAATTAACCGAATCAAAGGAACAACCACAGTAATTATTATAAGGAAATCATCATGAATTTAGAAATAGAACACATAAAGAAAATTATCGTTAACCCAAATGAAGTTATATGGGTTTCAATTCCCCGCAAGAATATGCCTCCACATAAGTTTAAAGAATATCTGAACGAAGTTAAAAATGCTATCCATGGGGTTCTGCCAGACGGTGTTAAATTACTCGTTACCGAATCTGAAATAGACATATCGGTAATTAACAAAGAGGAGTTAAAGATAAATCTGTAATATATTATGATAATATGTCTAGACAAATTTTAGAAACAGAAAAAATATTGAAATCAGAAGAAATGGACCGTTGGAATAGTGGGCAAGATTGACAAGCAGTTTGAATTAGTATAGAATCTCGTCATCAAAATTCTTCTTGGAGAAAATCATGATCTTCGTTGCTTTTGTTGAAGAACGCTATGAAACCGACCTCGATGTTGAAGGTGGAGAGGTTGAACTTTTCGGTCCCTTTGAAACGGAAGAACAGGCTGAAATTTGGGCTTACAATGAAGGACGAACGTTCAATAGTAGTGATTTCTGGCGCGTAGTCAACACCAAAAAGGTTTATACAGGAGAAGACAAAATTCAGCGCGAGCGCCTCCTAAGTAAACTCATGCTTCAAATGCCTCGTGAATGGCGTGGCGTCTGGTGTAATCCTGAGAGTGGTTGTGCGTGTAGGGGTTGTGCCAATAACAGTGGCAAGTTGTCACAGCACAACTTCGAAAAGTATGAATGGGAAGCCTGGGTCAAGGAACATCCGGAATTCTGTGGGAGGAAGTAAATGCTAATTATATTAAATGAAAAAATAAAAACTTTTCTGTTCGGATTGTTTGTGGTACTGAAAGCGTTCGATCTGTTTATGATTATGATACTTATTTTCAGCCTTATCATCAGCATTGTAAGGCTTATGCCGCTGCGGTCAACTTTGGTGTTATGATGTTGAAGATTAAAACCATGACATTAAATATACATAAAGGAGCTTGACAACGATAAATAAAGCCTGTATGATTCATTCACTATCTAGGTATGGGAGAGTATGGTTAATCCGTCGCATTTGGGATGCGAAGATCGCTGATTCGAATTCAGCTACCTAGACCAAATTTTGAATTTTATAGTCTACATTATGGGACGGTAGTTCAACGAAACGCATATAGGTCCAGCTACTCATTAGTGAATCCATGGATAACGCTGATGACAGATCAACAGGATAAGGCGGATTAGAACAGAATGCCCGGCTAATACCCGGTAGATACTAGTCCTTTTAGCGGAGGAACGAATCTAGTCTGTCCTACAATGTAGATTATTTAAGAATTGTGTACTTAGCAATCGGCTCTAACAAGAGCAGTGTGTGAGCACTTGATAAATCTCGCCTTTGGCTTCCAGACCATCGCTCCTGCTTGGAAAAGCATCTGGTAAGAATACTCACGCCATCTAATGAGTAGGTGGCTCTTGGCACCAGACCAAAAGAACTGCTCGGTATTGGGCATCTGGTAAAATTTAGGTGCAAGCGTACTAAGTTGCTTAAATGATGATTACAGCATCAGCCAATTTTTAAATTTAATTGGGTAAGAGAATGAACAAATTTGAATCGCTTGTCTATCTTACGAAAAACAACAAAATTGTTCTAGTCGGTGAAAGTTATCAAAAATTATCATAAGCATTCAAATACAGTAAAAAATAAAATGGAAATCGCCATTCTTGTAGACGCATACAACAACATCGGAATCCTAGCAGGTTTAGTGTTTACAATTATTTCATTGGCACTGTTCCTACCACTTATTCTTCGAAAGATATACTAATGAGCAACGGACTTGGTAATATAGAAGTTTCGGAAGAAACTCGTTTCTACGGTGATGGACATACTTATCACGGAACCACGGACATAAACGTCGAGCTTCATAATGGAAAGGTCATAGCGATTTGGTATCGTTGTCAAGCTCTACCATTCACGCAAAACGAATCAGGTCCACATAGAGCCGCTGAAATGGAAAAGATGTATAAAGACTATCCAATGCCTGAAATTCGTGGGTTAACACTGAAAGATAAACAAATCACAACAAAATGAAACGATTGCTATTTTGTATTCTCTTGATTATCGGTTCTTCCGTTGTTGAAGCACGTTCTCCTACTGCTCGTAATGAATTTCACCGCTCGCATCCTTGTCCTATTACTCAACGGTCTATTGGTGCTTGCCCCGGTTATATTGTTGACCATGTAATTCCTCTTGATTGTGGTGGTCGTGATGATCCATCAAATATGCAATGGCAAACCGTTCCTGATGCTAGAGAGAAAGACAAAATTGAGCGTCGCGGATTATCTTGTAAAACTCGTCAAGTTGCACCAGAAGATCGTGAATATTATTTGGGTCCGAAAGATGGTTGTTTCTATTTTAGTTCTGGTAATAAGAAAGTCTACGTTGATCGAACGTGGTGTGACTAGCATTACCTCTTGACAAGCGCCAATAAATAGTTTAGTATACAACTTGTTCCTTATCCGGGAAGGCAACCCAGGATTTTAGGTGTAAGGGCTTTGAAATATAGGTACCTCGATCAGAAGCGCAAACAGACAATTAATTGCCTCGACGTTTGGCACTATGCACCGGGAACAAACATTTTAGGTGTGGATTAAAGTTCTACTTAATTGAGACCTAACTCTAGTCTCAGCCAGTTTTATTTGAATGTGTTGATGACCCTTATGGGTCGGTGGATCATGGTTACTACGTGGAGAAATCTACGCATACTATGCGCTCCAGGTCTAGTCGGCACATTCGATGTATTCGATAAATAATGTAATATGGGGAATTCGTTCAGCGGGAGGACTTCACACTTGCAATGTGAAAACAAGGGTTCGACTCCCTTATTCTCCACCAAACTTCTTAAAAAGGGGGTTCTCCTATGTTTGATTTTTTCAAAACTATTTCGACACTAACCATTGCTTCTGTAAGTATGTCTTTTGTATTAAGTTTTGCTGCGCCATCCCAGGTTTTCGCGCAAGATTTCTTTAATGATGGAGGCGCACCATTTAGGACTCCGGTATGCGATGCTGTGATGGTGGCGGAACATGGTCCACAAATGAACAAAGAGCAGTACGAAGAAGTCGTTAATTGGATACAATCTATGGGTGGTATCTCCGCAGACTATGCAAAAACTCTTCGGGATCTTATCTCAGAATTCTATCAAACCACACCAGCCGATGTTCCAGCTTGGGTCAAGAAACATTGTGGTGATACAGAAATCAAGAAGTTCGGTCCACAGGTCTAAAAAGGATAATAAGAATGACATTGGAAGAATTTAGAGAAAAATATGACGGCGCCCCATACGAACTTTACGAGTTCGCCTATCTCGCGTCTGAAGTAATAGATTGTAAAGAACTTGCATTGACCGGCGAAGCTTATCTAGCAGCAAGAGAACAGATGCAAAAAATGCTTCAAAAATACGATGTGGAGCAAGGTTAATGCCTCTAATCTGTATTCAATGTAAAAACGAAACAAGCAGCACCACCAATGATATGTGTGAACGCTGTTATCAACAGTCGCCGGATTTCAAGCGAAAGCGAGAATCCAAATTTAAATCAAATAGTTATATAGAGAGCAGCCGTCGTGATGAAGAGACAGCCGCCAATGACACAGCAATGATTGCCATGTTGGCTACAGTTATAGCCGCAGGCGAGGGAATGTAAATGTACTACGAAAACTATACACAAGAAAAAGAAGAAGAAATCAAAAGAGATTTGGCGCATGTAATCAATTGCCACTCTCTCGAAAATGGTTCAAATACACCTGATTTCATTCTAGCGGAATATCTTTATGATTGCCTGATGGCATACAATCAAACCAGTAAAAAACGCGAAAAATGGTATGGTCGTGGTCTTTCAATCGGTTCGAATGGACCAATGATTTTAGCAACTGCTCCAATCGACTGTTCAATAGATGAAGGTCATTGCGGCGCTCGGGAAGATGAAACTCATTGTCAATGCTGGTGGGATGGTGGTGAATGTTGTAATTGTGGTCATCCGGCAGTACTCAAAAGCTTGACAACCCTGAATAAATAGTCTATGATTCGTTTCAAGGTTGGGCGAGGCGTGATAGGAAGAGTCAAGACTATTCCTATTAAGGGACTGTAAGTGAATCGGGAGTAATCCCGAAAGTGCATATCCCCTTACAATCTTATTGAATTTCCAATGTCCCGAGAGTGAAGCTCGGGTGTGAATGGTGCCTGAGAAGACGCAGCTTCGGGGGCAATAATTCCTAATCATACTGCGGCGTTGAAAATATAGAGACTGTGGCGACGAGGACACATACGGATGCTCTGCAACTGTATGAGGTTACAGCAAAACAGTACTAGCAGCTAGACTGCTAGCGCTCACCCCAAGAGAGTGTATGTAAACCGGTGACATTGGGTAGTCCGGATGCTGTGTTGCGCTAGGTGCAAAGGCTGCGCGTTCTATCGTAATGATAGAAACGTATGGGAGACGCAACTTTTTAAGGATTTGAGCGTGTGGGTTCTAATCATTGTATTCACGCTGAATGGTGTTCAACAAACTGCTGAACTTAAGCCATTTGGAGAATGGATGTGTAACATCATATTGAATAGAATTCAAAGCAAAGAGATTATAGTGGATGGAAGTACATTAGTTGTGCTTTCAGCTAAGTGTGAGAGAAGCGATGAATAGTATTACCCTAAGCGGATGTAGCTCAGCGTCAGAGTGTCGGTGCCCGCAAGCCCGAAGGTCGAAGCGTTAAATTCCTTCCATTCGCTCCAAACTAAGCGAGAGAAAAGATGACATGTCAACGTTGTAATAGTAATAGAATTGTGTTTATTTCTGCTAAGTCGAGAGATTTGAATACTGTTAAAATCGATGGTAAGGAATATGATGGAAATGTTCCGCCTGACATTGGGCTTGGTGACGAATACAGTTATCTCCAAATGGATTATTGTTTGGAATGTGGTCAGATTCAAGGTCAGTTTCCGCTTCCCGAGAGCAGCATCGAAACAGGAAAGTGGAATAAAGATGATGACGAAGACGAGTTTGATTATAAGTATGGTGATGCAGCACCTGACGCACGCGCACAAGCCGTTCGCTTCGATAAATACAAGTTCGAATGGTTTGATGGTGTCGTTGTAGAAAAAAATGATGGGATGAATGGTCCGAAACAAGTGGTAGTTGCGACGGTAGATGATTTTGAGAAAGATCCAAACCCGTCAACTATGACATTCGTTGGTGATAACATTTGCATGGATTTTCCGTTTGGTCTTGAAACACCATTCAAAGTACGATTTAAGTGCAATATTAGCGACATTGATTCAGAAGAAGAGTTGATAATCAGTAATGCGGTTTGTAAACTTTGGGATACACCCAAGAAAATTGAGTTTGTAGATTTATCGTAATATCAAAGACGTGGTGGCTCGATTGGATAGGCGACTGCCTGCAAAGCAGATCAAAAAGAGTTCGATTCTCTTACACGTCTCCAGAACTAAACACGAAAGTGTAGAAAAGGACCACTTATGGTGCTGTAGAGGTTGAAATCCCTCTTGTTATAGCGTCCGAAGTCAAGAGCCATATTAGTTCTAATTAACCCATAACAATAATAAGGATAATATCATGATGATAGATCTAAGATATTTAACCCGCGAAATTGCACCAAATCAGTTCGAAGAAGTTCTTCAATTTAGTCAGGTAGAGGCTACAAAAATAGAAAGCGCAGGAATAATGGTTCCCTGTGCAGGGTGGACTGGTTGGAAGGATGTTCCTCATATAATCAAAAAAGCAGTTAATGACTAAACTCCTCATTGGTATTCACGGCAAACCACATTCCGGCAAAGACACTGCCGCCAATTATTTGGTAGACAAATATGGTTTCTCCAAATTCGGACCATCCTTCCCAATCAAAATCACCGCAGCGGCAATGTTCGATGTTGATATTGAATGCTTCTACAATCCAGAAATAAAAGAAACGATTGATCCATTTTGGGGCATCTCTTATCGTGAAATGGCTCAAAAGATCGGGAAAGAATCTAGCCGAGATGTTTTCTTTGAAGATATTTGGATGCGACATGTCGAGAAACGATTAAATGATGATAATACTGACAACGTTGGTATCGTCTTAGCTGATATTCGTTATGCTAACGAAGCCGAATGGGTCAAAGCTCACGGTGGTAAGGTACTATTTGTTTACCGCAGTTCTGAGAATAGAGGTTACATAGCCAATTCTAACCACCCTGCTGAGCAAGGCTTAAACGAATTACTCGCTGATCATACAATCAATAATAATGGCACTGTAAAACTATTGTTTCAAAATATCGATTGGTTTATGAATAGTGTGTTTTTAGAAGAGGAAAAGAAATATGAAAACCAAAGATGAACTTAGAGAAGCAGCCGTAGCCAAGTGGAATGCTGATATTCCTATGTTGGAAAAACATATCCTTGACGCTGAAGATAAAGATAATGAATTCTTCAAATGGGCTATTCTCTGGCAAGAAGTTGTAATGTACATTCTTCTTGATAGACAAGTCGAGTTCGAAGACTATCAAATCATCGTTGATCGACGCGGTTTCAATGAGAAACAACGGGTATATTTGAAAGAAATGCTCATACATATTGGTATCGGAGAAATTCTTTCCGGACAGGCTGTGGTTTTAGAAGCTGCCGAGAAAAAGGCACTGGAAGTAGAAAAAGAATATACCAAATCGAAATGATTTGCGATCTACCAGATGTTATAAAACCAGAAGATGTTTGGTTCCAGACTGTTGGTGTACAAAGAAGAGTTGCGACCGACGAAAAATAAGAGTATGCTCTAAGTTGACATTAATATGTCAATACTACGTTAGGAGATTAACATGAATCAATTTGCTTCCCGACTGTTGCTTGCCTTCGCGTTTTCATTCATTTTTGTCCTGCCAGCTTCTTCGCAACAAGTTCCAGCACCGCGAAGTTTGATCGTAATCCCCGACTTTTCAGTAGCTGTTGAACAAGAATTACCAGCAGTTGTTAGTATTCGTGTCATAAAGGTCGAAGAAACGCCTCAAGTTTATCAGTTAATCCCAGGTCAACCTCCAAAGATTGTACCTCCTGCTCCCGGTGCTACTCCACCCGAAGGTGAAAAGCCAGATCAGAAAGATCCAAACGAATCAAAAGGTTCAGGATCAGGATTCATTATCAAGTCTGATGGCTATATTGTTACCAATGCACATGTCGTGAATAACGCAAAAGAAATGGTAGTCAGATTGACAAATAAGCGATTGTACAAGGCAAAACTTATTGGAATAGACCCAAAGAGTGATGTTGCTATTATTAAGATCGAAGCAACGAATCTTCCCGTTGTAAAGATCGGAAATCCGAATGATTCTAAAGTTGGGCAATGGGTTATAGCAATTGGAGCGCCATTTGGCTTTGCTAATACAGTCACGGCTGGTATCATCAGCGCTAAAGACCGCCCGCTTCCGAATAACGCATTCATTCGTTTCATTCAAACAGATGCAGCCGTAAATCCAGGCAACTCTGGTGGTCCTTTGTTTAATTTAAGTGGAGAAGTTATTGGTATCAATTCCGAAATTTATTCACAGACTGGTTCGTTTGCTGGATTAGCATTCGCAATTCCAATCGATATTGCAATGGATATCGTTAAACAATTACAGACTCATGGAAAGATTGTACGCGGTCGTATCGGTATTCAGATTCAAGGCTTAACCGATGATGCAGCAAAAGCATTGGGATTGACCGATTCTGCTGGTGCATTAGTTGCTGACGTTCCTTCTGATGGTCCTGCTGCTAAGGCTGGTGTTAAAATTGGAGACGTGGTCGTGGCTTTTGGAGATAAGAAGGTTGAAGAATCTACCGACTTGCCGATGATTGTGGGCGCAACAAAGCCAGGAACCGAAACAACGATTTCAATATGGCGATCCGGCTCGACATTGGTGTTGAAGATCGTCGTAGGTGAATTGAAGTAAACACAATCGAGGAGTCCCATTCATAAATAAGTGGATGAAACTTTTCGAACTTCACCACACAGAAATTAAGAATATCGCATGGTATCCGCCTAATTTGATGCGGGAATGGAGCGAGGTAAAACGTTATCCCGAATACTTCAAAACCAGGACCGAATGGTTAGATGCCGCTCGTAAAGGTAAGGTCATCACGATTCATCCGAACATCCTGTTGAAGATTACTAACTTCTCCGAAAAAGGTTCTTTTGAAAACCTTAGTTCTGAAAAACGTGATCGTGTTGAGAAAGCATTTGAAGAAGGTAATGTTGAAATGCCAATTCTTTTTCATATGAAAGATGGCAGTTATGAATTAGTAGCAGGCAATACAAGATTGGTCTATGCCATGGATCATGAAATACCGACTAAGGTGTTAATAATACCAGAGCCAAAAAATATCGCAAAAAATAATAAGGAAAAGAAAAATGAACGAAGTGATAACAAAAAAACTTGAGGGATTAATAAACAAAATAGAAATTAAAAGAGGAGAAATTTTCGTTGATGAACAGTTTATTCCTTTAATGCCTTTGACTATTTCGATCAATGTTTCTATTGAAATGGCTCAAGATTTACAAGCCATTTATAATCCAACAAACGAAGAAGTCATAGACAAATTGTGTTTGGAAATTAAAAAAGCCCTTTTGTTTTTCCAATTTTACGAGGTAAAAGGATAAAAAAGATGAGTAACATTTATGAAGAATTAAAGGCAGAAAGAGAATATCAGGACGGTAAGTGGGGTCATGCATTTGATGACAATAACACACTGAATGACTGGATGCAGTATATCAACATCCACGGGTCAAAAGCAGCCGCTGTGGGCAATTCTAAGGAAGAGCAACGCAAGCAGATGGTCAAAGTCACAGCGCTCGGTATAGCCGCTCTAGAGACGTTTGATCGCAATGGTGGATTTGCTCCACGACATTACGATCCAACTTCTAAGAAAGTGTTCTATATAGACGTTGGTCACATGACGATCTCGCAGGGGGAGGCTTGTTGTGATGCGATTCGAAAAGAATTAGCGATGCGATTCGAAAAAGAATTAGATACGGCACAAGAGCTGGCAGCTTGGCCTTTTCCAACATCTGAAAATCCTCCAAGATAATCATGAAATTACGCCTGCATCGTTTCTATGAATGGAAATGCACATTACCGCTATCTGAAATCAGATTTGGTGGTGATAATCCTGTGACATTGGTATCAACCGATGTATTGGAATATTGTGTCGATGGTAGTCACGGAGCTGTTTGGGAACCAGTTCCAATTTTCGAAGATCCGATTCCAGAGCATCCTCGCGATGCAAAAATACGAAATGACATAAAGCAATTTATGGCAGCGATTGATATTGATGCCGTTAGAAAGGCAGTTATAGAGGCGCAAGGTGATCCAAGGCAAATAGTTTCTGGCTCGGTTGATCCAAACATATTACTACAAAACAAAGAGGGCAAAAATGAATAGGAAAGACGTTTATAAACTAATAGATGAGGGACGAGAATATAAAGATAATCTTCCACCGAGCCACACCGATGGCGAGCCACATACCGTTGGTGATTATATTACAATGTTGGGATATTACTACACCAGACTCCAAGAAGCTTGGACGGTTAATCCAAGCGACGAACAAGCCCTTGATGTAATGCGTAAGATCGGCGGTATTGCCGTTTATTGTATGGAAGATCATGGTGCTCCAAGAAGAGCAATTCCTGGCGATGTAGGCGAAGTGATGACAGCAAAGAAAGCAAAGAAATTAAAGGCTGACGATGACATTGATGTAAGTTGGCCTTTTCCGGTTTCAACAAAACGAAATCGCTAAAAACTTGACAAACTGATTCGAAAGGTAGAGAATGGATGCCAATAAGCATCCATTTTTGTTTTGGAGAGAACATGTATTCAGTTAAGATAGACGGGTTTCAAACAGAGAAAGCAGCAATTGAATATCTCAATTGGCTCGCTTCTGGATTTGCCGACAAAAGCGTGATTGATTGGTGGGACAAATTATATAACGCTGGCGCGGCACCCATGGTCACGAAAGTCTCTAGCAAGACGATGTCAGCGACAGTTGACAATGGACCTCCAACAATTCCTCTTGCTGATGACTCTGACAAACACTTTTGGCGTTTTCAAGATCAGATAATTTATGAATTGGTTCCGATTGTGCCGAGCAGCGATAGGACACATTACGTTGTCAAAGAAGGTTACAAATCTAACTTCGCGGGTAAGATTGATGGCATGAGACGTGAACAAGTCGTAGATGAATACAAATATAGCACCAACTATGTTAACACTGGAGACCCAGCTTTTATTTGGAGATTCGCTGGTGAAACAGTCGGTACTGATCAATATGGCGTATTTGAGACGCTATTTGATAAGCGAATGAAAGAATATCAGAAAGGAAACATTGACAAAAAAATGAAAGAAGAGGAGAATGTCGAATGTTAGAAAGACTCGTACCCGGTGATCAAGTAATGTGTATTCCCACGGAAAGTGATTATGGATATAAAATTGGTGTTCCTTATGGAGCATGCGGTGAAATCATTGAAGGGGAAGCCGAACATCAAGGCTTAAATTACGACGGCACATCAGTCAAAAAACTTTGTTGTGTAGTAAGATTCGAAAATTATATCTGTCAATTTCATTCGAGTGGTAATTGGTTAAGAGAACGTCCTGGCTTGATGAAAATCACGCCTGATGAAAAGATGAAAGAAGAGGAGAATGCAGAATGTTTGAAAAGCTAGTTCCTGATGACCAAGTTATGAACATACCGTGTGAAGGTGATGTGGCTAACGAGCTTGCTGTGCCGTATGGTGCTTGTGGGATTATAAAATCTGAAGAAGGAATTAAAGAAGGTTATTATTTTAATTCCACAATACGGTATAAACAATATGGTTGTAGTGTTTTTTTCGAGAATTATCCCTCTCCCTCTTCAAGTAAAAATTGGTTCAGAGCCCGCCCTGGCTTGATGAAAATCACACCAGACGAAAATTTGAAATTAGAAGAATCCGAGATAGAACTTGAAAAGGTGAATTAAATGTTTGAAAAGCTAGTTTCGGGTGATCAGGTTATGAAGATACCTGCATATATTCCCGGTTTTACTCCAGCGCCAGCCAGATCGAACGACATCCCCAATGGTGCTTGTGGTATAGTTGAAGAGAGTGAGGCAACTCTTCCTTTTATCTATCCCGAAAAATACTCCCATCAAACGCTATATGGATATGGTTGTTATGTAATTTTTAAAAATCACCCCAATCATGGAAAGGTTTTCTTTTTTCGGCAACAACTCATGAAAATCACACCTGACGAAAAGATGAAAGAAGAGGAGAATGCAGAATGTTTGAAAAGCTAGTTCCAGGTGATCGAATCATCAAAATACCAACCGCAAATGATGAAATGATGGAAGGCGACGAGCACGCACCTTACGGTGCCTCGGGTGTTGTTATGGAAGGTGAATCCGAGATGAATGTAACGGATATCAATGGGTTGGGTGGTACATACAAGAAGTATGGTTGTGTCATTTTGTATGATCGTTATCCGTGTTCATGGTCATATGATAATGCTTGGTTTCGAGTTCGTGCGGGTTTGATGAAAATCAATCCAGATGAAGGATTGATTCAAGAAGAAGAGAAGACTAAATTTTATGGCGAAGATGGAAAACAAAGGCTACTGAATTTAATTAGGAAACGTTGTCAAAAAATCTCTTGACTTGTATAAATACCTATGCTAAGCTGTAAATTCGTTTCCAATTTTAGGAAAAGTTGGTGGTGCGGGAAATCCGCCCTCGTGAGTGGAAATACGTGAAATACACATGCGAGGCTAAATAAACTAATTTAATTATATTGAAAGCAAATTCATAATTTTTTGGAGCAACAAGTGCAAACACTACTGACACTACTTAAACTCTGGTTAGGCTATAAAAGCCTGGGAGGCGTTTTGTCTGAGAGTTTGTGGACTTAAGCTGTAGAAAAACACAAATAAAGACAAAAAGCCTCCGGAGAAATCCCGAGGCTTTTTGTCTTTATATGGGTCCATGATGTTCAACGGCATAGCATGGATGGCTTTTAACCATTTCGTCTCGGTTCGAATCCGAGTGGACCCACCAGAGGACCGCAAGCATTAAGGTGATGCAGTAGGCTTTTAACCTACAGAACAGGGATCATTACCCTGGCGGTCTACCAAAAGAGTTTATGCTCGTGTGGTGGAATTGGTAGACACGTAACGTTGAGAGCGTTATGTCGAGAGGCGTGCAGGTTCGACTCCTGTCATGAGCACCAAAGAAGTAAATACGCCCGATTGGATAAATTGGTAAAGTCGCTACGTTCAGACCGTAGAGTTTGAGGGTTCGAATCCCTCATTGGGTACCAGATTTAGATGTAAATTATAGCCCCGCATGTCCCAAGGCTAGGCGACGATGTCTCCAAAACATTGTGTGTGGAGTTCGATTCTCTACGGGGTTGCCAGATTTAAAGATTGGGTGATACAATAAGGACGGCTGGGCTGTCAGTGGGCTGTAAACCCGCTCCTATTAGGCACGAGGTTCGATTCCGTCTATCACCCACCAGTTTAAGGAGAGAAAAGTGGAAGTCACTTGTTGGTATTTAGATGAACAAAGGTTTGTTGATTATTGTCCTCGCATGAGATGGGCGTATAACATTATCATCTTTGTTGATGGTATGTGGTATCGAGGTACAAGTTATAGAATGAAGTATGGTGATGAATAATGAGTCGGCGGTCAAGTGGGAGAGTGACGTTTGTCTGTAAAACAAATCCTTCGGGTGAATAGGTTCGAATCCTATACGGCTCACCAACAATTGCGCGGTGGTGTAAGATGTAGCATGATGGTCTCATAAGCCATCGATCCTGGTGCGAATCCAGGCTGCGCAACCAAATTGAATTGCGACATGGAGAAGTGGCTGTCTCGTCGGGCTCATAACCCGAAGGTCCGAAAGGCATAGGGCGTGTTCGAAACCGTCTGTCGCAACCAAACAATCGCGGGATAGTAGCAGCCCGGTAGCTCGTCAGGCTCATAACCTGAAGGTCGTGGGTTCAAATCCCACTCCCGCAACCAACATAATGCCTAATATATTAGGCATTAAATGATATAACGCTCAAAATATTAGGCATTATGGGATCGTGGATAATGTAAATTGGCACAGCTATTAGGCTCAAACCCTAAACCCTTGTGGGTTCGAATCCCACCGATCCTACCAATTGACAAGCATTCTTCCCTATGATATCTTATATCAAATAGGAGAATATTATGCACGTAACTGAATTTTTAAAGATTCCTCATGTGAAGGATGACGAACCTAGACCAGAAACGGGTTACTTTACATGGACACCTGACATTATGGTTCCAAAACAATTTTTGGTTCCATGTATACCAGGAATTGAAGGCGAAATTCCTTTTTATAAATTGATTAATGACGAGAAGGTGGAATTTTCTGCTGAATATCAAAATGAAAAAGCAAAGGATTATCCATGTTTTTTAGGGTATGTCTTTATTAAAGAGAATGGAATTTTTAATTTGAAAACCGTTGCTATTGAAAGATAATGGGAGTGTGACGTAGGTAAATTGGCACAGCCACACCGCTTAAGACGGTGCGTTCTTGAGGGTTCGAATCCCTCCACTCCTACCAATCCATGGGATCGTGGATAATGTAAATCGGTACAGCTACGACTCTTAGAAAGTCGCCCTTTGTGGGTTCGAATCCCACCGATCCTACCACTTGACTTTTCTGTTTCCTTGTTATATACTATAGTCAACAGAGGAAAATAAATGGAAAAGCCAGTCCGTCCAACGAAACCGAAATTTAAAAACCGGTTTATCCAAAGCAACATTCAACCGTTATTAAACTGATCGTCAAAGATGATACTGAATATAAATTAGTCAGTTTTGAAGATGTTAAAGCTCATAATTTCGATTATGAGTTTCTGGACAATATAGATGTCTCTATATTACCACTCCTTCCTTATTCAGCTACCTGCTCTCTATCTGAAATAAAACTTTTCATATTTGATATGGGCTATGATGATTCAACTGGTTATTTTGCGGTTGAGTTTCCAACGAATTTGACAGATGAAGAATTCACTCAAGCAATGGATGAATACAATAAAATATTGAAGCAACAAGAATACGAAATGCTTCAATATAAGATTGATCTGGCTGAGTATGGAAAGGAAAGAGCGTTGTATGATTTCGAAACCGCAAAAATAGCTTACGACAACACGTTAAAAGAGTAAATTATGCATATTTCAAATTTTTTAAAAATACCTCATTATAAACCAATTAATTCTGTTGATAGGGCACCGGTAGGGAGATATTTTACATGGACGCCAAAGGCTATCATTACAGGCGTTTTTTGTGGTATTCCATTTTCAATGCCATTCGCGTCGGAAAATGAAGATTTTTCGGCAAAATATCAAAATGAACGTGCTGCTGCTTTTCCAGTTTTTCTAGGATATGTATGGTTTAAAGCAGATGATGACGCAATAATCGAACTACGAAGTCTTGGAATAGAGAGGTAATTTATGGCACTCGCCGCATATTCTGTACCTATTTTCGAAAGTGAAAGAGGTTGGGGTTCTAAGATTGATGACTACATGATTTGTCTAACCCTCCCAGCCGCTAAAGCATGGGCTAAAGACTTCAACAGTCGTAATACGGCGCTAACTGCACCTGATTGGTATCAACAAGCTCTTGATGATGACATTCTACTCATTGAAATTACAGAAGCGCAACTAAGAGCATTGGAAGCTGAAGTTAATCAAAGAATGCGGATAAGTTATCTGGCGGAGATTAAATAATGGAAGCGAATCTGATGTCACCAACCCAACTTCGGGCGCTCGCGAATGAGTTGGAACAAAAGGATAAAATCGTCGCAACCGCACAATTACACTATGATTTACATCTGGTCGATTGTAAGAAATGTAATTTCGAGCCTATGGACGAATGGGTTACTTGGGGCAAGATAGAGAAACAACTTGAAATTATTGAAAACTATTGCTTCACGAATTTAGTCATGCCAACAGGCACCAGATTCGTTGCATACTACTACGATGGTGCCCGTCAGTGGTTTGACGATGAAAACTTTGGCGTTGAAGAACAAACCGATGAATGGGCTATTCTACATTTAACAGATATCAAATACGTTAAATAATTAAACCCCTTTTTCTTCCTTTTTAAATACATCAAGAGGTTTACCGTGTTTCTTGAGCATCTCAATGTAATATTGGGCGCGCTCCTTTTCTACTTCTTCATCCCTGAAATCCTCTTCTTTTTTTGGATAATAAATTCCATCCTTCTGTTCCCAATGGTATCGATTCCGGGATAGAGGCGAAAGCACAGAAATCTTTCCATCAATCGCTTCGATATCCTGAACGGTTATAGGAACCGGATTCGACAATTGGTGTGGCGCAAGATAAGGTCCAAAAACTATTGGATGAGAATAATCTGCTTGGTATGGAGTGTAAAACTCAGGACCATTAAATGTAGCATCTGGAAATTCAAAGAAGTTGTTGACTTCGTTTTTCTTGATACGAATGAAGCGATATTTACCGGTACGAGCTTCTTCGATGTAATCCAAATCATAAGGAACGAAACCTTTATCTGCTAGATATGCTACCATGTCAGGCGTACTATCAAAAGTCACACTTCGGTGACGTTCCGTTTTACCTTCCTTAATAGGAATCAATAAATCTAGTGTTTTTTCTGGTATGATACCAGCAAGTTTTTGCCATTCGATTATTGTTTTTTGAAGTTGCTTAGCAGCGGCGAGCCGTTGTGCTACTTGCTCTTCAAATGATTCTTCAAGAAATAATTCTTCAAGAGATATACCTTTTGGTAATTCAGTTACTTTTGAACCATGACCTTTAGAATTACAACAATAATTGAAGGTTTTTGCCATCGTTTCCGTGTTTGCTTCGGTTGGGGGCTTCATGTGACATAGTGCGTACAATATTCTGTTCCATATCTTCTTGATTTTCATGATGTTTTCTCCATACAATCTGTAATCTTGTTATTTATAGCCTAAAAAATTAGACATACCAATCCTTGACAAAGGTGTAAAAGTTAGGTAGAATTCCATCGATCCTACATTAAAGAGGTTAGAATGGGCACAAGAAAAGTTGTAATAATTACGGCGGTCATTAGTTCGTTGGTGACGTTTATGGCGTTCTTGCCAATGATTAGCTTTCCAGGAGTCGCGCGTTCAACCGCATCAAGTTGCGGACATGAAACTGGACAGATAAAAGAACTTGAACGATATGGTTCTGTTACAGTCAAATACGATACGCCGCCATCTTATCAACGCGAATTAGGAAAATGGTATGCTTCTTTTTCTACTTCATATCATCAAGAAGTACAAATTTCTGCCGACGCACGAAAGCCGACCTTGTGTGAAGCTGTTGATACACTGTATTACAAGGTTATGGAATACCCAATGAAACCCGTTAACGATTAAGGAAATAAAATGTCTAGTTTTGACCCCAGGTTTTTGAATCGCCATCTATTCGTTTTTAACCCCGAAGACGACGGCGCCGCTAGTTTGAACATCTTAACTGAACATTTCGCGTACAGTCCTCTTGAAATCCTTACGCATCAAGAGATTACGCTACAATCCACGCATGGTAGTTCTTCAACTTTTGCTTTTCCAGGATTTTTGACTCCTGAAAAATTACGCAAACTTGCTGATGAATTGGAAAAGGTTCGTAATGAAGCAATCGATCTGGCACAGGTAATGATTGACAAGACCCACTAACCTCTGTACAATGTTCATACTTAAACCTCTAGGAGTAATGAAAATGTTGTGTCCGACACTGAACAAGGTTCGTAAGCAAGTGGTTGATTTCAATCCCCACGACCAGGAACATCTGAAGGCATTTGCAATGTTGAGCCTCGGTAACAAAGACGAGCGGGGTAACATTCACGTCAAGCAACATTCAACGCTTCGATTCCATCTGGAAACTCCGTTTGTGAGTATTCCGGACATGATGAACAACGTCATTGGTCATGAGTACTTGAAGCTTAAGCAGGCTGTGTAATAGCCGACATTTATTAGGAGAATTTAAATGGCAGATCATCGTTTTCATGTGGTAGTAGATTTGGTTGGTACTGAGCCGACCGAAATCGACGCTCTTCTAATGAAGGGTCGAGAACACAATTTCACCGGTTCCGGTAAAGGGTTTGTGCGCAACTCCCGTGACTACGAATGGGGTTACACGCTCCATAAGGATGCTATCCGTGCTGCCCGACGTTTCTGGAAGCTTTTGGGTGTTCATAATGAGAGACATGCAGCGGTCTACATTCGGCACAATGGCATGTTGGAAGTGGTTTGGAATGATGAAGTTAGTAATGCGCCGGGTGTGATTCCTGCCTCTCAAGGTTCATCGTGGTTGAAAAGGCTTGCGATGGCACTCGTTTCTTTCAGGAAGACGACGCAAAATGCAGCCACACGTTAAAGACGTTATTGATGGAATGGAGAAAGGTTGGGAAGCCTGTCCGCACCAGTTGTTTAATAAATTGGTCGAAGGAAGCCCAACCGCACCCACGGCTTGTTGTGCAGTTGGACACTATCTGTTAGGATCGACTGGAGAAGCAAAAGTCTATATTCAAACCATCAAATCAAACACATGGTCACTTCTCTGTCATATTGTTGAATTGAATAATGAGAAAGGCATGACGACGCCCCAAATCATTGAACTATTAAGGAAAGAAAATGAGTAATCCCCTACGAGATCGACATGGTCAGTTGCTTGGAACTCTACATCAGGAAAATGGTTATACTGTCATTCGTGACAAGCACAACAACAAGCTTGGTGCCTACAACCCAAGAACCGATGACACCCGCGATGCCAATGGACGTTTGATCGGCAGAGGGGATTTATTGGGAACTCTTCTAAGGGGTTAAATGTGAATCCTGAATTTAATTTTGACTATTGGTCAAAACTTTTCAAGGAAAATTCGGAAGAGTTTGAACGTAGACGAAAGGAAGAAATTGAGAAAGTCATTAACGCTGCTTCGACTGAAGAATCGAAGCAACGATTGCGTCAATTGCAGTGGACAATTGATGCCGAAAGATCGACAAATGGGTCGCCTCTTGGAGCAACGATTAAGATGTATCGAAGAATGTGGGATAGTTTCATGAAATTGAATGGAAAACTACAAGAGTTGACGGGTAATGATGTGTCATCCCCTGCGGTGGTCCGCGAGGCTAATGTGTTAACTTTTATAAGGAAACAAAAATGAAGATATTTTTATTGGATATTACAGATGATGAGTTTGGGAGAATGCCCTATGGTAGGACACACTCTATTTTGGTTAGAGCAAAAGATGAAATAGCCGCTCGTCAAATGGCTTTTGAAGCACAAGGAAATGGTTTTTATGCTGATGCATTTGTAGACCCTCTGCGCACGACTTGCCTCCATGTCGCTGAATGTGGAGAAAACGGAGTGATTCATGAGTTTTCATGGGGTGACGCATAATTTTATCAACTACTAGTAAGTTGGAAATTAAAATATTAATTATGTAAATATTGTAAAACATGTCTCACGAAATGCGCGGAGGAAGTGTAAAATGAGAATGCTAACTCTATTTCTACTAGTAAGTTTTCTTACAGCTTGTGGTAAGCAAGGTGAGCAAGGAAAACATATTGGTATGACTATTAAACCATTCATGATCGGTAACGAAAAATGCGAATCGATTACCGATGAATATGAATTCAGTGCTCAACATTGGGTACATTGTCCTAATTCCTCTCGCAACGATTCTTCATTCATATATCACTACATATATCACTAAAAAGGAATAGTATGCCAATAGATATGAGTTTTGTTCATTCCGCTGAGTTTAAAGCAAGCGAAGCTGGTAAAACATATTGGAATGAACGTATGGAAAAAGAGAAACTAGAGTGCGCCCGACAAGTCCGATTGGAAAGAGAAAACTTGCATCTCAAAATGCAAGTTGCTGAACTAACTAAGCCAAAACCCACTGTTCATTATGTTCTCGTAGAGCCTTGGGCTGTGTACGTCAAGGAAGGCGAATTCTTTAAATCCCAAGGTGGATTGGAAGAGGAATGGGGAATGCGTTGGGTTCCTGTCATGGCTGGAAGTATCGAAGAAGCTCACGAAATGGGCGTTAAAATGAGAGGAAAACAGTAATGTCAGCTATTGTTGATTTTTATACCGATGATGGAACCAATCCTTCGAGCAAAACGCTAAAGGATATCCACGCTTTTTCTTCGGAAGAACTTGAATATCATCATGATTACATTCAATGGATTTTTCCGTTGAATGAAGAGAGTCGAGCGGTCCCAGGATCACCTGTATTGACAGATGATGACATCAATGAACTGTTAGACAACCTGAAAGTAGAAGGAAGATTGTTTAAATCTCTCGTTCTAATGTGTCGTTTTTATGGATTTAGAGTCGCCACACCTGATTATGATTTGGTTGAAATTGATGTTGACCCATATTCACCAGAGTTCAAGCTTGCAGCAGAAAACTGGTTGACTCCCTTTAACCACAATTATCTGCGCTTGACCAGGATTTTGAAGTCGCTTTGCCTTCTTGGTTATGAAGATTGGGCATTCAGTCTGTTTCGTACTCTCCAGGTTGTATACGTTTCACACAACAAGATCATCGGAAAACGAACATACGAGTTTTGGTGTGATGCAGTTGACATGCCAAGCGAACCGAGCTAACCATGATTTACAATATCCATTATACGAGACCGAAATGGAATGACGGATGCTTCGCTATTCGAGCGTTTGGGGAACTTAATGTAATTGAGGCATTCCTTGTTTGGCAAGGACAGCACACCAACAAAGTAGACGGTATTGTTGCACTCAAGGAATCGAATGGTCGAAGTCTCATAATGGTCGAAACACCTACTGGTGAGAAGCTCTTTTCGTTCCAGGATGTATATAAATACTTTACCGAAAACGGCTTGTTTTACATATGAGAGGCAATTGCTACGTTACTAGCGAAGCATTGTTTCATTTGATTGGCGGCAAGAAGGCTGATTGGAAGCCGATGAGAATGCGGCATGAAAATGATACTCACTGGTTTTTAAAGCACGAAAATGGTATGATTTTTGACGCGACTGTGTTACAATTCAAATCCGTACCAGATTATAGTAAGGCTCGTGATGGTGGATTTCTAACGAAACAACCATCAAAGCGAGCAAGAGAATTGATGCAAAGGTTGGTATTTCAAAAGTAATGCCAGTGTGGTGGAATGGTATACACGCTAGTCTTAGGAACTAGTGGCGAAAGTCATGGAGGTTCGAGTCCTCTCACTGGTACCAAGGAAGTTGTGTTGTCATGGCTTTAACTGTCTCAAAGATTTGTAGACGGACAGTGTTCTACGAGTCGAAGCCAACTGTAATACGTACCCCGTCAAGTCCCGGTACCAGGACTATAGGATAAAAGTTTGGATTATCATAGCTGAAAAAGGGGGCTATGGAGTAGGTGGATTTTGGAATCCCAATGCAATCCTGACAACACAGCTTCCCCAAATTTACTGTACAGCAAATATGAATATATTAGAAAAACTCAAAACCAGATTTCATCCTAAAATAGCATTTCCCGATGAAATTTCCCGTGAAGCTCATGAAACCATCGTAGTTCTCAAACGAGCACTAGAACGATCCCGTATCGCTCTTGATGATTGGCTCAACATTTATGCTTCCGAATTTTGCAATGAAAACAGAGTCGCCGAAGCTAGGAAACGAGTTCATGAATTCGGTACAATAGCCTACATAGCCGATACACAAGAAGAAAATCGCAATGCTCTCAAAATAGTAACCAATGAAAAAATTTGAAAGACTTCAACCTAATGATATGGTTATGAAAATTCCAGGTCCATCTTGTCCTGGAATTTTCTTCGATACTGAAGGCATCCTCGATGGTACCTGTGGCACCGTCATTGAAGGTGAAGGTGATTTAACCTATTGGGATCATTTAATGGTTCCGTATGTCGGTTATGGTTGTTACGTTCACTTTCCTACTTGTCCATCTCCCAGTGAAAAAGGATGGTTCGTTAATCGTCCGCGTTTAATGAAAATCACTCCAGGTGATGATATCACGGACGATATACACGCGGATGACACACCTTTTTATCCTCCCGTAAAAAGAGTCGAAGAACCTTTGACAGTTGAATAAACTTCTGATAGAATGCTCAACCAACAGTGGAGTATTCTATGAAACGAAATATCTTAATTGAGTATCGCGATCAAAACGACGACAAAATTGACCATTCCAGAATCTTAGAAACAGAAATTCCGAAGCTGTGGCAAGTGGTTCGCCCCTTTCATACTATCAATGGGTTAGTTCGTTGGTATATTACCCGAGTTCTTGTTTTTAAAGAAGATTGGGATATAATCGATCACGTTGAGGTTATGGTTGAAGACCTTGGACATCGTCTAGATTATGACTTTTACGATCTTGAACCAGCATACTACTACGCTTCTTAAAGACCTAATCTTGGTATCTTATGAACAATAGATCAAACGGTGGTAGAGCCTCAAGAAAAATTAATTTTGACCAAAAATTTTTTAACAATAGAACTCCGATAACTGCTTATTGGTCTGGATTTTTATTAGCTGATGGATGTTTAGAGGATAAAATATATAAAAATAGGAGATATAATCGCCTATCGATGTCATTGGCGGAAATGGATAAAACACATCTTGAAATTTTCTGCGATCACATACAGTATAACAAAAGCCATTTATATAAAGAAAACAAGAAAGTAGGTCAAAATAAATATATAGTTAGTTTGTATTGTAATGGTATTTCTGAAAGTTTAAAATATTGGGGAATTGTACCACGTAAAACTTATAATTTCGAACTACCTGAAGTAAATGGTGAACTCCTACCAGACTTTTTAAGGGGTTGGTTTGATGGAGACGGTAATCTAAATTGTAAGAATTGTCCTCGTTTTAGAATAACTGGAAACAAAGAAGCTTTACAATGGTACGCCAACTCTCTCGTTCGATTGGGCTTCAATGAAAAGATAAGCTTTGAATTACCAAAGAATAAAATATGGGGACGGCTTTACATCGATGGTAAAGATAAAGTTAGGCAAATATTAAAATTAATTAATGCGGCTAATGATCTAAAATTACATCGGAAGTACGCTGTTGAATTAATTTGATTTATTTAAGCCAAGGGCGAATAATTCCTTCCGCTTCCCAAAGCGCGCAGCACATGTGTGAGGTTACATCCATGTTTATGTCTTTATGTAAACAACGATGAATTTCAGTTACGGTGATCTTTCCTGGGAGGGTGATTACATCATATTCTTTGGCTCGTTCCATTTCGGTTGATCCTTGGGGGTCACGACCACCTTGCTCGTTTAATTCTTTGGAAGAGACTTTCTTTCCTTCGAGTTCAACAAATCGACAATTGCCACAGTTTGTCCCGACTAGCGGCTCTTCTTTTGCTTCTTCGATAATGTCTTTAAATTGATTGAGTTTCATGTGATTTACCTCTAAATTTTCTATACATATTATCACTGATTGTATAGTCTTTCTTCCTACCAAAATTTCTGACGAAACCAAAACGCCTGTAAAATTTCAATAGGCGTCCTTTGGAAGTTGTTCCCATACGGTCATCTTTGATGGCGGTAGACAGAGTCAACTGGAAGCCATATCTATCGGCGTAACGAATCAGTTCTTCCATTGCTTGTGATCCGATTCCTTGTTTGCGTTTATCTTTCGGAACGATCAGAAGATTTAGTTTTAAATTTCCATTGCTTGATTGCCAAACGTCGAAGTCCACCAACCCGAGGCGGTGTTCAACTTCTTTCGCCCATGCCCGAGTTTCCTCTGGTGTAGGACGAGCTTGCATTTCAAACAAATCTACTATCTTCATTTCCAATCACCTTGCTTCCGAATTCTTTTGATTATTTCTACCGTTTGATGACGATCTATTTCAATAGCACCATGTATTAGAGCCAATCCACGTTTCGATTGACAGATGTCATAATGAGGCGTTTTATGATTCTGAAACCACTTGCGTCGAACACCAATTTTATCTGCCATAGCATGAAGTTCTTCGGGTGTATCCGCCAACATGTGGCACATCAACATACGTCGGTAGGCATTTCTTGCGTTATCAACATAGACAGCCATTTGTAACTCCAGTATACATTATTTAGCAATAAATAGGGCATGAGAGGATAAAACATGCACTTTTCCGAATTCATCAAAGAAGAACCACAACAATTAGACGAACTCAATTTAAAACAAGCTGCTGCTGGAGCGAGCTTGCTTGGTGCTCTCGGAATGGATGGTCTTACTAATCCAGCCTATTCAATGACACCACAAGAGCAATATCGTCAGGATATGGCAATCGCTATTGCTAAACATTATCGTATTAACCCAAATGAAGCAAGAGAAATCGTAGACGCTGCTCATACAGAAGGTGACCCGGTATTTCCAAAGCCACATGATTTATTGGCACTGACTGGCGTTGAATCGAGTTTTAATAAGAACGCAACTCCTCAATATTCTAAGAAAAAATATCCAGAGACTCATGCTCGTATTCAGAGAGACACACCTTATGGTTTGTTGCAAGTTCGTCCTGGTCTTTGGAAAGTTCCAACAGGAGGGCTTTCAACCATAAGGGGACAAATTCACCACGGCAAAAAAGTCCTGAAGTACTACTACAAGAAATTCAAAGGTGATAAGATCGCTGCTATGAATGCTTATCACATGGGCGAAACTGATTATCGTAAGCATGGAGCAAGTCCGGAATACACACAAAAATATCAAGCCGAGATAGAACGTCAAAAACAGGCTCGATTGGCTCAAAAACAGACGCGTCTGAAGCAACAGCAAACACAGAGACGTTAAATGAAAATTAGTGAATTTTTAATAGAGTCAGTTAATATTCTTGATCCCAAAACTGTTAAGAAAATAACAAATCAAGAATTTCATCTGGTTACTAACAGGGCAGAACTCGGCTCTGGATTCTACAACAAAGTATACGTTGCAGATCAATTTAGCGTCAACAAAGTGGTGGCTATTGGACAGCATCCTCAAAACAATGGCTATCTTCGATACATAAATGAGGTTCTCAACGCCAATCATAATCGATACTTGCCTCAAATATTTAACGTATCAATGTTTGACGGTGATCCTGAAACAGATTTCAGAAAATATTATGTTGTTCAAATCGAACGATTACTACCTGTGGAAGATATTTCTGAAGAAGAAATTCTTCAATTATTAGAACAAACATTTGGTCATCGATTAACGTCTAAAGAAAAAGCAGAAATACGACAAAAATCAAAAGAATGGGGAAATGAATGGTTCTCTAGTAGCCCTTATTTTGAATATTTAGTTAGATATATCGATTCTTCTATTTTAGGATATCAAAATCGTGATCCATTATTAAAAAGCGTAAAAAAGACCAGCGATACGATGGCGACATTCGTTAATCCAGAACTAAAAAATGCAATACGCATAATGAAAAAGTTCAAAAACAACTCTGGTTTGCGTTCCGATCTTCATCTACACAACATCATGTTCCGCCGTTCTCCATATGGCATTCAAATGATTTTCACCGATCCATTTCACGACTAAATAAATCTCTTGACTTGTTCATTTTAGTATGCTACAACAATAGATGAACAACGTCTTCATTCGAAGACACAACAAGATATCCAAGGAGATCCTCATGTTCAAAAGTATCGTTTTGGCAGCAATTCTTGCTGCATTCGCAGTAAATCCAGTTCTCGCAGTTAGTATCAGCAATGACGAAGTATTGGATGGTAACAAGAAAGTCGTCAAGCTAAACAGCGTTTACCCAATGCATGATGGTGTTGGTGGGGGTGGTGTTGGTGGTTCAAGTGGTAGTGCAGCAGGTTCTGCTGGTTCCGCTGGTTCCGCTGGATCAGCCGGTTCGAGCGGTGGTAGTACAGGTGGTTCCACTGGTGGTTCAAGCGGTAACGGTTGCGGAGGTAAGTAATCATAAAACCCGTTGTCGCCTCTTGACAACGGGTTTTACATTTGATAGAGTCGAAGAGTTAGCAGTAACTAACGAGAAAACTTCATAACACATAGGAGAGAAAAACATGAAGAAGGTAATTTTAGCCGTCGTAATGGCGGTATGTTTGGGATCAGTAACATCATTTGCTACCAACAATGGAGTTGGAAACGACTGTCAAGGTAACTCTTGTGGTGGTCAAGGTGGTCAAGGTGGTCAAGGTGGTGGCGGTGGAAATGCAAACAATGCTGTAACCAACACCAATACCCTAAACAACACGTTGCATAATACCAACACAAACGTCAATGCGAATACCAACAGTAATCGCAACGACAATACAAACGTTAATGCGAATACCAACAAGCAAGGTCAGATTCAAGGTCAAGGACAGCTTCAGGGTCAGAGCGCTGACAACAATGGTAACAACTGGTCTTACACAAACAATGAACCTCGCGTTGCCGCACAGGCAGCTAATGTTCAATTGTCCGTGTCTAACCTAACTTGTGGCGGAACAGCCGGTGTTGGTGTTTCAACCCCAGGACTTGGTGTTTCTGGTGGTTTTAGTTACGAGTTCGAGCATTGCGTTATGATTCAAGACGCAGTAACTTTTAAGGCGCTAGGTCATAACGCAACAGCCGATCAACGTCTTTGCGCAAGCAAAGCTAACCGCGAAGCTTTCAAGCGTAGTGGTGAAGTGGTTTGTAAGGGCTACGACGAAAATGATAAGGCTGATCTAGGTGTTCCAGCCTCCGCAGTCAAGAGTGCGCCAGCAGCAACTACAGCTAAAGTAGGTCGTTCTTAATTCGATCTAAATTGGTCAAGAAATCGAAAAGACTAGGTTCCGACCTAGTCTTTTTCTTTTGTAACTTGACTTCTTAATTGGTCCTTGATACAGTATAGTCTGCTGCCATTATGCCTCCTTAAGCAAACATTGGCAGATTCGGGTGGGGTGACCATTTGGGGGTCGCCCCATCTTTCTTATAATAAAAAGAACAAAGGAAAATAATAATGAAAAAGTTAGAATCTCCAGGTGTTCCAGTAGCAGTTGGTGGATATGACCCATGGTGGGAACCAGTTTCTAAAGGTATCTACGTGGCATCGCGCGCTAGTATTCCAGCGCGCTCTGCTATGTGGCGTGAACATCGTCTCCATGGTTGGGATATCATTTCAACTTGGATTGATGAAGCCGGTGAAGGCGAAACAGAAAGTTTCGATGAATTATGGCTTCGAATTTCTCAAGAAGTTCAATCTTGTGAATACTTTATTTTATATGCTGAAAAAGAAGACTTTCCATTAAAAGGAGCTTTGATAGAGGCTGGCATGGCTCTTGCCTATAATAAGCCGATTATCGTTGTGTTAAATTTTGAACCTGAAGGTAGGACATTTCGTCCTATTGGTTCTTGGATCACACACCCATTGGTTCATATTGTTAAAACTGTTCAAGACGCTTTGGATATGACTCATGGTCTTACTACGCATCGATATTATGATGATACGACATGGGCTACTACGCGAAATATGGATAATGATATTAAAGTGTGGGCGGAAGAATTAGCCGAAATTCAACCAATAAGAGTTGACATAATGAAGAAATAGGGAGTACACTTTTGTCGTCATTCATTAAAAGGAGTATGACCATGAAAAAATTTCTCCTGATTGCTGTGCTTGCTGTTGGTTTATCTTCCGTTGCTTTTGCTGACGATCAAACTCCAGATCATTCCATTAATGGTGATGATCACTCCGGAGAATCTCCGCATTGGTCTCCTCCGAATCCCAATGAACCTAATACTCCAGAAAACACTATGATGCGTTATTGTCTCACCATTGGTGTAAGAGCAGCCTGGGGCGCCCAAGCTCGCTTTTTAGGTGCTCCCGCAGTTTTCAAATACATCCCTGAAGCACCACTCAAGAAGATGTTCATGGGTTACGATGAAAATATCCCGACCGATGGCATCTATGTCCTTGATGAATTGAATCTTGATCAACGGCAGAAATATGAAGAAATCGCCTTTTACGGCTGGAAACAAGCCGATAAGTGGGTTCAAGAAGGTAGGGAGCGTGTTGATTATGAAGTTCTTTCCGCAATTTTTTATGATGGTTGTAAGAAAGAATTGACATCTGATGTCAAGTAATATATACTGATATCATCATTGATAACCTGTTGGATAGACCGACAGACAACATTTTTAGGAAGGATTTTCCTATGCTTTTTACCGATAATCGTGTCCTTGACACAGACAGTTACAAAAACACACATGACATTCCTGGCGCAAGCATGTATCCACCGGGAACAGAATACTTCTCTCATTATTTTGAATCCCGTGGTGGTCTTTACACCCACACTGTTTGGTTCGGTCTTCAGTACATTCTGAAGAAATATCTCAGCGTTAAGATTACCGCTGAGATGGTCGAACAAGCCAACAAATGGGTCAATAAGCACATTGGACCCGATGTTTTCAACCGTCCTGGTTGGGATCGTATAGTAAACAAACATGGTGGTTATTTTCCTGTAATCATCAATGCTGCTCCGGAAGGTTTGGTCATTCCGACGCACAACGCATTATTCACAGTCGAAAACCTCGATCCAGAATGCCGTATGTTCGGTTCGCACCTTGAAACTCAATTGACCCGAGTTTGGTCGCCGACAACTGTTGCCACTCGTTCTTGGTTTGCCAAACGTATCATCGAGCGTTATCTGGAAGACACTGGCACTCCTGGTGGTATTGGCTTCGCTTTGAATGACTTTGGTGCCCGAGGCGTCAGTTCATTCGAAAGTGCTGGTATTAATGGTGCTGCTCACCTTATTAACTTCTTTGGTTCGGATACGCAGACTGGCGCTGCCATGTTGATGGACTTCTACAACCACGATGGTAAGATGGGTGTTGATGATGATCAGGAAGTACCTTCATATTCTGTACGAGCTACAGAACACACTACCATCATTACATGGGGTAAGGAACATGAACTGGATGCTTATCGCAACATCATCGAAAAGGTTGCGAAACCCGGCTCAATCGTTGCGTGCGTTTCTGACTCCTACGACATTTTCAATGCCTGCCGTATGTGGGGTGTTGATCTTAAGGAGCAAGTTATCAAATCGGGTGCCACTCTAGTTATTCGTCCTGACTCTGGTGACCCATCTACCGTTGTTCTGAAGTGTGCTCAGATTCTTGAGGGTTACTTTGGCACCACAATGAACGTCAAGGGTTACAAGACTCTTAATTACGTCCGTCTGATCCAAGGCGATGGCATCAACGAAAATAGTATTCGTGACATTCTTCAGACTCTTAAGGCTCATGGTTACAGCGCAGACAACGTCGTTTTCGGTATGGGTGGGGCTCTGCTTCAGCAGGTTAATCGCGACACACAGAAGTTTGCCTATAAGTGTAGTGCTACCAAGCGTGTTGGTGAAAGCTGGAAAGGTTACAGTAAAGACCCGATCACCGATCCGGGCAAGCGTTCGAAGGAAGGGCGTCTGACTCTGATCCGCAAGTTTAACGGAGACTATGCGACAGTCACTATTGAGCAAGCATTCGGTCATGAAAAAATCTTCCGTCCTGTTTGGAAGACTGGTGAATTGCTAGTTGATATGACTCTGGCGGAAGTCCGAGCCAATTCAAACCTGCCGATCAAGATGTAAACATATGCAAAACTTTCCATATAGTCCCTACCATCATTTCGATTGGAAACCGGTAGGTACTAAATTATACTTCTTCGGAAACAAGCCCGAAGGCAGATACGTCAAAAGACGTGCCTGTATTCGGGCGTCATATGTCGGTGGTTGTATAACCAAGTACGGTTTTAATGTTTCAATATCTCGAAATTCAAAATGTCTGGATCGTAGTTTTATCATACGTCATTGTGGCGGTAGTTTAAAAGAAGCTCTTCGAGAAAGAGTGTCAGGGATGGCAGCGGAACGTGAATATCAGGAAATGATAAAAACAAATGCTTGAAAAGACTCTCATTGCCTATATTTTACAGTTGGCATTAAATTACACTGGAAATCCGCCATTGCCAGCGGATTTTCCTATTCCTCAACTAGAATTCGTTTCGGTTGAAACATTGGTTTTAAAGTCGTGTGAATATGCCACACCAGAACAAATGCCTAAGTGCTTAAAGTATTATGGCAGTCGTAATATGGTTGGATTGTATGATCGATTTCGTCCTAAATTTTATATTGTGGACAAGCTTGAACAAAGATTAAAAAATAAAGAACCATATGCTGTTGGAGTTGCTTTGCATGAATTTGTACATTTTTTACAAATACACTACAAACATCACGACAATCCCGTTATTAGTTCTGCTGAATTAAAAGAAGACGAAGAAGAAGCATATGCTATAGAACGACGATTTATCAACTCAGCAATGGAGAGGTAATTATGGCTAGCCCTAAAGGATATAGAAAACTAACCCGCACCGAAGCCGAGGAGATTCAGTTTCATAACCTCAAGAGGTTGATGAACAAAGTACGCGCCCATATCGGCTTTTGGGAGAATACCGGTAATCCATGCGATGAAACGGCGTTGACTTACCCACAGACAGTTGAAGTAAATTTAGCGATGCACAGGGAATACTTTGAGATGCTCCGAGATGTTTCCCGGGACCATCCACACAAAGAAAGTCCAAAACTAAGGAAGTGCCATGGAAATTATAACAAGAAAGCAAGCGCGTGATCGTTCTTTGAATGTCTATTTCACTGGTAATCCATGTAAATATGGACATATAGCTTGTCGTAATACAACATGTGGAAATTGTGTCGAGTGTATCTCAATCCACAATAAGGAATATTATTGGGAAAATATTGAAAAACGAAAAGAAGCATTCAAAGATTGGATGAAAGAAGTAGATTACCCATCTTATAAAAGATGTTATTACCAAAGAAATAAGGAAAGGATAAAAGCGCAACAACGAGAAAGAAACTTGATGTACAATAGAAAAGGTATTTCTTTTTCTAATAATTGGGCGAAAAAATATCCTTCGAGAGCCGCAGCAATAGAGACTCGAAGGCGAGCGCGTCTTTTGAACGCAATACCACTATGGGTTGATCATTCTAAAATTCAAAAAATTTATGATTTAGCAAATCAAATAACCAAAGAAACCGGAATTAAACATGCTGTCGATCATATCATACCGTTATATGGAAAAGACCCAACAACCCAGGAACATAATGTTTGTGGATTACATGTAGATATCAATTTACAAGTATTAACAAAATCACAAAATAGCATTAAATCGAATTTTTATATAGTGAGTTAATATGGGTTGCCTTAATTCAGAGGGACAATTCTCTCATTACTTTGGAAATATTCATCTATCGGGTCCGTGTAACCGTGCCTGTTATTTTTGTGTGGGACAATTCATGATGGCTCTCGACTCACTCAACAATCTCGACACCTTCCCACTCAAGAATCTTGATACTTTCGTCGCCCAACTGGTTGAAAAAGGTGTCGATGAAGTCAATGTGACAGGATCAAATACTGATCCACTCTTGTATAAACATACTTTACAACTCAAGCAATACCTGTTAAGATACATACCGAACTTGAAGTTTGGCATCAGAACGAATGGTGTACTTTCGTTGCCTCGTTTTGATATCATGGATTTATACGACAAAGGTAGCATTTCCGTTACGACTTTCAATAAGGATTTGTATGTTAAAACAATGGGTATGGGTACTCCTCCACCCCTTGCTGAGATTGCTAAGCGATTTGCTCCAAGGCGTCTTAAGACAAATGTTGTTTTATGTCCTGAGACTGTTTCAAGTGATGATATTTTTAACACTCTGGCTGTATGTAAAGACGCGGGAATAAAGGTAGTAAATTTGCGAGAACCATACGGGCAACCGCATATAGGCGACCCCTGCGCTGGTAAGTTGTCGTTGAAAGGAATTCACCTTGGTATGCCATTTTATGACTACCACGGAGTTGAAGTTACGTATTGGGATGTTCATTATGTTGAAGTTGAAAGCATAAATTTATATGCCAATGGGGTCATAAGTACGACTTACCCCGTGACTAAAGGTCATGATCCCGTGGCTGGAATTGTTAAAGGACAAGAGAATTTTGTTAAAAGTGGTCGTGTGACCAAACAATGGTTAAAAGTTAAAGAAGAGGTCTGTCATGGAAACTGAGATTGTTAAAGAACTTGTAGCACCAGTAATTCCCGTAGAAAATACGGAAGAAAATCTTCCTGGAAAGCAAGCCGCTAAGCTGGAAAACTGGACTGTCCTCACTTGGGGATATCCTCAATTAGCGGGTAATGTGTACGATCACCCTCGTTTTAAAGATGGGGAGCATATTTACACTTCGCGTGTTCTTGATCTCAACCGAGAACTCGGTATCGCGGAAACGTTGAACACCGTGTACATTCTAGTTGGTAAGGAAACAGTGCAACCTGGAGCATAATATGAAAAAGTGGCGCATCATCGGTGATGGAACCAAATGGATTATACAAACTAAATTCCTATGGTTCTGGACTACTGAATATGAATTAGTAGATGATATTCATTCTCTCGTCTCGCCGGATTTGTATGGACCGTTGCATGTACCGAAAAGGTTCGATGCTTATCTGGAAGCTGTTGCCTATGTTAATAAAAAGTATCCACGAGCCAGAGAGTACTAGTAATTACGGCTTGCTTGTTATTGTGATCGTGCCTGCACCTGAGGTTTTAGTTCCGACTACCTTCCAACCAGCAAACATCTTCGAGAAGCGGTTCTTATAGGCTACTTTGAGTCGCCAGTCGCCAGGATGAACAATAATCACTTTCGGACGCATATGATGAGCAAACTCATTAACCATGTGGGTTAGAGTTGTCAATGCAAAGGTTGTGTCGCCCGCATTTTTGTTGACTAAAGGCTTACCTGCCTTATCAAAGAAGACATAAGACAGATTAACGACATATGCGTTTTCTGGTTCTACTGCCTTTTTAATACTAACAGTGTATTCTCTATCACCGAGCATGAACACACCAGTCCATTCCTCAGAATTTTGGTGTAGCCACTTCCAACGGGCTGCTGCATAGGGGCTATCTAAAATTTCGAATAAATTCATTGTATTTTCCTCTTGATTTATTTATCCACTTGAGATACAATATCACTAAAGGATAAACTATGCTTCTCAAACTAACTAAAGCCTATTCAGAACCACATCGAGTGTACCATGTTTTGACACATCCTGCTGAGATGGTTAAAATTGGCTTGGAATTATCTACATTAACAGATGAGCAAATTTTAGCTATTTGGTATCATGATTATGTATATGTAGCTGGTTCAAAAACTAACGAACTAGAAAGCTCCGGTAAATTCTTTGAACACTATGGACATTCCACGACTATAGCATTAGATCTTGTTCAGAGGATAATTCTTGATACAAAAGAGCATATCTCTACTGTTCATGAATCTAAACGCGTTATCGATCTTGATCTGATGGGTCTTTGTGATATTTTTCGAAAATATTGGTATAATGCTGAGTTAATTCGAAAAGAATTTGCAGCATTTTCAGATGAAGAATGGAAAGAAGGACGCAGAAAGTTCTTATGCAAGATGCTAGACAGAGACCAAATTTTCTATACCGAACCATTTACTTTTTCGGAGGCTACTGCTAGAAACAATATGCTTGAAGAAATTCGATTGTTGGAAATCGGAGGAGCACATTACACATGATATATTATTCGGGAGTAGGAAGTAGACAAACACCACCGTTGGTTATAGCTCAAATGATGGGCATGGGAGAAACATTTGCATCTCTCGGATGGTGTCTACGTAGTGGGGGCGCTGCCGGCGCCGATAGCGCTTTCGAGGATGGGTGTGATGTTGTATTAGGAAAAAAGGAAATTTACCTTCCATGGAAAGGCTTTAATAATCATACATCTGATAAGTATGAAGTTACTATACCAGCTTTAGACTATGCGTCAAGAATTCATTCCGTCTGGAGTAAATTATCTCCTGCGGCAAAAAATCTACATGCTCGAAACGTCTTTCAAGTGTTGGGTGAAGATTTAAAAACACCATCGACATTGCTTGTATGTTGGACGCTTGACGGTTGCGAACGAAAGCAAGATAGAACAATCAAAACCGGTGGCACCGGAACAGCTATTGCCATTGCAGACGAAAACGGAATACCAGTTTACAACCTCGGAAATCCTGGTAGACTAGAAAAAATGCGGTACGATCTTTCAACCATTTTTGGAGAACAGTTATCATGAAAAAACTTATTTATTTACTTCTATTATTACCATCGATTGCGTTTTCATGTCCTATTTTAACAGGTAACTATCATTGTGATGTTAAAAAACTTGACACTGGAAATACTTCTAGTTTTGATCTTCGTATTGAAACTACGGGTAATGAATATGAAATGTCTATTTTAAATGCAACAGATATACCTAAACTAAAATGGGTTGCAAATGGGGAACAAAAAAGCTATATCGCGGCGATTCCGGGCGGTGTTATATTCCATTCGTTATTATTAACTTGTGAAGACAATAAGTTACATCTGATCGAATCTCAAAAATGGTATCATGATCAAACACCAGAAACCCTTCAAACAGATGATATACCATCTAGAGCATTGACTCTTTCAGAGTTCTTATCTCTAGACGCGAATGGAAATCTTTTTCGTGATGATACCTGGACAAATACTACTATCGGCGGCTCCAAAATCGAAAATTTACCATTAACCTGTAATAAAATAAAGGAAGAACAAAAATGAAAATAAGACCACTATTCGATAAGGTTATCGTAACCATCGAGAAGAAAGACCAGGAATTTTCCAAGAACGGCATTTTGATTATCGACAAGGGTGACGATAAGGATAAGAAAACGATAGGAACCGTCATAGCAGTAGGACCGGGTAGAGTGCTAGAAGATGGTGAACGTATCGTACCAGAAGTTAAAGAAGGTGATCAAGTTATCTTCGGTATTGGATCGGCTCAGCTTATCAAGCTGGAAAATCAGGATTACTACTTCATTAAAGAAGAAGATATTTTCGGAATTCTGTAATGTCTTCATTCTTCCGCTATCCAGGCGGGAAATCAAAATTCCAATCCAAGATTATAGACGCGCTCTTAATTCGTTCTTTGGAAACTGGTTTGCAGTATCGTGAACCGTTTTTCGGTGGGGGTGGTGTTGGTCTTAAGTTTCTCGAAATTTGGACACATGTTAAAGATGTATGGATCAATGACCGAGACGTGGGCATTGCATGCCTTTGGTCTTCAGTTCTAGCATATCCACAACTCTTGATAAATGAAATTGGGACGTTTGAACCGCATCCAGACAAATTCTATTCATTCAAAGAAGAATTGTTAGCTCTGTATATGATGCCATCTGATCCAGTTGATATCGTTAACATAGGCTTTAAGAAACTAGTTGTGCATCAACTGTCTTTTTCTGGTCTTGGGACCAAGGCGGGTGGTCCGTTAGGTGGTAAAAGCCAAGAGTCCAAATATAAAATCGATTGTAGGTGGTCTCCAAATTATCTGATAAAGAAAATAAGACGGTTTAGTGATATGTTTTCCGATTTGAATGTGCAATATGGTTATTGTACAGCGTTAGATTTTTCGGTGTTAGTTCAAGACGATACGAGGAAAGCCATTTTATACCTCGATCCGCCATATTTTAACAAAGGAAGCGAGTTGTATCAATATAGCTTCACCATCGAAGAGCATGAATACCTAGCACACCTTCTAGAGAGGTCATCACATGATTGGGTGCTCTCCTATGATGACTGTCCAGAAATTCGTAAACTTTATAGTTGGGCGTCGATAGAAAAAATAAACGCCAATTATACAATAAGAAACGCACGAGTTAAATCGGAGTTAATCATCTGCCCCGAATAAAAATAAAAATAAGGGAGATTATAATGGAAGTGTTTGAAAACGGCTACCTCATTAGTAGCGTAGAAGATATTCGTATTGAGTTTACACCAGAAGAAAACAAAGGTTACAATCAGTTGATTAGAGAATTTGTTGAACGCCAAAAAGGTAAAGGGCAATCGCTAGATAACTACGAAGCAAATCGCCGAGCAAGCCGAGCATACGAGAATAATGTTCTTGGTAAAAAAGGCGAATTTTTTGCTAAACAGGCTATGATGCAACTCGGGTTTCCTAATATTTCAATCGACTTGGAAATACGAGAAGGAAGAGCCAAAGGATGGCGTCCCGACTTGCCTTATCCTCAGGAGTATGATAGTATTCCTGGTATACCTAATGTCCATGTGAAAACGTGCGACAATGTTACGCTCCACTATGCTGGTAAAAGTTGGACATTTCAATTCAAGAATGCTACTGGTTGGGGTGGAACTGATCCAATTTTAGAACATGGCTTAGAAACCGATCTGGTTGCTTTTGTCTTCATGGATCAATGGGAATCGAATATTGGTTTCGTTCATGCTATTGTTCCGTGGGGAGTAATCAAGAAATACCCACTATTGCAATTACCAGCCAAAACAGATCTGAAGGATATCAAGCGTTGTGTATATCTCGCAGATTTAATTATCTACAAAGAACGGATTATGAAATGGAAACCAAGTAACAAGGAGAATAATAATGACCATAGATGAGGCATATGAAAAAGGTTTTTCAATTTTAGATGTATATGTTGCTCCATACGATATACTACCGGTAGTGAATAAACACATTACACAGCCATTTGAAGATTGGGCACGAGAAGTTGGTATTAAGAATATACCAAAGTTCGTTCAAGCGATGAAACTAGAAACTTTGTTACAGTTTGGTGTTAATCGTCAAACTGGACAAACATATTTACTTACGGCGAGAACGCCGTATGAAGAGAATAATAATGAAACTTAAGTCGTTATGTGGTAGCATTGAAGGATATTAAACGTTGTATATCTCGCAGATTTAATTACTTACAAAAACGGATTATGAAATGGAAACCGTAAAGAAAATTCTAGAGTTCCAAGGCAAGCATAGGTTCCTTTCAAATTTTTGGAAATGCCGATTTGTATGGGACAATATTCTTTGGCGGGCAAGTGAGAATGCCTACGTCGCCGCGAAGACTACCGACCGAGAGCTACGCCTTGAGATTTCTACAATAGAGAAGCCCGGAGACGTAAAACGGTTTGGTCGTAAGATGGTCGTTCGTCCAGATTGGGAAGCAGTCAAGGTTGGTCTCATGGAAGAAATTGTGCGCGCAAAATTCCAACAGAATGGCGATCTTGCTCATATGCTATTAGAGACTGGTGATGCTGTTTTAGAGGAAGGAAACCGTTGGTCTGACAAATTTTGGGGTGTATCTCCTGTTGGCTCTGGTAATGGTCGAAACGAGCTAGGTAAAATTTTGATGAAGATACGAAAAGAGTTGAAAGGACAGCGAATAATTTTCCCAAGTCATCTTGAACCAACGCATTGTACAGAAGAAGACATAATAAGAGCAGTATGGGGATTGGACGAAAAATGACCGAAATTCCATTCAGTGACAATCCGTCAGGAATGTATTGTCCTGATTGTAGATTGGTCGGTATGTCTCATTGCTCCGACCCGATCAATTGTGGTGGTATGATACCAATGAGAGAAAGACCGATAATCAAAGAAGATAAAAATCCTCTGGATGCTTGTTCCCTTTCTTCGAATTCTCAAGCGCAGTAATTATCTTGAGATTATCAGCTACATGAAGACCACAGACAGTCTTTCCGAGAATAGGATAGTAATGGTCTACAGTGTGAAGAATACCACTTTCTTTTGTAGTTTGTTCACATTGTTTATAGATGTCTAATATTTTATTGAAGTCAGTCCAAGGTGGAACAGCTTTGCGTTCTTGATCGTGTCGTTTTTTAGATTGGGTTTTGCGCTTTATAGGATTTTTCTGAGACCATTCTTTAACTCTTTGGTTGCATTCTTTTTTAAAAGTTTTGCGATACCAAACACTATATTGATCGTACTTTTCTTTGTTTCGAAGTTGATGGCGCTTACAGACTTCTATATGAGCCAGCCGCCTCTCTTCTTCCGAAGAGAAAATACGTTTTTGTTTTACACCTAAACGTCTACGTCGTTGTTTTTCTACTGCTGCTGCATGTTTTTGATTTTGTTGTTTATAGATTTTAGAACATGCTTTACAAATAGTTAAATGTCCATCCGCGCAATGACTATTTTTATAAAATTCAGATAATAGTTTAGATTCATTACATTTGATACAAGTTTTCATTTACATGCCGCCTCTGAAATAGATTGACTATTTATCATTGGTGTGATATAAGTATATAATAAGAAGGAGAAAATAATGATAAATCATCCAACTCTAACTCGTGGAGCGGTGTATCTCTCGGGAGGCATGCAGTTTGCAAAAGATTTAGGTGCTGGTTGGAGAAAACTCTGCGCCGATAAATTGAAAAAAATGAACTATTTCCCTATCGATATCACCGATATGGACAGAGCATATGCTACGAAATATGGTGAACTTTACAACATGCTTGACAAAAGTAACCACTTACAGTACAAATCTAACTTCAGACGACATTTCGTATGGACAGACATCGCACTGGTGAAACAAGATAGCGATGCTGTGATTGTGTTTTACGACGAGAGCGCCCGACGAGGCGCTGGCACCATCAGTGAGTGTCAGGTGGCTTATGAGGCGGGTGTACCACTATTCTTGGTCTCCGACTACAAGGAATGGTGGAAAGAGGTTCCAGGCTGGCTCCAGAGCCTTACAACCAAGATGTTTGTGGAGTTTGATGATCTGTTTGCGTATCTTAACGATTTGCCATACGGAATTCTAAAGAGGGATATTTACGGCAATCATAGTTCAAAACAAGAATACCTTTGCAGCCTTTGTGGCAATGTTTTCGCGAAATCGAAGCATCATTTCGTGTCAAAAGTTTCCCCATTGTATTGCAAGTCCTGCGTTGATTTAGTGACTACCACATACGAGGTTCATAAAGACAGGTATGAGTTCTTTATGGAGCATTTAGGAAAAGAAGTTGCAAAATGAATATATCCCGAGAACAAAAATTAATTGACATCTGTTTCTCCATCGCCATTACTTTACACATGCACCAAGCCGGATGGAAAGATGCGTCTATAGAAGAAGTGGCTGAATGGGTCGCAACACAATTACAAGAATGTGGTTTTCCAACTCATCCGGTAGGTATGTCATGGGGCGTCCTCGAAAAAGAATCTGAAACAGAACGTCTAAAGAAAATACGCGATGCTCTTGAAGAAGCTGCATTGGCAATATACGAAGCAGGAAGAGAATGATAATAACTTTTTTTGATCGAAGCGCTGAAATGGTTGATGCCTATCGAAAGCGATTTCAAAAAGCATCGGATGTAAAATTTTTCCAAGGTGATTTCACCAATTTGCCGGGCGAATATGACGCCATCGTTAGTCCCGCCAACAGCTTTGGTTTCATGGACGGTGGCATTGATCTAGCCTATAGCCGATACCTTGGCTGGCACGTTCAAGAGAGGTTGCAAGAGGTTATCAACAGCGCTTACAATGGTGAACTTTTGGTGGGTCAAGCAGTAGCAGTCTTTACAGATCATCCACAATTCAAATCTCTCCTGGCAGCGCCAACAATGAGAATTCCTATGAGGATTGGTAATACTGTAAACGTGTATCTAGCGATGAAGGCTATTGTTAGAGCGGTTATTACATACGGTTTTAAAAGTATCGCTATTCCGGGATTGGGAACTGGTGTTGGAAACGTACCATCAGCAATTTGTGCTAAACAAGTTGGCGTTGCTTTAGTTCATGGATTAACGAAAGATACACATACAACACTTCATGGAGCATACGACTTTCATCAATGGTTAATGGAAGATACAGAATAATAATGAAAAAACCTAGCCTATACCTCTCGGGACCAATTGGTGGTCTAAATTACGAACAAAGTACGGATTGGCGCTTTTATGTCGCCAATACACTAACAGAATTTGAATGCTGGTCGCCTTTGCGCGGCAAGTCTTACCTGAAGAAACTGAAAGTTATTGATGGGGCTCCGGGACAATTAGGTCTTGGTGGACTGTCTTCCGTTTTGTCTTCTGAACAAGGAATTCTATTCAGAGATGCTTTTGATTGTTTCAATCGTGATGGCACGTTTGTTAATTTACTCGGTGCGACTCGTGTTACCATTGGTACTGTCATGGAAATTGCCTGGGTTTGGCAACAAAGAAAACCTATCATTATAGTCAGAGAAAAGTCAGGCAATTTGCATGACCATCCGATGATTAACGCATCTACCCCTTACATTGTGGAAACACTTGAAGAGGGTATGGACATAGCAAGAATTGTATTACTACCTTAGGAGAAAAGAATGCCTTATATTAAACAAATACTTAGAGATGAAATCGATCCAGAAATCAGTCAATTAATGGCATCTATTTGTGATGCTATATTGTTGGATGGGTATCATACACTTGCCACTGAAAATTTAGAACTTGATCAATCAAAATTGGATGGTGTGATGAATTATGTCATAACCAGATTGATGAAAGGATTTTATACAGATGGAGTTGATGCTGGTGGTATACCAATTACCAATTATTACAGAGTAAATCGAGCAGTTGGAGTATTAGAATGTGCAAAGACCGAATTCGAACGGAAGGTAGTAGCTCCTTATGAAGATCAGAAAAAAATGGAAAATGGTGATGTTCAGTAAAGTTTGAAATAAATATTCCATAGTGAACTCAAGGATTTATTATGGAAAAAACAACTTTCAAGACATTTCTGGCGGAAGTACCCCTCGGCGCCTATCAAACTATCGGCGATTTTAGCAAGCCCCATTCTTTCCAAGGCAAAACAGATCCCGCTCTAGTTTCAAGCCCAAAGGCTATTGAGAACGTCAGGAAGAAGTTCGGCAAGACGCCATACATTATCAATATGTTCTTTGATAATAAGCCGGGTGCTCGTCAGTTTACGGAAAAAGGAAAGGTTGATTTGCCTTGGGTTGAGAAGAATTTAGGTGCTGATGTTGCTAAGGCGGTAGAGCCTTATGTTGGGCAAGAGGAAAACGTCAATATCATTTATGTTGGAAATGCTGCTGCTCAAAAGGTGCCAATGACGCCTTGGATCATGGCGCATAGAATGGCTCACGCACTGGCTAGATTTGATTTTAATGGTGGAAGGAGTACACGGCAATTTCGATTTTATGCTGAATTAGTGAAGGAAACTAACCATTTTCTTGAAGATATCCTTCAGAACGTCTATAATATGAGAGGATATACAAGTGTTCAGTCTTCTGCGTCAGCGTATGATGAACAAAGAAGGGCACAGATTCGAAACAGCCAATTAAGGATGATTCATCTGTTCCAGGAATTGTGTACCTTTAAATCAGCTAGAGAAAAGAATATTCGAGATTATTTCGAAATTTACAATGAACTATTCGCGCAGTATGTCATTGAAGGTAAGGTAAGATTTAACAAGTTACCAAAGACTATTGGTGGAACAGGTTGGGGTAAGTATCCATTGTATTCGGATGCTGATACTCGTGAAGACTATGCGGATTCTGTAGAAACTTTCGCAAATACTATGAATTATTATTTCGACCAACTCATGAGCGAGGCAAGTAAAGGTATCCTCGTAATGTAACATATAAATTACATTTAAGACCATTTTAATAACATATATGATACATTATGAAACATTAGACCTCACCACCATTAAGATGGGAATCATCGCTCATGGATGTAATTGTCAAGGGAAAATGGGATCTGGTGTTGCATTTGCGCTACGTCAAAGATTCCCAATTGTCTACAAGGCATATCGTTCATATTGGGAGAAAAACCAAAAAAACAAAGCAGGTTTGCTTGGGTTTGTCCTCTATGTAGACACACAAGAAGGCGTTAAAGCCATCGGTTTGGAACTCTTCGTCGCCAACATTTTCACTCAATTATACTACGGTCGAGACGGTGCTAAATACGCTAATCCAGAAGCCATCGAACAAGGGTTGTCAACAGTAGCCTCTTTTGCAAGACAGCGAAAACTTCCGATTTACATGCCCAAGATCGGTTGTAATCTCGGTGGATTGAATTGGGAAGAAGAAGTTAAACCGGTAGTTGAGAAGGTCGCAGCTAATTTTCCGGATGTAGAATTTTTTGTTTGCGATTATAAAGGATAGAAATGTTAAGACTGATCCCCTTACTGTTGTTAACTGCAACGTTAGCAATTGCTGATGAAGAACCACAAGTTACTGTTTGTGATGTCAGAGGAATTGTCGCTTCACACATTATTACTACCAAAAGGATGTTTCCGGTTGAGCAACAATTTGAACGATTTGTTTTTCAACTCCAAGGTCGTGGTGTTGGTAACCGACGTAGACTTGCCATTATGAGAGAATGGTATAAAGCTTGGGGTCCAACGGCTATGGAAACATGGTTCAACGTAACATATGGAAGCTACGATGATCCGAAACGAGCACAAGAATCAGAAATTAAGGCTTGTACTATTACAGACAACGCAATACCAGAAGTAACCGAACCTAAAATGAAATCCGATGCTTAAGGAGAATACCATGAAAAAGTTTGTTTTTATTGTTCTATGTTTTTTAGGATTAAATTCTGCCTTAGCGGCGGAAAAGTGGATTCCTATTGATACAAAAGATGAATGTGAATTACGTGCCTGGATCGCTTTTACTGTGATTGAGAAGAAAAAGACAGATATGTCACTCAAGACAGTTAAAGACGATTTCTACACATGGTTGACAGTAGATCGCCTACCAGAACTAGCGCCAGGACCGAGTAATCTGGTTATAGGTTGGTATAACGATTGGGGTTCAGAAGAAATACAAGATTGGTTCAAGAGAACCTACGCAAAAGAGGAGGCGGATACAGCCTTTAATGATGAACTAACGGATTGCCGCAAGAACAACGGCGAACCACCAGACTATGTGCCCACACGCAAATTATAAGGTGACATATGAATATTGTTTATAGTGAGATTTCTTCAGCAGAAGAAGAGCAAAAAGTTAGAGATTGGTGCAAGGAACACAAAGCCAACGTTGATGAATTTGGACGATCTTCATTTATTTTAATTGATCCCGATACATTTCAACCTTACGTAAAAATAGACGAAAAGAACTATTTACTTTTACCACTTAAGGATTAAAAATGAGTTATATTGTTTACGAAGAAATCAAAACTAAAGAAGAATTTGATCGTCTCAAGGAATATATACGCAAGAATATGATGGGTGCTGGACATACTCAAGTCGATCCAGACACCTATGAACCTTACATCGTTATCGAAGAAAAAAACTACAAGCTGGAAACAGCTATAAACCCAAAGACTGGTTTGAAGTGGGATTAAGGAAATTATTTAGAAGAATAGCCGCATTCTTTGGTTATGCCGCTCCTCTTCCTCCAGAACCAACGATATCATTCATTGAGCCTCCTCATGGTTTAGATGAAGTCTTAGTAACAGCCGTCATTAAAGAAATACAAGAAAAATTAGACAGGGATATCCTCGATGAAATCTATTGCCGTGGGAAATACCCAATTCGATATTGATCGGCTTCATTCGACTATTGAAAAATTAAAAACAACTGAACATCTCCCGCGCAGAGCAGGGAAAACAACTGCTCAATTTGTTTTGCTGATTGGTGAATTAGAGGTCGGTGATACTGATACTTTTCATTTGGTGGTTGCTCCCTCTTATAGTTACGCTCTATGTCTCTGTGAATATTTTTGCTTCATGCTCAATGAAGCTGGTGTTGAGTTTGGACGCTCTAAATCAAATCCTCATATTATCCGAACTCCTCGAAATCAAACTGTTTGTTTTATGGGTTGTCATGATGTCCACACTTTTGTAAAGGGGCGGCGATTTCGTACCGTAACTTACGATATACCACTCGAATTCAATAATATCCCAGGCAATTTAAAGCAATATATACAATTATTCATGGAGGAAACTACGAATGTTATTAGGAACAATGCTATCGAAGCCATCAGTGGTGAAAATGTTGAATGATCAAATGAATATGTTGAAATATTGGGTCCAAACTTCCCAAGGAATGTTCGGACCTTATGGCAGTAAAAATCTTGCCGAAAGTGCTTCTCTTTCGGTGCCGCGCGCACTCAACGAAGTTCCACAAATTCTAGAACGTACCGACGAAGGTAAACAATTACTGCTCGGATAAAATAACTCCATAAATAAACCAACGAGGTTAATTTATGCGTCTTATTGAATTTGTTCTATCGGAAATGTCTGAAGAGGAGTTTGTCGTCTACGCACGCCAATCTGTTGATCAGTTTGCGGCAGCGAAGATAGAACTCATTTTCACAACTCACGTTAAATTACAAGTCGCTTTCAATCAAGATCCAAGGCGAGCCACTCTGGTTTCGCCTAAAGCTTTTACTGAGACTTTCGGTGGTATCTTGAAAGCATGGAAAATAGGCAAACTAACCAAGTTCCTAGATGGTCTTAACAAGAATCCAGAAGTATACATTCTATTCAAACGTAAATTCACCACACCAGAGAAGCGACCGGGAGTTGCTAATGTTCCGTGTGTAATTCTTAAAAATACTCCTCCATTCGAGTATAAAATAAAAGCACTTACTTTTATGGTTAAAGACCATTATATGAACGCAGACTTTCCACAAGATAGCGTTATGTGGGTCTAAAATTAGATCCATTTTCCAATAATCCCATAAATAATATGGCAAAACAATCAAGGAGAAACAACAATGCCTTCCGTATCCGATAAGCAGAAAGTCGCAATGGCGATAGCTTGCCACGATCCTGAGAAATCCACTTCCGGCATTCCAAAAGATGTCGCGTGTGATTTTAATCGTGCTGATGCAGCAAAGCACAAGAGAGCTAAGCGTAAGGTTAAGGAAGCAGTTGAATACTTGGAGACACTAAAAATGATTGAAGATGTCCGTAATATGTCCTTCACAAACTTCTTGGTCGAAAATTCTGGTAGGAGCGGCGCGCCAGATGCTTTGACACTAATTTCCCAAATTGAGAACGAGGCTACTCAAGCTGCTCAATCCAAGACTCCTGGCGGCTTGACATTTTTCCAACGAGTTCAACAGGCTCTTAAAGACAGTAATATACAAGGTCGTCTAATGAGTGCTCTTCGAGCACAAGAAGCATATAAAGCGATGAGTGAAGGTCTAACTCAAGAAGAAGCCGATACAATCATTATGGCTGAAGCTGTGGAGATTCCAGCAGGCGCCAGTTTCGCTGAAGTCGAAAAGATGTACAAGGCTGCTTTGCGTGGTCGTGCTCTAGCCGACAAACTAAAAGACCCCGCAGCTAGAAAGAAGCACAAGTCCAGAATTACTGGCAATTTCAATACACTTAGCGCTCGCTACAAGAAAATGAAAGCGGCGCATGAAGCCGGTAGTAAGAAGGATGAAAGTGTTACTACCAATGGTGTCGTTCTTGAAGAAAAGAAAAAACCATCCGCTGGTCTCACGAAAAAACAAAAGACAACTACAGTCAAGAAAGCACATTCCGGTAAGAATGTTTTCGGTGGTGGTTTTGGTAAAGTTGAACGAAAAGCAAAAGCTGGAGGCGCTCGCGATCCAAAAGCTGTAGCAGCATCTGTTATGTGGAAAAAGAAAGCTAAAAAAGCAGCCCATCATGAAGGTGTTGATTTTGCTGCTCCGGAAGTAGATTACATTGTTGAAAGCGCTTTTGAATTTCAAAAGATGATGCGCAAACTAAACAAAGTTTTCGAAAATTATCTTGATCCGGCAGATTATGATGACAAGACAACAATTATCAAGATCGCTATGGAACATGGTGCTGAGAAGGTTGACGGATTTGATGTCATGACAAAAGATGAAAAAATGGATTTGATCCGCGAAACTTGCATGAAGTACGATTTGGCTGAAGCATTTGGTGATGAAGATCCAGGAGCACCGGGCGGTAGAGTACCAGATGTGGGTGGGGATGATCCAGAAGCATTTTCTCAAGGTATTGATTCGGATGATCAGCAAATCGGAGAGCCATCCACTAGTGTCTCCAGATCAGGTTTTAAACTAGAACCGGCTGATATCGGTAAGGTAGCAGAAATCATTGCTAAATATTCCGACTACCCACCAGAAGATAGAAATCTAGCGTCGGCTGTTCAAAAGCTCCAGTACGCAGATTTATTCCATCTAACACCACCAGAAGTCGTTACTGCACGTCGCTTATTGGCGCATGCTGCTAATGATGTAGGAGCTTAATATGAAATTCGAACTAGTTAAGCAACTCAATGAAATTGCTGATACTATGATTGCTGAAAGGCTAGCATCAGACGAAGCGAGAGCAGCCAAGAATGTTGGTAAGCCGACAGCCGCTAAAGTATATCGTCGCGATTATTTGAGGACGAAAGACAAGCCTTACCGTAAAAATCAAGACTAGACAAAATGCTTCTTCGAGAAATCCTTCTTATTGAAAAAAAGAGAAAGAAGAAGCGAAAACGCAAATCTTCTAAGAAATCCTATCACCGTCGATTTGGTGGCTTCTGGCTTGGTGTCGGGGGCTTCGGCTCTAATACCGGCTCAGACTCCGATTCTGGAGGCGATGGTGGAGACGGTGGTGGCGACTAGCCAACCTCGTATTGACATCCTAAACAAATCCCTGTATTATTCAATCCAACATGCGCAGTTACCTTAGTGGTCAGAGGAGCGGTCTCTAAAACCGATTGTCGTGGGTCCGATTCCCACACTGCGCGCCAAATTTACAACATAGACAGGAGGATGTATGTAGGTTCATAATTTAAGCCCACCCTAATAAAGTTGTTTTTAGTTTATCCGGTTTTACAAACACAACTTTTTATTAGGAGATTCAAAATGGAAACAATCATTCAAGACACAAAACCGTTCGTCAGTAAAGAGCAGTATCTACAGTACCGAGCAACCCATAAGACATTGGCTCATAATCGTTGCCTCACCGCATCGGATATGATTATTCATAACATCTTGCGTGGTCGTCCGGATGATTTCGGATTCACTCCACTCACCAAGAAAAGCAAGATAGACAATGGTCATCAGAGCAAATTCGTTCATGCTCGTTGGGATCTTTGGAATCGCCTCCGTAATTGGTATCCCAAGAAATCGGAGTACTATTTGGAATGTATTTCGAATTACGATGCGTACAAAAAGGTTCTTACTCCGGAAATTTGGGAATACATCTTTTCTGTGCTTCAAAAATAAAGCACTTGACTCTGAATTTGTTATGAGCTATCATTGGTGGCATCTTAACTGAGGATGCTGTCAATGATAGACTACGATCACGAGAAAGAATGCTATATCATTCCAACGCCAGAAGAAATCTTTGAGCGTCTCCGTAAATTCCTTGAAGTTAAGAAGGAATCAACCGGAGGCTGGTCGCCTGTCGAAGACGACGAAGTTGCAACACTTGCCGACATCTTTAATGATATAATTCACAACAAGTATGAAATGGACCCCGATGGTGACGTTCCGATCAATTTTCGTTTGATCGACAGAACCAAGTATGAACCCATGCATTATTATCCTCTTCGTTATAGCCATCATGCTAAAACTTTGGAAGAATTGGTTGATATCGCCGCAGAAGCTGAATACAATCTATCCATTGCTTCTGATAAGGTAAAGAATAGTTTCAGAGATATCAAATGGTTTCTCGCGGAAAATAAGAAACAACCACTGAGTAAATGAGATGCAAAAGGCACCTTTCTTTGACGTTCTAAATCAAGAGATTTTTGTTGGAGCTATCGTCGTACTTCCGAGTACTTTGACACGAAACTATTACGATTACGGTATCGTTGAGAAACTATATCAATTTTCTTTTAATTTATCCATTATTCGAGCAGAAGAAACGTTCCTACCTGAAGGAACCATTCCCGTTAAGCTTTCAACTGAGAGCTTGACATCTGCCTTGGATCGTGGTGTCCTGGTTATTCATCCTGATATTTTGCGGCACAGTGATCTTATCAGCCCACGTCTTTGGAAAAAACTAATCCTTGCTCATTCAATGAGTAAGATCCATCCTAAAGCATAGTAATACCTTGGCGGTACAATAGCTGAAGCATAAATAACTAGACAATTATGTCTAGGAGAATTATGGCTGTTATATCTAAGGAAGAAAAGCGTCTTCGCTTTGAAAATTTTAAATTAACAACAGAGAATCGCAAACTTAAGGTCATGCTTGTGCATATGCAATTTGCCCTAAAGGCAAGTGCGCGTAAGGCATCCGCTTTGAAAGGATCGCAAGAATTTGCAGAAGCCGAAGCGACAAGAATAAAATTAAAACAAATTAGTATGGGAGTTTGATAATGGGTTTCTTTCTTTTAGCCAAATCTTTTTTTGGTGGTATCTTCAGTTTTCTGATTAAGAATTGGAAAATTGTGCTGCCTGTTATACTCGTAGCTGTTGCACTTCTGTATGTTAATCATTTGCGTAATCAACATGTTAAAGATCAAGCTCAAATCAAGGAAGATGTGGTAATAATCCAAGATTGGTCTGACAAATTCAACAATTTAAAGAAGTTGGCAGATGAGGCGGCACAAGTTTGTAAAGATACTATCGCTGATCAAAATAAACACGTTGAGATACTCGCTAGTCAGGCAGAGAAGTATAAGATAGCGGCTGCTGCTGCATCAAAGGCTAATACTTCCATAAAAAAAGAGTACGAATCGAAAATACAACAAATTTTGAATCAGGCAAAGCCGCAAAACGATCACGAAAGTATTCAATATTTGATTGATTTTGCTAAAAACGCCGGTAAGTGGGAGGAACCTAAAGATGAACAACCATAAATTTATTATTCTAATCGCTCTTTTATTAGGTGGTTGTAATACACTTCCTCGCGCGCCTACGACTATAATTAAGCAACTCGATCCAATTAGAGTTGAAATTCCAATTGTTCAACCTTGTGTGACGGACGATGTTCCGCTACCTGAACTATTCATGGGTAAGCTTACCGATGAAGATATCAAAGATCCAGGTAAGGTCGTGCAATATTACACCGTAGATGTAACACAACTGAAAGGTGTTATATTGCGTCAGAAAGTGTTATTGGATGCTTGTCGTGATGGTAAACTCCCTCCTCCAGCAACCCCGGTTCCAACAATTACCGTACCACCTTTTAAACCAGCAACCCCGGTTTCGCCTGTTATAGCCAAGCCAGAACCTGCTCCAACTCCTCCTGTTATAAACAAGCCAGAGACGCCCAAGGTAAAACCACGAGTGTCGCCTCTGACACCATCCGGTAGGACTTTTGCTCCACCGCCACCTCCACAGTAATAAATAAAATATGCTCTTGACTGAATTATTCATATACGAAAGGAAGAATTCTTTCGAGATTCTGAAGGCAAATAAAAAGCCTTTAACGCCTGAAGAACGAGAAGAGGTCATGAAATCTGGTGCGGTTTGGCATATGGGATCGGATAATGGCGTAGCATCGCCTGCTGTTTGGAAATCTGAGAATTCTAAAGGTAAGAAGACTTATGTAACAAATACCCACAGGGCTTTTAATTCTGCCCCAACTCTTCGAGGCGCAATTAGTAGGTTTCATAAGTTTATTAAAGGAACGGCATGAAACTTCTTGAAATTAAGTTGGGTGAGTGGAAAGCACCACAAAATGAGCTTTCAAGGAAAGCAACGACTATAGTTCATTTGCCTAGTATGTACGCTAAGCGTGATTATGGAAAAGATGCTGATATGGTTTTACATAAAGTAAACATACGAAGCACAAAAACAGGAAAGTCTTACGGTTCCAAAGCGATACCGGAAAGAAATCTCGGGGAGATGGGAATGAACACAACATTTTTAGATGGTGCTATTGGACTAATTAAAGAAGCCGAAGAACGCAAGGCTCTCGAAAAGCAATTGAGCATCGAACACAAAGGACTTAAGCAACAAGTTAAAAGTTTAAAGAAGCAAGTTGAAAAGCTTAAGATGTCTGGTGGTGAACACAAAGGGCATCCTTATGATAGGGCACTTCAAACTTCAAAGTTTGCCAAGAAAAAAATTAAGAAACTTAGAAACCAACTGAGAGCTGGTAAATCTGCTAAGAAAGTCCAGAAAAAAGTGTCAAAAGTAACTACAGGTACATGGGAATAATGGAATACTTGCGACAAATTCTGGCAGAAGCGAACAAAGCCTCTTCAGGCGACACTTCTGAGGTTCCATACAAAAGTATGGAAAAAATCAAAAAATTAATCAAAAAAGGTGCCATGGACCAGGATCATCAATGGACTAGTGCCATGGAATTGGTTGATATTGCTTATGAATCAGAGAACGTACAAAAGCCTCTACCGTCTATGAAGGAGGCTTGGTCTCAATACGAAGATGCATTGTTATTTGCTGTGCAAATACTATCTAAAGCTACCCTAAAGGGTGTTCGAGACGATGGGTGGAAGCTTTTAAGCACAAAGCTTGAAGATCAAGCCTCTGGAAAATCGGGTGGATTTAGACAAAAGTTCGGAATTTAGACTTGACTAAATGTCTATCTTGGTGTAGCCTAAACCTTTTCTAAGGAGAACATATGAAAACCCTTCTGTTCACCGTTCTATTGTTGCTCGCCGGATTCGGTTTATCTCAAAATGTATATGCCGAAGAATCGAGAATACATTGTCAAGGTATGTCTCGATCTTCAGTCGAGATGCCATGTCCCATAACCAACGCTTGTTTCACCCGTAAAATGATTGTTATCAGTATGGCAAAAAAACGAGACGAAGGTGTGAGTTACGAAGAATACATAAACCAAAATCCACCCCATTCTGATTGGACAGAGGCAATACGCGCCGAAGTTCAAAAGATAGAAACCTATGTTTGGGGACACAGTACGTCTCAAATTTCTTTATTCGCAGACAAGATATACGACGAATGTGTTGATAAACTCAAATGATTTGACTTACAGAGCTAATTCACGTAGAATGGCGTTCACTTAAGAATGCCATTTTTATTTTGGAGATTATATGTTAAAGAAATTTTACTCAATCACCGCAATCGTTGTTATTGCTTTCGCCGTCGCTTCTTGTTCGTCGGGAGCACAAACAGTAGTGAGTGACATGGGTACTCTCGACCCAAGTCTTGCTGGTTGTAAGGCTATACAGGGGTGGGTATTGGTGGTTCGTTGTCCTGCCATGGATACGGTTTCCACTGCATATCCAGTTGGAAAAACAATTCAACATACTGTGGTTGTGAGTGATCCAATAGAAACCGAGAATCGTCAAGCGCAAATTGACGATATTATGAAACAAATAGAAACCGAGAATCGTCAAGCGCAAATTGACGATATTATGAAACAAATCGATGCGTTAAAGAAACAAGTCGAAAAACTCAAGTAGAGATTTAAAAATGACACTCTTGGTACAGAAGTATCTTCGTGATGGCAATTCCCTTGATGACCTCAAAGCGAAGTACGCTATTAACGCTATGCGTCATCCACACTTCATGAACTTGGTCCTACTGAAGTATGATCAGTTAGAGTCTCCTTTTGCCGAAGAAATCGTGCAGGAGTGCCGTGGTATCATCTTGGATGAATTCAACAACTGGAAGTTGATTTGCTATCGCTTTAAGAAATTCTTCAACTATGGAGAAGGACACGCCGAGCCCATCGATTGGAACGACGCAGTTGTCGAAGAAAAGGTCGATGGTAGCTTGATGACTATGTACCACTATGATGGTAAGTGGCACGTTGCGACTTCTGGTTCGCCGCACGCTGGTGGTCAGGTTGGTGACTTTCCATTCACCTTTGAAGAGCTTTTTTGGAAGACTTTTAAGGAAATGGGTTACACTTTAGATGACATTGGTCAGGATTGGTGTTTTTCTTTCGAATTGACAAGCCAGTTCAACCGTGTTGTTGTTCGCTACACAGAACCGTCATTGACTTTGATTGGTGTTCACAACCGTGAAACAGAATCTGAATCTTCGACTGTATTTTTCGAGGATACATTCACTGGTGTTAAGCGTTATGACCTCACATCATTCGAGGCAATTGTTGACACTTTTGCTGCAATCGATCCGCTTTCCCAGGAAGGCTACATCGTTGTAAGCAACCGTGAGAATGGTCTCTTCAATCGTGTCAAGATGAAGAATCCGGCTTATGTCGCGATCCATCACTTGAAGGATGGTTTTGGTTACAAACGAATTACGGAAATCGTTCGTACGTCGGAAGGTTCGGAGTTCTTGACCTATTTTCCGGAATATGAACCTCAATTCACTGAGGTTCAGACGCGTTATGATGTTCTTGTGTCCGAATTGGAAGCTTTGTATGATACTATCAAGGATATCTCGACTCAGAAGGACTTTGCTTTGGCAGTTCAGGCGGCTAAGTGTCGTACTCCCGGTGCCCTGTACAGCATGCGGGCTGGTAAGGTTGATTCTGTTAAGAAGTATTTGCGAGAGATGAGCCTTGATGGATTGATGGTGATCTTGGGATTAAAGTAATGAGCGTAGTATACCTTCAAAGTTTGTATCAGTCTCTTTGTCAAAGGTTTGATAGAGAGGTTCGCGAAACGCATGATGGAGAGATCCGGGTAATGTTCGGCATTTGCCCGGATCACTTCTTTGAACGTATGATTGAACGAATTACTGGTGAAGGTGCTATGTCTATCAGAGAAGAAGTTCTTGCCGCTGCGTTTAAGTACACCCTTTTAAAATATAGCTTTTTCAGTAAGTTACGAGAGAGTTTCGACCTTAGTATCGCTTATCACGGCTGGAGAATTTGTTATAAATGTCGGGTTATTATACCAGAAACACAGCCTCGATACATCGAAGTTGTTCCAGTAACGGTATTTCGACACGTCAAGAAATAAATACTACATAGAGAAAACAAATGAACGACAGAATCAAGATGACAGTGGAAATGGAAGTAACTGAACCACAAGCATTGGCGTTGCAAGCAATGTTCAAGTATTGGGATAGGCTCGCTAGTATCGGAAGTAGCCGATTCGTAGGTTTTTATGTCGATGGGGATGGGAATTTCAAACCTAAGACTTCAATTTCATATTCTACTCCAATCAGAACTCTGACACCGGAGATGGAAGAAGCCGCCGTTGTTGAAGATGAAGGTGGAGACCGTAAATATGATTTCGATCCAGTCGCCTGGATGGTAAATCATCCAACCCTAAAATAATTATCCTTAAAGCCGTTGAATCTTATAAATATCTCTACTAGATCTGGAGATATTTCATCATGGATTTGAAAAACGAATTCCTTAAACTATCTGGAATGAATTACGATGTTCGTCCTTCTTCTCAGATGCAAGCTAAAACGGAACAAAATAATGTATCCAAAGAACAAACTTTGGAGATGCTCGCAGACGCCTTCCAAATAGCTATCGAAAAATCAATACAATTGGATGAAGGTGGTGCTCACGGCAATTGGTACCTCTATTTGGATAATTATGAAATTTCGCAGTCGATGAATCCTGATAAGGAACGTGGCGCCGTAGGTCCATTGCCTACTGCTAAGAAAGCCGAAGATGTTCGCTCATTATTGTCATCGGTTTATAGCGGTGCCGAGACATACCTTGACAAAAATAGAAACAAATGGCGCACATTTACTCCTAGAACGGAAAGTGTTGATTCCGACGTTTCTCTTACATATCGTGTCTCTGGTGCTTCACAAGCCTCTCATGGTTATTGGAGTCAAGTCAGCCGCGTTGCTGGTTTTGGTCTAAAGAATAAAACTACCGGTGATATGCTGGACGTTCCATATGGTATGGCTTTTGAGTCTCGTAAAGAAGCCAAAGATTACCTAAAACAAGCAGTTTCAAAAGATGAACGTTCCGATTGGTCAGTCATTGATTGGGCTATGGAATGTGTCGCTTTTGGTACTAGCGTCGAAGGTTACGTTCTAAAACACAAAGAGGACGGAAGTACTCATGGTCCTCGCTTCATGACACCAAAAGGTGCAGAAGACTTCATGAACCAAAAGATGTCTCCTGAAGAGCGTCGCAACTACAAGGTCGATCCAATAGAATTGACCAAGGAAAGTGTCGGTCTTGGAATGCAAGGTTATGTCATTCAGAATACAAAAACCAACGCTATCAAGAGCGGTCCATATGACACCAAGGAAGAAGCCGAAGAATATCTACGTCGTCACACCGATGGTGTAACTGATCCTGCCTTCTCCATCAAAAAGTATGAAGATGTGTTGGGTATGAGCAACTATCCAAATGGTAAGGGTGTTACCGAAAGTGTGGACTTAGAAGAAGGTAAGACCCGTAAGGATCGTCCTTCCAAAGCAGCCGGTGCAAAGACCTTGAATACTGTTCTAATGACAAAGAAGGGTGGTGGTCATCGCACCGATAAAGATTACAACCGTCAAAAGGCTAAGGCAGAAGCACGCAAAGCGCTTGCTGAAGCAGCATCTATGGATAAAGACGCGTTTGCTAATGCTCATAAAGAGCTTAAGACCAAAGGATACGAAAAGACCCATAGCGCAATGGCAGATGACAAGGACGCTGGTGGAGTATTCTATTCACATCCAGAAAGCAAAAAGAAGGCTGTTATCCGTAAGGGTAAGATTCATTACGACGTGAATGAAAATATTGTTATTGAAACAGAAAAATTCCTTCTACAGAAAGAAAAGGTTGGTAATTTTTCAACTAAATCTTCTGGTAGCAAGGGTCAAAATTCCAGCAATGTTGGTGCGCCAGCATACGATAAGCCACAATACAAGCGCCCCGACTATGACCATACTGAGATTTCCGATGAACATACTCTATTCGGTAAAGAAGAAGAGGCGGGTGGTGACGTTCCTCAACAATACGGTTCAATCGAAGTCCCAGCCGAAGTATTGAAGGCTGTTCGTGATTCAATCAAACACTGCCGTGACGTGGCAGCGAAGACTGAGGAAGACGTTATCAACACTCGTGGTCATAGTGACAAGTCTTGGTGGAAGAACACTGCGGACATGCTTCAGGAAGTCTTGGATTGGCTCGAAAGTGGAGACGAGGCAAATCTTAAGCGTGCAGTTGTTAAGATGCAATCTTGGGAAAACGCAAGATGGTGGAGTTGGCCTTCTGAACTTATCAAGTATATGGCTCACTACGGCTACGGATACAAGTATCCAAAGTTGGCTGACAGATTCAAAGAAGTCAAAGCTAACCTTATTCCTTTGAAATAAGAGGGTTTCTATGCTACTTAAAGAAATCACCCAACCAAGAGCTTATCCGGATGATATGAACGTAGATCAATGGATTCCTGCTAGTGGTGGCTCTGAAACTCCATTTACTTCTCGAAGCGGAAAACGTTTACTTTACTGTTGGAATCCTAAACAGAAAAAACATGCTTATCTGGACCTGGGTACCGACACTATTTTATCCGATGAAGAAGCGCGAGCAGCGTTGCAGACATACTAAGGACAAAAATGTCATACCTTGATAAAGTCATCGAAAGCTATACCCAAAAATCGAAAATCAAGATCACTCGTCTTACCGAGCACGGTGAAGATCGTCCTTCTAACATGCAACCAGAGACATCACGCGATTTAATTACAAGATCCATGCGGGATTTGAAAATGATTCAACAAGATATGCGTTCACATTTAACAGCAATGCAGAGGGAACGCTCAGACGAAAGGTTGATTCTACAAGTCGAACAAGAGATTGATTTGATGGACGGTATATTAGGAAGACTTGCCCGAGCCGCTAAAATATCCGATGGTGGGTCAGAATTAGACGATCCGAAATCTCTGGCAACGTGGCAACGTCAATATAATGAAACTAAATGAATTTTACCTTCTTAAAGAATCGTATATAGCCTATCATTTCAACGATCAAACTAGGCAGCGTCTTGCCGAGCTTTTCCCTCCAAAATATCCAGAATTCATCGGTAACCATATAACTGTTCAATTCGTTAAATCAAATTCTTCATTGCCAGAAGTTCCGAAAACTGCTATAATAGTTGGATATGCAGATAATGGAGAAGGATTGGAAGCCCTTGTGGTAGAGATAGATGGTGAAATTCATCGTCCTGATGGCAAAATTTACCATATCACATGGTCATTGGATAGAAAGAAGGGTTTTAAGCCGGTAGATTCGAATACCTTGATTTCTCAAGGATATGAACCGGTAGATCCTATTGAAATAATGGTTGTACCGGAGATGGTAAAATGAAACTTGAAGATGTAAGAAAATATGAATTATTTGTCGATTTAGATGGAACTCTCGTAGACTTCGGTAAGAAGGGACTAGAGGTCACTGGATTGAACAAACCCGCTGATACACTGACACCAAAAGAGAAAAGACACTTTTGGAGTTCTATAGTGCGTTACGAAAAGAATGGTGGTGAGTTTTGGGGTGAAATGGAATTCATGCCTGATGGTCTTGACCTATGGGGATACATCAAGAAGTACAATCCAACCGTTCTCACAGCATCTGGAGATACGGGCGATGCCCCTCGTGAAAAGAAAGAATGGACAGCAAAGCATCTTGGATCGGATGTAAAAATCATTGTCGTTCGTGCATCGAAAGACAAGGCGCATCACGCGGCTCCGAATCATATCTTGATCGATGACGCGAAGCGCGCAATCGATCCTTGGATTGCTGCTGGTGGTATCGGTATTAAATTTGAAAACGCTTTCCAAGTAATCAGAGAACTACAGAAATTAGGACTATAAGACTTGATTATCAATGAGATTATCGCAACCGGAAAAGTAGGCACCAGAAATCTAAGCAACACCATTTTCTATGGTGGGACCGGTGCCAACTTGCGCAGCATCATCAAGAATAGAAACAATATCCAGCTTAAGCGCAAAGTCGGTAATGTAGCATATGGTCTCATTCAAGGAGCGACTTGGCATAGAATATACGTTGCATATGATCCGGAATTGATGAAGTCAGCGGAGCAACAAGAACCAAATTCGGATTTTTGGATGGAAAAGGATCTTTACAAGTCCATTATCGGTTTCTTGGATATGACATCAACCAAAACCGGTTGGAAAGGCTTCGAAGAAGGATTGGTGTGGATGCAACACGAATATCGTGGTAAGGGGATCGGCAAGGGAATGTATGAAACCGCAGTGCTCCATGATGATGTGATTTTGATATCGAATGAATCACACACCTACGCTGCTTCTCGTGTCTGGCAATCTATGATTAAAGACAGGAGATACACTGTTTATGCTGTCGATATGAATCATCCAGACAAACCATTGCCTATAAATCTTCAAGCAGACTACATAGATATCTTATCCGGGAATACATCCAAGAAGGTCTACTCTCGTAAGGAAAATCAAATTAGACTGGTGGCATCTCGGGCTGGATGACCTCTTGGGATGAATTATCACTTGAAAGAGCCACAGCATTTCTTGCTGTTTCAAGGTCATGAATCTGACAAATGATTTTGTCTCGAATCAGTTTGAAATCAAATTTGAAAGTCAACGTATGTTTAGCGGTGCCAGTCTCGGCATAGTGTAGAGCAAATTCATGATCCTTTAACTTACATCTTTCCAACACCAAAAGTTGAACCGGCTCTTCTCCTGAATTTTTAGGGGTGTCTAGAACTTTAATTTCAACAAAAGGCATATCAGCAAGTTCTTTCAACATGACAAGAAAAAATTCATAGTTGTTAAGTGGTTGTTCTAGCTCAAAGGAGACGGTATTGTTCTTTAAATCGAGTTTAAGTCCAAGAACTTGCATTGATAAAAAATCAAAACAATCTTGAGAAAATGTTGAACGATAAGAATACGAATACGCGTTGAATCTTACCGCGAAACGATTTGATAAATGAGGTTGAAGAATCCCTCCACTGCCGTTTAGAATATTACTTAAGATCGGACTTTCATTGATCATTGCCATATATGTATCTCCCTTTGTTTTATTTATAGGGAAACACTACAACCAAATACCAATAAAAATCAATTGCTTACTAAATTACTCAAGAATTGCTTTGTCGCTTGTTCTTGAGTGTAATGCTTCAAAACAAATTTGCGAGGCTCGTCTTTTCCCACGAAATTCAAAGCCGTAGTGATAGCGATAGACATGTTGCTGTATAGAGCCGCAACAGGCTTTTCTCCGCTCCTCCAAACGACATGTTTTGAGACAGGAGTTGTAGCAATGCGTAATCCGCTTGCCATAGCCTCAAGCAAGACTACACCGAAGGTATCCTCAATACTCGGAAATACAAAGAGTTCGGCATTGGCGTATATCTTCGCCAATTCTAGACCGAATTTCTTGCCCAAGAAAACAGCATCTGGATATTTCTTTTCGAGTTCAGCACGAGAGGGTCCATCACCGACGATCACTTTTCGAAGACTGGTATCAGCTTGAAGGAATGCTTCAATATTCTTTTCTCTGGCAACTCGACCCACACTAAGAGCATATGGTTTTAATTCCGACAGGAAATCGTTGGAACGATGCTTAGGATTAAAAAACTCAACATCAACACCTCTGGACCAAATACCAAACTCATTCTTGAAATCATGATCTTTGAGTTCATCGATAAGGACAGTTGTCGCAGCCATCACCCTAGTGGCTGGCTTATGAAACCAACGAACAAAAGCATAACCAACATCGATAGGAATACCGTAACGCAGCTTTAAGTATTCGGGGTGTTTTGTATGATAAGCGGTGGTGAATTTCCAACCATGTTTGAGACAGAAATGTCTCGCGGTAATGCCGAGTGATCCTTCCGTTTCAATATGGATAAACTCGGGGTTGTAATCGAGTATTAGTCTTTCCAGTTTCTTAAATCCGGAATAGACGAGGTCGAGTTCTTTCAAAGAGATATACTTGAAAAGATTGCTATCCCAGGTATCACTGAAATAACTAGGTGTACGAGCATGAACTATCCAAACAGGAATGTCAGAATACTTTCGAAGGTTTTCAACCGTTTCTCTTAGAGTAGTGATTACGCCGTTAAAGTATGGTTCCCAGGTATCAGTTATTACGAGCAATCCTTTTTTCATATTCATTCCATTTTATCAGTTCAAGTTTCCCGTCTCTATGTTCGACAATGGCGGTTAGACTTTCAACCCAATCTCCAGTGTTGAGATATTTTACACCGTGATATTCAGTCATTGTAGCAAAATGGATGTGTCCACACAAGACCATATCGACATTTAATTTTTTAGCGTGCTTAGCAACACTTTCTTCAAAGTCACTGACGTAGCTTATCGCTTGTTTGACTTTGTTCTTGATGTAAGCCGAAAGCGACCAATGGTCCTTTCCAATAATCTTACGTAGCCAGTTGAGAGAGTTGTTCAATCGTATTAGAAGGTTGTATCCTACATCTCCCAAATTAGCGAGCCATTTGTGATAACGTGTAACCATATCAAAGTAATCACCATGAAGACAAAAGATCGTCTTTCCGTCTGCTGTTGTGTGCGTATAATCGTGATGTATTTCAATGTCGCCAAATTTACTACCGCAATATTCGCGGAGTGCTTCGTCATGATTACCTGGAATGTAAATGACCTTCGTTCCGTGTCGTGACTTTTTGAGGATTTTTTGAAGGATGCCATTGTGCTCTTTAGTCCACTTAGAGCCACGTTTTAATGCCCAAAAATCAATGATGTCACCAACGAGAAAGAGAGTATCGCTCTCGGTGCGCTTAAGGAATTCATGAAGTTTCTCTGCTTGACATCCTTTCGTTCCTAAATGTACGTCTGATATCCAAATCGTCCGGTATCTAATTGGTTCCATGCAAGCCCTTTTTCATAGCTAATATTTATCCGAATAGTCAGTATAGCACAGGTTTGTGACGTTTACGTGAATTTTTCATTTTGCTCTTGAACATGCTCTAAATAGATAGTAAGATAGCTTACTCAACAGTAAGCAGGATGGTGACATGAAACGGTTATTCTATATACACGGCGCGAACGAGACCGCCACCTGTTTCAATTACATAAAGGCAGTTCTACCAGAACACGAAGCAATCGATATAGATTACGATTGCCAAGCGCCGATTATACCCACAGTCATCAGCATTCTCAACAAACTTCCAAAAAACCAAGAGTTCGAATTCATTTCTCATAGTTATGGTGGTTTGATTGCAGTGGCTCTTGGATATTACAATAAATCCGTAAAGAAAATTGTGTCACTTGCTTCACCGTTCGGTGGAAGTGAAGGTGCGAACTATTTGCGTTTCTTTTTCCCATCATATGGTCTTTTTAAAAATGTAGCTACTTCCAATCCACTAGTTCGAGAAATTCGCCACCGTGGTGCAACTGTTCCGACTTTGAATGTCATTGCAACAGTAGGATACAATCCATTCTCAGCGGCTCGTAATGATGGTGTCATAACTATCGACAGTCAAAAGAAACTTCCTGGAGCCAAGCACATTGAAGTTGGTTTTAATCATTTCGAATTGCTACTTGCTGATCCTGTCATTCAAATGATAAAAGAATTCATATGGGAAAAGTGACTTAAGTTAGTGATTGCTTTCCTTCTTCTCTAGTAAATACACCAAAGAAGGAGGCTCGATGCAAACAAAATGTTGTAAGATTTGCAAGAACGATCTCCCAATAGAACTCTTTGGTAAGAACGGTAAGAATAAAGACGGTGTCATTCGCAGAAAAGCCAAATGTCTAAGTTGCTTACAGAGTTGGGAACGCAATAAATTTCAAGAACGAATCATTCGAATCGTTGGTGGTATAGACAAGTTGAGATGTACAATTTGTGGATATGACAAGTGCGCAGCCGCCATAGACTTTCACCACGTTGATCCTAGCACAAAAGACCATCTTGTTTCAGGTATGAAAAATTACTCGGAGAAAAATTTGCGCGCAGAAATTGAAAAGTGTATGATGGTCTGTTGTATATGCCATCGCGAAGTTCATGCGGGGCTTAGGAGCTTACCACACTATGAAACTAGTTCGTATTACCAACATTGAACAGCGAGAAGTTGCCACCGATTTGTGGTTTAGAATATTTCCTGATGAACCATATTGGATCAAGAAGTATGTCATCAATAAACTCTACGATCCTCGTAATCGTCGCCAGAAACCAGGACAACCTTATTTCGTAGCCTATCATCGCAACAAACCAGTTGGTTTATCCGGCTTTTACAAAGAAAAGACCGGAGAATATTGGTTGGGATGGTTTGGGGTTTTATCTAAGTATCAGAATCAAGGTTTAGGATCAAAGATACTAGACGCAACAATCAACGAATTAAAAGCAAGCCATCCAAATGTAAACTATTTTTACCTTTGGACTGAAGGTAGTCGAGCAGTCCAGAACTTCTACCGTAAAAACGGATTCAAATACTTTGGTGAACTCCATGTTTGGGCAACCGATGCAAAGATATTCAGAAAGGCGATCTGATGCGCGAAATTAGGCTTCAAGCCAAAGCAATTCTTGAAAACACCGACGAACCAACCTTTTCTGATTGGGCGTTCGCATTAAATTTTTTAGATGCAAATCATAACAAAGTTGACACCTACATCAAGCGAATGCTTTACAATCGGTGTGAGTGGTATCGAAAGTATTTCAATACGCCCCGCAAAAGAATCGAACGGATAGCTAGAAACAATGGTGAAATGCAGATTATTGAAATAATAATTCCACCGGAAGATATTGAAAAAGAAGACGTTTATCCTAACATTTATCATCTCTTTCCGGGTTGATAAATACCTGTGAATGTATCACCTTTCACATTTATTTAACAGGAGATTAGCATGGATCTATTTTGGGTAGTTGCCGTCGTGGTGGTTGTTGGATTGGGTTACTGGTGGTATCGTAACCATAAGGCAAAGGCTGCTGAGCTAGTTGCCAAGGCTCAAGCCGAAGTCAAAAAGTACTAAAAACCTATTGACAGTTTCAATTTTTTGATGTACAGTAGTAAATACTTGTGCATCAAAATGCTTCTGTGATGTAGTGGTAGCCTCTGACATTGCCTATGAATATTTTTAACGAGTGTTCATAACAATGTTAGTGTGTGAGTTCGATTCTCACCAGAAGCTCCAAAAATATTTAAATGCGTCCTTGGTGTTCAACGGTAGCATGTCACGCTTCCAACGTGAATGAGCGAATTCGAATTTCGCAGGACGCTCCAGTTTTTATGTTATTTTTGGTTTATGAAATCTCATTTTATGTCCAAGATTCCATCCGAGATTTTCATATTCTTTCAAACTTTCTTTTTTAACTAGCATGGTTTGTTTTAATTTTAAATTATAAATCCAACAAGTGCCATATTGAGAATTAGTTTCGCCTTGTTGATGCTTAATTTCTTTGTAAGTTTCCTTCCTTTTATCTTTTGCTGATGGTGTATTAGCAAATTTATGTCCAAGTTTCTGTAATTCTTTATCAGTTTTAAAACTTCCTAAATAGTTACCCAACGGACACCCATATAATGCCATCTGTTCTTTACGTTTTTGGGCTGCTTTTATATGGGCATCTTTTTTATTTGCCTCTGTTCTGCCTTTTCTAACATATTCTAATTTCTTTTCAGACTTGTTTATATAATCAAACCCACCCTCTCCACCAATTTTTAGATTATAAATATCCGTCCTACTCAAGAATTCTTCGTTAACTATTTCTCGTTCTTTTGCTATCATGTCTTCATCAGAGTTACAATAATGTAATACTTCTTTTTTGAAGTTTTCTATTCCATATTTCTTAATGGCGCGTTTTAGATACTTACCAGAACCCATATAATTATCATTTAAATCTAAGGTTTTGTGTTTTCCGATATATATTTTATTATTGACAACATTTGTGATTTTGTATATGATGTAATACATTGAAATACCCCACAAATAGTTGATGTATTTATTAGGCACAAAAATGGAAATCAAACGAACATCCCCACCATATATCCCTGCACCACCTATTGAACCACACGAACTCTTTCCACAACCTCTTTCGCTCGGTAAATGTCTTGTCTGTGGTTTAATTCTATATCCTGTTATGGGCTATGTATGTCCTCGTGCTGGTTGTCCAACCGGCTTAGGCTCTTCTTCATTCTCTAATCCAAACGTTAGTACTTGACTTCAGTATTAAAAGGTGCTACGCTTTTCGTGATAAGTTGAGAAAAAGGAGACTTATATGTTCTGGTTACGTCTGTTACAATTTGCTGGAGTAATTTGGGTCATCGCGTTTTTTGTAACGCAGATTATCATGCCAGCTATTCTGAATCGCAAGCTTTTTCCATTATTCAGGAAAACCGAGAAAGAGTTGAGTGCGCAATACACTGAACTCAACCAACAACTTCATGAACTGGATCTAAAGGATAAAGTCGAAGAACTTAATAAAAGACTTAATCCTACAACCCCGTCAGAAAGTACTGCTCAGACCGAGCAAAAGCCTACTGACACAATTCAATCTTAAGAGAAAGGAAACTAATATGTGGACTTTAAATAAAATTCTAGGTATGGCTGCTGCTGTTGTATTGGCTATAGTTGCGGTTATCATTCTTCCAAATATGGCAGTTAATTTGGAATCCGACAAGGTCATGGTTATTCAGAGTCTTGGTGGAAAGCTTAATTGCTTCACACAGCCCGGCTGGCAACCACAATGGTTGGGACATGTTACCAAGTATCCACGTCAAGAGTCTTATGACTTCTTGAAGGAAAAGGGTAAGGAAATCATTGACAATTCCAAAAAGATACGTTTTAATGATGGTGGACACGCAGACTTGTCCGGTTCCGTCAACTGGCTAATGCCTTCAGATTGCAAGAGTATCATCGCAATTCAACAGAATTTTAGTAGTTCCGAGGGAATTATTGCTAAGGGTATCTCCAAGATGGTTGACAACGCTATCTATATGTCTGGTCCACTAATGTCTTCGACGGAATCCTCAGCAGAACGTCGCGCTGAATTGGTTCAGTATATTAATGATCAAGCACAAAATGGTATCTATGTTACCACAACCGAAACTACTTTCGCGCCCGATCCGCTTACTGGAGAAAAGAAACAAATCACTCTTGTTAAGATCGCACACGATGAAAAAGGTATGCCAAAACGGCAGCAAGGTTCCATTCTTGATGAATACGGTATCAAGCTTCAACCGGTTTCAATTCGCGCCATCGATTACGATGCTATAGTTGAAAAACAGATCGCTGAAAGACAAGGCGCCACAACTCAGGTTCAGATTTCGAGGGCTGCTGCCCTGCGTGCTGAACAGGAAGCTATTACTGCGGTTAAGCAAGGTGAGGCAAACGCTGCCAAGGCTAAGTGGGAACAAGAAACAATCAAGGCTAAGGTTGTTACAGAGGCTCAACAGCAACTTGAAGTTGCAACACTCGATGCTAAACAAGCTGAACAGTATAAGAAAGCACAGATTCTGCGCGGCGAGGGTGATGCCGAAAGAAAGAAACTTGTAATGAATGCTGACGGTGCTTTGCAACCTAAACTTGATGCCCTTATCGAAATTAATAAGGCATGGGCTACTGCTTTCCAAGGATTCCCTGGCAACATGGTTCCAGGCGTCGTGATCGGCGGTGGCGCTAATGGTGGTGGCTCCGCTGTAATCAATGCACAGACATTTATGGAAATCATGACTGCTAATGCAGCTAAGCAGCTTAGCATAGACTTGCAGACTGCTGGTAAGGAAGCGACCGCTAAGGTAAAGAAGTAAGCAAAATAAACAGTCTCTTCCTTCATGTGAGACTGCTCCTCGAAAGGGGGTTCATCCTGGTCCGATGAACCCCCTTTTATTTCGGGTTGTAACATTAATTTAACAAAACTGTCATACTACTGTCACAAAATTCCTTTATACTCAGATAGTTAGTAAATACACCAGACCACTGTAATAATTCTGGTATAACTTAACCAAAGGAATAATATGAAGACAGTTCTAACAATCCTTACTTTTTTGTTTTGTTCTGTAACCGCACATGCTCAGTTAGTTAAACTAGACGGATCGAGCACAGTGTTTCCTATATCAGAGGCAGTAGCAGAAGACTTTCAATCATCGACACACACCAAAGTTACTGTTGGTATTTCTGGTACAGGCGGCGGGTTTAAGAAGTTTTGTCGAGGCGAAATTGATATTGCTAACGCGTCTCGTCCTATCCTCAAATCCGAAATGGAAGCTTGTAAAGTAGCCGGCATTCAGTATTATGAACTACCAGTTGCGTTTGATGCTCTGACTGTTGTTGTTAGCTCTAAAAATACTTGGCTTAATAGCATTACTGTCGAAGAACTAAAGAAAATATGGGAGCCGATGGCGCAGGGTAAAATTACAAAATGGAATCAAATAAATCCAGCATGGACAAATACTCAATTGAAGCTTTATGGTCCCGGTGCTGATTCTGGAACATTTGATTATTTTACCGAAGCTATTGTTGGAAAAACCAAATCTTCTCGTGGTGACTTTACTGCGAGCGAAGATGACAATGTTCTAGTTCAAGGCGTTTCTCAAGATGTGAATTCGCTTGGATATTTTGGGTTTGCTTATTTTGATGAAAATCGTAACAAACTAAGGGCAGTTCTAATCATTTCCAAGACTGGGGCAAAGCCGGTCGGTCCTTCCGTAGAAACAGTTATGAACGGTACTTATCAACCATTATCCAGACCTCTCTTTATCTATGTTAATGCAAGGTCTTTCGAAAGATCGGAAGTTCAACGATTCATAGAGTACTACATGAAGAACGCGCCGAAATTAGTTAAAGAAGTCAAGTATGTGCCTTTGCCTGTTCATGCTTATGAATACAATCTAACACACGCTAGAAGTAAAAAATTCGGAACAAAATTCGGTGGAGAGAATAAAGTAGGACTAACCATCGAGCAACTAATTAAAATGGAAACTAAGGAATAACCATGAAACAATTAATTATGACAATCGCATTGAGTATGTGCATAGGATTCGTGTATGCAGATACAACGACTAATCTTCTCGATACACTTCATGACAGTGGTAAATTAACTGATGATGAGTATAAGACGCTTTCGAACCAGCATGAAGAGGAAACATTAACACAACGGGCTGATCGTAGAGCAACCGCTCTAAGGGTAGCCCAGGACATAGAAGCTAAAGAGAAAGCAAAGGAAAACGCAAAAACAGATGTAAAAGGTAAACTTAAAGACGGTTCTTTGGTTTTTGAAAGTACTGACAAAAATTTCTCATTCGCCCCAACAGTTCGTCTACAACTTGATTATCGTAAGTTTGGTGGTGATGCGGCAGGCGCAACAGCAAATACATTCGACATTCGTAGAGGCTTTTTGGGTTTGAAGGGTAAATTCTACGGTTCGTATGAATGGCTTATAATTGGTGATTTCGGTGGTGGTAGTGGAGCAAGCGTACTTGACGAAGCATATTTAAACGTCAACTATTGGAAAGAAGCACAGTTCCGCGTTGGTCAATTCAAGATGCCTTTCAGTTTGGAAGAGATGACAAGCGACTTGTTCACCGATTTCATGGAACGTTCGATGGGTAATTCGATGGTTCCTAATAAGGAACGCGGTATCATGGTTCATGGTACACCATTGGCTGGTACCACATATGCATTGGCATTGTCTACTGGTCAAGGTAAGAACGCAAACGAAACAGTAAATACGGTCGATAGCAATGATATTATCGCACGCGGCACAATCAACTTTGCTGAATTGTTTTCTTGGAAAGACACTGTTGTTCATCTTGGAATTGGCTACACAACAGGCACCGAGCCAATCGGAGCGGCAGTAAGCGGTAGAACTGAATCTCGTGGTATCATATTTTTTACACCGAGTACATTTACTGGAGCTGATTTGTCCCGGACTCGTACCGGTCTTGAAGGTGTATTAGCTTATAAGAATTTTAAGATACAAACTGAAATGATGTCAGTCAACTACAGTGGAGTTTCGGTAGCCAATGTCGGCTACGACAAAAAAATCACCAGTAATTATGTGGATATAATGTGGATGATCACGGGTGAACATTACGCTGATCGGTATAAGGATGGCAAGTTCGACCGTATGAAACCAAAGAAAGATTTTGACTATAAGACTCTTAGTGGTGGTGGGTGGGAAGTTGGTATTCGTTTCAGTCAGTTTAATGCTGATGATTTCGCAACCGGTAAGGCTGGTACAGGTGTCATTCCTACTTCAACAGCGAGTGCAGCATTTACAACTAGCGCAACATCTATCACATATGGTGTGAATTGGATTCTTAATCCAAGAACTCGTCTAATGTTGAACTATGTTGATACTAAATTCAACAGTCCAGTGATTGTCTCTCAAGCTGCTTCAACACCATCTGTTGCTAAGACAAATGGTGAGAAGGTAATTATGATGCGTCTTCAGTACGACTTCTAAAAATCTAACTTAGAAAAGCCGCTTTCGGGTGGCTTTTCTATTGACATTTCCGGTAAATACGGCTACGATCTAATCATAGGAGTAGTTTATGTGGAATCTTTTTCTAGACGATCTACGCTCCCCTTCCGAAGCCGCAAATCCGCTAGGTATCACGAAATGGGTAATCGCCCGTTCAGTATCTCAAGCTAAAGAATTAGTTACTGGTCGGGGAGCACCAACCGTTGTTAGTTTTGATCATGACCTTGGACACGAAGAAGGTAATGATGGCTATGCTTTCGCCAAATGGTTAGTCGAAAAAGATTTAGATGCTGTTGAAAAACATCGTGATTTCTTACAACCAAACTTCAGGTTTCAGGTTCACTCAGCCAATCAAATTGGCGCTGCAAACATTGAACATCTGTTGACAAACTGGCTGCAATATAAGCGCACCATAACAGAATCTGAGCTACTCATATTGAGGGAGTTATTAAAAGAAGTCTAATAAGCAGTTCCATAAAACAATAATAAAAAGGAGAACAACATGCAAACTCTGAAATTAGCAGATGATTTGTTTCAAGGTATTGAAGAAGGTTGGAAGCAGGCAACAATTCGAACTGGTAAGCGCGATATCACTCCCGGTGAATTGCTGGTTTTTGAAGGTGCTACCATTCCAGATTTAAAACGAACGGTTTATGTTCATCGAGTTAGTTATCTAGTCGCACAAGATATGACTGATTTTGATGCTCAACTAGATGGCGCAGAAACCGCAGGCGAAATGGTACAAGCACTCAAGCGCTTCTATCCAGACATCGGACCAATGAGCCTTTTGACGTTGATTGAATTCGTTCCGACCTAATCTATAAAAATAATAAAAAGGAGAATAATAATGAATAATAAAGAATATATCGAAAATGTTTTAAAGACAGAAAGTTCAAACTTTTTCATGGAAAAAGTTGATCGTAGATTGCTACATGGTATTATCGGAGTATCGACCGAGGCTGGTGAATTACTCGATGCTCTCAAGAAAGCATTATTTTATGGTAAATCAATCGACTTAGTAAACATAAAAGAAGAATGCGGTGACTTGTTATGGTACATATCACTGATTATTAAGGCAGTTGATGGAGATTACGAAAGTATTATGGCTACAAACATCAAAAAATTACAAACAAGATATCCAGAAAAGTTTAGTACTGAAAAAGCACTCAACCGAGACTTGGTAGCGGAACGAAAGACTTTGGAAACACTATAAGATTAAGAGACATAGAACCTAATAATTGTTTAGCAATCGAAGAAATCGAACAAGATTTAAAATGGTTGCGACACCACACAGACATACTTCGCACAAAAGATATTCCGTTGGTTGTAAAAATAGGTAATAGTTACGAACCAGTCGGCGGATACGATCTTAAGACAACGGCTGATGGTAAAAGTTATTATATAATTAAATTGACCGGTGTTCGATGATTCATATTTAAGATAAATAAGACAACAAACGATAAAAGCGCTTGTTGGCGCTTTTTTCTTTGGAGAATATATGGGAAAAGAGTTACTTTTTAGGGTAACGGCGAAAGACTGTGAATGGTCGTATACCAAGGGCACCGGCTCGGGTGGGCAGAAAAAAAATAAGACCTCCAGTGCGGTTCACTGTATACACCGCCCATCTGGTGCTCACGGCTATAGTGAGGCGTCCAGATCACAGCATGATAACAAAATCGATGCTTTTGAAAAGATGTTTAACACAAAGGAGTTTCAAGCATGGGTTAAGCACGAAGCTGCACGTAGAACCGGGCTACTTTCTGTAATAGATGAAAATGTTAGAAAGGAGTTGCGTAAGGTGAAAGTTGAGGTTAAGATGGATGGTGTATGGATCGAAGTAAACAAAGACGACCCGCTTGATAAGGAGTAAACAAAATGATGAAGATTAACTATGATAAAGCCATGAAACTTGCTGGAAACGGTAAGGCTAAACTAATTGACACTCGCGGACCGGTTGAATTCAACAAGGGCACGCTGGCTGGCGCTATTAATCTAGTTTTGAGAAACATTTCAAAGATTGTTACACTCTACCAGAAGACAGATACGGTCATCTTTTTTGGCGCTGATGCTGCCATTGCGGCAAATTACGCTTTTGGTATGGGATTTGCTAAAGTTTTTTATATGGAAGGATTGCCAATTCTTGGGGAGGAAAAGGCAAATAGTTAATAAATAGCTAATAATATCCCAATAGACGGAGCGTTCAAATGAATCTTACCTTACTAAAACAAATAAATGAACTTGCACTCAATCAAAAGACGTTCTTTGAATCTGTCGATGCTATTACTCCAGAGGAAACATTCTTAGCAACTCTCCCCCAAGTTTTAGTCGAAACCGCTGAAGCCGCAGTCGGTAAGGCGTTTGCTCAGCTTAGTGCTGGAAAAAATATTTCCGGCGAAGAGGCTGACCTCATAATGGGTCTTTTCTCTTTAGGCGATCCAGGTTCAAAAGATAAGACTTTACAACAAGTCATGGCTCTCCGTAAGGGCGGGCTTCCGCTTCTCGTCGCGCTACAACTAGCTGGTGATGATGCTCAGATAACAAACATTCTGAGGCAAGCTGGTAAGTCATATGTCCAGGCAAGTGGCAACGGTACTCCGTACCAACTTCAAACAATGATGCTCCATGGTAACGTTCTGGATCAAAACCAGCGACAGGCTCTCACACAACGTCTACAGCGTGCTCAGGGAGCTTTTAGGAACGCAGCCGCCGCCATGCAGGCAAATTCCCAAGGACAACAGAAAACGTCTCAAGGACCGGCTACGCCAGCCCCAAAGACTATGGCAACATCAACTGGTAATGCAGCATCTCCAGTTCGTCCGATGAATCTTGCGGGTGGCTCTGGAACACAACAAGGCGCTGCCGCACCTGGAATGTAATGTGATTAAATTTATTAGAGAACTCAACCACGAAATAGTCCAAGAATCGGCACTAATTGAAAAGACGGTTGAGCTTTTTGAACAAATTACGAATGGAACTCAGGTTCTCGAAGAGAGCATACTTAATCTTCGTTCCGATGTTAGACGCCATCTCATAAACAATCAACGCGTATCAATGCGCCTTGCGATCACACTCGCACAAATTTTTGTCATCTCCGACGAACTTGAAAAAGAGCTTGGAAAGACCACCAAGTTCAAGGAACCAGTTCTTAAAAAAAAGATGGAAAAAATTTTTCAGATAGCCAGTGAATTATCCACCAAAGACGATACACCCCATCCAAAACTTGTGGATGCGATTCGATTCGTCCTGGATAAACTAGAAGGCAATAAAGAACGAATTGAAATGATGAAAACCACGTTCGAAAGAATCGTCCAGCGCATAGAGTCAAGTGACGCTGCTCTTAAATTAAAAATCATGAAAATGACATCACTCATAATGCAAAGCAACGATAATATAAAGAAGAGAAGGGAGGTTATTGATCAACTTTAAACTGAATGAAAGGGGGTGGCTATGTAAAATAAGTTCGGCAGTAAGCGAGTTTGTAACACACCAACCTATTAAAAAGGACAAAGATATGTCTAAGAACGCAGGTCACAAAACTAAGCAAAAACAGGCAGATTTACATCTCATATCCAATAATCAGGCAGCAATGTTAGATGGTCCACAAAGAAAGAAATGGACCAAACATGATATCAGAGCAATACAACCCTTAACAGATAATCAAAAAGAAATGTTCAAACTGCATAATTTGGGATACCAAATTTGTGCTTCAGGTTCTGCCGGAACCGGTAAAACATTTCTAGCCCTATACCTTGCAATGTGTGACATTCTAGATGGCAATACATCGTATTATCATTTAAGAATCGTTCGTTCCGCTGTAGCAACCCGCGAATTGGGTTTCATGCCAGGATCTCTTGAAGACAAAACACGCTTCTATGAACTTCCATACATCGATATCATGTCAGAATTATTTGGTCGTGCATCGACATATGATGACATGAAGGAGACCGGCTTGGTCCGATTTACGACAACTTCCTACATTCGTGGTTTGACTTGGGATAACACTATCATCGTTATCGATGAAGGTCAAAACATGACATGGCATGAAATTAATTCCGTCATGACAAGAGTCGGAACCAATTCAAAGGTCATCTTTACCGGTGATATCGTTCAAACAGACTTAGATAAAAAGTCCAACGACAAGTCTGGTATGAAACGATTTCTTAGAACAATAGAAACAATGCCCGAATTTGCTTCAGTTAAATTCACGACAGATGATATTGTTCGAAGTGAGTTCGTCAAGTCATGGATTATTGCAACCGAAAAGACCGCAGAGTAAAAAATGGGGTGTTTTACACCCCATTTTTTCTGAATAAATATCGGTTTAATGGATACTGATATGGATGAGCCTAAAGTAGAAGAAGTAAAGAAAACCTATGTTTTCGATGGAGTAGAAGTCACGCTTACTGGTCGCATTGCGATTAACAAAAAGAAAATGTCTTCCGGTAAACTCATAACGAATGAACTTGTTGAGGTCACACCAGTTAAAAAACCCGGAGTACCGGTTTGGAACAAATGGATCAAACATAAAGACCTATTCGAAATAGCCCCGGCTAAGGTCGAATCTATTGACAAGTCAGCCAACAAGTGATAGTCTAAACCTCACAACCTATAACTATAAGAAAAATAATGGTTCAAGTTAAAGTAAATCCCAATCTCACCGAAGAAGATGTTCCAGCACTCGTAGCAGAACTAGAAAAGCTATCATCGCTCAATCCAGTCAAAGACACGCTTAAGGCTGCTGGTAAATCACTCGAACCGCGCCCCGCTAAGGACATGCTTGGTTCTCGTCCACGTGAAAATGATGTCTTCATGAAAGACTTTGTTGATGGTGCTCTAGAACTCGCTCAAATGCTTGGTATCGAAGATCAAGGCACACATAATCCGTCAAAAGGTTTATCATTCCGTGCTAGCAACTACAAATTCTATGATTTCATGGGTTACTGGTCAGCGCTTATCAAGCGATTCTCTAAGAATGAAGAACGCATGACGGTGTTTGAAAAAGATGTCGAAGACATAGAACTGGATAATATTTATCTAGTTAAAAACATGCGGGAGCTTTTCGAGTACGCCAAAGAAAGTCGCAAACGAACTGATAGAAAAATAGAAACAATTCAAGCCCAAGCGGATGATTTTGAACAAGCGGCGTGCCTCATTACAGAGCATGTCGGTGATTTCGCTAAAAAAACTAAAGAATTGGATGCAACAATTATTGCTTTAGCATCCGAAAACAAAAAACTCAAAACAAAATTATTCTGGTTAACCGTATTCGCAGTAATTCCTTGCTTCTACATCTACGGCACCATCCTTTCCAAAATATTCTAAGAGGATTTCATGCCGAACTTCGTTGAACCAAAGGCATTTCTCATTGCCGAAACTAAACTATTACATGATGGTTTACAACAATCATTGACCGAGCTAGGAGTCCCTGGTTGGACGACGGACGCAGCGAGCGATGCCGAGCACTTGATTGAATTCTCCGGTAAATCTTGCTATATGAGTTTTGATACCACGCTTAACAAAAATCTAACTCGGGTTGGTACAAGAAACAATCAAGAATATATCCAAGATCAAATTATCAAAACTGGACACGGTTCCGTTCTTGAACATGGTACAATGACATTCTTCTTAGTTAATGTATCAAGAGTCTTAACACATGAACTTGTCCGTCATCGGGTTGGTAACGCATTCTCACAAGTCTCAGGACGTTATGTTCGAACCGATAAGATCAATTTCTGGTTGCCGGCTGTAATTCGTAATGATCCGTGGGCAAAGGAATTCTTTATCATGTGCTTTGCGACAATGGAAATGTGGATTCGTCAACTAGAAGAACATTTCAAGATCGATGAACTTAAAGGTGGTATTGGTTTCAAAATCAAGAAAATTCTCACATCTGCCTTCCGCCGCATTATTGGGAATGGTCAGGCAAATCATATCGTTTTAACTTGTAACCATCGCTCTTTGCGCCACATGATTGAACTCAGAACAGATGCGGGAGCCGAAGAAGAAATCCGATTGGTCTTTAACCAAATGTTCAATCTGGTTAAAGACCGCTATCCAGGACTTTATGGCGATGCTCAAATAATGTATAATGATGAAAACGATCCGGAACTATTTTCGGTCAAGTTTGAGGGAAAGAAAGTATGATTGAATTTGAGAAAGTAACCGAACAAGATGTGGAGAATTTTATCGCAGGGAAATATGGCAATATTATCCCGGATGATATCTTTACGGTTTCTGATGAAGATTGGGAAGCGTTGGAACAGGCATATCGAAGCACTAGTTCCGTTGAGCGCTTGAAATCCGTATCGGATATTATTGGCATTCTTGATGTTATCACAAAGAGCATTCGTCTGAGTCGTAGCATGGCAAGTTGGGATATCGGCGCTAAATTTATGAAATTACAAGAAGAAATGGGTGAATTAGCCGAAGTTGCGCTTTATGAAAACGGTTTCAATCAACATAAAGCCAAGCCTAATGAAGACAGCTTTGGAGAAGGAGCAGATGTTATCCTTTGTGTGCTCGATGTTCTTTCTCGCCTCCATTTAGAATTAACTCCTCATCAAGTTCATCATGCTCTTGCCTTGGCGTTGAGTACAAAATATAAAAAATGGGAAAAAAGAATCCTGGAAATGGAGAGAAAAACAAATGATAGATCCAACGAAGATCAGCAACTTCCATCTGACGATAAATGAACTGGAAGAAAACATCTGTTTTTGGGTTGCTGTAGCCAATAAGACGGCAGCAACCATATCTCAATACGTCGATAACTTCTTCCTAGACCTTAGTAAGCAAGTCGCTTCAACCTTCGATCCAAATCTAGCCTCTCCCTTCCAATTGATTAGAGAAGCCGGTTCTATTGAACAGATCACAGACTTAGTTAAGAAGCATCGTTTTGGTTGCTTCAAAAATAAAGCACGCGGCTATCACGAACTAGCTTATAGTGGAATAAATCTCAAGATGTGTACTGTGGACGATCTTGAAAAGATACATGGCATCGGTCCAAAAACTGCTCGTTGCTTCTTGATTCATACACGCGAGAATGCTCGACATGCCGGTCTAGATACCCATGTGTTAAAATTCATGCGCGCAGTCGGCTTGGATGCACCAAAGTCCACTCCGACCGGAAAGCAATACAAATATTGGGAAGAACAGTTTTTAAAATTGGTTCCAGAAGGTACGACTATAGCGGAGTACGACTTGGCTATCTGGACCGCTTACCGAAAAGCAAACTAGGAAGATATGAATAAAATTATTGAAGTATTGGACGAAAGAAAACCATTTAATCTAACTTCTGATTTTATTAAAAATATGGTTGAAACTTGTCAGCAACGAATGGGCGATGCTATTGAAGAAGTTCTAAAGGCTGGCAATTTCAAAATCGGAGATAGGTTGGAGTTTTCTTATGTTATCGATTTCCAAAAAGACCATATAGATATTGAAGTTGAAGAAGTTCAATCTAGGATAGAGCCTCTAATTCAGATTCAACATAGTTGAACTGGGAACCGCCTTTAGTCCATTTAATATCGTAATATTTTTTTCCATTTGGGGCTTCTCTGATATTCATGATCGTACCTTTTACGCCGATTGGTTGCTTATGGAATGGAGAACCATTCTGATTATAAAACACAACGACATTGCCTTCTTTTTTGGTTGTTATCTCTCTGGCGAATCTTTCTTCGTATGATTTGAGATATGCTTCGGTTGCACCATCCTTGATTTTAACTATTGCGCCGACTTCCATTCCTTTACTAAGTTTTGGATCTATCTTGAAAATTTTACCCGCAGGTTCATAGATGCAGACTTGATCACCATCTAAGGTTTTATACATTGTTTTTCCTTTGAACCAAATGGCATCGTATTGAGATTTTAATTGTTCAGTCATGTGATCGGTTGCGCGTACGCGTTCTCTTTCGACAGCCGGGTTCATGAAATTCTTTTCGCCAGGAATATTTCTCCAATCAAAATCATATCCATTGTCGATCCACCATTTCATAATTATACGAGGAGCAGCAAAATTTATCGTTGTCATTCTAGGAGCATTGATATAATAAGCAGTAAGCCCTTTAGCCGAAGGACCACCAGCCCAATTGAATTTCATAGCAATACTTTTAACAGTTGTGAAATAAACACCCCAGCCTAAAAAATGGATTGGAGCTGGTATACCAAGAGCGTAATCACTCGTTTGGAAACCATGTGTTCGTTCTTCCGACCGGACGCCAATGACATCTTTAATAACTCGGAAACCTTGTTGCTCAATTTTTTTACGATTTTCTTCGGTTGAACCATGATACACAGGTCCGAAAAGCTTTTCGTCTCGAACTGCTTGAAGTGAGATGGTTTTTATGTTTTCGGAAAGAAGTTCATGAAGTTTCATTGCGTAGCCCTTTTGATGATTAGTTATTTATCTTGACATCGTGGCACAACCTAGAGTAGAATACAACTTCCGATAATTCTGGAGCACAGAAATGATTGACGTTCTTAATGGCATTGACGCAATTCAATTGCGAAACGAACTTTTTCTCCTTGGAACCGTAACTCTCGAAGATTGCGACACCAAGGCTCTCGTTAACCTAGCGCTGGCTGCTAAAGACGCCTATTACAACACTGAACAACCACTATTGACCGATGATCAATATGATATGGTTGAGCGTTTTATTGCGCTCTCCGCGCCCGGCGATGACGTAACCACCATCATCGGAAGTGATGTTCGTGGTGATGCCGTTCCTCTTCCTTTCCCAATGGCTGGTCTTACCCAGGTATATGAAGGTGAAATTCAGAAATGGATTACAAAATGTGGACTGAATGATCGCTATATCGTCATTTCAGACAAGCTCGATGGTAATAGCGTCGAATTGATTTATGACGTAAATGGAAATTTTACCGCAGCCTTCACTCGTGGCGATGGATTCGAAGGTGCGGACATTACTCGCCATTTGAAACAGATGAACTTTCCGAAATCGGTCGGACGTGGCATCCGCGCCGTTCGTGCAGAAATAATTCTCGAAAAGGATAAATTCGAGCGCATTCAAGAGATTGCAAAGCGTACCTACAAAAATCCTCGCAACATGGTTGCAGGCTTGATGAATGCGTCGGTGAGTAATCCAGATGTTTTGGCTGAACTTTCAGTCATTGCGTATGAAATCATGAATCGTGCGAATGACTTCAAGGATAATCAATTCGTTGAACTGGTTTGTTTTGGTTTCGAAGTTCCGAAGCGTGCTGTATGGCATGGTAGCGATTTTACGGAAGAACGCCTAACTCATTACCTACAAGTCGCTCGTCAGGATTCATGGTATGAAATCGATGGCTTGGTTATTGAGGCTCTTGATAAAGACCTTCGTGAATCACTCAAGCCTTCCACTGAATCTCTTGAACCGGAATATGCCCGTAAATTTAAGGTTGCTGACGCTTCGAACATGGCTGTTGCGGAAGTCGTCGGCATCCATTGGGGCATCTCCAAGAACGGATATCTTAAACCACGAGTTGAAATCAAGCCTGTTGATCTAGTTGGCGTCACAGTTACATTTGCGACGGGCTTTCATGCTTGGTTTATCTATTCCAACCAAATTGGTCCAGGCGCCAAGATTCGTATTACGCGAAGCGGGGATGTTATCCCATTCATTACTGAGGTTGTTGAACTTGCATCTATTGAAAATTATGACGAGTGGTTTAATGCTCAATTAAACGTCATTGGTGAATGGGCGTGGACAGATACTATGGTTGACGCTTTTCTGGTTAGCGATCATCCTGCTATAGCTCTTGAAAAGGCTACCTTCTTCTTTACTACAATCGATATCAATATGCTTCGCGAAGGCAACCTCATTAAGCTGTTTGAAGCGGGTTTCAATTCACCGACGAAGATCATGAAAATGGAAGAAGCCGAATTTCGTCATGTTCTTGGTGAGAATGGTTCTAAGATTTACAATGATATGATCAAAAAACTTCAAAACCTAGACAAGCACAATCTCATGGCTGCAACGGGCTATTTCGGTCGTGGGGTAGGGCGTAAGAGGATGAAGAAACTGTTGGAATCTTCGAATGGTAGTGAAGACATTTTCACTAACTATTCTTGGATCGTTTCAGTGGAAGGATTTCAAGCGAAGACAGCAAATCGTATCATTTCTGGTTATAAACAGTATAATGATTTCGTAGCCGATCTTAGTGATTATATCAACTTTAAGGAATTTACCACTTCCATTGAGGGCAATCTGACTGGAAAATGTTTTGTGTTTACGGGATTTAGATCTCCTGAATTGGAAGATAAAATCATCGAAAATGGTGGCAAAATGGCGAGTAGCGTGACTAAGGAAGTTACACACGTTGTTGCTGATGATCCAAATTCTAACTCTGGTAAAATTAAAAAGGCTAGAGATAAAGGTGTATCCATCATTGGTGTAGCTGAACTCGAATCTTGGTTATGATTAAATATTTAATTAGTTTATTGTTGTTAGGTTCATCTTTCTGTTTCGCACAAGACGTACCGGACGAACAGTATCCAAGTAATCTCGGACCACCGGAGACTATTTTTGCTTGTAAGATTGTTTTAACAGAAATGAAAGGGAAAGACGGAGAGATACGCATCTATGGATGTGCTGAATGTCCGTTACTTAATGGAAGGATTATCAACACTTGTACAGGTGTTAAGGGAAATGGAAATGAATAAGACAATGTCAATTTTAGGAATTATTCTTGCCGGTTTGGTTCTGATAATCATTTATTCGATTCCAGGCGGTCATAAAATTCCGGTGGTGACAAAACAATACGATATTCTTTGTATTGAAGGTTTAACCTATATCGCTATAAATCGAAATTTACAAAGCGCGATGATGTCAATTATGTTAGATAAAGAAAGCAAGGTGATTCCTTGTCAAAAATAAACTTAATGGGGTAACAATGAAAATAAAAGAAATCCTTGAAGAAAAAAGAAAAACAGTTCGAGGCATCTACGCAGGTGTAAAACCTAGCCAAGAAACAAAAGAAAATCTGGCTGACTACATGGAAGATAACAAGATTCCACTCCCGGTCAAGGCAGATAAACTTCATACGACCATTCTCTACAGCAGAAAGCACTTACCAAATTACAAACCTGCTGGTAAACTAGATGTCCCTTATGTTGGCAAGACGGTAGGATTTACGGTGTGGAAAACAACACCGGAAGATCCAAACGAGGAAAAAGCAAACTGTTTAGTTTTAAAGTTCAAGTGCCCCGCTCTAGTTAAGCGACATGAAGAATTGATGAAAGAACATGGTGCTACGTTTGATTACGATAAGTATGAGACGCACATAACCTTGTCATATGATATTGGTGATCTGGATGTGAGCAAGTTGCCGGAAGTTGATTTCGATTTAGAGTTTGATACGGAATATTTGGAAGAACTTAATTTAAATTGGGCTAAGACGAAAGGCACCAAATGATCAACAACATAGCGATTGCGGTCGCTTTGGATGAAGCCGGCGGGTTTGCAAAGAATTTCAAGACCCCTTGGAAGGATCAACCATTCTATAAGAAAGACTTGAAGCGATTCAAGGAATTGACGAACGGTCATATTGTAGTTATGGGGCGCAATACTTACGAGGAAATTCATGAAGATAAGCTAAATAGAGGACTACGCGAAGATGGACCTCTATTGCGCGGGAGGACAAGTTTTGTACTTTCCAGAAACGAGGAATTCAAACCTCATGGTGCAAAACGGATTGGTTGGCTTCGAGGCATCATGTACCAAAAAGAAGCCATGGTAGAAAATAAGGTTCAAACATTGTTTGTAATTGGTGGCGAGAAGCTTTACCTTGAATTCTTGCCATATGTAAAGGATATATATTGCACAATTGTAAAAGGATATTATGATTGTGATAAATTTTTTCCAATAACAGAACTAACAAAAAAGTTTAAGATATTAGACGGGGTCGAGAGTAAAGACACCTATTTCGTTCATTATGAGAGGGTAATGCGATGAAAAACGTTTATACATTTGGAAATTTTCGAGGGTTAACGTTTGCTATTCATGGGCGCGATCACGCGTTCGTGGATGTAGACTTCTTTCAGGTGGGTGACTCTAAGCCATTCTTTCAGCGTGGCTTCTTTTCTAAGAACGGAGCTATCAATTGGATCAATAGAGAATTAGCAAAATTGTCTCGAAATTACTAGTAAAATCATAGTTGACGAGACTTGGATTTGATGGTACGATAAATACTAGTGTAGTTAATGGTTGTAAACTCGAATTGTGGAAAGTGTTTTCGGACCCGGTTATCGTAGACCGGCATCTCCACCAAGATGTACAATGGTGGTTATCTCTTAAATTATGGGGATGACAGGATTCGACGGGGGCATGATAATGTACCTATTAGAGCAACTCGGTAGGCGAACACCGTGAAGTAGCAAAAACTAAATGCAAATGACGCATTTTACAATGTCGAGGATGTTTACGGCGTAGCAGCCTAATCTTGACCGGGGTTTTCGGTGGAGCCTTGTTAACCAATTCCACCGAGTTTCTTGCAACTATGAAAAGAAATTTTGAAGTTGATATTGATGATCCAACGGACCTCAAGAAGTTAATTTCGAAACTCCAAAAACGAAGAAAAGAAATCCTTCGCTCTTTGGGTTACAACGAAGTTTATTTCGATGGGTGTAAGCATAATATGGATAACATTTATCCATTGATGGAATCTGTTTACGCTACGGATTTGTCTAGTCTTTATCCAGCGAACAATCCTTCGAATAATTATTATGTTTACCTTCATTGTAACCCGCTCGACCCCATCCGTGTTAAAAATGATATTCGTTTCGTTTTTCTGGCACTGAAGTTCAATCTCCAATTCCAACCATTCTACGTAGGTAAAGGAAACGACGATAGATATCTAGATTTTAATCGAAACGAAGGTCATAGAAAGATTCGAACAAAAATTCTAAAAGCTAACAAAGAAATAATTTCTATTAAAATTGCTGAAAATCTATCCGAAGCTAAAGCGTTCGAAACAGAATCAAAAATTATTGATTTGTTGGGATTAAAGACTTTGTCTAAGAGTGGATTGTTGATCAATTTAGATGAGGGGAAAAATGCCAGAGAACGGCGTGAGATGTATCCAAAACATGATTATTTAAATAGATTCTTAAAAAGAAACGGTTTCACAATATAAAACAAAGGAAACAACATGGTTGATCAAATTCCTGCTGAAAAAACAGATAAAAAGAAAAGAAAGAACGAAGCGTTTTACGGTTACAAAATCTTCGTAAACAAAGTAATATCCAAGCACATTTCGATTTATCTTTCAGATGGGATTGGAGATGGACCCGAATTCATTGACATGATTCATAAAATCAGGTCAGCAAACGAAAATGATATTATCACAATTCACTTAAACACTCCTGGTGGTTATCTCGAAACCGGGATGCAGATTATCAATGCAATTCGAGCCACCGACGCTCATGTCATCACCAGTCTAGAAAGCCGAGCCTACTCTTTAGGAACCCTCATTTTTCTATCAGGCGACGAACTTCAGATCCATGAAAATTGTTTGATGATGTTCCACCATTACTCCAACCTCATGTATGGTAAAGGTCATGAGATTACCGCAGAATTGGAAATGATTAACAAATGGTTCAACAAGATTTTGAAAAAGATTTGTGTTCCATTCCTTAGCGAAGAAGAGGTTATAGAAATTCAAGGCGGGCGGGATATTTGGATGGATTCCGATGAAATTCGTAAACGCCTGAACAAAATGACCCAAGAAGAACAGATTGAACGTAAACCAGCTAAGAAGAAAAAGAAACCCCGTTGACACGCAGCCAATAATCGTTCATAATTCGAGACATCATGAACGATCTACAAGAAATAATTAGAACCTACATTTCACTAGGCGATGCTACGCCCTCGGGTTGGCATCCCGTTCGATGTCTTGCCTGTAACGATCATGCCAATAAAAAGCGTGGTGGCTTCAAATTTGAAGGCGATACTGTCGGCTATCATTGCTTCAACTGTCCAGCCAAGGCAACCTATGATCCTAATTTCAAAATGTCTGATGCGATGCGAGATGTTCTCGCAGCTTTTGGTATTCCCGAAGAAGAATTGAATGGAATCATTCTCAAAGATTTGGCGATTAGAAAGGGTCTTAAGAGTCCAGAAGTCAAGAAAGAATCGGTCTTTTATCCTAAAGAAGTTAAGTTTCCGAGCTATTTCGAACGCCTCAAAGTCGATCCCAATAACTCCATTGCCGTGATGGCGGAAGAGCATCTTCAGACTCAAAGATCTATGTCTTTGGGAGACTATCCATTCTTTACGGGTAAGAACGATGGCACTAAGGAAAGTAAGCAATGGGTTGCTCGTTTAATCATCCCCTTTTATCATCAAGAAAAACTAATATTCTACCAAGGGCGAGACTTGCTCGACAATTCAACTCGTTTAAAATATCTCAGTCTTGCTATCCCGAAGGGAAATGTGATGTACGGAATGGATGAAATACATCGCAAAACAGATGATCCGCTGTACATTGTAGAAGGTTTCTTCGACGCGTTTCACCTGGGAGGTGTTGCTGTCTTGGGAAATGAACTCTCGACAGAACAAATAAAAATACTAAATAGAACTTCTCGCAAAAAGATAATCCTTCCTGATAGGAGGGGTGATGGTCATTTATTGGCGTTATGTGGAATAGAACAAGGATGGGCAATAGGCATGCCCGAAATAGGTGAATGTAAGGACATTTGCGAAGCTGTAGTAAAATATGGTAAGCTATACGTCTTGAATTCTATAATTGAAAAAACTTTTACGGGGAATGAAGCTAAAGCACAAATATTCGTCCTTTGTAAAAAATCAACACATAAAGGAAAAAGTAACAAAAATGAAGTACGAAAAACTAATTGAACTATATGTTCGAAACCTAAGAGCACCAGACGAAAGGATGCGGGCGGATAGGATGGGCGAAGAGCGCGCATCGCGTCCCCAAGTCCGTGACCCAAGCCCATGGAGAGACTTTATTCCATCGGCTAAGATAGAAGGTTCTTTTAAAGACCTCATCGGATTCGATCCAAATAGAATTTGGATTTGGAGTGACCTCCATTTCTTCCACAACAACATTATTCGTTATACCGGTCGCCCATACTCCAATACAGATGATATGAATCATGCCTTATTGGAAAACTATCGTAAGACGGTTGGACCAGATGATGTAAGCATTTGGGTAGGTGATGTTACATTTGAACGTGGCGGTACACACGTTACAAACTCTATGTTGGCAAGCCTATCAGGATATAAGATTTTGGTTTTTGGTAACCACGATCTTGATAAGGGTGGTAAATTGAGAACGCTGTATTTCGATGAGATTCATTCAGCTTATCAGCTTGGTAATCTTATATTCACACACTATCCATTGAATGCACACGTGCCTGATGGCTACTATGGCATCCATGGGCACACACACGACTCAAATACCGGTCATCCACACCACGTTAACGTAAGCGTTGAACAGGTTGGTTTCACGCCGATTTCGTTAGCTCAGTTGATTGAAAAGAATAAGCTGAATTACAAGGAGGTAGTATAATGGAAAAAATAGAATTACGTATTGAATCACTAGAGACAGAAAATCGCCGCCTTACTAACATAATAAAGCGTTATGAAGAATGGATTGATGACTTACAAAGCGGAATGTATGTCAACTGTGTTTATTGTGGGCATCGTTATGGACCAGTAAACAACACTCCAGTTTCTATGGCTGACATACTTAAAACGCACATCGAAGAATGTCCAGAACATCCTATGAGCGTATTGAAAGTTGAAAATAAAAAACTGACAGAAGAAATATCAATTCTTAATCAGAAGTTGAATTGGCGCGACTAATGAGTAAACCAATCCAAGACCTTAAAGGTTTAGAAATCGACTATTGGTATTTACGCGCATGTGGATATTCGACTAGTGAAGTCGAGATTGATGCACAAGGTCATCTGACGTTCTATATCAATGACGATTATCATCCTCCTGGTTTTTTCTTTTGGCAACGACATGAACTTACGGAGGAAATAATGTTGAAACAGATATACAAGTTCTTTGGTATATCTGTTCCTGTTTAAGCAGCCCAAACGTCATCCCAACTACCGGTCGTTGCACCCTTGGCGTAATCCGTCACACGATTTTCAAAGAAGTTTCCATGGATCGGTGCGTTAATAAGTTCATCCACCCAAGGCAATGGATTCTTTTTGACCTTGTAAATTCCTTTCAAACCCATACTAATCAGACGGCGATCTGCGATATAGCGGATGTACTTCTTAACATCATCGGCTGTTAGGTCTTCCATTTCTCCTGGAGAGAACGCAAGATCGATGAACTTGTCTTCCAATTCCACCATTTTCGCTGCAATTACATATAATTCTCCTTTCAATTCATCCTTCCAAAGATGACGATTTTCTTCGATGTATGTCCTAAAAAGCTTAATCATAGCTTCAACGTGAAGTGATTCATCAACAACAGACCATGTAATTATTTGTCCCATACCTTTCATCTTCCCATGGCGGGGAAAATTTAAGAGCATGATGAATGAACTGAAAAGTTGTAAACCCTCGGTGAATGCTGAGAATGCTGCCATCTGTATAGCGATTTTGTCTTTATCCAGGCTTTGGAAACTCTCAAAATATTCGTGTTTCTCTCGCATAGCTTCATACTCGAAGAAATCATTATACACAGTATCTGGCATTCCTAATGATTCTATCAGGTGTGAATACGCGGCAATGTGGAGTGCTTCACGCGCAGCAAACCCACAAAGCATCATACGGACTTCAGGTTGGGGAAAGTGTGGTAGAAAGTTCTTGACATATCCACCAGCAACGTCAATATCGCTTTGTGTAAAGAAGCGAAAAATCTGCGTTAGAAAATTCTTCTCGTTATCCGTCAGTTTGTTGTTCCATTCCTTCAAATCTTCCAGTAAAGGCACTTCGTTAAACAACCAATGAATCTGTTCGTGCATCAACCAATATTCGTATGCCCATTCATATGAAAACGGTCTAAACCATGGGCGCTCGTCTGACAGCGTCAGTTTCTTATATTCTTTGCTCATATTATCCTTTTACATGCAGGCGATACACTCGGAACCGTCTGCAACTTTTGTTATATCAATCTCTTCTATGATTCTTCGTTCGATTTGTTGTGAAACCTTATCAGCCTTGCGAAGTTTGTCCGAGCGGCAATAGTACAACGATTTTAAACCCTTCCGCCATGCTAGGAAGTGAACTGAATGGATGTACTTCACATTGGTATCTGGTCTAAAGAAGACATTCACCGATTGACCTTGGTCAATGTATTGTGCTCGATCCGCTGCTAAATCTATTATCCAGCGCTGGTCAATTTCCATTGCTGTCTTGAAGACTTCTTTCTCATCATCCGTCAACTGTTCCAAGTGTAGCACACTACCATCATGACTGATGATTGACTTCCAAACATCCTTGTATTCGTCTTCATCTTTGCATCGTTGCTTCAGAATTTTGTCGAGGTAGCGGTTCTTATTTAGAAAGGCACCGGACAATGTATCCTGTCTATAGGCGTTTGCACGATATGGTTCAATGGATGGACTTGTGTTACCAAGAATGATCGATGTCGAAGCTGTAGGCGCTATTGCCATTAAATGGCTGAATCTCACACCGTAGCCCTTGGCATCTGGTGCTTCGCCTCGTTCTTTTGCTAGTTCGCGATTTGCAAGATCAAGCTTACCACGAATGTTCTTGAAGATCCCCATGTTCAATGACTTTGCCATTGCCGATTCGAATGGCATCATCTTTTGTTGGAAGTAACTATGTAATCCTAAGACACCAACACCAATAGAGCGCTCGCGTGATGCTGAAAATTTCGCCTTCGCGATTGAATCAGGAGCAGTTTCAATGAATCGAGTTAGAACGTTATCGAGCATCTCAGCAACGTCTTTGATGAACTGATAATCGTCTTTCCATTGGTCGTAGTATTCCAGATTCACAGAAGAGAGACAACAAACAGCAGTACGTTCTTTTGAAGTTGGAAGTTCGATTTCAACGCAGAGATTCGAGCCGTTAATCTTTAGACCTCTCTCTTTCAACCATATAGGCAAGAAATGATTCGCGGTATCAATAAAATGTAGATATGGCTCTCCCGTTTGAAGACGAATCTCTAGAATGCGCTGCCAAAGTTCTTTAGCAGAAATCTTTTGCACAACACGACCATCGTGCGGATCTTTTAATTCCCAGGTGTCATCTGCTTCGGGATCGGTCATACAATGCTCGATGATTTCCATGAAGTCGTCCGTGATGTTGAGACCATGGTGTAGATTCAATGTTCGGATATTCTGATCACCAGTTGCCTTTCTCATTTCCAGGAATTGAAGAACGTCAGGATGGGAGATGTTTAGATATGCGGCAAAAGAACCACGACGAGTTTTGCCTTGACGATACGCTAAACAAGAAGCATCATAAATCTTCAAGTGTGGCATTACACCAACAGACTTTTCATCTGAAGAACGGATATGGACATGGATTCCAACACCACCACCAAGCATTGACAACCAATTGGTTTCGGAAAGTGTATCCACTAATCCTTCGCTAGTATCATCCATAAAATTTAAATAACAACTTATAGGAAGTCCACGTTTCATCTTCTTGTATGATAGGATTGGCGTCGAAAAACTCAACCAATGCTTACTCGCATAGTCATACAATCGTTGAGCATGCTCAGGATTTGATCCGAATTCATTAGCAACGAAAGCGAAACGCTCTTGAGGACTCGATTCTGTGTCCATCATGTATGAATCTTTGAGACGACGCAAACCTAATTCATCAAAAAGATCGTCACGGGAATAGTCGATCTTGACTCTGCTAGTTTTTAAAATGTCGTGACCATTGTGATGGTAACCGTTTAGTTTTTTGTGGGTTGATGATGCGGCGATGAGACTTTTATTTCTCCAACTATCTTCATCATTTAGTGTGTTTAATCCATCTATGTAATCATGGACTGTATGCGGGTTTACTTCAATAATAGATCCCGTGGCGCTCTCAGCAGGCGTCATGTGTCATGCTCCTTTTGTTGTTTTTATTCTGTACTTCTCATGGACTGCTGAAGGGATGAATAACATCATTGATATCTTGCGGTATGCTGAGCATTTCAGTATACACGCCACGTCTTTTCAGATATTTCAAACCTTTCTGTGTAAACGCGACCTCAGCATTCCTTTAGATTCTTAGTGATAAACCGATTCGTTTATTCTCTATATTTATCCATCGGAAAACCGAAAACTGCGTTTTTTACGTAAGCATCTCTTTGAAAAGGGATTTGCGGGTTTTAGTTTTAAGAAGGTCTAGTGTACCTTACGGAACCGCGAAAGTCAAGGTATTGACTTCAATTTTGAAGCCATATATAATAGACGGTTCACACAGGAGAAAGATCATGGATGAACAGAATTCAGCACCAGAGACAGAAGCAAGACCGAAAGAAGAAATGCTTTTGAACATAAACGTTAATTTTATCGTTAATAACGAAAGACAAACAGTTCGTTGGGAAGCGGTTATGAGCGACAAACTAGGCAACGGTGCCGCTCAAGTTTCACCAGAGTATCCAACGCCTGAAGAAACTGCCGAAGATTTTATCAATATTTTAGCAATAATCATGTTGGATGACTAATAGGTTGGTTTAAAATGGAAAAGTTTACATCTATCGAACAATTCAGACACGTTGTCAAGAACGTCCGAGAGCATTTCAACAGAATTAGCTCTCCGCACTTGATTCCAACTCTTACATTCATCGGCACCGTCAAGCTGCACGGAACCAACGCTGGCGTTCGCCGTTTCCATGGCAAATTCCAGCCGCAGTCGCGTGAACAAATTCTCGACGTAACCGCTGATAACTACAACTTCGCCAAGTTCATTGCGACGCTTAATCAAGACGACTTGAATCATCTTTTTGATCAAATCGGTACTGAAAAGGATGATGATATCACCATCTATGGAGAATGGTGTGGTCCAGGTATTCAGGATACAGTTGCTATCAGTCAGCTTCCAAGAAGGCAGTGGGTAATTTTTGCTGCGAAGCGCAATGGTGAATACGTTTCTCAGATGAATAAGCTTGACACTTCTAGGCTTGAGGTTAATGGTGTTTATACCATTCATCGTATAAACCCGTTTGTAGTTGAGGTTAACTTCAAGACTCCGGAGCAGTCTGTTGCGGAATTCGTGAAATACACCGCTCAGGTTGAAGAAGAGTGCCCTTGGGCTAAGTCATTTGGTATCTCTGGTTTAGGTGAAGGTATCGTTTGGACATGTCTCGAAAGACCTACAGATAGCGATCTCTGGTTCAAAACGAAAGGGACTTTACATTCTAAGTCTAAGGTAAAGACGGTTGCTCCAGTTGATGTTGAACGAGTTGAAAGTATCCGGGCTTGTGTTGAGCTTATTTTGCCGGAAGGTAGGCTTAAGCAAGGTCTTGACGTTTTGCTAAACCAGCAGAAGTTAGAACAAACTGCTCAGAATTTCGGAGTTTTTATGAAGTGGGTGGCTGGCGACATTCTTAAGGAAGAGTCGGACACTATCACCGAAAATGGCTTCGAGTGGAAAGAGGTTGTTAAGGAAGTAAATAACAAGTGCCGCGAATGGTACTTTTCCATGATGAACAAGGAGTTCTAAAATGCAAGGTTTATTTCTATCAACAATTATAAGTCCAACGAAATTAGAGGAATTCGTACATGCTACGGTTCCTCTGCTTTCTGCTTCTGGTTATCAAGATGTAATCGATGTTCTTGAAATTCAAAGGGAATATATCGAAGTGCATCTAAAGCAATTTAATGCCACCCAAGAAAATTGGCACCGATTCGCACAAAATTTATGGAATTCGTTGCCTGCCCGTCTGTTAGAGCGGGTTTCTGATGCAGTGGCATCTTCAAAGCAGTCGCGGACACGAAGTTTCGTACCCGCTCCATTAACACTTGCGACTGTTGATGAAACCGAAACTGGTCCAGCCGCAACTGAAGACAATTTCGTACCCGTTCCTCCAGTCAAGAAAGCCGGTAGACCAGCCAAACCAAAGTAAACACTTGCGCTCCTCCATCGAACCGTATATAATGGGTTCATAGGTCGTAGCCTGACCTTAAGTGTCCATTTAAACATGGGCTTTTGATTAACCAAACTTTATGAGGTTCTTATGTCCGTACGGGAACAAAATAAAGACGGTAAGGAAACAGTTCTGGATATTAAACAGATTGTTGATTTTTTGAATCACGCATTTCGGGTAGCAACACAAGGTATGGGGAAAGCAATCCGCTCTAAGGATGGAACGAAATCACAGATGTATGTGTGGCAATCTGAGTTTAGCTACATGATTGATGAAATCGTTCGCGGTCCAACCTACATTGTGCCTAAGATCGTTACTGATTGTAATGAGCTAATTGCAAAGATTAGCGAGCTTAAAACACATGCCTCTACCGAAGCTACAGCTTAAAAGCTACGTCAAGGTGGTTTCGTCATTCCTCTCTTAAGCCACCAACAAAAAGGGACCGGTTCTCGGTCCCTTTTTGTGTGCTTTAAACTTACCCTAAAAAGTCATAAATAATTCTTTAAAGGGTTAATCGTGAGAGCCAAAGAACTTTTTTCATCCATCGAAGAACGAATGTCTGCCGAACTGTTCCGGCTGAGACAATGTACCGAATTTCTTCAAGAATCTAAAGGGGAACCTCTTTTAAAAAACTTATCTCAAAACGAGACCCATGATTGGTTCAGACAAGTAAAAGTAAGACATCACAAGAAAGAAAGTCCACTTATCGAATCTTTTAATGAGGCTTTTGAGAGTAAATTTGGTATTCAGAGAATTCACCAGCGCGCCATCTTTACAAACGGTGTCAAATCCTTTAGACTGCAAGAAGGGTATCAGACATACTACGTCTTCCCCACTAATCGTTACAATTTCATTTATAATCCGGAAATAACTTCATCTAGCAAGCGCTATCAGAGCACGTTTGAAGAGCTTCAAGAGAATTTTGATGAAGGAACTGTTAAGGGATTGATAACTGAATTATTAGGCTACACATACGTTTCTGAAAATCTATTCGAAGGTATAGATAAAGGTGCTGAAATCGTTTTCTTTGGTATTCCATATTACTATGCCATCCATAAGAATAGCTTTCCAGAATACGAAGAACTATACAATATGCTAATCTAGGAGAACAATATGGCTATAGAGGTAAAAATTTACAGACTTTTAAGTGGTGAAGAATTGATTGGTTATTTAAAGAAAGAAATGGAAGATCATATCATTCTCGGAAAGCCGCATGTTATGGTTATTCAGCAGCATCCAGAGAGTGGTAAGTCAATATTGATGTTCGCCCCATGGATGGTCAGCACAATGTCCGAAGGCGATGCCAAGGTTTATCGGTCAGCTATCTCTGCGGAGCCTGTCAAGTCTCCAGAACCAATCGTAAATGGTTTCATTCAACAGACTTCATCCATACAACAACCAACCACTCAAGAAAAGAGTTTGATTCTCGGTGCAAGATAATAGATGGCGATTGTAGTTTACGAATGTGATAGGTGCAAACGCACCATCCAAATACCACAAAATACTCAAGGCTTGGAAGTTATGGGGAAGTGTATCATAACCGAATCTTGCCATGGAGATTTACAATTCCAGAGAGTTCTTCAAACCTATAAGACTGGACAACCAACACCCATTGAGCCTGGGTTGGAAGATTGGGTTCAACGAAAGGCTTTATTCACCTTTCAACAAAGACTAAAAAACACAATTTGGAATATCGATCATGGGATGGGCATCAACCCTAGCGTCAAAGTTTACGTCTTTGACACCGAGGGAAATCCTCATCCTAAAGATCCTATAAGCATTGTCTATGTAGATCAAAATAACTTAACGATCACATTCAATGACGAAGAACTCGGTATCGCACAATGTATAGCCCGTTCAACGGCTCCATTAGGTGGGAACATTGCTACTACCACACCAGTGGCTCCTCCTGTACAAATCTCTACAAATGGCTTCTTAACCATAGCCACACCTGACCTCGTAAATCCAGCTACAATGGTTCTACAGTTTTTAATGGGTACGACATTTACTCCACTCACTACTGTGGGTTTGCCATTCTCTTTACTTCCATCGATTTCTACACCATGGGGTGATACAGACACTATCTCGATTAATGGTTTAGTGTATAAGGTTCAGACAGTAGATATGGCTGTAATCTTAAGCACATTGAGTCTTCCGGATAACACACCATTTTATGTCGTTAGCGTTAATACAACTGGACCAATATCACTCAATGACGTTGTAATTCTTCTTGGTAAGACACCATTCTCCCTTGCAGACAAAGATTTGCTTCAAATCATCTTGGCATCATCTATTTCTACACTACAAAGCGCAGTAATTTCGTATACATTCCAAGGTGATTTATTCGTCCAACGTAGCTTAATAACACAAATGTTCCCACCAATACAATTTACCCAGTTATAATTCTTGACGGCGCGCCGTCAGAATGCTACACTAGAATCATAATAAGGAATAAAAATGAACGACGCCAAACAAAAGCTGATCGTCAGCTATTTGATTTCATCGGCACCACTCTTTGCGCTCTGCGCCCCAATCATTAAGGCAGAATATTTTACTCCAGCTTTGAAAAATGCAGTATCATTTATCAAAGGCTATGCTGATAAGTACAACGCAGTTCCAAGTCCAGCACAAGTTCTCGCGGAGTCTGATATTGAAATAGAGTTAGTCCAGATAACAAGAGACCAAATCGAATACTGTGCAATCGAAGTAGAGAAATTTTGTAAAGAACAAGCATTGATCTCGGCAGTATTGTCTTCTGCTGCGTTAATAAATCAGGAAGATACGAATCCGGATGTTGTTGCCGCAAAGGTCAAAAATTTAGTTACCGAAGCCAGCACCATATCATTACATAAACAAATTGGTATGGGGTTAACAGAAGACCCACGCGGGATGATGGAACGTCTCCGTACTCACCCAAAGCAGTCAACTGGTTGGAAGGAATTTGATTATATCATGGAAGGTGGCATTTCGCGACAAGAAATGTTACTTTGGACCGCTCCACCAAAAGGCGGAAAATCAATCACAATGCAAAACTTGTGCTTGAACCTCGCCGAACAAGACTTACCTGCTCTCTATATTTCCTTGGAACTTTCGGTACCAGTCATATGGAAACGCTTCGCTCAAATGGTTTCCGGAATACCATCCAGAGAACTTTTAGATAGAGAAACAGAGGTCATACACGCTATTGAACGATTACAGGATACCGTAGACCTAGTTGTTGAACACATGCCTGCTGGTACACGTCCAGTCCATATTAGGAGCTATCTAAAAGAGTTTGAATTGAAGCGTGGTTACATCCCTCAGGCTATAGCATTCGATTACTTAGATTTGTTTTATCCAAATGAAAGAGATGTTTCCATCGGGGATGCGTTCACAAAGGATAAACTTGTTAGTGAGCAATTGCGTCAGATTTTAGTGGACTATGATATGTACGGAACTTCCGCCTCCCAGTTGAATCGTACCGCATTAGGCGAATCTGTCACATCATATAATGGTGGTATGATTGCAGGTGGTGTTAGTAAGATAAATACGACTGATGATCTTGTTGCGATTTATCAATCGGAGAGAATGAAGGCTGAAGGCTTGATTTCATTCCAGTTTTTGGCAAATAGGAACGTTACGGTTGATGTAACAAGAATCGACTTGGCATGGGATAGAAATTCTCTGAGAATTAGAGATATAGGAAAACCGTCACTTTTCGGTGGAAATGGTCCAAAGAACAAAAACCCTAAACCAGATCCAAAAAGCAATGTAAATGATTTAATAGATATGATACCCACACAATAGGAGATTAAAAATGAACGAACCTTTGGTAGAAAAAATCAACGTAGATGAAATCGAATACATCACCAGCGAACTTCCAGACCAGATCAAGGGCTTGGTTTCGTTGTACCAGGAAGCACAAGTTAAGATGGTTGAAGCACAAAGAACAGCAGCAATGATGGAAGCCGCCCGGCGCGCTCTAGGCGACAACGTAGTAAATGCAGTCCGTCAATGGAATGCACAGCGTATCAAAGAGCTTCAAGCCGCTCAAGCCGCTGCAAATGCTGCTCCAGTCGTTCCTGCTGCGGGCGCGGGCGCACCTAAAGCACGCAAGCTTAAGGCTGTTACCAACGACGCGCCAGACGCTGTACAGTAATACACCACTCAAGGAGAGAAGATGAAAGCAGCAGAAACAACTACCATTGTTTACGTTAAAATAAATGGTGAATTAACAGAGCGGAACATCGTACTTATCGATGCTCCGCGAGACCAAGTGAAGGCTCTAGACGTTACGGGTTGGAATCCAGAATCATGTGAAGCTTTAGAAGGACTTGTGGCTGAATATCGTCAATACAGAGATAAACAAAACAAGCGAATTTTCTCTTTTGCTGATTGGCTTACACATACAGGTAATGACGTACGGGAAGAACTAAATTGGCGTACTTTCAAGATTGATGGTATTCTCGAAGAGTCCAAGGCTGAACTAGTCGAAGACCTTGAGTCTTAAAGAACTTTTTCAGTAGTAGCTTCCATAAGACAATAAATATCCAAGACTACTAAATATTTTAAGGTTTTGGATATGCGCCCTTTGAAATTCTATCTCGACCGAGACAAGACTATTACTCCTATGGAGATTAGTCACGTTCTAGACATCGTTGAGCGTCTAATCGGAAAATTAAGAAGAAAGTCTGAATACGAAGAAGACGAAGAACGTAAGATTCGAATGTTTGGTATCATTTCCGAACTTGAAAACGTTGCGAAAAAGCTAAGCGAAGGTAATGTTCCAAAGGCTAGATACTTCTGTCTAGGCTCTTTGACCTTTACCGATATTAGAGACATGATGTATGCTGTATCTCCATCTATGGATTCTAAAATCGCTTTAGATAAGGTTCTTTCTTTCGACGCAATGAAATTCAAAAAGCCGCCAAAGAGGGTTAATATTATGGAAAGTAAGACCAAACGTAAACTAGTTTCTGAAGATGCAGCCGGTGGATCAGTAGGCGCTGGCGCAGTTGCTGCATATCCTAACCAATTGTTTTCAAGACCAAAGATGTTGCGTCGCAGAAAAGCTGTGGGTAACGTTCCTGTGATTCGTTATCATAACGAATCATCTTCGGTGCTTAACCTCAAAGAAAGCTTCATGCGTACACTCTTAACGGAGTTTGCTCCTGGTGCTAATAAATTCAATGCGGCTGATGTTCATTCCAAGCTAGACTCAGCCGAGAAACGTCTTGACTTCCAGCGCAATTCAGTTCCCTTCGGTCTTAAAGACGAAACAGGACAAATTGTTGTTGTATACGTCCGTCCAGATCAAGCAGATGATTTTGAGAATGTTGTTGCTGCCGAACTCAATAGAACTGATTCAACCCCAAATGAAATAGCTGAATTGCTTTTCAACTTGCGCGGTCGATTTGATATCCTTCATGCAGAATGGCCAAATATTCCAGAAGACGCAGAAGAGCCAGCAGGAGGCGTTCCGGGTGGAGCTGCTGGTGTAGCTGGTGCTGCTCCGGGGGCTGAAGGTGAGGCAGGATTACCAAATCTAGGCGCCGAAGGTGGCGCTGGTGGAACAATGCCGGGTATGGGTGATATGGATATGGGTATGATGGATGCTCCAAGCGGTGAAGGTGAGGCAGGATCGGCGCTAGATAAAGTTATCGATATGTTAAAAGCAGACATCGACGCTCGTAAAGCTGAAGCAGATGCTCGTAAGGCTCAGGCAAATGCTGACGAAGCCAAATATGCCGCTCAAATCGCCAATAACAAGGTCCGTTCTGAACAAGAAGTCATGGATGCTAAAGGTTACTACGATACTAAGAAGAAGGATCAAGACGAAGCAAAGAAGCTAATGTTGCTTGCTAAGTATCGTTCTGAAGCCGGTCGGGAAGCCGAAGACGTTCGCGCTCAAGGAACTTTCTAATGTTGACGTTTAAAGAGTTTCTATTGGCTGAATATGACCAAGCTGCGATGGGTTCAACCCCTCCCTCTTCGAGTACCGGTAGTCAAACCAATGTAACTAATACCCAATTGAAAGCGTTACAACTCAAGCAACAAGCGCTGCTTAAGAGGAAAGCCGATCTACAACAAAAGTTTGATAGTGACATGCAACGATCACAGTCGGCTATTAATGCGGTCTCAGAAGATCAAGCTCCGAATCCAGTAACTCAGCCTCAACAATCGAATCCTGGGGCGCTGAATCTTTCAACCGCCGATCCTCAAATGCAAATATGGAAGCAAAAACAGCAAGCAGCGATGAGGCTTAAAGCTGATGGTGATAAACAAATTGATTCCGAATTAAAGCGCACGCAGGGACAAATAGACGCACTTACTAACCAACAGCAAAAACAATCGGTTCCTGGCGGTCCAACCACCCCACCACCCGTCTCCGGAATGGGTACAATGGGACGTTCTGGTAATCCCGAAAAAACAACCACCCCTTCCGGTGCAAAAACTACTCAAACAATAGCACCTTCAGCAAGGGTAGGATTTGGGGCATCATTTAGTTAAACTTGTTCACTCATATAAAAACAGAGTTGCCAGAATTACGGTCAACCACCTTCAAAAATAAACGTTGGTATGAAATCCCTAATGGAGATTTTTATCCTTCGATTACCAGCGTTTTGTCTGTTAAAGAGAAGCCATATCTTGTAGCATGGCAAAAATCTCTCGGTCCGGAAAAAGCTAAAAAAGAAAACGAACGAACAAAGGATCGAGGTCATTCTATTCACGCGATGGTGGAAAGGTATTTAGACAATGACGATGATCCAACCAAAGGTCATGGAAAGGAACATGTCAAACAGTTTAATCAACTAAGATTGGTACTACATAAAATAAACAACATTCGCGCACAAGAAGCAACGGTTTATAGTGAGTTTCTAGGCGTAGCCGGAAGAGTTGATTGTATTGCAGAGTATAATAATGTTTTATCGATTGTTGACTTCAAAACATCAAATGGGAATAAAACAGAAGAGATGATTGAAGATTACTTTCTTCAGGAAACTTTCTACGCTTTAGCATTTACAGAACTAACAGGCGAGCCAATTGAACAAATCGTAACCCTCATGTCAGTGGAGAGAGGAATAGCTCCGTTGGTTTTTAAAAAACCAATCTATCCATACATCTTACCCTTAAAAGCGCGAATAGACGAATTCTATGCTACTGCTTGAATAAATAACAGAAAAGAGGCAGACCATGAAATTTGAAAACTTAAGAGACGTTGAAAGAGCCTTCCTGGCTGGTAAACTTAGTAATCTACCGGATCGTATCACAATTGGTGATATAACGTTTGCTTTCATGGGTGATAAGATGGGTGACAGTCGAGACATTTTCAACAAAGGTCACAAGCCTGTCGTAATGTATCAGCCTACCGAAAAGACTCCACATGATCATTGTGTGGTTTTTGCTTGGGCTTTAAATGACCATTCTCATATTATCCCGAGTGCCGTAATTTCCGTACCTCAATCGTTGAGTTTGACGAAGGATATGTTTAATGTCGCTCCATCTCATCCACCGATCAACGGGGGTGTTATGGACCCACCAAACTCTCCATCAGGTATGATGCCGACTACCAGTCATCCTCAGAACGAAGAACAGCCAGCGAATGGTGAAGAAGATGCGGAGGAACATTTGAACATGGTAGGACACTTGGGAACACACCCAATAAATCAGCCAACATTTGATAAACAGCCAGACAAGGGCGAAAAAATTAAGCAAGACTATGAAAACCGAACCATCGGTACGTATCTTGATATTACTCTCATTGGTTTTAATCAAGATCAGACTCTCCGTGGTAAGGTTGATACTGGTGCTCAATTTTGTTCTCTTCATGCAGAAAATGTTCAAGTTAAGCGCGATCCATTTGGAACAAGCGAAGAAGAAATAGTTACCTTCGTTTTCAACAAGATGAAATATTCTATGAACCTAGAACAATATCAAGCCATCTCTTCGGCTGATGGTGGGACGCATCAACGTCCAGTTGTTCGATTCGATGTAAGAGTTAAAGATGCGGTCTATCATGATATCCTGTTTAATCTAAATGATCGTTCAAATATGGAAGATCCATTATTGATTGGTGCAAATCTACTTCAAAAGGGTAAGTACCTTATCGATCCTACAAAAGAATCAATCAATTGGAACTATATCGGACGCCAAGTCAAGAACCTATTGGGCTAAAAATAAGTCGAAAAGCGTCTCCATAAATACTTCAAACAAAGGAATTTTATGGGTATGGTTAAATCTCCATTTATAGTCATTCAACGATTCATCTCTCCGCTCACATGTGAGCGTATCATTGCATGTCTTCCGAACATGTCAATAACAACAGAAACAAAATACAATCCAACAACCAAAGTATTTGCTGATTCCCCACCGATAAAAGCCGTCTATAAAGAATTAGGAACTCAATATCTTCAACTCCCAATTCTCGGAGTTGTACCACTAATCGAATCTCATTTTAACGTTCATTACAAGAACTTAGAGGATATTTCTATTGAGTGGTTTGGGGCAGGAGCACAAGATAAGTTGAAATGTGATAACAGTTCTTATGTCAACGGCAGATGGAATCGAAGCGCTCTACGAGATTTTTCTGGTGTCATCTTTTTAAATGATTACAACAACAGTATCCCATTCGATAACTCATATGAAGTCTATGGCGGAAAACTAGAGTTTCCGCAACATGGTTTCAGTTTCCAACCTCAGCGCGGCACATTGATCGCCTATCCTAGTGGTCCTCACTTCATAAATTACAATACCGAAATTAAATTCGGTGATCTTTATCAAGTTCGTTTCTACATAGAGACCAATGGCTTTTATCTCCATTCTCCAGCAGATTTTCCTGGTGATTATACAGAGTGGTTCAAGGGGGTCATCTAATGTTTGACGCAGTAGATAAAGACCAAATTTACATGGTGATAACCATCGGCACTGTCGTGGATACTAATGATCCGCAACAGGAAGGGCGTATTCGAGCGAGAGTTCCAGCATACGGAGATCGTGATTATGCTGAAGTTTCTGATTTACCATGGGCATTGATGGCATCTCCATTCATGGGTATGGTTCAAGCGGCAAATGCTTCCCGTGGATCATCAACAGATAATACCACAGTCGGTCAAGTTTCTTATGGTTTTTGGAACACACCAAAGGTGGGTTCTAGTGTATTGATAACCTGTATTAATGGCGACCCAATGAGCCGTGTTTGTTTAGGTTGTATACCAGCCCAAACAACTTCTCATACAATGCCAGGAGGTAGGTATTTCTATGATACATCTCAATTGTCACAGCATGGAGAGCCAGAAGGACCACTATCTTCTCAAGAACAACCAATCCAACCTCTCTATGCTAATCAAACGACTGCTTTCGGTTCCAGGAATGACAACTATGAATATCGGTCACGCGGCGCTGAGCATCAATTAGCAGCCATTGATAACGATACTGTCACAACGTATGCAGATGATATTGATGCTGAAATAGCAGATGACGCTGGTTTTAGATTTACCCAAGGCGACGGCGTCGTTGTTACCTCAACTCAAGGTTACAATCAAAGTCGAGTCACCGCTAACCAAGTCAATGATTCAAACGTCTATGCTTGGGTAACTCCAGGTTTCCACGCTATATCGATGGATGATAGTTTAGATAACTGTCGCATGCGGTTTCGAACAACATCTGGCGCACAAATCATATTGGATGATACGAATGAAAGAATTTACATTAGTACTGCCCAAGGTAATAATTGGGTCGAACTAGATCAGGATGGAAACATCTATGTCTTCGGTCGTAACATATCATACCATGCTTCCGAAGATATAAACTTCTCGGCGGATCGTACAATACGAATGTTCGCCAAAAATGGTGTTCATATCGTTTCTCAAGGCGAAATCAGATTCCAATCCACTAATGATTTCCATATTTTTTGTGAAGGAAGCATCCGAAGCGGCGCAGTTGGTAATTATTTCATTCAAGGAAGCGAAGTTAATGTGGTTGGTGGTACCTTGTACATATCTTCCCAACAGAATCTAAACATTATGTCGGTTGTTGGTTCGATTCTAGAGACCGCTACGACGATTCAATTGAACGGACCACCAGCAATGGTCGGCGATGTATCTAATGCTCAACAAGCGTTTTGGACAAACATTCTCCCCGAACATGAACCTTGGGGGAGAATGACGACACTCGATGACTTTACCCACGAATCAATATTTGATTACAATGATTCACAAGTTGGTAGACAGTTCACCACCCGAGGTCCGAACTGGCGTCGATAATTTAGCCAAGACCCTCCTGATAAATACAATATAATTACAAACCGGAGATTCAATGGCTACCAACGTTGTTAAGAAGCCTATTTACATAGGGTTTTCAACTGAAGATTTCCTGACAACCAGAACATTCGTTAAAACAGATGTTGAAATTGTTAAACAGGATCTTGTTAATCACATTTTTACGCGCAAGGGTGAACGCGTCGTGATGGGAAATTTTGGAACCATTATTCCTGACCTTGTTTTTGAGCCACTAGATGAATTTACAATTCGTCAAGTTCATGACGAAGTTTTAAGTGTCATCAATTTTGATCCAAGGGTTCAAGCTTTAAGTTTTACAGTCACACCTGACTACGATAACCATGCTATTACAGTGTCTGCTGATTTACTCTATCTTGAGCTAAATATTACGGATAACCTCAATCTTAACATAACGTTTGAACAATAAGGTAAATTAACAATGGCAGGCAGGTTAATCCCAACGGTCAGTTCTGCCGAAACCTGGAGACAGGTTTATGAGCAGTTTCAAAATATTAACTTCACCGCGTTTGACTTCAATGCGATAAAGCAGAGTACGCTCGACTATGTTAAATTGTACTTTCCTGAAATTTTTAACGACTTCATCGAATCGGACGAATTCATTGCTTGGATGGAGTTGTTTGCTTATGTTGGCGAGCTTATGGCGTATCGTACGGATCTTAACGCTCATGAAAACTTATTGCCCGTGGCACAACGTATGGGTAGTGTCCTACGACTCGCAAAATTCATTTCCTATAAATCATCTAGAAACATCCCAGCTAGGGGTTTAGTCAAGCTCATTTCAATACGAACAACAGAAACCGTTATTGATGGGCAAGGTAACATTCTAACTAATAAAAATATTATTTGGAATGATCCTACAAACCCAAATTGGAAAGATCAATTTATTCTGGTTATAAACCGTGCCTTAAACGGCACATTTGGAAACGTATCTCCAAATGAAAGAGTCCAGGTTCAAGACGTGCTATTTGAACTTTACACCTTCAATAACAATCCACTACCGAATGGTGTCATTCCATATAGCGCCTTGGTATCGAACACGTCATACGATTTCGAACTCGTTCCTACCATTTTAACAAACAATGGACCAATCGAAAAACGTCCAGAAAACAATTCCGAATTTACCGTTTTATATGCTACGGACGGCTTAGGTGATGGCTCCGGAACTACTGGCTTCTTAATGTTCACTAAGCAAGGAACATTGATTGAAACAACACAGACATTCGACGGTGTTACTCCAAACCAAACGTTTGACGTTGGAGCAAATAACATCAATGAAACAGATTTATGGCTCAACAATATCAATCCAACAACAGGAACAGTAACCGATGATGGTAGTGAACCGGGAATACGTTCCGGTGAATGGATTCCTGTTGATATTTCAAGTGCCCAAAACATCATTTTCAACACCAATACAATTCGAAATAAGTACGAAGTTGAATCTTTGGAAGGTGATGATGTTCGTCTAGTTTTTGGAGATGGTGAGTTTGCTAATGTTCCTAGTGGTACGTTCAATATTTGGTATCGTGTGTCAGCAAACGCTGACGTTTCCGTCCCTCAAAATTCCATTTCTGGTCAGGCTGGACAATTGACATACTTAGATGCCGAAGGAAACAACCAGACATTGTCTTTCCAATTTAGCTTGACGACATCGATTCAGAACGCGGCACCAACTGAAGATATCGAGCACATTCGTAGAACGGCTCCGGGGGTTTACTACACCCAAGATCGTATGGTTAATGGTCAAGATTACAACACGTTCATGTTGCAAGACCCAACGATCCTTAAGTTGCGTTCTATCAATCGAACCTTTGCTGGTGAAAGTAATTATATCAACTTTTCTGACCCTAGCGAAGCCTACGACAACGTTAAGATTTTCGGAAATGATTTGGCTATTTTTTATGATACTGATGACATCGTACCACCCCCAATTGGAGCCTCGGTTTCCGGTACATTCATAGTCGAAAACGTCATCCAACCGTTACTCTCTGACCCAACAGTTTATTCCATTCGTGTTCTTCGTGGTGATTCAAATCCAGGAAGACGACTATTCAATGCTTTGGAAATAAATGAACTTCCATACCGCCTCGGTGATACAACGCCAACGCATCCAATTCCACTACCATCTGTTGGCTTCCCGGTATATTTCGTCCATGATGTACCAACTGATACTTGGATGGCATTCAGTAGTGCTGATTATTTTGGTACATGGCTAGTATCAAATCCAACGAATCCGTACTATTTCTTCGTTGCCAATACAAATCCAACCGTTACTCCATGGATAATTACACACACAGCGGCAACTTTGTTCGCTGATAGCGAGGTTACCAAATTCTGGTTTGCCAACTCATCAGAAGTTGTCAGTTTCGACACGCTCGATCCAGCAAACGATATCATCGCGGTATTGAATGCTAACATCAATGCAAATCGAAATGGTGTTCTGATAGAAAACATTTCGTTGGTAATAACAGGATTAGCTGAATATTTAAACACGGGCTTGGAAAATATCCATAGACTCACTGTTGTACCTGCCGATGAAAATAGCATTGGTTTACCAACTGACGTTCTTTTATCGCCGTTGTTGAATCCAACTATTGTATTAACCTCCAATTCAACACCAGCATCATATACAGTTAATGTAGATGGACGCGCAAGTGCTGACGGCGCGACCGGTCTACCGGTTCCAACAGCCGGTTACACATTTTTAGAAGTTGGCGGCGGCGTTACACCAGATACAGCAACCAACATTCCGAACGATCTAGTGAGCTACAAATTTACATTAGAAATCGATCAACAGCCGGCGTTGAACACAACAGTCGTTAGTGGAGTTGTCCAAAACCTACAAAAGTTCTACGTCACACCAGATATCACACAAGTCCTATCCAATTATCGTAAATTCACCATAACCGGTTCGACTGGTAATGATGGGACATATACCATTCGTTCATTCCAATTCGTCAATGGCACACCGGGTTTCCAAATCGTTAATGTTGGAGGCACGCAGGTTCTTGGGAGTTTAACAGGTTTAACCAACGATATCGCTGCAACTCCTGGTTCTCAAACGGTAACATTTTCAATCCCGCATAGTGGATCAGATGTAACTGGTTTAGCTAACAATGCAACAGTTTACACCGCACAGGTAACATTAGGTCCAAGCTTGATAGTTGTCAACCTTGCCGTCATCGGTTCAACTGCTCAGACTTATGCAACTCTATTGGGTGTCATCCAAGCACAATTGGGTGCATTAGCGACCATTCAACAAACCGGTGGTAATATAGTAATAACGAATGCTACTACTGGAGCGCTTGCGTCCGTTGCTATTTTGGACGTAGGTGTCAATCTTTTGTTCGCGTCTCTTACAAACGTGGACGCGCCCGGCTCATGGATTACAACACCAGGAACAAATACTATCGCAGTAACGTATTCAGCTACAATAACAATCGACGGCACCCCTCATGTTATTTCTATTACTGGTGGGCAAGGTCAAACATATAGTGATTTGATCACGACTTTAAACGGTTTTTTATCTGGCTTTGGTGTCGTAAGTCTAAATTTTGGTAACCTCCAAGTAACCAGTAACACCTTGGGAACCTCTTCGACGGTGCTAATTACAGATGGACCGCCGCCGAATTTGTTTTCTTCACTTGATGCTTTCGTTGCAATCCAGGCTGCGATAGCTGGAACAAACACATTGGGTACTGAGCTTTTGGTTTATGAACCAATCCCAAGCGCAGTCGTAGATGGAAACTTAAACTACCATTTGGCTTCATCTAAACTATCTTTCAATGTAACTGGAACAGAGATACAAACGTATGGTTCTTTGGTGGCTATTATTAATACAAATCTTCAGAATTTAGCACTCACCCAACTAGTTGATGGAAATATTAAGATAACAAGCAATACACTTGGTTCTTTGTCTAAAGTCAACGTGACCAATTATTCTGATCCATCTGGTATTATCCAAGCTCTTGCTACAGCATTAGTTGAGCCGGTTAATGCAATTTACACTGGTGATACGGAAGGAACAGACCAAATATTCAGCATGACAGTTACTGTTGGTGGTGTTCTAACGACCATCACATTCAATACAAGCCAAGCACAAACATATCAGCAATTGGCAGATACGATTCTCGCACAACTTCCTTTAACACCTCCGGTTACGATTACATTTCCTGGCGGTAACATGCGCTTCACGTCGCTGATTACAACTCCACCGTTCACTATCGTAGTGGCATTCATTGGTGGTTGGGATATAACATATCTCGGTCATGTCTTTCTCTCTGATACATCAGTGACAGGTTCATACGGAACACAATTCACTATAAACGGAGTCAACTCCGGAACAAACACCTGGACGATTCTTGGTAACTTCGCAGGTAGCTTTACAGTTGGGCAAACGATTGTCGTGACTGGAAATCCCGATCCCGCAGGTAACAAAGCTTATGTAGTAGTTTCTGCTACTAACGTTCTAGGTAATACAGACATTGTCGTTTCACCAGGAACTATTCCTCTCACTACTACCATAGGTACCGGTATTTTAACGTTGTTGACAACTTTCATCGTGCCAGTTCCAATTCCTTACATTCAAGGTCGTGGTGATGTCTCTGTTACTGGGGATTTGGGTTTCCCAATTACATTTAATAATATTTCCCCTTACAACGTAAACAACACTATTCAAAACGCGGTTGCTGTAACAAACTTCAATGGTAATAATACGGCTACAATTGAAGTCAAGGATTATGTTTACTTTGCAAGACTAGATGCGGATACTGAGCCTACTCCAATTCCACCCACCACAGATAACATCCAGGCTTTTATTAACGACACCGCGTCAACGAATACTAATGACGGTACCACCTACTCTCGCCGACTCGGCAGAAGCGCTATAAACTTCTTCTGGATGCATAGAACCCGTGATCGTCATTTGATCGACCCGGCTTCGACCAACATCATTGATGGATTTATTATTCAACGCGCTTACTATTTGAACACAAAGAATTGGTTGAATGGTTTAGTAACAGAGCAACCAGCAGCACCTACTCCATTCGATCTACGTACCAGCTATGGATATTTGTTAAATAATCGTATGTTATCAGATACTATGGTTCTTCGTTCAGGAACATTTAAATTCTTGTTTGGCTCGCACGCAGAGCCTTCATTGCAAGGAACGTTTATCGTTATTCCGTCTCCTACAACCACATTGACTAATAACGAAATTAAACAAACCATTATCCAAACTGTCCAGACTTTCTTTGATATTGCCAATTTTGATTTCGGTGAGACATTCTATTGGGAAGAATTGGCTGCATCTATTCAAAACGCTCTACCGGCGGACTTGAATTCTGTCGTTATAGTTCCTAACTCTTCAACCGGCACCTTTGGTGACTTGTTCCAGATTCAAGCTGGTGATAATGAAATCTTTATTCCTGATGTGACAGCCGATCAAATCAGTATCGTAACCACTTTGAGTAAGGCTGTTCTGAAGCAATCGTCTTAAGACCTATGATCAAGGTTTTGAAGGATATTTTCTTCTGATAAATATCATATCACAGGAGCTTTTTAGAATAATGAGCAATAACTCAGACTACTCATTGCCGTTCACCAATCTTTTCGACTATCTTCCGTTAAAGTTCAAAGGCGATGTAAACAAGTATATCAGCGCGAACGTATTCAATCGTTTCCTCTCAAAAGATGAATCTACATTCACTTTTGGTTCTATTGGACAACGAAATACTTCGTATTTGGCGTTCGATCCTCCTGGAGACTATGTAAATGGTACACCAATTTACCACGATACTCGTATTCCCGAGCCAACCATCCTAAGACAAGCTTGGCAGCTTCAGCCGGTGCTATATATCAAGCTAGCAACAGTCGAAAGCATCATTTCTTGGGAAAACGTCGAAAATGAACTAACGAATACCAACGTCGATATCAATCGAGATCAGATTTGGGGTAATGCTCTCCAATTCAATTGGGCGCCACCTATCGATCCAGACAAATTTTTGAACTATACCGATTATTATTGGTATGATCCAACCGGTCTAACGACCCCGAACTACATTACCATCAAGAATCTTTGTCGTGTCTATCAAGCTCGATTCAATGAATTGAGCGCATACCTCACCGAGCAAGCGGCTATCCCGGCGTCTCAACCCGTTTTAGATGCTTTGCAACTACAGTTAGATGAGGTTGAAGCCCTTATGGATTGTGCTTGTAACGCAAACGGTATTGGTTGGGACATTACAAATTGGGATGACAACCCAGTGAATTGGTGGATGCAAGTTGGTAACTTTGGAGCTACTACTAATGGTGCGGCTATTCCTCCTGGAAGTTGGACAACAGCAAATCCACCCCCAGGACCACGAGCAGGTTTCTCTGAAGACACATATTTCTGGTGGGATCTATCTATTGCTATTCTTAAGTTTTGGGATGGTGTAGCGTGGATCGTTTCGACACAAAATCCAGGTGTGGGTTTATACAATTGGGATTACTCTGCTGCTTGTGTCCCACAAACAGATCCTTGGTCTCAATCAAATAACTGGTATAATCGTGTTGATATTCCAAATATCAACGCGGCTGTTCAAGCTCGCCGTCCAATCTTGGAATACAATCCATACATTGAACTAAATGAGTGGACATATACCAAGCCTAACTGGCAATACAGAGCCAATTTTTCAACTCCGTGGTCGGTATCAACGACTGAACCAACCTTGGATGAAATGACTTTGCGTTATCAAGTTATCGGAGTCAATACTTTTACGAATCAGATTACAATTGCTAATGACCATACAGCGTTGTTCATTCCTGGTTTTGAGTTTACCACCGAAAATGAGTTTGGTGTAGTCTCTTATTGGACGACAGTTTCATCATTTTTTGCCGTTGGAAATACATTCATAACGATCCTGGAATTACCTTTGACGGTCAGTGGAGTTTTGACGCCAATTATTGGATACAATCCAATCGCTCTAAACTTAAACCAAGTATACATTACTGGAGACAGGACTGCTGAATTGACCCTTGCTGACTTGGTTAAAATTGAAGGATCTTCTGGTCCATCAAATGATGGAACATACCCGATAACAGCAACATTCTACAACAATATTTTTCTTCGAACAGAAGTCACATTAAACACATCTTCTAATCCATCTTTCCAAGCATTTCCAGCACCTTCGGTGTTGGGAACGTTCGATCATACGGATGAACTAGCCCCATTTACGACTTCAAGTAAAGGAGATGCATATATCGGATTTTTGAATCAATGGGCATTAACAAGCATCAACGCACCGGTTCCAATCAACCTACAAGGTTTAAACACGTTGCCGGATAACGGAACGTACTCCTCTATTGCATCAGGTACTAATACATTCATTCTTCCTACGCAATTGGCGCTCCCACTCAACGTTCGTTCTCCAGATACACCAATTACACCAGTAGAGGCAGCGCATTTCTTGACTCATACAAACACTATCCGCGTGTATGTGGATGGTATCAGAAGCTATGGAACCTACGAGGAAGGCGTCTGGAATGGAACGACATTCACCGTAACAACGGGCTTAACTCTGTATGCTAATGCTATTCGCTTTCTTCCTTCAAGTCTACCACCAGCACTCTCTACAGTCATAATTCAAATTAGTCCTGCTGCTGTGGTAGACATTGGTTATGATGGTCCAAATCATGATGGAATAGAAGTCCGTACTTCAACCAGTACGACGATGACAACAGCCATCAAGAATCTAATCCGTTTTCGGCGTGTCGAGCAAGTTAAAACAAACGCAAATCAATATCCATTATTTGATTTGTTCAACATTGATGGAACATCGGCGAATATAGCAAATTCCATTTTCCAATATTTCGTTGATCCGATTTATCCAGTCGATCCATTTCTTGGCTTTCGTGCTGCTGTTTTGAACAATGGAAGAGATTACATTTTCGAACAGCTTTTGTTGTCACCAACTGGAGGAATGTATGCTTATCTAGATTTGGATTCTATTACTGGAGATGATCCAACTGGCATCCAAACGATTTGGAGAAGAGGTCTAAACAACGAAGAATATGTACCAGGATTCGTTAACCAATATCGATTAGAAAATGGAGACACATTCATTGATTTTGATGGTCTCACCGATACAGCCATTGTCAACACAAACAACGGAACATGGGATTTACCTAATCAGCTATTCTTCAACTCGGAACACGAAAATCGTCAACAGATTAATTACTCTGATCTTGTCACACATTATACAACGATCATCGCAGATCAACCGCCTCTTCCTGGCTTTGAATTCGTCACGTCATCTCCGACCCGTTTGTTGACAGAATATAACTACGGTTTGGGTGGTACCATTCATGATTATAACGACAGCTACGATACATTCTTATCCGCAATCAATGATAATGTCACTAACCCACAAGGCGTCATTGATTTTGCAGCGGCGCAGTACGTCAACTCAATACAGATTTTACTAGAAACATTTTATAACAATGTTATTCCGTACTTGACCAATACGACTGTTCCTTTCCTTACCGATTTGACTGGCTCTATAGTAAGTGATGTTATCGACCGATACGAAGATAATGAAGAATTGAACATCATATACGGAGACACAACCGCATACAATCCTACGACTGGTTTTGGAGTGCAAAACTGGATTGCTACGATTCCGGTGTTTAATTTAGCACACAAGGTTTTCCCTTATAGACTTGTCGATCCGAATCTAAACTTAGACAAACTCATTCACCATGATGGGCATTTAGCAACATATTCAATTCCTATCGGTTTGACGCAGAACATTTTCGAAAGAGTAGTGGGTTTAACTAGTGGTATTCGCAGCGCAATACAACCAATATACACTCAGGTTTTTTCCGGATTGTATTGGTTAAACACCACGACTAAGCGATTGTATAGATTCATAGCTATTTCGGTGGCACCAACCATTCCACCAATTACATCACCCGCTGGCGCATATTGGTTCAATACTAGTGACAATTATCTATACTTCAGAGATCTAGCTAATCTACTCGGTCCAATCGTCGGTTGGACGAAGGTGTACCCTCTTGGTCCAGTCGGTCAAATCGATGTAGCATTCCAAGAAGTTATTCTGGAAGATATCACAACAAGTATCATTATAGGCATCGAAAATGAATTGTACGCTGTTTCACCACCAATCACAACACCATTGGCGTTTGACTATCAAACACAGCTTCTTTTCAATCCTGTTGAGATCGCTACCTTCCAAGAATACATGAAGGAAGAATATTACAACTACTTGCAGAAGTACAATCTCAATCCATTTGATACCGACTTCGATATGATGGATGCGTTCACCTGGAACTACAAATCTGTTGCAACTGGTGTAGTTGTATACCCAACAGCATTATCGGCAGCAACATTCCCGTGGGCTGCACGATACATCGATATCTACCGTCTAATTTATGGCACTTCATATCCACATCTTGAGCCATGGATTCTTCAAGGATACGCCGCCCTTCCAGATTGGTGGAATGGACTATACGCAGATATAACAGGTTTGCGTCGTTGGACTTCGGCAATGTGGTCAAACATCATGGCTGGTATCGTGCCAGCCGGTGAATTGTTGCCTGATGGTGTAACTTTAAGTACAGGTGTAGCAGGCGAAACAACGATATATGCATTCGTTAGCGTTAACATCACAGGTGGTACAATTGATGGATACGCGTCAGATGATTTGATTCCTCCATATTATTCGAACAACCCAATATTAGTTGCACAAGCGCTGCTTCGAAATATCTCATTCATTCCTCTTGGTAACATCTCTGATTCTTATCCATTCGGTGATGATGGACCAGCCGAACAGCAATGGAGAGAATCACCAGAATTTAGATACGACATTTTAAAAGTTTCGTATCGTATGCAGCCAGTTCGATTCTTACACTATGCATGGGGAGAAACGTACACATTGGTAGCTGGTCTCCAGGTAAACACTAGAACGTCGAAGATCTATTCCCATCGAGACACAATCTTCCATGGCGATTTAGTTGACACTAACGTTACCTATCAATTAAACGGTCTTAACCAATGGTATATAAACTTCGTTCGATTTGGAGCTTACGACATCAACTTATCAGATTTTAAGCCAAAGTGGATTGGCTGGTCACCAGTATTGAGTTATCTAACTAGTTCCATGATTGGTGCAAAGACCTTGAACATCACGAACAAGTTCTTTGACATGAGTAAGAATGATTATTTCGTCACCTTGAAAAAGTCATATGGTGTAGAGAGTTTCACCGTCGATGAACTCAAAGTCACTGTTGATGCTGTTGGTGCATTCACAATCTACAGTAACTCCAAGATTCCTTTGACGGATGGTGCTGATTGGACATTTAACCTCTCGATTCCTTCACCCGTTTCCAGAGTTTTAGAATCCTATGGGGTTAAAAAGTATCCATCGGTGATCAACAATTTATTCTCGATTGTATCGGCAAGCTCGGTCTCTAACACCTTTGTTATCACAGGTAATGAAACAGCGGTATTCGTACCAGGAAAGGTTTTTACTGTTCTAGGAACGAACTCGAACGACAGCATCTATGCCACGATTTCTTCCTCCTTTGGAGCCGGAAACACGACTATTGTTGTTATTTCAGTTCCAGCAACTCAAACAAGTGGTGGTATCCTTACAGATAGCATTTTTACAGTAACTAGCGGAACCTTGCCTCTAGCAACACCAAGTACACCAAATCCAAATTTAACGTGGGTGCTTGGCACTCAAGTCTTCATCGAATCTACAAATTCATTACCAGCACCATTCTTGCCTGATACACCATACTATTTGATACCACTAAACGATACTGAATACAAACTTGCATTTACCTACACGGATGCTCAAGTAGGCTTGGGTGTAACCCCGACGACTCCAGGAAACGGTATCATTTCGGTAACTGAAATATCAAGATCATTTTTGGCTTTCGAAGGGAGGACAACAACCCATCTATGGAAACAATATGCGTTGGATACTCGCACGGTCAATGTATATCTCCCACCATTTAATATTGTTGGAATACAAAATTTGATCGACTTTATTTACGGCTATGTAGCGGTCAACCAGAATCAAGGATTCGTTTTTAACGATTCTTCTGTTACGGAAACCGATCAAATTACAGAGCGCATGGTAAGCTGGCAATTTGAAATCGAGCAACTAATTAACACCATCTATAATGGTTTGGGTGGAATAACAACGGCTATTCTTGAAGCAGAAATGGGAACAAATACGATAAGCTTTGTCGAGGTAAGTCCATTCAAGAACGCCATCTGGTTCGCACCAGAAAAGGGCATAGTTTCAAATATAAATACTGGTCCATTCAGCGATATCAGAACTTCTCCATGCGTATACGATCAATTTGGTAATCCGATAGCTCCACGTAACATTGTTGCGTTGCGTGAAGATAAGTTGACTAGAATTTTCCTGCCAATTCCTGTTGGAAGCAATTATAACATCAACAACAAACAGACCGCTGGTGTTCCAGCTAATAACCTACATATTGGTGGATTGAAGTTGTTTATTGATACCTATGAAAACATCATCATTTTTAGTAATTACACAGTCAACGATGACTTGATTTATGATCCGTTCCTTGGTCTTAGTACCGCTAAATTTACTGTTATGTTCCAGCGTAATTCCTCTATTACTTTTCGTCCAAATGCAGGAGGCGCATTCTTACAAGGAAACAATCTCATTCCGAATATCGAAGCAACAATCGGAACTCTTCCGTTGTTGTATGATACATTTACTGTCAATGAAGAGGCACCATTCATTCCGTATGCCCGAGCAGCCGTTGGCTATCAAGAACCGGCATATCTACAAGAAATTGAAGGTATTACTGAAAAATCAAAATTCTTGTTCTGGAAAGGATTAATCCATTACAAAGGTACCGTTGCGGCTGTGAACGCATTCATCAACGCAAGACTATTCCTCGGTGCTGATGTCGATGAATTTTGGGCATACAAGGTTTCAGAATATGGTGATTCTCGTGAGAAGATTCAACCAGAATTGAAGCTTTTCACTTCTGATGTTGTTAAGAACGAAATTCGCTTGCAATTTACAAGTGCGGATGATCCATTAGTAGATTCATTCCAAGAAATTCTAGTCAGTGATCAATCACGCTGGGTTAATCAACCAAATGCATCTGAAGCTATTCTTGCCTATAGCGCAAATGGTAATTTCTATTTCGATGCTGAAGTTTTTGCAAGAATGCCGCATCCACCATTCACTGTTGTGGATGGTTCTACATTTATCAGGATTAACAGTCCTGCTGACGAAGTCCGTATTACATTCAACAATGGTACGCAGTCTGCATCTTTCAGTACTGTCTCAACATTGATTACCTTCGTTGGATTCACCTACATCCTAGACGCGGAAAATTTGGACGTATTTAAGAATGATATCCTACTCATTAAGGATGTGGATTACACCGAAACGTCACCATCTTCAATAACTTTGGCGATAGCACCAATAATCACAGACGACATCAAAGTTCAAAAACGCGTCGGTGTGTTTATTGATGGTGTTCATTATCAGCGAATCAATCAAAAAGTTATCGAAATGCTGCTTACATCAATTGAATTAAGCAGTTTGGTGGACTACACTGTTTACTTACTCAGACTCAATAAGAAGTCATGTAGCCCAGTATTGTTACTTGATAATCGCGCAGGCGTTATTCTAGACTATATGCAGTATTGGAATCCGGCTCTAGGTTTCCAAAATGCCGAGTCGTTGCAATCTATCGATCTTCAGGAATTAAGTGATCCTGCAAAATACACAAACAATCTCGATATTGACAATACATCTTTCCAACCTCTTAATCCATGGAATGAATTACAAGTCGGAACTACATGGCTAGACCTATCAACGTTGGTTTACAAAACCTATTACGATGATAAGGTGCTAGACGAAAACACCAGAATTTTCTTTTGGGGTCATCTAGCCGACTTCGCAGTTGTCAACATTTACGAATGGGTTGAATCTAATGTTCTACCATCACAATGGAATGCACTTGTTCAACAAGATGCAAATGATTTAACAATTCCAAATGATCAGAAACATACCGGTACTCCATTACAACGTTTGTATACTCGATCCCTTAATCCTATAACCAATTCGTTTACGCCTTGGGTAGAACTTGATAACGATTTCTATCAAGAATATGATATGGCTCTTATTGGAGCAACACAAACATTAATGATCACAGACTTTGATACGACCGCTGGAGACTCGGTTAACATATACATCAATGGGTTCTTCTCTGAGGAAGCAATCGTTCAAGACCTTGTAGATAGAACGACTGTACCAAATAATATTTTCAAGACAGTAACCGTAACAACCACATTAAATCAGCCAGATACTGTTCGTATAATTAAACCACTACCAACAGTTTCAGCAGATGATCAATTCGCTCTTGCAACTAATACATCAACCACGGTCCAATTTCAAACAGATTACCCATACACAGCTATAAATCTTGTTGACAACTTTGGTAACATTGTCTCTACGAAGTACTATTTTTGGGTTAAAGGAAAACTATTTCCTTCTACTGATCATGACCTCAGTGTTTCCGACGCATCCAGCCAGTTGGCTATTTTACCTTCGCCATATGTTTTCTTCCAAGATTTCCAACCACTTCCAGGTCCAGAATATCTTGAAAATGTTTTGAATACTGAATCTGGTTTTCTTAATGTCACCCCAGGATACTATTCCCAAATCATCATCAAAGGCATTGGAAACAACATTATTCAAGCTAATGATCGTTACAGTTTGCGATTTACTAAAGACCTTACTTTGCGTGACTCACTTGAAGGAACTATTAGCTTGAAAAACAAGCACGAAGAATGGGAATTAATCCGTCAGAATCAAAGCGAAATCATTCCGCTCATATTATGGAACGCTATTACCGAATCTCTTGTGGGATTCAAGCTAGATGATCCTACAACGCCAGTACCATCTTTAAACCGAGTCTTCTATGATCAGCAATATGGTACTTCGACGCAATGGGGTCTTGGTGATGAACAGTCTTTTGTCGATCCGACATTAGCTGTAAATACTATAATAAATGAAATTAATGACACGAGATTTGACCTTAGCCCAATTGACCGAGACCTTTTCTTTGATACGTATTCGTTCGATACCCCGACTGATACGATTACCACGATGAACGCCATTTACAATACATTTCCACCGTTGGTAGTTAACAGAATCTGGTTCTCGGTATTGATGGACGCATTAACGTTACAGTCTCAATTTGCTGGTTTGTTCAAAACCTCGTATCTTGCTCTACATGGTATCAGACTACTCGAAACGTCTAAAGAGGCAATAGATGACTAATTTTATTAGAAGAGACCCGATTCAAGGATTGATTGATTACATCCTTGACATTAAGCCATATCACAGCAAGATTGCTGAGATTCTTGTTGACTATGCGGTTAATGATGACGTTAGGGTTACTATTCAAGATAGCCATGTGATGGATATTGTTATTACCGAAGATTTCGATGCCGATTACGCTTGTGATGAAGGTTTTGGAGTAGCACCTTTCGGTGGTCCGGATATGAGCATCGCATACATTCCAGACTTGACGATTAATGGATACATCACATATCCACTCATAGGACATCAACTACCGATTGTCTACATCGATCCGTTCGTCTTTGCGTACTACACCATTATAGGAGTCAATCCACTTACGGGTATATGGACAATTAGCGGAAATCATGTATCTGAATTTATAGTAGGACAGCCGATTCATATTGATGAAAACAGTGGCGGTGGTAATGGCGGATATACTATTCTAGCGGTTGTGCCAGCCGGTCCTAATACAGCAATTTTTGTCAATGAACCAATACCAACAGGTGCTACCCCGGCAGGTACGTTGAGTGTTAATGTCGGCTCGTTTTTTGTTGAAGGTGATTTCTCTGCACAGATCACACCGGGTAGTAATCTTACAATTCAGAACTCCCATGCCAACGATGGTATATGGAGAGTCACCAGCGCGACGCATGAAACTGGAATAAACAATCCTCCTGGTTTCGATCCTACTTCGAATCTAACCGAAATTCGCGTAGTTTTCGTTTCAGCATTTCATGCATTCCTGCCAGTTTTCAACATCAATTCGTTTAACTCGCCGTTCCAATTTGATATCGCCGGCTTTGATTTCGATCAACATTACAGCGTTGGAGATGCGTTTGAGATTCAAAATTCAACTCAATCTTACAACAACTCAGAATGGCTAATATCAGCCATCACTCCACTCCCAGGAGGCAACTTTAGAATCAGCAGTATAACTCACGTTATGGACCTTTCGTTTGTCAACTTAACGATCAGCCCAGTATTGAATCCATTTTTGATTTTACCGGTTTTATCCATCAACACCACAGCAAGTCTGTTTTTCGTCGCTGGTAATCATGTAGCAGATTTTGGTATGGGTACATTCTTGAATGCTGTTGACCTAATAAACCTTAATCCAAATCAAGGAAAGTGGCTTGTTGTATCGCCTGCACCAGTTTATGACCCTATCAACGATCTAACCAGAATTACGGTTGAGTTCAACGAAATCTTTTCAGTGCCAGTGTTGACCTTTCCAATTATTTCTGGTAGCAGCGTCCTAGACAATTTTGTTATAGCTGGCAACCAAACTCCTTTTTTTGCTCCTGAAGACGAATTTGTTGTTTCTGGAACCGCATCAAATGATGGTTCGTATATAGTTCTATTCACAACGTTCGATGGATTCAATACAACCATCGAAGTTGATGGTGCCGTTCCAGCTAACCAAGGCGCGAGCGGCAACATAACGACCCAAGTTACTGATGGACAAGTTCTTGTTTACGCTAGATCCAATTGGGATTTACCAGAACTATGTAAACAAGCATCATTGACAACAACATCTTCGTTTATTGGGGAGACGTTGGAGTTCATTGCTAGTACCGAACTTATATTCCATGACAGTTTGGATATTGAAATATGTGATCTAACCGCCAGCATCGGCTGGGGGGCAGGTGATGGCTCGGAATTCCGCCACATTATTGGTGGTAGCCAAGGATCAAAGCAGTTCTTTGTTCAAGGAGATATATCAACGGTCTTGGGAGGTTCATTTGCACTGGTTTCAGCAAGTCATACATTAAGCACTTTTATCATCACTGATGATCATACAAACATCTTCTCAACCGGAAGGGTCTTTAGCCTCGCAGATAGCACAATCAATTTACCATTTCCTATAACCTTCGTAACAGTTGGAACGAGTGGTATTTGGAGAGTTGCTGGTGATCAAACGTATATTTTTACACCAGGAAAAATATTCACGGTATCAGGAAACTCTGGAACTGGAAATGGTTCTTACACTGTTAACTCTTCTAGTTTTTCTGCCGGGGATACATTTATTGTCGTTGCTGGGTCGGTTCCATTGGGAGCTACACCCGATGGTAACATATCAACAATTGTTTCCAATAATGGAAGTTATGTGACATTATCCTCAACATTCGACGGATTCAATACAACTATCAATGTTTCAAGCATTCCGGTGACTGATTCTGGTATCGGAACAATTTACACGTCTTTAATTTACGTCATTAATTCGACTGGGAATGATGATAGTTATAACGTTGTAAGTGTGTCTTACAACATCGGAACTGACCTTTCGACTGTTACGGTGAATGAGAACATTCCTTCGGCGATTTTTGACGGAACGATTCTGTTTCAACCAATCACTGCTGATCCATCTTTCGCTAGAACCGGATGGGATGATTGTGGATGGGATACACAAGCAGCCTTGACATTATATCAATATGCGCTTACTTTTGCCCCACCGACAGATACATTTACCTCATACGTTCCAGAAGGCGGCTCGATTACTCCGCACGGTTTTTCTGAAGGAGATGTAGTTACGGTTTCTGGTGCTTTACCATTGCCAGTGCCGTTGGTTGCTGATACATCCTACTATGTTCACGTTGATTCTGCAACGACATTTAAATTAGCAACATCTTCTGCAAACCTAGCAGCAAATATTTTTATCATAGCTACAACAACTGGAAATTTAGAATATCAATTCATCGAAAAAGAAGGTGTTTGGATTAGCTATACATCCGGTAAAATTAATATGGCTGATCCAGGAAGCTTCCTTAACACATATGCTAACGCGACCATCGGAGAAACCCTTTCAATTGCGGTCACATTCGGTGTAGACGCTGGTACTGTTGTTGGTTCATGGGATTATCCATATTGGGACGTTGGTGGTTTTGATGAGGATACGGCAACCCTTCTCAGCTTATATGGGTCATCCTTCTGATTGATATAAATACTTGAAAGGAGTAGAAAAAATGTACGATATTTATAAGACAACAGATATTATTTTAGCGGCATGCCTGAAGATAAACGGGCACATGCTTGACTCTATCAAGAAGGGAGATTCCAACAAAGGTATTTTCGTCTTCAAAGACGTGCCTGAGGAATTTGTTTCGGATTACGACCTTGGAAAAATCATGGTTGAACCAGTTACCTTCAACAATGCCATAAAACAACTCACGACTTCAGTTCGTCGCATGCTAGGCAATAATGTTAGTGGTGATTAATCCATAAATACAAAAAAGAGTTTCTCGGAGAAAACTATGAGTCAACCTTTTACCGCCATACCAGTTCACATTGATGGTCATCTTTTTATCCAAGATGATCTTAAAAAAGTTTATGTTGATAAACACAATGCTGTTCATCCACAGAACATGGCTAGAATTATCGGTCGTGCCTTCGCCCACCAGCTAGATAACTTCTACATTAATCGAATGGCTTTCGGAAATGGGGGAACCATTGTTTCCTCCAATAATATGATTACGTACAAAACGCCGAACGACGGTCAGGCGCCTGATCCTCAGACATGGAAGTCCGCTTTATACAATGAAGTTTATTCCGAAATTGTTGATCCACAACAAACACATGGAGCAATGGGTTCGGGTCCAGGTGCAGTACCTTCGGACGATCCTCCTTTTGTCCCATGGGTCTCTGGACCCGGTGTTCGTAGCACAGAATTGGGTTTAACGACTCAGGTTCTGATCGAATGTGTATTGAATCCTTCCGAACCTACGGGTGAATTCCTAACAGATACGGTCGGTCCACCAAACGTTCTATCCAACGAAGGAACGTTCGTTTTTGATGAAATTGGTTTGTTTACAGCCGGGTTGGCTCAGACTACTACCCAAGGTTATCAGGATGTCAACGTTTCTACTCGCGATGCAACGGATGATTCTGGTTTGTTAGGCAGTACGGCATATGATTTTAGCATCAATATTGATGGTGGCGGTGCAATCAACAAGACCTTTACCACACCAGCAGCAGGCTCTGGTCCACTAGGAGCCATTACTTACAGCGATGTTATTACCTTAATCAATGCTCAAATTGGTCCAGCAGCGCTAGCAAGTATCGACAACGATCCACCAACAACAAATACCTTCGGTAATTTACGAGTCACAAGCGCCACTGCCGGTAGCGGCAGCACAATAGCCCTTGCAAATGCTTCAATTTTACCACCTTTACATCTTCAGTTTTTTCCGAACTTAAACGCATTCGTTTCCTTCTTCCCAGCAGTGAACGGAGAACCTGCCGGTTTGCAGAACAATCCAACAGATCCATCACAAGAAGCATTTAGAATGTTGACGCATATTATATTTTCACCAGTTTTGAAGTCAGCAAATAGAACTTTGACAATTCTTTATACTTTGACCATATCTGTCGCTAGAAGCAGCTTCTAATCGGGAAGTACCAAATGAAAAAGCCCGCTGTCGCGGGCTTTTGTTTTTGTAAGCTTTATCTAGTAGCTGGAAAAAAGAAATCTTCTACTATTGAATAGGGATTGTAAGGATCTTGATTTAATTCCTGAGGAATTAAAATCTCATGTTTACCGCCACATCTACAATCAAGTTTGTAGATAATGATTGCATCATCAAGAAGCGCTTGTTGTTTCAAGCGCTTCTCGTCTTTGATACTATCCATTACTGTTGAACTGGCTGAACGTGATCGGCACGAGGAGAAGCACGTAGCAAGTGAAGCGGAACACCCATACGTCCTGCACCAACTGGAATATCGACACCGCTGGCAGTCTTGGCACGAACTAGCTGGCTGAAATATTCTAAAGCGTTCTTACCATTACCTAGCGTAATCTGTCCCATCAAATCCCATAGTTCATACATAGGCGCATTACGGTTATTGATGATCTTGAGCATACGCTCCTTGTCAACGTTGTCTAGTTGAGCTAGTGGGATGTAGTTAATGTCGCCGTTTGGGAAAATCTTCATAACAGCGCATTCTGTCAAAGAACCATTGCCTTCTAGGTCAAGCCAAAATACGTGTGGGTATGCGCCTCGGAAAGCACGGATCGTTGTGACCGGCTGTTGATTCTGTGATTGTTGTGCCATTGTCGTAACTCCTTAAAATTTGTTATTACACGGTTATTTATATAGCCAAAAATCAGACATGCAAATCAACCTATTGCAGAAACACTAGAATATGGTTGCCATGATGTTCCATTCCAAGCCTGGAGTTGATTGATCTCAATCAAGGCATATCCTGCGTCTCTACGCACAATATAACTCAGAAGAAATGCTGGTCCGGTTCTAATAGCAAAAAATGCTGGGTCTGGTGGAATTGGAGCGCCGTTACCACCACGCAGAGGGGTTTCGGCGATTACAGAAAGAACGTTGTTGTCGAAATTATTTATAAAAAGATAATCTTGTCCAGGTGTTGGCATTTCTATTATTTGGCTTCGTTCGTTAACACGGGCTCGCAGTTGTATGATAGATGGTGATGAGTCGGCTAATATCGTAGGAAACTGTGGTGGTCCTGGTGGTGAGACTGTCGGAAGATTTGGTGTATTTTCGTATTTTACACTAAATGTCTCTGTTATCACATTTGCAAATGTTTGGGGATCTTTTTGAACAGCAGTCAACACATAGTTAAATGTGAATGGACCGGTTGAAACCAAATTACCTTGAATATAGATTAAGTTCGTTGCATTTCCAGTAGCTCGACTTCGAAAGAATGTCCCGCCGATTTGAAGCCTTGCTTTAGTTTCATCTGTAACCGGTAAATCACAAGGGGTGACTCCTGGTTGGAAAAAGGTAGGGGTAAAGCTCATTATCCCACCGTCAATCTATACAGACCAGAAAGGTAAACATTAGAAAATGCCTTTTTCGTTAAAACCTGTCCTCTCTTGTCATCCTTGTACGACATGTGATACCACGTAGAAGGTGCTGTTTGTTTGTTTTGTTCAAAGATCATTTGGTCATACAATCCGGTATTCTTAAGTGCTTCGGCTCTATTATTGAAATCATCCGATGTCCGTAAGTTCGCGAAAGTAATGTCGGCGGCTTGTCCCAAGAAGTGTTGGCTGTTTGTGGCTCCATTTCCCGCATGGCGAAATCCAGAGTTGATTTGAATACTTCCATATGTGTTGAGCAATGGCTCCAAAACGTTTACACACAATTTCCGCAGATTACACACAATTTCCGCTTCGGTTAGACCAGCTTGAGAGCGTAATCGATAGTTGCTTACAACTGTATCCGTTGTTAAGTCAGCCAAGGTGAAATTCGTTGATAGTTTAAAATCACCATTAAACTGACCCACATGAGTAAAGATTTCAACACAATCCGATGGAATGGTCGGTTTATTTACTGGAGGGTTGATATCCAAGACTGGTGGAGGATTATTATTATCAAAAACGAAATTCGGACCAAATTCTGTCTTGTAGGCTACGTTCTTGTTAAGTTGTCGAGGATCAGTTGGTGCAAGAGGGACGATTTCTGGCTCTTCATCCTGAAGCTTCATAACGGCTTCAGGGAAGGAAATACCGGGTTGGGAACCTGGAATGCCATCATCTGCAAAAACATTCGGAGAACCCGCTAGAAACGATCCTGGATGGCAAGAATCATTAGGGCAACAATGAATGATGTGAAGGTCTCCAACACGACTGATCGGGATGTTATCAGCAAATACAGTTCGTGAAGCAGTTTGGATTTGAGCCGGTGGCCAACATCCATGACCAGTTGTTAAATCATTTAACCTAGCAATTGGTAGACCATTAACAAAGACGCTACCCGAGCCTATAGCTTGGAAATCACCATCATCATATGGATCGCTCACTCTTGTTACATTTGGCATCGGGATTTTTCCTATTTGAACATAAATATTTAGTACCTATTATCAATATCGGTGGATACCGATGGACTTATGTCCAGACCTAAAGGCGACGAAAATATGGTAGATACCGCAATAACAGCCATCATCAACACATTTAATTTAATACCATTCACCGGAGCTACTTGGTTTCTTTTAGCAATCATTGCCTTCTTTGTTATTGTTTTCGTCCGAGCTAATCACGATCCTAACAGTTCTGTTTCTTGGGAAGAGTTGATTATTGATTCGGATACCAAAAAAACAAGCCCATACAAGCTTGGATATTTAATTGGTATGATCGTAGCCACATGGGTTGTGGTTTCTTTAACGGATAAGGAAAAGTTGACCTTAGATATTTTCGGTATCTATTTGACGTATCTACTCGGTGGTACTGGATGGGGTCTTACAAAGAAAACAACACCAACTACTAATCCGCCACCAGATGTACCACCACCAGTGGAAGAGAATAAAACTTTCGCGCCTCCTCCTGGCTAATGGCTTAGAAGCGGGATTAAATTCTCGACGTTCTTTGAGACTTCCTTAAGGTCGTATTTCCCGAGAAATCTAAGGAAATCGAAATGGGAATATTTAGATTGGTTCATGAAAGCCTCTTCAATGGCTTCAAAGATGCGATCTCTAATATGTTCTGGTTGCTTGGATAAATCCATAAGGAGTTTATTCTCTTCGAAAAGGTCTTTCACCCGATAAGTTGTCAAATCTTTTGGATCTTTCCATGTGTGTTGAAGCATGTTTGCTAGTTCAAACTTATCAGTAAAAGCCTTTTGGATTCGTTTTGTACTAACGCCAGGATATGCATTCTGAACATTATCCGTACCGTCTCCACGAAAGAACTTCTCGAACAACAAATATTCAACATCAATATCTTCACGAGTTGTTATCTTTTTTGTAGCCGGATCACAGACTTGAACGTTCGGATTGCGGAGAAGCTGATAGAAGTCCTTGTCTTGAGATAAAATTGTTACCTTATGTTCTTCCGCAAAAGCTTCAGTGAAGCCTGCAATAACATCATCAGCTTCAAGCTCTTTCCCTTTGATACAAACAATGCTCGTGTGTTTCTTTAGCAATTCTTCGAAATCATCAATGAAGTGCAAGAAAAGAACATATTGTTCGTGCTGTTTAGGAGTTAGATTCTGCCGGCGATTGCCTTTGTATTGACGTTTGGTAACACATTCCCCGCTGGCTGTGTACTTTTTACGCCAGTTGTTATGATCATCAAAGGCTAGAACAATCCTATTAGGTTTGAAATCTTTGTAATACTTGTTCAACGTTATGAACGTTGATTTATATGCCATAGCCGTTATGAGGTTAAACTCCTCTTGGGTATGAACATAAAAAGTACGATGAAGCAGGTTTGAAACATCTACGATCATGTAGTGCTTCTGCGTTACATCAATTTCCATTTTTTATTTTCTTTGTGTAGTTTCGTCACAGCTACTATGCGGCTGAGCACGTCTTACTTGTGCCTATTCAAAGGCATTTCGTTGGGTGGTTTCCAATTGATCGGAAATATGTTTGTACAGGTCAACAAGCCACTTTCCTACGACAGTTTCATCAGACGCGCCAGTGTATCCGCTTGTGCGCAAGTAAACGATGAAATGGTCATTCCAATCCAACTTCATATGAAGACCCTTAAGCGGATCGATGCCGTCACTGACGACTTCGACCCAAGGTTCATCACCATCTTTGTCTTTATTATTAGTTTCCACCTTCTCCACTTGAACATCTGCGGTCCAATCATGGAGTGCTTTCTTTATTCCTTTGAGCATGTTATATTCCTCCTCGCATTATTTAGCGAGTATTTTAGCTCTTGTACGATACGCCTACTGCATCCCAATACATAACCTTGGTGCCTTGAAGAAGCTTGCGGTTTACGGAAGTAGACTGGATAAAAATATCATATTGACCGTGCTCACCCGGAGCAACCTTTGCTTCGCCAAACTGAGGAAGACCCAATAAATCACGGGCTGCTGGTCCGCTGTAGACCGCCGTTGTTGTCTTATCGACAATTGCTATCTGTTTATAATCTTGAACAGCTTCTGTTTTGTTCAATTGGTAAAAGGCAGCACCTTTCTTCATATCCTTGCCACGTCCAAGCTTCTTCTGACAGAAACCACGAATCGATGCACCTTCTTCTGGTGTGTTGACTGTCCAGAATTTGACTTGACCGGAAATATTGTCTAGGGTTGCCTTGATTGTAGAAATCGAAACATCCTTAATATCGGTGTAGAAGGTTTGAGTAGAACGCTGACCGGTACTACGCCCTGAGTAGTAGTTCGAATAACCTTGCTGTGTAGCTTGTGTGGATACTTGGATACCACGTTCTGATTGTTCCCATTCGAAAATATTTCCACCTGGAATACCAAATCCTTCGAGTTGGTTCTTGTAACCACGTGGAACACGGAAAACAAATGTCCAACGGTCAGTCGCTTGAAGCTTTCTGATCTTGTCGCTTAGACTTCTAGCAGTCCATATATGGGAATCATTATCTTCACCATCGGTGACGACTTGCACCAAGAATGTAACTTCTGGATCGCTTGCATCTGGCACGTTTTCAAGGATCGTAATCAATTCACCGACGCTGTCGAATAGTGGGGTTGACTGACCATTCGCCTTATATTCACTTTCCTTCAACGGCTTTAGAACGGAGATACTTGAGTTAACGGATTCTTTCACATTAATTCCATGTCCACGTCCATAACCAACTTCATTCCATTCTGCTCGTATACCGCATTTGATAACGGTTACGATAGTGTCAATCTTTTCTTTCTCGGCTGCTACCTTGATTTGCTCGATTGTTGTGTTGTAATCGCGAGCGGCAGCTTTTGCAATGGTACTCATGGACCCACTGTGATCGCGGCTAATGCCCATATAAACTTTCATCTGACTCATTTTGTTCTCCTTAAACTTGGGGTAATATGTATAAATCTAATCCACTCACGCCTACCTTCATCATTCCTCTCTGACCGATGGTGAAGATACCGTTTGTAGCCTTTTTAAATAGAGACAGAACGACACGTAATGGATAACGACCAACAAATGTGGTATCGTTTCCGCCTGTGACGTTTTCAACTTGCTCAGCAAACGTATGTGAAAGCACGTCGCCGTTGTTGTCCACTATTTCGAATCTCACTCCGGATTCATTACTCACGAAAGTAACCAAATCCATCTTCATCGCAGCCTCGCTGCGAGTTAAAAATTGTACAGTTTCCGGGGTTATCTGAACCTGGAAAACCATTGTGTCGTTTCTTGATTTCGGAAGCATTAATGTTTTGGGGTTTGCACACCGAAAATCAACCTTCGAACCTGGAACCTTCATAGTCAAAATCGAAACACATGAATCGCGTTCTGATATGGTAGCATCAATTGAAAAGTTTGGCTGTCCGTAAAGAAGGTTCAACCTCGGAATCAAAACGTCGAATCTATTCAAGCCAAGCATTGTAAATGGAAGCGTTGGCACATTTTGGTCCTGCCAAACAATGACGCGCTTACTTTCGTCAATACCTCGAATGATACCTTTTTCTACCGATACATTCAGAAGCTTTGCTACCCCGGCTGCATCAACGATGTTCTTTAGACAATCTATAATGTCTTGTTCGAGTCTCATAGTGTTGCAGTCCAGTCGTTGATTTTCTTTGCGATGAGTTCGGTCAATTCTGTCTTCATCTCTTCATAAATGTCTTCATCAATCAAGCCGAGTTCATCACCGATACCCGCGCGATCATTGAGATTGTCCATGATGGCTTCTAGGATTTCATCAGCTATCTGCTCTTTTGTTTTTATTGTCATGTTATACTCCGACCGACACGCGCCTTCCATCTTGAGTTCTCATTGTCTAAACAATAGATATTGCTATATTCATCAAATGTGACTGTATATGTAATTGCTTGAGGAAGTTGTATCCAATGAACTTTGGTATCGTCTTTATGGTTTCGATCAAAAAAGGTAATTTCTCCATAAACTCCTTCATTGGAACATGTACCTATAATGTCAATTTCGTGTTTATCGCACAGAACTTTAAGTTCATCTGCGAACGCTTGATAATCACCTATGGTTTTTTCTTTTGATATCATTATTATACTCCGATTAAATCCATGACCATGACGGTCTGTCTTGTAGGAACTTGCTTACCAATTGCTTTGAAGATCAAACCAAGCTTATCATCGACAAGTTTTTCACTTTGTAGTGCTCGATCTATTATGGGTTGATAATCCATTGTAAACCATTCCGGGATAATGTCAATATCTGTAGGCAATGCAATCGACTTAAATTTGCCTTGTTTCTCCTTCAGGTAGAAAACTTTAATCTTCATACCCGATGTTATGGGCATTGTGATCTTATCTTCATATCTTGAGAGGCATTCATTGTAGAAAACAGAGGCTGCGACGTGCCCAGGCATCTTCGCTTTCTCACCATGGATTTTGTATTCTTGGGTGTAGTTCTCAAGATTTTTAATTCCTATCGGTAAACCGAGTTCAAAGAATGGAACATCGTTGGTGATTCTATCACGAAAATCGATAATATTTTGATCGATTTCTGTCATTGGCACGTCTTTAAGCAACATCGTAACAACATTTTCCAGGAACTTCTGGACCGGTTTCGGTGTGGTGGTTTTGCGCATTTCCAAACCACGAATCTTAAGCTTATCTACCTTGTTACCTTCGAAATTTACTAAGTGCAGAACATAACGCTTCTTAACAACAAACAATGCACGATCCGAGACCAATTCAAGAGCCGTCTGGACTCTTTCATCATAGCCTGGGTTGCAAAGGAAAGCTTCCTGCATGAATGGTTTGAATGAACTATTGACTATCTTGGCAACTGCATTTGCTATCTCTTCTGCTTCCGGAGTGTTTTGAGCATAAGTTTTGAAATATGCCGAATCTGTGTCGCCATAAATAATACACTTTGATTCGAATTCACCCTTGAACCTTGGACCGTGAAGAGCAACATCAGGCGATAAGCCTACTTCTTCTGCTTCTTTGATAGTTTCATATAATGGGAAGTCAACGTCATAATTACCATCCAACAATTCGGTGACTTTCTTGGCTTGGTGATTTAGAACAATACGTCCTGTAGCTGTTACAGAACCGCCCATGCGAGGGTCGAAGTATCTAAAGAAAGCATTTAAGAAGGCGCCATAGAAACTGTTCATCTTAATCTTGTAGACATATTGCAGACGATCAAAGTATCCAGAAAGGTCTAAGTGTTCTTTTGCCTTGGCTGGCTCGCTCTCTTTGAGCTTCTTATACAAGTCGTATTCTGTTACTTTGGATTTCTTGTGTTGTTTACGCTTATCAAACCAACCAGCAAGAATCGTCGGAATGATGCCTTTTACTTTCTGATCAAAGACCGTTCCGAAACCTGAGATTGCCCATATGTTCTTTTTAATTATTACTTTCCATTCTTTGGCAGTATGCTCTTCAAGAGTTCCAGCTTCATCATTGTGTTCGAACAACAAAATGTCATCAGTGCCTTTGGATATCTTTTCCCAAGCCATCATCTTTTCCGGGAACTGTCCAATTAGCGTTTCGGGACTGATATTCAAGGCGATGATCACGTTCGGATATAGCGAGGTTACGTCAATAGCGGCACAGTAGGAATGCAAGCCAGACTGAGGTAACAAAACCCAGGCGCCTTTGATTTCCTCACCCGTGTCTTTGTTTTCATAATCAAAAACCCTTAGTTTCTTATCATGCTCATAGTGACAGAAATTAATCACAGCGTAATCTGACAAGCGAGTTGTTCCAGTAACGTCACGGAACTGACCAACTGATATATGGCACATTTCATTAGCCAAGCGCACATAGCCTAGTTTATCTTCGAATCCTCGAAGAATTTCCGTATCTCGGATGTTGTATCGCATGAAGAAGTTGAAGTCTTTTTCGTACAAATTGTTCAACGATCCTTCATACTTGAGTTTTGGCATATCTGGTAGAACATCCTCTGACACACTTTCCAACTTATATGACTGGCGTTTTTCTTCTTCATACTTCAGAAACAAGTCCCAATAATCCAAATGAACTCGTCCGGAAAGTTCGACTGTTAAAGCAAGTTGTCCGTATTTTTCAACATCACGATATCGAGGTGTATCAGCCAAATCAAAACTCATCCTTTTGAGATGCTTTGGACCTAATTGGGATTCAATACGTTTACAGAGATATGGAATGTCAAAACCACCGCTATTCCATCCACTCAAAACATCAGCGTCTTCGATCTCTTCCAGAAAGCGCAAGAGCAATTCTTTTTCATTCTTACAGATTTTAATTTCAGCAAGAGTATGTAAAGTTGGATCAATATTTCCATTCCAATCCTTTGGTGGGACCGCATAGATGACTGTTCGATTCTGCCACATATTGTGGATAGAAACCGAAGTCACAGGAGCATAGGAATTACTTGGCTTCGCCGGTCCTATGATGGTATTGTAGATAACTTCAATATCCAAAAATGTGATATTGAGTTTCGGGGCGGGCTTGCCGTAATAGTGCTGTGAGAGAATCTTAATTTCTGGAGGAATATCCGATTCATAGAGATTATGACGAGCCTGTCTGAGTTGGTCGCGAATCTTAGAAAACTCGTCATACGAATCAAAGTCGTGACGCTTCAGCTTCTTTCCAAGAATGCTGACTTCGTCACCTTCGTCATCTTCGGTATAGAAAAAGTACGGGGCGGGGTAGCGCTTTACTTCGCGTACCCCACTGTCTCCTCTCTCCCAAACCAGAACGTCGCTGCCGCGCCTGAGGGAAGAAATATAGCTCATGTATTATTTAGATCAAACTTTTTTTCTAATTGCTTGTTAAACGGGCGGACGTTATAGCGTATATGTCTAATGACGTTAGCCGTGTATTCAAACTCTTCATGATCATCTACCAACCGTGCTCCACCTGGACCTTGATTGTACACGGTGATTGCGTGGTAGACATCTTTGCTGCGCTTTCTATATTTGTCGTAATAGGCATAAGCCATTCGAATCGTGAATGGATCATCGGTTATCAGCTTAGCAATGATTTCCTCTGACGAAATCTTTCCATAGGATTTATGAAAAAACTGCGCACAAAACTTAGGATGTGTCGCAAGTACATCTTGAACTGCCGTAACCTTCATTTGCATAACACCGTAGTATCGCAAGCCGACCGGTAAATGTTTACCACCGACTCTGTCTACCGCCCCGGCAATCGATTCTTGAAGAAGGAGACCCTCGACAACCTCTCGTGTCTCGTAGTTATAATCCATACCTAACTCATACGCGGTCGCCATAAGCTTTGTTTGCGCCTTATTGAAACCTGCAAGTCTAAGGTTAGGAAACTTCTTAAAATCGATTAATCTTTGCTCTTCTTCCCTTTCTTTCAGAACAAGGGTAATTTGTTCTTGTTCTTCCTGTACGCGCAACTCTTGGAATTTATCTTGAAAAACCAACCCGACATAGAAGCTTGTCAATAGGTTTAACAAGAAGATACTGATAATAACAACTCTCATCATTACCTCCTATAGTTTTACGGATTAAATCTACAACAATTCACAACGAACACAACATACGACTAATGACCTTGTCTAGTTAAATTTACGAAAAAGCTAATTGAACAATAACGAGGGGGTTGACTGAATGATCCAATCTTTGGAAAGGGACGGTTCTTGATAAAGGTTAGGCGTTTGTTTGCCGTAATCAAGCGCGTCCATAGTAGTATTTATCCTCTTTCATTGTGAGTGTGCGATTAATCCATACCAGGATTTTATCCGATTTAAGGCTCGCTGTCAAGCAATGAGATTAGGTTGGTAAAGATATGAGTCGGTTCTATCATATTAATCAAAGAGATAACTAAGAATTCCATTAAGCGAGAAGGCTCTAACAAATGCCATTAGCTTACGTGGTCATTACGTTCTCATACAAGTCAACAATTTCGCTGTACTCTTCACGAACATCATTGAAGTTGCACTTAAACGCAGCCTTGGCGACAGCGTTGACAACCTTTGTCTTGATATTAAATTCTGCTTTGATTTGCTTGACGGTTTCTTTGATCTGTTCGTCTTCGGATGCCTTGCGGGTCATCCCGGCGACGATTTCGTCAATCAAGAGTTTGAACTTCTCGCGACCTTCCTTGTTAGCAATGGTCGATGTTTGGTTATTGTCTGACATTTTTAATCTCCTGTTTTTATTGTTACAGACTACTAGGTAAGTATATCAGAATTCGAAGCAGAAAGCAAGATGTTAATGCGATGCGACTTGTGGAAAGACGACAGCGTTGTATTGAATAATAAGTTCTTTCTGTGTGTTGATTTGTTTAATATAACCTTCTTGGGCAGTTACAGGCGCATCTGCGGCAATGGAGAAGTTTACATCATCAAATTTCGTAGTGGCGGCTGGATTGGTTGCCATAGTATGATGTGCCAATGTAGCTTGATCCGTAATATTGCTTTGAGCAGGCGTCAAACCGGCGCCAGATGCTCTGAATATTTGCTCAATAACCGACCTATCCTGTATCCAAATTTTTGCGCATAGATCCAGGTTGAATTCATCGTTAGTGAAAAGCAACAAACGAACACTATCCGCATTGTTTGTATATGTAATTCCTCTCTTTTTACTGAGGGTGGTAAGAGGCGTCGGATCTTTCGAAAGATAATCTTGAACACGCGAAACCGTCAATATTGTAGCGCCGCGAACAATATTTGAATTTCTATCGAGTTTATTTTGACGTGCCGATTCCAAACAAGCATTGGAATCCACCAACAAAATAGCTTGTAGAGTTTCTGAAGACATTCCATTGTTTTTAGCGGCATTGTGAGCATGTGACAAGCATTGTTTCTGGTCTTCTGTCAACTTAGCAACAAGGTCAACCTTCGGTGATGCAGCAGGAATCGTATCCGTATCAGTTTCGCCCGTCGTACCGAGTCCTGTCAAGTCAGCAATGTTGTAATCACCAGATATTGGTAACATTTCTAATTGTTGCGTAAACTTACCATCTTCACCGAACACGTTCGTAATCGACATGATTTGATAAAGACCATCAAACCAAAAGGGGGCGGAAAAGGCTTGTTGTACTGTTTGATCTTGGGTAATTGCCGTTGGCGGATTTGGCATGAACACATTAATTTTTACTAGAGCCGGAACTTGTGCCCAATTGTTCATGACTTCAGCAGATTGTCCAGCCAATGATTTGGGATCAACTAACTTACCATTTTTAAACGGACTACTCAAATAACCAGCATACAGACGAGGGTCGCCAGCGATTGTCATATTAAGGTATGTAGCACCAGTAGACAATGAAATAGTTCGTGTCAAATAATCATTAAATTTTTCAAAACTATTAAAGTCTCTTATTGCTAGATTCATTTTTGGTGGTAATTCAGCTACAGTCTGTAGTTTACCAGATTTGTTTGGAGTTGGATTATCCATAAAATCGTCTTTTCCCGTCGTCATAAAACATGCATTCGTATTGTTTTTAATCTCACTCCGCGCCGTCCAATGCTGCTCTTCGAGGTAATATGCTTGGAATGTTGTCCATAGATTTAATCGCATCTCAAAATCCAGGATATCTACATTCTTGCCACTATAGATGTAGTTGTATTCAAGAAAATTGTTGTCTGCCTTGGCATCGGCTATAAATGTAGCTACAGCATCTTTTCGTTTTTGAATAAGGATCGTTGGATTCTTTTTGTCTTCTTCGGTAGCAATAGGAGCTACAATGACTTTTTGGGGGAAGATGTGGTAGGTAACTTTGAACACTTTGCGTGTATTTGTTACATCGGAATAAATTTTAAAAACAAACCGATCAGTTTTTGGATTCGATTCTGTTTGTGATGGAGTTTGGGATGGTCTCGAATATGCTTCTTGCACTTGAGGCGAAAGCATCATAATTTTTTCAATGATTTGAGTTATTGAATCATTACCGGATGCAGAGAATTGAATCTCGTTTTTATTTTTATTTGGCGCGTTAATGGAATCAATAAAAGTATATGTTTTGAACTGGTCTTCCACTACGATGTCGTATTCGACTGGCTGTAAGCTAGGTTCTCGTTCGTTTAATTTTTTTTGCTCATTGTTCAATACGGAAACCATCTTCGACATAGCTTCTTGGATGGTAGAACCTGATTGAAATTTGATGAAAGAGCCGACGCTAGCAACTTCTTTTCTATTAGCGAAACCGTTAGCGTATGGGACAAACTCAAGTTCGTAATGCCCACCAGCAGCCGTAAAATTTGCCTCTATTTTTATAAAACAAAGCGAAAGAGGTCGAATTCGTTGGATGGTAGATACACCTTGATCAGTAAAACCAAAAAATGCCGTCTTTAAAACAAATACAACACGTTCCGGTGGAGCATTCAAATTTTGAGAAACTTGGGACATCATGTCTCCAAACCTAATTCCGAAAGGTTCTTCGATTACCATGGTACCACCATTAACGAATGCGGATCGAGCCCACTGATAGTCTTTCAATCCTTCAACTGGCTTGTCTGGTGGAGCAGGAATAAGTTTGAATGTAATACCTTTGATTAAAAATTCAGCATCAACTTGTGTGTTTATCATTACAATATATGGTTTTTCCGGATTATTATCCACATATCGAGGCTGGCATCTAGCCGTTACATTTCCAATAGCTGCCGAGGATGGCAATAATTGATCGAATGGCATGTTTGTAAACGCGTCTTCAACAATCGTGTTGTCGATGCACGCCAAGAGAACGTGATGATAGCTATACGTTCTATATTTGTGTAAGGGATTGTCTGAATTTAAAGTTAAATCAGTCTGCGTATTGATTGCCATTTTAGCCCAATGACAGAACTCTTTGAGGAGACATTAGTAGAATTTCTTTGCCTTCGACAAATTCTGTGTTGATGTCTTGTATGTTGTTGTATTGAAGGATAAGCCACATTTTCTTATCCTTTCCATATGTATCGTATGCCAATAGATCCGGACGCTTATCGTACTTTCGGGTTATAGTAAACGGAATGTCATCCAATGCTGGCGGGAAAATGGTTTCCTCCCACCAATCCAAAAATCCTGGGTTTAATTGATCCGTCGCCCCTCCCATGACATAACGAGAGGTCGCGTCATTGGCAGATGAAACTGGTACACGCACTTGTGGGTTATTGTTAGCCATTAGAACTCCGGGAGTATGCCTAATTTATAACTAGACAAATCAAAATTCTGTGCAAAGGAGGTCGGTGAGTGAACCTCAATGAGAGCCACCGTAACAGTCATAATTGTTGGAAATGGGACACCAGTTCGGCTATCATTTTCTGAAAAATTAACCCCGCCGCCAGCAGTTGGAATATAATCCACGTCGGCTGGATAGGTATGGCTGAATGTTTTGATAACCACAGGGACTTTAAAAATGTTTCCAAGATGTTCTCTTGAGGCTCTATTAGCGGCAGCGCCAGTTCCCCCACCAGGACCACTTACAGAACTTTGAGGCATCACCCCGGAATACGCATATAGATATAGAACATCAGGTGGAGCACCCAACAGATTTTTCAGTCGCTGCTGCCCGGTTCCGGGAATCGTCGGAGATATAGTCTGAGAAAAGGGATTCGCGGGTACTTGTTGGGCTGATGCGTTTCGACTTTGTGAGCCCGCCGTTCCCAAACCGAAATACGGTTGACACCATCCACGAAGCAAATTAAAATATTCCATGTTACGTCTAGCTTCTTTGGTGGTACGGGCTACCAATCTAGCGTTAATTCCGAAGTTTCTGGATTCTGTGTTCTGATAGACCCAAATGTTCCCAGGCATATGAATCGGGTTTAATGATTGATAATTAACCGAACATTCTTCGGTAACTTCTGGAGAGACATCGAAGATAACAATATCACTTGGATCGGAGGAAGACTCCAATCGAACTTTAAACGCTTGGGTCATTGTGCCCGGTAGTGCTCGTGTTATAGCCATGTGTTCACCCTAAAGTTATCATTACCTTATTTATCAGATGGTTGACTATTGAAAATACATGAAGTATTATGTACTTATCGTTGTTCAGGATTTCCCTTTGTCCACGTTTCGTGAACAAGACGAAATATTGAACATGATGGAACTTTTCTGATAAAAATTGTCAAACACTTTACACCCAATAATAAAAATAAAAAGGAGGGTCGAAAGTATGGTAGAAGAATTATCTACAATAGACGAGAAAAGCGGTATTTTTGAAATAAACGAAGAAAAAGTAAAAGAAATTTTGATTTCCCTTGAATCCGATGAAGTGGACCCGGAAATCCTGAAGCTTGAGAAAGAAATACTTGACGAAACTCCTCCGGTGGTAGATACTGGCACCAAGAGAAAGAAGAACTACATAAACAATAAAGACCTTCTTGCAGAAGTCATGATAAGTAAGGCAAACGGTGGGATGTCACACAACCTCGCCGTTATGCTTCAAACGCTTTGCCGACGTTATGCCAAGAAGGGGCAGTTTGCAAGTTATTCCTATAACGACGACATGCAGTCCTATGCAATGTTGATGCTCGTTAAAACTTGGACTGCCTTCAATGAAAAGCGCGGGAAAAATCCATTTGCATTTTTTACCACTTGTGTAACGAATAGCTTCAAACAATACCTGAACCTAGAAAAGAAGCAAGCCAACGTGAAGAACGAGACACTCATTTCATTGGGTCTGTCGCCGTCTTTTAATTACATGGCTGAGTATGAAGAAGAGAGAAAAAATTCCAAAGAAGGCTCGGACGATGACTCCAAGCCTCGCTATCCTGAACGAACAGAAGAATAACGGAGTTTCTGATATTCCGAAATAACCGCAAAAATGCGGAGTTTCGAGCACAGTTTCTGATATTCCGAAATAACAAAAACAATAAGGAAGAACATGGGAAACTATCTCTCGCGGGGGGCATACCTCACGGATATCCATTTTGGACGCAAAAATAATTCAGATCTGCATAATCAAGACTGTTTAGATTTCATCGACTGGTTCTGCGAGAACGTGAAGAACGATCCCGCTATCGACTATGTTGCCTTCTTAGGTGACTGGCATGAATCAAGACCATCCATCGGCGCTACAACGTTGATGTATTCCTACATGGGAGCGAAAAAGCTAAACAGTCTTGGCTTGCCTGTCTTCTTTGTTGTTGGTAATCATGACTTAGCAAACCGAAACGACCGAGATATCTTCTCTACTATTCACTTCAATGAGTTCGATAATTTCCGAGTCATCGACAAGCCTGTTGTTGTTGATGATATGAAAGGTGGGATGTTGTTTTCTCCATTCCTCTTTCATGAAGAATATCCTGGTTTGAGTGAATTCAAGAAGATTCCAATTTGGGCAGGACATTTTGAGTTCAAAGGCTTCATTATTACCGGTAGCGGCATGAAGATGGAAGCCGCTCCTGATCCAAAAGACTTCACGGGACCAAAGTATATCTTCTCAGGACACTTCCACAAACGCCAAGAATCTGGTAATGTAATCTACATTGGAAACACGTTCCCAATGGACTATGGTGACATGGACGACAACGACCGTGGTATGATGGTCTACGACCATACAAAGAACAAACCGACATTCATCAACTGGAAAGAATGCCCGAAGTACACGAGAATCAAGATATCGGATATTCTAGACGGTAAGGTTGAGTTGGACTCAAAGATGCGCGTGACGTGTCTTGCAGACATTCCTCTCACCTACGAAGAAGAATCAATTCTCAAGGAAAAATTTATGAGCAACTATGGCTTACGCGAATTCTCTATAACAGAATCGAGTGATGCTAGTGACGCACTCAGCGGGACAGAAGTGACCATCGAAGGAGATATGCGTAACGTTGATCAAGTCTTTGAAACAATGTTGTTGGAAATCAACGTACCGAACATTGAGCCTGAATTATTGGTTTCAATATATCGCGACCTTAGAGTACCGGCATAATGTATCAGTTCAAATTCAAAATACTCACTCTTCGTAACTTCATGTCCTACGGGAACGTTCCGGTAATGATCAATCTAGACAATCCGGGTGTTACACTCATTCTCGGTAAAAATGGTGTTGGTAAGACAACCATCATGAGCGCATTAGTCTACGCTCTATACAACAAACCCATCAACAAGGTAAATGTTGATGAACTCATTAACGATATCAACAAGAAGAATCTTGAAGTATCAGTCGAGTTTGAAAAGAATGGCATCAATTACAAAATTGAGCGCGTCCGTAAAGGTAAACGATTCAACGGTAAGGACACCTGGGTTAAGTTATCAATTGAAGGTGAAGATAAAACTAGTGCCGATGTAGAAGAAAAGATCGAAGGAATCATTGGGATGAATCATGATACATTCATTCGAATCGTTGTCATTTCTGCTTTGCTTGAACCATTCTTGAAATTAGAATCGGTTAAACAGACATCATTTGTGGAGAATATTTTCAATCTGACCATGTTCTCAGATAAAGCCAAAATTCTGAATGATCAGATCAAAGATACGAAAAATCTAATCGAACTGTTTCAGAACAAAATAGAACACCTAAAGAAAGTTGAAGAGCGTCATAACGAACAGATCGTAAATGCCAAGAAGCGCGTAGTTGATTGGGAATTGAACAAGGAACAATCTATTACCAGTCTGGAAAAATCCAAAGCAACCCTTCCGAAGATTGACTATGCCAAGGAAACAGAACTTTTCAAACGCATTAAGGACATCAACGACATGATTATCAAAATCGAAGATCAACAGAAACAGGTTTCAAGTGCGGAAGGGCGGGTCGTCGCCTGGGAAAAGAATCATGCTCAAACACTCGCTTCGGTAGAGAAGACACTAGAAAATCTCAATAAGATTGATTTCGACAAGGAAACTGATCTACACCACAAGTACACAGAGGTTACTGAGAAGCTTCATGAAATTTTAAGACAACAAAAAACACTGTCTGATGCTATTAAATCACACAAACAAGCAACCGATAAACATCAGAATAATCTTGCTCTGCTTCACGATAACAAGTGCCCATTTTGTTTGCAGGTATTTGCAGATGTAAAAAACAAAATTTCTGAAATTGAAAAAGAGCTGGTGACCGCGCAAAAAGAACTAGACAGACTTGTCAAGGAATTAGACAAGACAGAAAAAGCGTTACCAGACTTAAAAGCCAGTAGTTTTACTCTCGAATACGCAAGAGAAATACCCGACTTCACCAAAATGCTGGAGACGCGGGACCAAAAGAAGACTCTCTCCCAAAAGCTAGCTGACTTGAAAGAAGTGACTAATCCTCACGTAGAAGCGCTAGAATCACTTAATGACAAACTCAAGGAGTTAATTGATGATAATAAAGACGTTTCAAAACTCAGGACTGAAAAAGAAAAAATTCAGCAACAGACGACCGTCGAAAACCTGGACAAACTCATCGAAATCCAAAGCCAAAGTCAAATCCTATTCGCTAAGCTAGAATCACATCATAAAGCCGAAAATCCACATTACGATGCTCTGTCCGAACTAGAAGCCATCGTTTTGGAGAAAGCCGATTTCACCGAAATCAACGTATTAACCAAGAAGCTTGAACATCAACAATTCTTATATAAGCTGTTGACCAAGAGGGACAGTTTCATCCGCAAGGCATTCATCAACAAGAATCTCCCATATCTCAACAAGCAGCTTAGAAAGTATTTGTCTCATCTTCCATTCAAGGTTGAATTCACTCCTGAATTGACAGCCAAGATCACGAGGTATGGATCAGAAATCACGTTCAGTTCTTTGTCAAACGGACAGTCGGCATCTGTGAATTTTGGTTTAGCGTTGGCGTTTCGAGACACCAATCAAGTACTCCACCCAACTATCAATATATGCTTGCTTGATGAAGTGTTGGATTTTGGTTTGGACGATGAAACGGTCGATCTAGCTTCCAAGATTCTGAAAACCAAAGCGCGGGAAGAAAAAATTAGTATGTTCCTAATCTCTCACAGAGGCTTGTCGAAGAACATGTTCAATCACGCGTTTGTAGTTGAAACAGATAAAGACTTCTCAGTCATTAGACCGGCGTAAGTTTGGCGCGAGTCAAGACGGTTTGTTTCACACCACGGAATTCATCATGTTTCTTGATAGTACCGCCAGTGATGGTGTATTGTTTTCCTTGCTCCATTCTGTGCTGACTGCTATTCCACCAAATGATCATATGACCTTGTTCATCTTCCATACGAACTAATTGCTTCGTACCGTAATCACTTGCAATATCCTGCGTTCCAATAACCGTAACACGAGTAGGTGGAAGCTTCTGTCCCACGGCTCCGAGCCAATCATTGGACTTAGGATTGCTTGCTTTTAGTTGGTTTTCTTGAGCACGCTTGTAAGTCGGGATCAAAGCAATGACGAATCCAAGGTCACGACCAGAAATCTGCTGACTGTTAAGTAGAACGTTTAAGCTATGCATGAAATTGTTACTTTCTCTTTCCTTTTCTGGAAGAGCCTTAAACCATTCGATTATTGTTCTTGCCTGCTCGGCAGCGGCAGGATCGGCTTTGATCATTTCTTTTTCCCAATCTTCCATAGTACGAAAGCTATAAAAGGCTCGATTGAATAAATTACGAACTTCTGCCGCAGTGGATAAAGAACCAGTTTCTTGAGATTTCGCCGAAGTAACATAACCAAATTTCGCAGCAACCTTAATAGCAACAGCCAAAACACTCTCCGCAGTAAAGTAATCAGCACGTCGTTTACCGCCTCGATTCATGCGTTCATCTTCATCATTAATGATTTCACCAATGCTCGAACGGAAACGGAAGTACCAAATGATGGCTTTAGGATCAATCCCACCCAAGAAGTTTGTTAGGCAGTTACGACCAATCTGGCGTATCTCGCCATTGTCGTTCTGAACTAGGAACGTATCGATACGATTCCTTCGAGTTTTGCACCAATCACAATAATCTGGATCGGCATTGTAGAAGTCTCGAATCTTTTCGTTACTTTCTTGTCCTGGGGCGGCGCGGATAATGTTTCCAGAGTCTTTGTGTTCAATGGTTGCTATGAAGTGCCAACCGGCTAGTTTCGGGGATTCTCCGATGACCTTAACTTTGAAGTATTTCATCTTCCTAGCGGGTCCGTCTTCATCCTTCTTAACATCTTTATAGATTTCTTCAACGATTTGAAGTTGAACATGCGGAACTTTCAGTTTTGCGGCTCGCTTATTAAGAGCGGCGATCTTTTCAACGACTCTTGGGTAAGCATCAGCCGGGATTTCTGCTTCGTCTGCATAAGGCGAAACTAGATCTTTGTTCTCATTTTCAGCTTCTTCGAATAAATCACAAAGTAACATTTACATAAATCCTTATACAATTGGGCTAACTATATGGAATATATATCATTAACTCCTAGTACAATGATCATATGATAGCAGAAATTAAAAACAGAAAACAAGCTAAGTTGGATGGCAATAAGCTATACTTTACAAATAAAATATGTTCTAACGGGCACGTATCAGTTCGATATGTATCAACTGGTAATTGTAAAGAATGTAATAATATGAGGATTAGAGATAATCCTGGAAAACATAAACAACATGTTAACAAATGGCTTTCTAAAAATCCAAATTATTATCCTAAGCGGAGGGCTGCAAATTACGCGTTAAATTTGTGGTCTCATGCAAAATATAGAGCGAAAGAACGAAATCTTGAATTTAATATAACCGTTTCAGATGTAGTTATACCAAAAATGTGCCCAGTTTTCGGGAAACCCTTTGTTATTCCGGTTAGTAGTCGTACTTCTATTAAAGATTCGTCGTTCTCTCCTACCATCGACAGGATCGATAATTCAAAAGGTTATACCAAAGATAATAGTCATGTCATAAGTAGACGTGCGAACACACTTAAGCGAGATGCAACTATAGAAGAATTAAAATTAATAATTAAATATATGGAACAACAATGATAACTTTAGGAATAGACCAATCATATAAAAGCTGTGCGGTCGTTGTGATGAACGATGACCAATGCGTTGATTTTGAAATATTTAAAAAAGATGATACCGAAGATGTCTATCATAACGCGGCTGCTATCGCTAGAAAGATCGGAACTAAAGTAACACGAATTAAGCCCGATTTGGTAATCCTTGAAGGATTGTCTTTCGGGAACTTGGGAAACATGACCAGAGATTTGGCTGGTTTGCAATTCGCCATTATAATTTACATTCGATACCATCTTCATTACGAACCAACAATTGTTATTGTACCGCCTCCAACTCTAAAGAAATTCGCTACTGGAAACGGTAGAGCCGAAAAGCAAGACATGATTGACAAAGTTCCAACCAATACAGCAACTTTGTTTAAAAACTCAGGTTTTAAAAAAACAACGGGGTTGGGGGATCTATCCGATGCCTACCATCTGGCAAAATATGGTCAAGTAAAGTATCCCCAAGATAAATAAACACATAACACGAAGGAGATATGAGAATGTCCTTGCTAAAAGAACTCGTCAGTCTAAACAGAAAGCCGGTCAAAGAGATGGATTTTGAATTTGGCGGCGCAAAGCCACAGCCAGAAGTAACAGATGGTCCAATGCCAAACGGCGACGATGGTATGGATGACTATAAAGATTTCAAAACCGACGACAGTGATGATACCGAAAGTGAATATGGTGATCCGCTAGAAGGTGAAGATAGCCTCGAATGTGACGTTCCTTTCTTGATCAAATTGCTCGAATGGGCGCATGAAGAAGCACAAAGCGACGAAGAAATTCATACAGTAGTTGAGAATATGCTCGCACTTGATAAGTCTCCAATAACTATGGATGATTACGAATCAATAATTCCTGAATCCCAAGATGAGATGGGTGGTGATGAGATAGGTGATGAACAAGATCTTGGTGCTCCAGAGGGTGGTGATGATTATCCTGAAGGTGATGCACCACTACGTAATGGTGACACTACACAGAACAACAGCGATAAAGTTTTTAGAATGAAGTAAGCTCTTTTCCGAAAAGGCAAATAAAAAGGTCAATCATGTATTGACCTTTTTGCTTTTTAATGATATCATCTTGGCACCTTAACTCTATTGGAGTAGCAAAATGCGGTTCCTAATTAAATTAATCATGAAGTTGCACATTAAGATTTGGACTTGGTTCAAACCTTGGGGTGAGCGTCAAGTTCTCGGAGATGCTACTCACTTCGCAAACGCTTTTTGTAATGCAATGGATGCACCCGGCACATTTCTTCCCTTTCTTCTTGGTTCGTTGGTGGGGCGGGAAATAACAAAGCCTGTCGGTGGTAGTTGGGTTCCGTCTATTTGGAAATTCTTGTTTCTACTCTTTTTTGTATTTGCGTTACTGGATGTAGTCATTTCGGTTATCGCTCTATGCTACATCGCAATCATCACACTTCCGGTGACATGGCTTATTCTCATTCCTCTTAAGGATTGTGGCGCATGGCAAGCAGATGGACAAGATTATGGGCGGATTACCAACGAATACCTGTACGGTATTTGGCAAGAAGTGGACGTAGAGCACGATTTGTATGTTGCTCAAAACCTGCTTCAGAACAGAATGTTATTTCAGAGTTAAAGCAGCATTCTCGATAGCCTTGGCATGATCCCAAAGTTTATCTAATGTACCTTCTTTTCGTAAAGCCTTGAAGGCGAGATTCTCTTCAGAGAACTCGCCTTTGGTTTTTAAGCCAGCGCTTCGAGCGTCACGGATACGGTCTTTAAAAGCCTCGATCTTTTTTGGAGAAGCGTCTTTTACCATCATCGAATCTATTTCTTTTTCTAATTCCATGACACGTTTTTTAATCGCGTCATGGTCTAGTTCTGATTCTTCTTTTTCTTTTGGTTTTGTGATCCATTCATCGTTGGTCAGACTGTATGCGCCTGCTGCTCGATTGTCGTGAGATTCATTTGGCGTCTCAATCGATACTTCGACCGGAAACCCTTTGATAGTAATTGTTTTGTGATCTTTACGCCAGTCCTTCAATTTAGCCCTTATGAACTCTTCGGCATCAATCTTACCTCCATTTTTTACATCGAATATAACATGGACATCAACATCTGATGAAGAACTCCAATTATAGTCTGCAAGACTTCCGGTGAAAACAATGTCTGAAACTTTTAGTTTTGTTTTTTTAAAGGACGCCAGGAAGTTGTCCGCTATCTTCAACAGTTGCTTCCGAATCTCGGAACGCAACTTTCCGTCATCCCAAAAATCAGGATGTAATTCATCGTGGTATTCGAAACTAATATCCTTGTGAGATATAGTTATTTTTTCCATCAAAAACTCTTTGAATGATAGCATTTTTTCCTCTAAGATTGAATATTTATGTTGTCTTGTTTCCTTATCTCTGATATGATGGTAAAGAAGAATAACAACGGAAAAGCTATGTCTACAATCCTTGAACATTGGTCACATCCCACCAGTCCACCACGAGATACACAAGTCAAAGCATTGGAGTGGCTCGAACAACAAACAGCAAAATATCTTATCCTTGAAGCGCCAGTAGGTGCAGGTAAGAGTCACATCGGAATCACATACGCTAATTACATTCAAAGTCCAGATGCTAGGAAGTCATTCGTTCTGACGCCTCAGAAGATCCTTCAGAAACAATATGAGGATTCCTTCCCACGCAACCGCGTCTTCAGCTTTTACGGCAAGAGCAACTACAATTGCGCTCCGCATAAAACAACCTGCGATATTGGTAGCTTGGTCAAACCACAATGCGAATTCTGTCCATATCGAGGCGCAAAAGAGATAGCCAAATACTCGCCGCACGTTATATTGAACTACAAATTGGCTTTACTTTCCTTCATGTACGCTGGTGTATTCAAACCACGTCCATTGATGATCCTAGACGAATGTCACAATTCTGAACAGGAATTGTGTGAACTCGATGCCATCGAGGTTTCGGAAGCCCGATGCAAACGCTATGGAATTAAATTCCAAGCCGCCAGAAACATCCGCGAAGCCATTGATTGGATCAGAGATGCTTATCTTCCCATCATCATCGAAAAGGCTAAAGAACTGGCAGACAAAACAGATGAACTTCGAAGTGGTATGATGGATCGAAATCCTACCGGAGCAGAACTCAACATGTTACGTGAGTTGAATTCTCTAGAGGAACACTGTTCTACGATTGAATGGCTCGTTGATTCACCAGTTGAACAAATTCAGAAAGATTTTGCCTTGATCTACGATAAAAGCAACATCAAATTCAAGCGCCTTTTTGCTGGCTTTAGCTTCCATCATGTCTTAGAGCCACAGGCTGGACAGTTCCTTTTCATGTCGTCTACTGTTTTAAACCATAAAGGATTCTGTCAAGACTTGGGATTAAATTATAATGATTCGGCATTCCTGACAATGGATTCTGAATTCCCGCACGAAAATCGTCCTGTCATTTTCATTCCTACCATGAAAATGAATAAGGATTGGCATCTAGATGAAAACCGGGATGGAAGGGATAAGATGATTAATGCGATGAGTCATATCCTGGAGATGCACGAAAATGATTCGGGCATCGTTCATACTGCGAGCTTCGCAATTGCCAAATGGATGACCGACGCTCTTCAAACCATAACCAGTCACGAGATTATGCACCATAATCCAGAAAGCGGCATGAAACGTGAGAAGGTTATTGACATGTTTAAGAAATCAGACAAGCCTTGTATTCTCTTCTCCCCGAGTATCACAGAAGGTTTGGACTTAGTTGGAGATGTTGCCCGCTTTGCGGTCTTCGCAAAAATCCCATACCCATTCCTGGGAGACCAATGGGTATTCACTAGGAAGCTTATCTCCGACGAGTGGTATGCTCGCCAAGCGCTTATAGAGGTCATTCAGGGCGGCGGACGCGTGGTTAGGTCAAAGACTGATTGGGGATTTGTTTACATCTTGGATTCAAGCTGGAATTTCTTGATGTCTAAAACTCGACACACGATTCCAGATTGGTGGATGGAAGCCTATAAAGAAATGCGTTAAGCGTCGAATCGTTGGCGGGTAAACTTTCTATTACCAAGCACAGTTTTATCATATGCTACTGGATATTCTTGACTCATTTTTGACCATACAGCTTTAGCGGAGTCTGTTTGTGTGCCTGATGCGTAAAATGGAATTCCTTTCTTTTTCATCCACTCATATCCCGCTCGATACAAAGCTATACCTATCCCTTTCCGTTGGAATGCAGGAAGTACACGAATAAAATCAACATATGCCTTGTCTACGTAATAATTTTTAAATTGTCTAAATCTCAATCCATATCTCTTTTTAGCGGCTGCTTCGATTTTTTCGTATGTAGGAATTATTTGTTCGGTAGGTAATTCTTCTAATTGTTTCGATTCTTCATTATCCACATATCCAAATCCAACGGATGCGGCATGCCATAGAGTCCTACGTAGTTCTTCTGGTGGTATGTCATGATAATCAAGTTCTCGATACGCATACGGAAGGATGCTGACATGTCCTTCCATATTACAAAGAAAATTGAGAATGTTAGAATAGCGAGCTTTGAATCGAGCTTTTGGTATGTAGGTAATTTTGAGATATCCGGCATTGACACCGTTTAGGAAGGCTTCGATTTTATCTACTTGAAAACCGCGATTGTTATCCCCTTCAGAATCTGCATCGTATTCAAAGGTAACATCGGTGTTGATTTTTTCGGAAAGTGCGAGGTCGTGGATTTTCATACTAATATTTATCCACTTAGTAAACAGGATGTGGGTTCTTTTTCTCTTGTTCGAAACGTTCCTTCAAAAACTCCATGACAATAGAACGTTCCGCATGGCACATATTCATGGCTTCTTCATAAGATAGCGAGCCGCGCATAAAATAAACCATAGAGATGATGCTGGTAATTAACTGCTTCGCATCAGCTTGAGTAGAGGCGTAGAATTTACTGACCTCGGATGGTCCTCTCCATCTAAGGATTAGATAAAAAAAGTTACAGGATTAAGAGGAATTTCAAGTTCAATTTCTTGTTTGCAGTCTTCGCACTTTGTCTTGAATTTGAAGTCTGGACCCCAATCGCCTGATTTTTCAATGGCGTCACCAATCTGCTTCATCCAACCTGCACTAATTGCGCGCAACCATTCTTTAATAAAATTCTTATCAGTTATTTTATCTACTGATTCAATTACTTGTGAAACCGATTCAAGCATTCTATTTGTTAAATAAATAGCATCGTCTTCAACCTTCTGTTGAAGATTAGCGCTTTCCATCATCGAAATAACACTCTTGAAACGGATTGGAATGATTTCGACCATCTGTCCATTAGGAAGATTGACTGCGTAATTTTCAGTTAACTTCGTCGGATCAATGACCTTGGAATTTTTCATGAATACATTAACGTCACACTTGTATTCATGTTCCGTTGCGGTCTCCGAACACATGTGATTGTACTTGACATCAACGAACGGTCCGAAAGTCACTCGCTTCAAAGCAGTGGTCAGATAATCAACGTCTTTGGCAAACAAGTCCAATGGTTTCTCGACTTCAGGAATACACCGCTTAAAAACTTCTTCGACTGCCGTTCCGTTGATTAGTTTTTCCGGGCTTTTGAAAACAATTTCATCATAAGCACTCATCGGATAAACATGTACTTCTCCGTTTTTTACCTTCTGAGACAATTCTCCATTTTTATAAAAGAGACCTCCGGATGGCAACCTAACGGTTTCTCCAGGCATTTTAATTCGTTGCATTAGAGGATTGAGAAGTTTTACTTCCTGATCTTGAACGGCGTTTTGAACATCTGACATAAAATTGCTCCATTGAATAGTCGTATTCTTATATATCCACCTAGTTTGAGACACAAAATCGAGGGTTTTAGCTTTACTCATAAATATTTGATGTTGATTTTTTAGGATATTTTCCAATGGCAACCCTTCAGACTTCAGAACAAGCCTTAATTAAAGCGATGGACAATTTAGCCGGTACATACGGAAAGCTAAGCCGTTCGACTTTAGGAGTTACCGAAGCATTGGCAAATACATCAGACAAATTTAAAAAAGCACGCATAGAACAAGAAGTTGAAAAAATTGCCAAGAAAATGGGCAAAAGCCTTGATAAAGCAGATGGGGGCTTGCTTAAATTTGTCAAAGCACTAAACGAACAAGTTAGATCATACGCTAATGTGAAAGCATCCTTGAAAGGTTTGAATTCAGCAAGCTCGGATTCAAGAAAACAATTCACCGCTAGTGCTCAAGCTTATATCAAAGCGGCAAAAGAAAATGGTCAACTTCAAAAGGCTCTCGGTAGAGATTATGCATTATTCCATAACCAGATTGAACAATTCCTAACAGATAGTACCAAGAGTCAAGGAGAAGTCGTCGCAATGGCGGCTGTCCTTCGTGGATATGCTGATAAATTCGGTCAAGAAATTAAAGACACGACGGACCATCTTGAAAGCTTAGATAAACAATTTAAAAAACTCAGTATAAAAGAAGCTCTCGGTGATTCACTTCAAAAACGTGGCGGTATTGTAGGAGCAATTACGGACTCGCTTCGTGGTCCTAATGGAATAGCTTCTTTTATTAATTACTTAAAAGCTCAATCTGCTGAAATGCTCATAGGTGGTGTTGAAAAGGCAGTAAGACAACTTATTGACGCATCGAACACTTTCTATAAGACCGGTGTTGCTCCGTTTGTTGGTGCTTCGAGTAGATTGCTTCTTCAGGTGACAGACTTGCAGAATATAATGCAAGCGAACAAAGAAACAATATTCGCCATGAAAGGTGGTGCTGAAACCTTTAATGCTACTTTGACCGATTTACAAACTCAAACTATGAAGCTTGCTGGGATGGACCCAATCCTTAGTGGTAAGTTGGGTGCAGCCGCAATGGACTTAACAACATCGTTAGCTTCCACTACTCTTTCTACAAAAGAACTAAAAGCAAGATCTAAATCATATATTGAAGAGTTAACAAGAATGCGACGATCCACCACTATGACAGCCGAACAGCTTGTTGAAATGGATAATCAAATTCTAAACGATCAGGAAATTCGCGAAGGGCTCGCCAAGGCTACAGTACAAGAGAGAGCACAAGTTCTTGCTAATATTCACCGTCGTGTTGAAGAATTTCAAGTCATGGGTCTAAGCATCGAGCGTTCTAAACAATTAGCAGTAAGCTTCGAAAAATTACGCCGCCAAGCAACGCCTGTTCAAAGAATCCGGGGCGCCGCTCAATTGGGTGTCTTGGCTACTCAGATTGGTATGAGTCCTGAAGACACGCGTCAATTGATGCTTCTTTCTCGAAAGAAGCGAGACGCGAAAGAAGAACAACAATACGAGAAACTTCAGATTAAATTTGGTCAACAATATCAAAAAAGATTCAATGAATTAGATTCTGCTGGTAATCCATTTGCTGATGCCTTACAAGAAATGGCGGGTAGGGCGCAAGAAGCGCTTCCTGGATTGAAAGCTGTATTTGATACTGCCCGTGTTGAAGGTACCATTACAGGCGGCAAAGCGCGAACAGATAAAGAAGCACAAGCATCGCTTGATATAAACACCGGAGTTCAAAGGGCAATAGTCGAAGCGGGACATATCGCTTCTTGGGTCGAAAAGATTTATAACTGGCTCTCTGGAAATGGATTGGCTGGTATTTTGTTAGGAAGCATAGGTCTTCTTCTCACTGGTGGTATCGGAAAACTACTTGGATCTCTTGGAAGTCTTGCTGGAATTTTAATTAAAAGCGGTACCGGCACTATGGGTGGTGCTAGTGGTGCTGCGAGTCGTTTAGGTGTTATTGGAGCAGTTGGTGGATTAGCTATTGGGGCAGAAGAAGCCTATATCGCCTATAAAAACAAAGAGCAAGAAGAAGAAATAAACGCCAAGATGGCAAAAATTCTTAAGACTGATACTCGTGAAGATTTGCAGGCTCGCCTGCATTCTAAGGGACAACTTGCTTATTGGGAAAAACCAGGATACAAAGCCGCAGCCATTGAGGCTCCTACAAACGAATCATCAGATACCGCTCCGGGAAGCGCAGCAATGGGTGAAACTGGAACTTCAAATCCAATGGAAGCAATGCTTGTCATGCAACAACAAAGCAAAAAAATATTAGAACAAATTGCTGGTGGTATTGAAACATTAGTTAAAACATATTCCGATACCGAAGCACAAAAATTACAACGCCTCTTAACTGCGCCTAGTTCATCGCTGAAAGCGGCTCGGGAAATGAGGCAGTAACGCATACCTATTTTTAATGTTGATAAATACTTCCAAACAATAACTTAAGACCTAAACAATGTCAAAAATTGAAAGTTTCTTTAGAATAGTTACCCCAAAACCAGACACGGTTCTACAGCAGGACAGTCAGGGTATTGATGGCTCATATGCCTCATTCGGGAACTATACTTGGTATCAAAGACTTGTTCAAGGATCAGCTACGCGCCTAACAAGATATCGCGAATATGATATCATGGATACTGACGTTGAAGTCGCTCGTGCTCTTGATACAATTGCCGAAGAAATGACCGGTGTAAACCGCAAGACAAAGCTATTATTTGACCTAGAACTTCAAACAGAAGAAGGTCAACAACTTGACGGAACAATGGTTGCTACTCTTCGTATTGCTTTGCGTCAATGGTCTAGAATCAACGACCTTGGCATCCGTCTTCATAAAATTGCCCGCAATACCGTCAAATATGGTGATTGCTTTTTCCGCCGTCATGGTGATGATAAAAAGTGGGAATGGGTTCCTCCACAGAACATTTTAGCTGCGGTTGTTGACGCCGTTGATGTCACCAAGATTGTCGGCTATCAAATCCGTACTGATACTCGCCGCCCTCGAAGTGCTGGTGGGGCAGGCGGTCCAGGTCCATGGGGTCCAGGACACGCAGTTGCGTTAGGTCAAGAATACAATTCAGAATACATCGCTTCCTCTGATGTTATCCGTTTCACCTTAAACGATGATATGTCGGAAGCCGCTCCATTTGGTGATTCTATTCTTCGAAGTGTCTATCGTTCCCACAAACAGAAGGAATTGCTGGAAGATGCAATTGTTATTTATCGTATTCAGCGTGCTCCAGAGCGACGCGTATTTTACATCGATGTTGGTAAAATGCCACCACATCGAGCTAAACAATACCTCGAAACTTTCAAAAATGAAATTCGCCAAAGAAAGGTTCCAACACACCAAGGCGGTAAAGATCAAATCGATAGCGTCTACAACCCACAGGCTATGGTTGAAGACTTCTTCTTCACTGTTCGTCCTGATGGTCGGGGCTCCAAGGTTGATACACTTCCTGGTGGTCAAAGCCTTGGAGAATTGTCAGATTTGGATTATTTCCAAACTAAAGTCTATATGGGCTTACGTGTTCCAGTTAGTTGGCTTCAGGCTTCAAGAAACGCTAAGGATGTTATGTTTAATGATGGTAAAGTCGGGCTCGCCTATATAGAAGAGTTGCGTTTTGCTTTGTTTGTCGAACGTCTACAACGCCATATTGAACACGTTTTTGACGACGAGTTCAAGAGATATCTACGCCACGTAGATGTCAATATTGATCCATACTCCTATATTATTAGACTTCCAGAACCAAGCAACTTCGGTAAGTATCGCCAAGTCGAATTGGATGCTCAACTTCTCAATGCAGTTGGTACAGCAGATGGTCTTTCCTTCTTGGCTAAGAGATTCATCTTGTCTCGTATCATGCAGCTTTCGGAAGATGAAGTCATTACAAATGAACGACTCCTACGTCAAGAAAAGGGCATTCCTTACACGGGAACCGACGATGACCTCATTAAACTTTATGGTCAGAGTGGTGAAGAAGTTGGTATGGGTGGAGGAATCGGAGGCGGTGGAGGAATCGGCGGTCCGATGGGCGCTCCTCCAGGTGAGGGAGGCGAAGAGATGGCTGGTCTTGAAGGCGGTGCCCCAGGCGGTGAAGCGATGGGTATGGGCGGTGCTGGTGGACCTCCTCCAGTTGCCGGAGCTACTCCAGCTTAATTCGGAGTATTACTGTAAAACATTAGCGTTTGATAATATGTTCATACGATCCTTCTCTTGTATTTAGTCTCTTTAAACGTATGAATTATTGGGATAATTTTTGGATTATATAAATTATAATGAACGAAAATTCTTAAATATCAAACACTTAAGGAAATCCTTGTTCGCCCCATAAATTAGTTCATAAATAAGTAGACAACAACCTGACTTTCAAGGAGAAATACCTATGTCTAAGAAAGAAAAGCTCATGAGCATGGTCAATGCTCTCATTGAGGACAACAATGCACAAGCTGCAACTGATTTCCACGAGTATGTCTCCGACAAGATGCGTTCTATCGTTTCCGAAAAAGAAGATGATGACGACAAAAAAGAAGAAAAGGCAGAAAAGATGGAAGACGAAGCTATCGACAAACTTAAGGACGCTCAGAAACTAGAAAAGAGCGACGAAAAGAAAGGCAAGAAGGACAAAAAAGATAAAGATGACGATGGCGATAAAGACGATAAAAAGGATAAGAAGGACAAAAAGGAAGACAAGAAAGACAAGTAATCCTTAACCCTTTTATTCTGGAGTCACTTAAATGCCTACACCACAAATTCTTATCGAAGAACTAACCCCGATGCAAGCCAATATCATCAACGAATCTTCGGCTGATGGTAAGAACTGCTTCTTGGCTGGTATCTTCATGCAGGGCGGCATTAAGAACCGCAACAATCGCACATATCCAGTCTCCGAAATTTCCAAGGCTGTTTCAGAAGCATCAAAACTTATCATGGAACAAAAGGGAATTTTTGGTGAACTAGATCATCCACAAACTCTAAACATCAATCTTGAAAGAATCTCTCACGCGATCACCGACCTCCGTATGGAGGGTAATAACGCCGTAGGTCGCGCAAGAATTCTTCCAACCCCAATGGGCAACATTGCACGCACACTTATCGAAAGTGGTGTTCGTATCGGTGTTAGCTCCCGAGGCGCAGGTAGTGTTCAGGAAAATGGTATGGTTGAAGGATTTAACTTCATCACAGTTGACATTGTCGCTACACCTTCGGCTCCAGGTGCAAGACCAAATTCTATTTACGAAGCACTTGGTTACGCTCCTAATGGCAAGAAAATTCTAACTCTTTCAGAAGAGGTTTGTCATGATCCAGTCGCACAAAAATATCTCGTAAAAGAGATTAAAGCGTTTATTGAAATACTGTTAAAGAAGTAAAAACTACAAAACGCATGCTTTTGTAAGTTATTGAATTAATTGAGGAATTTTAAACTAAAAACAGAATTTCTCTGATTTTACAAGAGCTTAATAAATAATAACAATGAAGAGTTCCAAGGAGATAACAATGGAAGAACTTTTGAAGAAATTGCTAGAAGCCCAAATCCTTTCAGAAGAATCAAAGAAGGAATTGGAAGAGGCTGTGAAGAAGCAACTTGAAGAGGCAGTCAATGCCGCTAAGAAAGAAGCTGAAGATACAGTTCGCGCACAACTTGCTGAACAGTGGATCGGAGAACGCGATGCATTGATCGAAGCCATTGACCAAAAGGTCACAGAATTCTGTGATAACGAACTCTCAGAACTCAAGGGTGACATTTCTAGCTTCCGTGACCTTGAAGCTGAACTTGCAATGAAGCTTGTTGAAGCTAAGGGTGTTATGGGCGAACAACTTCAGAAGGATCTAAAGTCTCTTGTAGAGAAACTAGACGCCTTCCTTGAAATCCGTATCGCAGCAGAATTTGAAGAACTTCGTGAAGATATCGAAGAAGCTCGTAAACTTGAATTCGGTCGTAAGCTCTATGAAGCTTTCTCCGAAGAGTATCGCAAGCATTTCGTTGATGAATTCAGTGTTGAGGCTGAACTTCGCGAAACACAAGAACAACTTGACGCACTCAAGTCTAAGTACGAAACAGAAGTTGGTGAAAAGGCAGTTCTTTCCCGTAAGATCAAGATGGAAAGCGTTCTTAAGCCACTTAACGGTACTGCTAGAGAAGTCATGGAAACAATTCTTTCCAACGTCGCAACTGAACAGTTGGAAGAAGGATACAAGACCTTTATTGGTCGTGTATTAAAAGAGGACGTAAGCGTTAAGGGCAGTAAGAAAAATAATGAAAGTAAGGGCGGTGGCTCAGAGAAGGAAACTAGAGTACTAGCTGAGAGCGCAAATATTTCATCAAGAGTAGATGAGGGTTCAGTAATCCTCAAAACTGGTGATTCCGAAGATCAGGTTGTAGAGGAAAGTGTCTCTCAAGAGACAACTCCTGTACAGAGACTCAAGAGTGACTTCTTGAAACTCGCTGGTATGACGAACTAACTACAACAACAACCAATTAAAAAAGGAGCAGTTCACATGAAGGAACTATTTGAAAATTGGGGTGAAATTAAGGGTGCTTTGCTAGAAGGTCTAGAACCACACAAGAAGGGTCTCGTTGACAAGCTTCTCGAAAACCAAAAGCAGCATCTGCTAAATGAAACGGCAGCAACCGGATCAACAGACACGACAGCCATCGCTGGCTTCCGTAAGATTTTGATTCCGATGATTCGTCGTATCATCCCAGGCACAATTGCCACAGAAATCGTCGGTATTCAGCCAATGAGTGGTCCAGTAGGACTAGTTTACTCACTACGCTACAAGTATAACCAAAGTGTTCCAGGTGGCTCAATTGCTGCATGGGATACACCATCAGGTGCAATTAACGTCGGTGTAGATAGCGAAGCCTTTGGCAACGTAAATGCACTACGTCGATTCTACTCAGGTGCAGCCGGTGACGGTATTACCAACCCTAAGGGTCAGCCAGCAGGCGCAGGCGGTTTTGATCCAGCAGGTTTCGATACTACATCTTTTGACCCAAGTATCGACAATACAACAGCACAAGGCTACGCTTGGCCAGCAAACGCAGGCTTCACTTCAACCGCATACACAGCTTCTGGTGCTTCCGCTCTAAACGGCGTTAGTGTTGGTGGTTCACTATACGGTGGTGGTGGTGGCATGCTAGAAGGCTCAGGTGGTCGTCAGATGTCTCTAGAAATCGTTTCCCAGGCTGTTGAAGCTGGTACACGTAAGTTGCAGGCATCATGGACCATCGAAGCTATGCAGGACATGCAAGCCCAGCACGGTCTAGATTTAGAAAACGAAATGACCACAGCACTATCCGCTCACATCGTTCAGGAAATCGACAACGAAATCCTAGCAGACTTGATTACCATCGCTGGTACAGTCGGCACGTTCGATGGTTCACTACCTGCTGCTCCAGGTTACTACCACCCAACATTCGTTGGTGACCGCTTTGCGAACCTCGGTGCGCAAGTTATGTGGGTTGCAAACGAAGTTGCTCGTAAGACTCGTCGTGGCGCTGCAAACTTTATGGTTTGCTCACCAATGATTGTTTCCGTCCTACAGGTCGCAACCAAGTCGGTCTTCGCACCAGCAATCCAAGGCGCCTTCAAGGGTCCAAACAACTCAATGTTGGTTGGTACACTAAACGGCACAGTAAAGGTTTACAGCTACCTCTGGAACCAAGTCAACCCAACAGAATCAACCGCAGCCGGTCTAAACACTGGTAACGATACAATTCTTATGGGCTATAAGGGTGGCAATGGTGAATTGGACGTAGGATATTTTTACTGTCCTTACATTCCATTGATGAGCAGCGGCGTTGTTATTAACCCAGCAACGTTCCAGCCAGTTGTCAGCTTGATGACTCGTTACGGAAAGACAGCATTTTTAAGTAAAACCACTAGCTTGGGCAACAGCGCCGATTATTACGCAAAAATAAATGTTACTAATCTGACGTTTGCTTAATCAGAAGTAGGCAAAGCAACAACGAAAAAGCCCGGTTTCCGGGCTTTTTCCTTTTACACTCCAGTTTTTGTCACACAGAGTTGGTTCCAAAATAAATATCCTCATACACTGGAAACAACTATGAATAAATTGTCGTTCAAAGAGTATTTGGAATCCAAGAAGCAACTCCTCAAAAACATTGGGGAATGTCCCGTCCAATCTCTGACTTACAATATAACGAGGTATTGTCGCTTAATCGTGGGTGAACGTGACGATAAGAAAGCTGTGCTCTTAAAGCCGGGACAGACTGTCATAGTCGAATGGCAGTATGATAACGTCGAAGACCTTACTCCTCAACCTCTCAACATTCGTTTCGAAGATTGTAAAGAATTCGAACCGGATGATGAATTCCAAACCCCTTGGAAAGCCACCAAATTGGTTAAATGGTTGTCAAAAAATTCCTTAGAAATTTAACACCCGCCCCGTAGTCTGTCCAGCATAAATAGTTTAAGTAGATTAATTTAATATCAAAGGAGTGGGAACGATGGCTACAGCTTTCAGCGTATACGCTGATACCCCGGAACGCATTATAAACGAAGGTCGTTCAATAACGATTGCGTTAAAAAGAACTTCGCCTACTACTGCTACCGTCACATGGAACACTCCAATAACTGCCGCAGATCCTACTACGGTTCCACCGCTAGCGTATTATGGTATCGTTATCCTTTTAGACACACAGGAACTAAGAACACATCCTGGTATTGTCAATGGCAAAGCTATACTCGAACGTCCAACTCCAGTTGATGGAAAACAATATGTCGGTGATCCTACAGCAGATGTAAATTTGTTTGCTGGTGACAAAATTGGTTCAGCATTCGTCGTTGGTTCATTTTACAATGACACAACAACAGTATCACTCAACATCACTGGTCTAGACCGAGCAACAATTTATTATGTTGGTGGTTATGCTGTTGATAACGTTCTTCGTTATCACTATGAAGGCGTTCACACTTATTCCGAAACATATGGAACACAAGCGCCTCCTCCTGCTTGTCCAGGACACCAAAGAATAGATTTAAACATTCAGCCGACTGATTTGACCGGCTTACACTCTGGAACTACATATCAAATCCCATTGGCTATTCACAAGCCAAGACACAAGGATACTCAGTACGCAGCACAAGATGGTGTGTTGAGAGAACAGGATTGCAATACCGGGTGTGATTTCCTAAACTTCAATGCTTGTTGCGGACCGATTTTCGATGGCTTAGATGATATAAACATCGTTAATGTTGTGTTTAACGAAAACGATATGACAAGACCACAAGAAAGAATCAGACCAAATGTTATTATCGTTTTTGACGGTAGTGTAGCTCTTACATGGCAAGCGCTTGTAGATGAACTCAATCGTCAGTTCGCATTGCTTTGTAATCCGGCTGTTGGTGTCACACCACCAAACACTGGTGGTTATTATTTCAATCTACAAACCAAAGAATTGTTCCTATGGAACGGATTCACATTAATTCCGTTGTCTTACATTTTCGATCCAAATATGCCAACGGCTCCAAACGTCGGAGACTATTGGGTCAACACGACAAACGGTTTGTTGTATCAGTGGAACGGCACAGCCTGGATTCCAGTTCCTTTCATCTCTCTCGGGAGCGATCCAGTTGGTCAGCTAACAATTACCATTGGTGAATTTTGGGTTAGTGTTCCAGACAACAAACTATATCAATGGAATGGAACTGTTTGGGTTCTATTAACTAATTTCACTGCCTCAGCAACCGCTCCGGTTTCACCAGTTCTTAACGATTATTGGTTTAATACAACAACGAATGAATTGGGTAAATGGAATGGAACTGTTTGGGCTATACAACAACCTACAATCGTTCTACCACCAGAACCAGTTGGTTCTGGCACTTTACCGCCTCCTGCTGTCGGGAATTATTGGTATAACACAACTGATAATCTCCTATATCAATGGAGTGGTACTACTTGGCTGCTCTTGGTTGGAAATGTAACATCCGCAGCAATAGCACCAGCTTCACCAGCCGTAGGTGATTTCTGGTTCAATACCGTAGATAATTTGTTGTATCAATGGAATGGAACTTCCTGGGTTATACAGCCAGCAACCATTCTTCCACCTGAACCTACCGGAGCATCATCAACATTGTTGTTCCCTTGTGATACGATATGGTTCAATGGCACACAAGCATACATTTGGGATGGTACTGTTTGGATTCCGATTTTGACTTTCATTCAGAATACCGATCCTGCTGCAATGCCTATACTAACTTGCGGCTCTTACTGGTTCAATACAAACAACAACACACTATACAAGTGGGTTGACATAACCGGAACCTGTAAGAATGGTGTCGGTTTGGCTAATGGAAATTGGGTTCCAGTCAGCCCAATTCTTTTCCCGACCGATCCACATGTACTTGTCATCGGTGACTATTGGTTCGATCTAAAGAACAACCTCGTGAAAGTCTGGAACGGTGCTGCTTGGGATATCGTTTCCAACGCAATAATTTCCGTAACACAGCCGCTTAATCCAGCGCTTAACCAACTTTGGTACAACCCAAGCAATGAAGAACTCGCACAATGGAATGGCTCTGCTTTCATTGGACAAACTGTTCGTGTATGGGATAAAGATCCAGCAAATCCACCAGCCGGGAGTGTGTGGTGGAACACAACAACAAATACACTTTCCGAGTGGGATGTTTTGACCAGCACTTGGATACCAGTTACATCGTTCTTCGATCAACCAAATGATCCATCTCAGCCGCCGCAATTCTCGCCGCATGGTGCGTTTTGGTTTAATCCAGTCACAGGTATTTCCTACATATGGGATGGTTCTCAATGGATCGTAACTTCGGTTATTAACTATCCAACTGACCCAACAATAATTATCGATGGTGTAGTATGGCATAACACATCTACCAATCTATGGTACATTCGCCAGGGTGGTGTTTGGGTTCAGATTTTCCCGGTCTTCTTTGCAACGCAACCAACCGCGCCAGCAGCAGGCGAATACTGGATTAATTCCACGACATTACAACTATATCAGTGGAATGGTACCGGTTGGGTATTGCTGTCTTACTCAACAACCCCACCAATTCCAATCACTGGAACACAGTGGTACAATACTACAACAGATGAATTGTTCAGATGGAATGGTACGGCTTGGGTATTGGCAATTCCAATCGCCAAGGCTACATTGGTCCCGCAAGCAAATTGCGAACCGTTAGACCCAAATGCTCCATTCAATCCAAACCCAATTCAGACTGTATTTGATTTGTACTTGACAACCGGAATGCTCGGTCATGGAACAGCAATTTATGTTGTTCCGCCATCAACAGCACCAACCGCTCAACCATTCTTCATCTTCGATGGTGATCAACTTATCGTCGCATCTAAGTTAATGGTTCCTTTCTCGGGTTCTGATCCTCCTCCACGTTATCCACAAGAACGTCAGTTGGGTATCGGCAAAACTGCTGAAACGAGTGAACGGCGTGAGATGGTCCAAAACGTCTTTTTGGCTCTAGGATATTCATCCGTTCAAGTTGAATTGACTCCTGCGAACGCTGAATTCTGTGTCACACAAGCATTGAAAGAATTGCGTCGTCTTAGTTCATCTACATATACGCGCAAGTTTTTCTTTTTGAAAGTGTTTCCAAACAAACAGCGCTACTATTTGACTGATATCAGCAAACAATTCGATACGATTCATCGTGTTACGGCGATTAACCGTCGTACTTCAACCTTCTTGGGTCAAGCCGAAGGTCAGGCAGTATACGGACAACTTGTTCTACAGCACTTATATCAGATGGGAACATTCGATTTGGTCAGTTACCACATCATCAGCGATTACATCAAGATGATGGAAATTTTGTTTGCTAATCGTGTCATGTACCTATGGGATGAGAAGAATCACGCATTGGATATTTTCCAAACAATCAGACAACCAGAAACAATGATTATCGACTGCGCTTGCGAAAGAACAGAAAACGATATTTTTGCAGATAGATTCTTGAACACATGGCTTCTCAATTGGGCAGTCTCCGAGGCTGAATTGATTTTGGCTGGTGTACGTGGCAAGTTCCAATCATTGCCAGGAGCCGGTGGTGGAGTTACATTGAACGCCCAAGACTTACGTCTAAGCTCTGAAAAAAGACAGACAAGATGTCTTCAGGAAATCAATGACTGGATTGCAAATAGCAACCTCGAAGAATGGGGTATGGCTGCTGAATTTACGTTTGGTTAATAGACTATGAATAAGCATCACAAAATGGTAGTTCAAACACCGGGTAGCACTCCTGTTCCGAGTGACACATTAGCCACGCCGCAATCGGTGCTTCCGTCTGTCTATGAACTAAATCTCCCACCAAGCACGTATTCTCTAATTAATGATGCGGATTCGAACATCGCCAACAATTTTGCTGCCGAGGCGTTAAATATTGCCGGTGCAAACATCAATGTCTTCAAGCTTCTCGGAATCTATGAACAAACAAGACTAATTGATTTGACCGGCAAAGGCGAACCAATTGCAAGTGGCTCATTCAATGCGTTCCCACCATCGAATGCTTTTGACAATACAATTTCTGAATGGAGGAGCATTCAGCTTGGTGCAGACAACATCGTCGGTTGTTCATATCTTGGTTATGATTTCGGACCAATTCGTTTGGATAATAAACGAGTACGTTATGGAATCGACACGTCTATTAAAGAGCATATCACAACCTTGAACATTCAGCAAGGTTGTGACCCACAAAATAGAATTTCCAAGGCTCGTATCGAGCGATCTATGGATGCCAAACTATGGTATGGTGTCGATATCATTTCTCTTCCGAACACCAGCGATCCGATTCAATATCGAATCAGGCAGTCTGCGCCTGCCCGTTATTGGAGAATTCGACCGTTGGCGTTCAATGGAAATCCGACTGATTTTTGGGCTGTTGTTAAACTACAATTAATCGATTTTAACTCTTTGAGCTTCCAAGATGTTCAAGACGAACTTGGATTCTTGGAAAACAGAGACCGCGCATATTCTCTAACGAGTCTTCAGATCAAAGCATACTACACCATTGTCGATCCAATGCTTGAAGTTGGTAAGTTGGGTGGTCACATTTCAGATACCCAAACGTGGATTCTAGAAGTGGCATTTTCATCTGTTGTTCACATTTTGGGTCGAGCACTTGTCATTGGAGATATCATCGAAGTTCCAAGCGAAACGCAATATACACCAGGACTCAAATCAGTTAAAAAGTATCTTGAGGTTCAAGACGTAGCATGGGCTACAGATGGCTTCACGCCAGGATGGGTTCCAACGTTGCAGCGCATTACAGCGTATCCGGCATTGGCAACACAAGAAACTATGGCTATTTTTGGTAATTTGAACTTACCTTCGAACAGAAACAACAACGCGCATCTTACTGATAAGAAATTCAATATCGAAGCTCTTTTCCTTGACCAAAAAGTAAGGGCAGCAGCCAATACAGAAGTACCAGAAAAAGGCGAAGATATTGCCAACGTTCGTCAATTTACAGTTGAGGAAATTGCACAAGCGGAAGCAGAGAAACCAGGAATAAATTTGGGTAGATTGAATATAGACCCAAGAGGTCTTTATGTGGAAGATGGTCTTCCTAAGAATGGTGAACCATTCACCGAAGGACCAGAATTTCCACCTAATCCAAATGATGGAGATTGGCATCGTCAAACATACTTTCAGCTTCCAGATCCAATCCCACCAATCCTTTTCTTGTTTTCGGTGGTAAAGGGACAATGGCTCTGGTATGAACAAGACAAGCGCGCTAAATACAACAACGTCACAAATCCTACCTTGGAGAGTTATATCGACAATGTTCGACGTGTTCCTATTAACAAAATAGGAAAAAGCCCAATCGGAACTAAAGTAGCGCCTAAACATAAGAAGAAAAAATGAACGAACCGACCTCTAATCCGCATCCAACGTATTTCTACAACGCGCAGCTAGCCACCTATATTATTCAGGTTATGGCTGTATTTCAGATGCTGAAGGTAAAGACCGGAAAGCAGGCTGATGGCGAAGAACACTTCATTGACGTTCCAGTTCAATATGGAAGTAAAGATAGGGTTTCGGTTGCAATCCTTGGTGATAACACAACAAATCTGCCGATGCGTCTTCCGTGTATGAGCGCTTATATGACAAGTATAAAACATGCGCCGGATCGTAGAAAGTTCGTTGGACAAGAACATGCTGAGTCATTTGTGCCTCGGGGCGTGTTATTACCTGATGGTGTTCAAGTCATCCATCGATACATGCCAATTCCGTATACAGCGACAATTGAGTTTTCTATCTATTCGAGCAACACCTATCAACGATTTCAAATCATTGAACAAATTCTAATGCTATTCGATCCTGACCTACAAATACAACGAAGCGATGCTGAGTTTGATTGGACTAAGATATCCATTATCCAATTGAATGATGATATAAGATTTGAAGAAAACTATCCTTCATTAACTGATAGACGTATGATTATTGACACTTTTTCAGTAAACGTGCCAATTTACATTTCTCCACCAGTAAAGTTCCGTCAAGATTATATTAAACAAATATGGATCAGGTTGGCTGGCTTAGGAGAAATTATTCATGGGGGAGAAAATGCCGCCCATGAAATACTAAATGAGTTGAACGACTCGGGTGCCGAGTACCAATTATATGAAACGGTCGAAGATTTGATTGTAAAATAAAGCACTTACTGCTTTTCTTTTTTGAGATTTGCCTCCGATTTTCATACTCAAACATAAATAACTGAGTATATCTCTGAACTATATAGCGGATCTTAAGGAGAAACAAATATGGCACAACTAGTAGCTCCAGGCGTATCAGTCACTGTAACGGATCAATCTTTTTTCATTCCGGCTACAGCGCCACTGGTTCCTCTCCTGTTTATCGCGACTGCTGACGAAAAAACCCAACTTGACGGGGTCACTCCAGCGGCTGGCACTTATGAAAGTAACGTGATTAGAACCGTTACGTCGATAACATTGAGCGAACAACTTTACGGACTTCCAATCTTTTTGACAGATGTCAATGGAAATCCTCTAAACGGCGACTGTCGTAACGAATATGGCTTATTTGCGTTGAACCAAGCATTGAACAATGCAGGTATCAATATTGCCTACGTTATCCGCGCTTTCGTCAACACCGATGATACAAGAAATCAAATTCTTTCTCTTTACGGTGCGCACATTACCTCAGCATCTGAGCTATTAGAAGCACTTGCTCAATCTGTTATTGACAACTACAACTTAGTTAACGGTTTTTTCCCAGGCAATCCGAACTACAAGCAGACTCTTACAGAGGCGGAATTTCTCGCCAACGCTCACACGGCATGTGTCGAAGATGTCTACAGTTCATATTCCTTCCGTACTACAACAGCCGACTTCGAAGATGATCACACCGCTGATCCGCTTTTGGTGTTTCCAAATGGATACAACCAGCCACCATCAGTCCAAGGATATCTCGGTTTAACTGGTATTGCTGATCAATGGGTCGCGTTGGGTCTTGGAAGCCTCGTTGCAACTGAATGGACACCAGCAGAAGCCGCACAAACTCTGGTTAGTGCAGCCGCTCAGTTCCAGTTCACTCGTGAATTCTTGAATGATACTTCACTAGGTTCAGATGATGCAGCACGCAGAAATGCAATCGTTGCTGCTTTGCGCGCTTCTATTGTAAGCAACCAACCAATTCGTTCAGATACCTATCTATGGAACGTCGTTGTATGTCCTGGTTTTCCGGAAGTCGTTACCGAATTGATGTCGCTTATTGTCGCAATTCGAAATGAAGCTATGTGTATCGGTGACACACCATTCAATCTAGATCCAGAAGATGTGGTCAGCACATGGGCTGACAATGTCTCATCCAACAGAGTTCATAATAACCGTCTTGCATATTACTATCCACATGGTATCGCATCAAACTTGGATGGTGCTACATGCTTCGTTGCTGCTTCGGGTTTCGCTCTTGAAACATGGGCTATTAGCGACAGCGAAGGTCAGATTTGGTTTGCCCCAGCAGGTACAACTCGCGGAATTGTTCCAGACGCAAATGATCTAGGTTACGTCACAGGCACTCTAGGAACAGCTACAACCTTTGTTCCCATTGCATTGAGCGATGGACAGCAAGCTAACCTATACAAGTACTTCACCAACATCAACCCGATTGTAAACATGCCTAACCGTGGTAAATTGCTGTTCGGTCAAAAGACTTCGCAAGGTGTCGCAAGCTCCGAAGACCGAATCAATGTTTCTCGTTTGGTTGCTTACGTTGCTCGTCAATTGCGTATTAATTTGGTTCCATTTCTATTTGAACCAAATGACCAAACGACTAGAAACCAAGTAAAAACAGCTACCGATGCATTCCTTCAGGTAATTATGGCTAACCGTGGTCTCATAGACTTTGCTACGATTTGTGATGCCGCAAACAATCCACCAAATCTTGTTCAACAAAACCAGTTGTTTATCGATGTTGCGTTGAAGCCAACACTTTCTGTAGAATTCATTTACGTTCCGATTCGTGTCGTAAGCCAAGGTGCAGTAATTCATTAATAGTTGAATCACGACAAAAATCGCGACATAGTGTCGCGATTTTTGCTTTGTGGGGAAATTTACCAGAGAATATAAATACTCTTAAGGATTAAACATTCTTAAAGGACAAAACAATGGCAACAATCAATGACTTTGGTATCCCTATCCCTGGCGGTAGCACAGGTATCCTACAGCCGAAACTAACCAATAAATGGCGTGTTCTGTTTAACAACATCGGTGGAGTTCCTGACTCCCGACCAGTTTCCGTACAGGCTATTGAAGTAAACCGTCCAAACCTCTCTTGGGATGAAGTCGAATTACATCGTTACAACTCACGAGCATGGGTCGCGGGTAAGCACAATTGGGAAATGTGCGAAATGATTATTGAAGATGACATTACAAGCATAGCTTCCAAGGTCATCCAAGCACAAATTCAGGCACAGCAATTTTTGATCGGTGTTGAAGGTCCGTTTCTAGCTACCGCTATCGATGCTCACTCTTACAAATTCTCTATGCAAGTTGACATGATGGATGGCAATCAGGCTCCACTTGAAAGTTGGTTCTATGAAGGTTGCTGGATCAAGGTTGCAAACTATAACAACCTAGTGTATTCAGAAACAAATACCTCGGTCAAGATTAACCTAAGCGTTCGTTTTGATCACGCATATCAGCGCTTCTTCGGAACATCAGGCAGTCAGGCTCTTGGTGGTCCAGCAGTCGGTACAGTTTAATCGTTCGGAATTGAAACGAAAAGGTTACTTAAATCGCCTTCTGGATAGGGTTGCAAAAGCAACCCTATTTCATTTTCTGCCTTCCAATCTTTCACGAAACGTAGCACTCGCTCACAACCATCTAATTTAAATTCAGACCATTCTTGGTTCAAGGTCCGAAGACTTGATTCCATATCGATCCAATAGTCATGAGACATAGCGGCTCTAGCGATTTTTGGAAGTTCGGTTTCAAGATTGTGAATTCCTAGCCCGCCTGCATAACCACAAATTACGGTATACAATGGTGCGTGGTAAGATTCAGGTAAAATGCCTTTACCGCGAGACGTATCGAATAAAACTTGATGGTTTGCAACTCCAAGCAGAACCTTATCCCACAAATGTTCGTTCGGTGGGAAATATTGGGTAATAACTTTTTGAGGATTGACACGATTTATACCAGAACGAATCAATCCATCATTATCGATTTTATTGAATGCATAATTGAGTTGAATGCGACCAAAACGATGAGCGATATCGAGAATGACACCATCTCCATTTAAAAACCCAAGATTTTGTTCACCGCAAATATGCATAGCGGTGTTGACATGTGAACCTTGTCGCTCAACCGCATCAAGAAATTTAGAGACCCAAGCGGGACTTGGATTGCGTTGAGTACCGAATCTACCAGGATAAAACAAAATACCCCATTCGACAAACGGGTATTTTTCAGAAATATCAAGCATTGTATCGATGCTAGTGCGATCATCAGCACCGGTTAATGTACAAAATTTCAAAGTCATGAATTAGCTCCAGTTAAGTTGCGTCTACCAATCTACAGTATCCAATTACAAATGTCAAGGATTGCGGATAAATAATTGAAATACGGAGGGATACCCATGGCGGGTGATATTCAAAATCTATTAGCGTCGAGTAATGTAGCAGACCTTCAAAATACGGCAAGCCCTATTTTGACTTCCGCTAACGCATCAGTTAATGGCGCCGTTCAATCAGTTATTCGAGACTTTACCCAAGCACAAAATCAAGGAACGGTTGAATCATTTACAAACCAAGGTTATCAGCAGTTGTTCACTGCTATGGGTTATGACCCGAATCAGGTAGCAATTCTCAATCAAGGTAATTCAAATCCAGTCATCAATGCTGGTGTCGCGGGCGCCAGCGACGTATTCATGAGCATTGTCAACAAAAAGCTTGGTGAATCCAATTTTGGACCGTTGAAGTCTTTGAACACTCTTCAGCGATTGGTTCAAAACCCTTCTGTAACGATTTATGAAAACTTACCTTCGAGCCTAACAAAGATGCACTGGTTTGTCGTGGCTATGGAAACGTTGCTGCGAAAAAATAATCTACCAAATGTCAGCACCTTTGGTAGAACAAATCCAGCCGTTCTAGTTGATACTCGATCTTATGCTCAAGATTTGATTAACACACACGTTCCAAAGCCAAAATTTTTGTTCTTAATGAATGTAAAGTTTAAAGGGCAATTTAGTAACATTTTCAGTAACGGCTTCACCTTTTTACTTAAAAGGGCAGATCGTCCAAAGATGAAGATCGACTACGAAGAAATCAATATGTACAATTTCAGAACGCGAGCAGCTAAAATGGTTTCATACGAACCGATTACTGTTGAGCTTCACGACTCAATCGATAATTTAACACTGGCTTTCCTTCTGTCTTACATGCAAATCATGAGTCCGGTAATGAGAAGTCAAATTGCTGCAAGCAATAATTCAAATGGTCAAAAAAGCGCCGACGTTACAAACGCAACTGGTGATACCATCGATTCATCTGGTTTGAATTTTGATGGAGGTTACTATTTCACCGCCAATGCTGGTAACCCATGGACTGGTTCTTTGAGTCCTGCGGCTCTACAAAACAACGGTAATGGGAGCATTGGAAGCGTTCTACCTTATGAAGAGCTAACAATCATTGACGAAATAACAATATACCATGTATATGGTTTCGGTGTTTCTACCGATATTTACCATTACATCAATCCTCGTATTACAGATTTTGCATTAGACGGATTGGACATGTCTGATGGGACAACAATGAGTTCGATGTCTTTCAATTTTCTATATGATGCTCTTAATTTAGAAGTGGGGCGTTTCACGAATGATTCAGATGTTCTTCTAGGCTTACAACAATCAGTTCCACAAGGCGTAAAGCAATTAAATTATCAAGGTGCTGCTGCTCTTCAAACCACGCCAGTAGCATCAAAACCGAAAGGTATATCTACAAACGCAGCCTCGCAGGCTGCTTTGTCGCAGGGTACACAGACTGCTCCAGCTACTCCAAGCCGAGAGTCAAGCATCGCTACAAATATTCGACAACTCCAGACTGCTGGTTTGTCGGCTCAGGTTGCTGCACAAACAGCGGTCAGTCGTTATCCAAGAGCCCCAACTGACCCAATAACAAACTTCGATATATTATCTGCTAAAACACCGTTGGTTCCTGCGAATCCAGTTAGTAATGTACCAGCTTCACCGACTCAAATTCCCGGTATCATCTCATCAGCTTTTGCCACTAGTATTCCGGGTATTTAATGACTACAGAAGTTACACATCCAGATGGGTATAAGCAAGGATTATACACCCCAGCTAATCCACGTAAGTACATAGGAAATCTGAATACTATCCGATACATGTCGTCTTGGGAATTGGAGATGCATAAATTTCTGGATAACAATCCCAATATTCTTGAATGGTCTAGTGAGCCAATCGTCATTCCATACATCAAACCAACAGATGGGGAAGTTCATCGATATTTCCCTGATTACTACGTAAAATATGTTGATAAATACGGAAAGGTTCATCATGAAATCGTTGAAGTCAAACCGCGCTCCCAGCGTACTTTGCGCGAAGGCGCCAGTAGAAAAGAAGTCATCGATTATCACGTGAATCAGGCTAAATGGAAATATGCCAAAGTTTGGTGCGAAGAGAGAGGATTAGAATTTTGTATCATCTCAGAACGTCCAGGCGCTGGTAGAGGACAACAAAATTTTAGGAAACGTAAGATTAAAAGGGCAGGTAAACGCAGATGAGCAAGGTCACTGAAAAGCGCAAAGTCGAACATCCCTTAGAGGATGTTTTTGATATCACGCCTGGAACAACAGAATTCGCTGTTACCAAGACGGATACCACGGGAGAACTTAAACCACACGAAACCTATGATGAAAAAGATGATGACATCGAAAAAAGGCTCCAAATCATCGCAGATGCAGCTATCGACGCATATGACAATCAAGTATTGATCGTTGAAGAATTAGAAGACCAAAAGTATGCCGCTCGAAACATGGAAGTTGCGAACGCTCTACTGGCTACAGCTTTGGCGGCAATCAAGGAGCGAGCCGACATTAAGAAACATAAAGACAAACTTGTATTCTCTCTCAAGAAAGCTCCTAGCACCGTCAATCAGAATTTGATTGTTGGGAGCCGTAATGAAATATTAAAAAGGCTTTTACAGGAAGAAAATCAAAATAACTGATTAGTTCATAAGCAGTTTTGTCAAATAAATAGTTCCTAAGGAGGAGCTATGCCAGCAAAAAATCCTCGGGTTGTCCGAGCGCACCAAGAATTTGAGTTTACACCAGAACAACTCAAAGAATTAAAGAAGTGCGCTAAAGACCCGGAATATTTTATCGTGAAATATGTTCGAATTCAACATCCATTGTTGGGTTCGGTTCCCTTTGAATTATATGACTTCCAAAGGGAGATGATTCAGAATTTTCAACAACACAAATATAACATTTTATTAGCATCGCGTCAAGTCGGTAAGACGACCACAGTAGGTGCTTACTTACTTTGGTTTACCATTTTCAATGATGATAAGACGGTTCTTATCGTTTCAAACAAAAACTCAAACGCTATGGAAATTATCGAACGTATTCGATATGCCTATGAGTCGTTGCCAAATTGGCTTAAACCTGGAGTAATGGAAGACGGCTGGAACAAACATAGTATAAGTTTTGATAACGATTCGAGAATCTTATCCGAAGCAACTACAGAACAGTCAGGTCGTGGTCTTTCAATATCTTTGTTATTTTGTGATGAATTCGCACACGTTAAAAATAATATTCAGGATGAATTCTGGACATCCATTCAACCAACATTGTCAACAGGTGGTAATTGTATTATCGCTTCGACTCCAAATGGTGATACGAACTTATTTGCTCAGCTTTGGAGAGAAGCAGAAAGTAGAAAGAACGAATTCCATCCGCGTTGGGTTAAATGGGATGAACCACCGGGTCGTGATGAAACATTTAAGAGAAAACAAATTGCGAATTTGGGTAGCATGGAAAAATGGCAACAGGAATTTGAGTGTATTTTTCTAAGTTCTGATGCCACACTTATTGCTTCGCGATTCCTTCTTTCATTGAACGATCAAGTTTCATTACCTGAACCAAATGAAAAGGGTTTTCGATTCTGGTCTCAAATAGGTAAAGGAAAGACTTATCTTATCGCTATCGACCCGGCGACGGGAACAGGTAAGGACTTCACCGCTATGGAAGTCGTTGAGTTCCCATCGTTGAAACAAGTCGCCGAATGGCGTTTCAATACCATGGATCACGCCACGATGTATCTCGCGTTGAAATGGATCTTACGAAGAATCGAAATCGTAGGCGGTCAAGCATACTTTTCTGTCGAGAATAATGGTGTTGGTCAGGCTTTGATTGCTCTATATCAATTCGATGAAGAGCCGCCAAACATCGGAGAATTCTTGTGTGAAGAAGGTAAGGACAAATTAGGCTTTTCAACCCAAGGAAAATCCAAGATGAAAGCGTGTGCGAACTTTAAGGCACTCTTGGAAAAGAGTAAGTACACAATCTACTCTAAAGACCTCTTGACAGAACTTAAATATTTCGTTCGACGCGAAGGTACCTGGAAGGCTCAGATCGGGGCGACAGACGATTGCGTCTCAGCATATCTAGTGTTGACAAGAATGCTGGAAGAAGTCGCTGCATACGAACAGGAGGCATTTGATGCCATGTATGTCGTAGACGAAGACGGCTACCTGGATGATGAAGAATATGATGATAAAGATGAAGGAATGCCGATCAGCGTAGGTAATGCCGCATTTGTTGGCAACGGCGCGCAAGGTAATTGGACAAACAGAGAAGACCCCAACTCGTTCGATCCCTTTGCACAATTTCCACAAAATATTAAAAGGATAGGAAGATGATAGGATTTACAGAAACAGAGAACGAAACAATACGTAATGCTTTTGACCCGATTAATTTTATAGATAACAATATTCACGTTACCAATCCAAGAACCAATGGTCCGGTCCCATTCAAACTACATTCGAAACAAAAGACAGTTGTCAAAGGCATTCGAGAATTTGATCACAATTTATTATTGACAAGTAGACAAGTCGGTGGTTCATCATTGATTTGTGCGCTTGGTTTATGGGAAGCTATATTTTATGCCGATAGGACAATTATCATAACTTCGGATAGATGGGCATCAGCCACAGAACTCAATTATAAAACACAAATTATGATCGACGCTTTACCGGAAGTTTTTTCAAGAGAGTTAGAACTTAAATATCGTAACAAATACACATTAGAATTCACCAACGGCTCAAGAATACTTTTTGATACTACAACGATTAGCACTTGTCATGGTCAAAGTTTCAACTCTCTTTATTGTGACAATTTCGCATTTGTAAAAGAAAATATTGCAGAAGAGTTTTTCGTCACGGTTGCACCGTCGATGTCGTGCGGTAGTAAGGCAACTTTTGTATCGTGTATGAATTATGCGCCTAATTACTTCAGTCAACTATGGTCCAACGCTGATCAGAGACTAAATACATTTAATCAAATGACTTTACTCTGGTCCGAAATCAAAGATGAACACTCTACAAAATCTATTTGAAGACAATCTAGCTCAATTATCAACAAATATCGAGCGTGGTTTCCCACGCACCAAAGCAAGGCAGAATCGGACAAATCTTGTCAATGTAACAAAAACTGAATTCTTTCCATACCCCGAACAATACAAGCTTTTAGTCAAAGCAGCAATTCGAGGCGAAAGCCACACCTACAATAGTCGTATGCTTTTTAGAGATGTTGATTATCAGGATGCTGATAATGAAAATGTCGTTTCATTCAAAGCAGCGAACGGGCAGGACTATCACATAGTTCCGGTCTTTCGAGACCTACACGGTGTTGAATTAAGTTGTACGTGTTTGGATTATGCTTGGCGTTTTTGGATGCAGAACTTCCAGAAGGATACGCAATTTGGTCAAGGTCCAGGACCATACCGAAGGAAAACTCCTCCACCACCCGAAGGACGCCCATACGCAAACCCAATGGAAGTTACAGGTATTTGTAAACATTTATTGAAGCTTTCTGAGAGCCTAGAGAAACTAGGAATCCTTAAGACTTAAGATAAGTTTTTAGTGATTTAGTTTTCGGCTTTGATTGAATTCCCAACTCCGTAAGAATTCCTTTGACTTGATCATCCTTAGAGAGACCCGGCACGACAATAGATTCGATTACTGATTCTTCTTGTGCTGCGTCGGCGTCTATGGAGATAGAAGACGAACCATCTTCAACCTTTACTTCTGGCTCTTCTGAAACAATGACGGGCGTTGAAATTGTTACTTTAGGTTCATCTGGCTTTTTCTTAACTTCTTCCTTGAGCTTAGCAGAAACCTTCGGGGTACCAGTTACTTTGATATTACCTTCAATAGCAATAAAAAAGTGCTCATTAGCCACAACCTCAATCTTACATTCATGGATGCCGATAGGCAAGACTTTTGCTGGAATCATAACCTTATAAGCATTATTGTTGGCTGTTTCGAATTCCATCATTAGATAGGTATTTGGTTTTTCGAGCGCCACGACCAAACGAAGTGTTTTTTCTTCGGCTTCAATGCCTTCAAACATCACATCGAAAGACAGCGTGTTGTCTTTCTCGTTGTTGATTGTTATGAGATTTTCTTTGTCCATGGTTCAATCCTTTTCATTATTTATCGTTATCGAGCGTCAGTTTCTTAATTTTAACTCTTCTTTGGAGAGTTAAAGAAGCTCGCGGTTTTGACAGAGTAATTCCTATCCTTTCGGTAGTTGGCTTAAAGACAATAACAGGCTGCGGTTTAATTTGAATTACCTCAACAGAAAAACCCGAGGTTGGCTCATTAATTAAAAAATAGTTCTCAGAAGCGAATGTTTCATCACCCTGAAACTTGATCTTGATGCCAACATGTTGAATATTTGTCGGTTTGAAGTCACGTCGCCACGGTACAAGATACGCTGCTCCAACAGGCTGATACAAATTCTGTATTTGACCGGGTGCTAATGGTATAACACCTTCCATACCACCACCAGGAACCTTTGCAACAGCACTGACTGGATACAATTCGAATATATTTCCAGCCATGTAAGCGGTGCTGTCAAAACCTAAGCCATATGACTTGACACCACCTAACAATTTAAAAGCCATTTATATTCCTTTTATTGTGGGTCTCTTTCCGCAATCGGATTGATACTTGGCAAACCACCAAAATCTTTAAGGTCAAACACTAACAATGGTGTTATTGCATCGTCATCGTAAAGTATCAAAGTGTTTGCTACTTGATCGATACGATTTCTGTTGCTTAAGAGCTTTCTGACGTAAGTCAGTAGAGCTAAAATCGCAACCTCATTGATAATGATCGTAGTGGTATCGGCTTTGATTTGATTGAGGACAAGACCGGTCGTGTTAATGTTTAAATGAGCTAGGTTGTTCTCTTCCCAAACCTCAAAAGCGATATCTTCCTCGTAGCTTTCATTTCCACCGTATTGATATCTCTCGCTAGGTGACAAAGTGACTCCACCATCTACCACAAAAATGTAATTTTTAGCGAAATCATAAGTAGTAAAGTCATAGCGATACCAACCAGAAAACAGTTCTGTCAAAGGTCCGTTGGTGACGACTTGTGTGTAAATAGCCGGATTCGTTGGATGTAATTCCCAAATGTTAATCGTGGGACTCAATCCTGTAGCTGGAGAACCACATTGAGTGAAACGAGCAGAAATTATTTTGTTTGCCATTATTGATCCTATCCAAGTAATGAATATTTATCGGATAAATACCACATTCAGTTAAATCGTAAAGGGGTTTTTATGAGTGTTATTTTAGCAAAACCTAGCGAAGATTCTTCAGGTTGCCATGTTTCAGAATTTTTAAACATTCCGATAGTGCCCACAATTCAGGCAATTACGGGCGTTGTGGTTGTTAATAGTGCTGCAACTGTCATCGTTGACGCTATACCCTTGAGTGATTATAGAGGCGCAAAATGGTTTGTCGCACTTGTAGACCATCACACAAACGACGTTGAAATGTATGAACTCTATGGGATTCATCAAGATGGAACTTCACCAGTCTTTACTGTTTACTCCATACAAGGAAATGGTGTTAATCATTCCGCGAATGTCACAATCGGTGGTGGTAATTTACAGCTAGAAATAACAAACAGTGAACCGAATGAAATTATAGTTTATTTGACGCGAGTACCTGTGCCTCGTATTCCGGTTCCTACGGTGCCGATTCCTCCCGAGTTTGCTCCGATGAACATTACACAAATTCACGACACTACAGTGCCAACTGGTCAAACAGTTGTAATTGATACAGTTCCATTTCGTTTTTACAAAGCTGAGAAATGGCTTTTGACACTCTTAGACCTAACAGCCGGAAATATTGAGGCGCGAGAAGTCTACAGCGTTCAAGGGGTTGCACAATTTAGCCAAACTCAATACGCAATCGTAGGACCAACGGGAATTTTTGCGGATATCGACGTTATTGCATATGGTACGAAAGTTTTATTAAAAGTAACAAACTATGACGTAAACGATATCGCCGTGGTAGGTTCTAGAATGGCAATCTCGTCAGATCAATTAAACACTGTCGCTCCACCACCAACCTCGAATTGTATTCCGAATCCATGTGCGGCGGATGTTGGATGTGACATTCTACTCACGGCGGCGACCGGTATATCTGTCGGACCCGGTGCTACAATAACAATCGATCAAGTTAATCATATTAACTATTATCAAGTTAAATGGTTACTCGCCGTGTCTCATGATGCTTCAGACGAAACTCTAGGTTTCCAGATTAATATGTTAACCCATTATGGAAATCCTTCATTTACGGAGTATTCACAAGTTGGAGCCGCTCTTGATATTGACGTGGACGTTGTAACGTCTGGCTTAAACATCAATCTTCAATTAACAAACAATGAAGCATTTCCAGTCACAGTCGATCTCCTCAGAGAACCTGTTTCTGTATAAATAAGTTGATAACAATAGGAACATGATAGATGCTTGAATTTTTTCGTCTTTCCAAAGGTATTGAACTAGACCGTTCTGTAAGGATTCTCCAAGGTGCGGGCAGTCCAGGTGTAACTGGCGATACCAACACAGCCCAAGTTGGTTCATTTTACCTTGACACGAGCGGGGATGCATACATCAAACAACTATCAGGCGCAGGCACAAACAAATGGTTTGTGTACGCAACTGAACAATTTGTGATTGACCAAACGACCGACTCTTGGCGCAATCCTGTCGAGGTTGTTGATCTTGTAGCAATCACCCCACCAACGGGAACACCCGGTAATCCAATTATTGTTGATGGTGAATCAATTACAGATCTCCAACGTGTGTTATTCACCGCTATCATTGGTGGAGGAGGTCCAAACATATACGTTTATGACCAAGCCTCTGCAACATTCAGCGAAGTTTCAAATAACGAAACTCACGCCGATACGTTGTTTATCAAACGAGGTACATATCCTAATCGTCTTTTCTACTACACAGGTACCGATTGGCAATTAAACGATGACGTTCACACGAATGCCATAATTGTCGCAACCGATCCAAGTGTAGGTCAATTTAGCTCGATCAAAGACGCTGTTGATAGCATTACAACAAACTCTTCAACAAATTCGTTTACGGTTCAAATTTATCCCGGAATTTACACGGAAGACCCTATCACTCTAAAATCGTTTGTGTCAGTCGAAGCGATTGGTGATAACACCGTCATCGTCCAACCAACGGTATCTACAAACGATGTGTTCATAATAAACGGTTCAAACTGTCGATTGAGTAAGGTTCAAATTCAGGGAGCGACAGGAATAAATGCGGCGGCAATCAGAGTTATTTCAGCACCCGTGCCTGCCGTTTTGGATTATGTTGGAATTTCGAACTGTTACGAACATATCGTAGTTGAAACCACAGCAACTCCAGCACTTGTATTGTTGCGATTTACTCGTCAAAACTCCGGGGCAGAAACTCGTAGATTTTTCCGTGTCACGTCAACAGCAGGACAACAAACAGTTCTTAGGAACTTTATAGGATTGGCATCGGAGATGAATGGAACAAACTTCATTGAAGCTGCTTTCGTACAAGGAACAGGAGCAACATTCGATGCGAATAATTTGTTCGTGCAAAGTACTACCACTATTGGAGATGGAATTCGTATTAACGATGGCGCAATATTTACCACTACGTCAGGAATTTCTGTGTCTGGATTCAATCGGAACGTGTTTGTGGAGAATGTGGGAGCAGCACCGATACTTCAAACATCAAACCTAACATTGCTCAATGGGGTTACTGCTGACCTTGCAGTTGAACATCCGGGGACTACTGGATTCTTTAACGGGGTAGCGAATCGACATTTTGTGTTCGTTACGACTGGAGCATCACTAGGATTGAATTACGACAGCGTTGCAACAGATGACGGATCAGTTTTGGTTGGACCACTTTTCCTGGGAGCTACACAGAACGACATTACTGATGTCACTGACTTGATACAGCAAGCATCACCAACAGGGGTCTTATCAGGAGGAGTATTATCAAGAACACTCAATCCATTAGAGGTTGAAATTTCTGCTGGATATGGTTATTTGCTTGATTCTGTCACGCTTCGCGAGAAACGTGTTACTTGGACAACAACCCTTATAACTGTAGCAGATAATACACAAAATTATATCTACATTGACAACGGCGGCACGATTACTTTTGCTGGTAGTATTCCAAATGTAATCGAGACAATTTTACTCGGAAGAGCAAGAACTGCCGGCGGCGCAATTGCCTTTCTGTCAAGAATTCCTTTAGTCGCAAACGCCTCAGCAACTCTTCTTGATGAATTTTTAAGAAAAGCTATTGGATCTATTTTCGGTACTGGATCTATCGTAACTGAAAATGTAACACCATTAGAATTAGATGTTACAGGGGGCACATACTATTATTCCAAACGTACTGTAAATCCAAGTGGTGGATCAGCGATCACGTTCATTAAGTTTTTTCATACAGGTGGTGTTCAAGATCAATTAACAGGGCAAACGGTTGTCGATAATGCTAATTATGATGATTTGACCAATCTGACGGCACTTACACCTGGATGGTATGCAAAACATTCATTATATGTGGCGGGTGAAGGTTCAGAAGAAACATATGCAGTTGTTACTGCGCAAGCTCAATATGAAACATTATTAGAAGCAGAAATCGCTGACTTACCAAATCCACCAGTTTTTTTTGCTGATCTTGCAGTTCCAATTGCTACACTTATTATTCAAGAAGGCAATCCTAATATAGTTCAAATTCAGGATATTCGACCAAGATTAGGATTTACTACACCAAGTATTTCTGGTGGTATCCAACACGGCGATTTGTTAGGTTTATCGAACGATGACCACTTGCAATATCTACTTGTGAATGGTACACGCGCAATGTCTGGTGGTCTAAATATGGGCGGAAATAGCATCACTAACGTAAACTTAGTTGATGGTGTTGATATTCTTGCGCATGCCGCTCGACATGGAGCAAATAGCTCAGATCCAATTTCAACGGCAGCGCCAATCGCAAATTTAACACCAGTTTCGACAAATGCGGTTGGTATAGCAAATACACTCTCACGTAGCGATCATTCTCACGCAATTACTGGCTTCCAAACTTTAGATGCGGATTTGACCGCCCTGGCTGCAATTGCGACAACCGGAATTTACGTCATTACAGGTTCAGGTACATCAACGACGCGTTCAATCTTAGGAACTGCCTCTAGAGTTTCTGTTTCAAATGGATCGGGTGTTGCAGGAAACCCAACAATCGACATAGATGCAACATATGCGGGTCAAACGTCGATTATAACGTTGGGAACTGTTACGACTGGTACTTGGAGTGCTACGACCATTGCAACGACAAGAGGTGGTACAGGTTTGGCTTCTATTGGTACCGCAAATCAAGTTCTCGCTGTCAATACTGGTGCTACTGGACTTGAGTATAAGACGATAACGGCTGGTGCTGGTATTACAATAACACCGGCAGCAGGTTCAATCACTATTGCGGCTGCTGGTGCATTTATCCAACGCTTCACATTCCAGGCGGATCAACTTGATAGCCCAGGTACAGCAAATTGGGCGGTCAACGCCCGCGCTCCTGCATCTGCTGATACAGCAGACGCCGGTTTGGTTGTTCGTAGATTTGATGACACAACCGAAGAAGGTGTTGGTGGAGCATTTACTGTTCCAACAGGCGCAGTCAACGTCACCATTTATATCAAGAGCCGTGCTCAAACAGCACCAGGAGCAACACAAACAGTTCAACCGACGCTATATCATAGAGTTGTTCCAGATAACACTGCCGTAGGTGCGTGGTCTGCGGCTTTGAATTTAACAACACTTTCAATCCCAACGAATACCAATTTCCAATATGACAGCCAGACAATTTCATTGGCTACTCTTGGTTGGACTGCTGGTGAATTCCGTCAATTTGAATTAACTCGACGTGGTACACAAGTAGGAGATACGCTAACAGGAGATTGGGACTTATTGGAACTAGTTTGGGAGTTTACGACATAATGGCACTCAATTTTTCTAGTGGAAATGTCGATGGTGTAAATTGTTTCGATATTGACGCTCTCGATGGGTTAGTCACATTAACTCTTTCGGTGTGGGTTCGAATCACTGCGTTGTCAGACTATCAACATGTTATCGATAAAGGTCCGAGCACGGGAACACATTGGGGTATGCAAAGTGATGGTGCTGGTAATAACAATGATGTAATTGTTAATGCAAAAAATGGTGGGACTGACGCAACGCAATTTGGAATAACAACAACGAATATCTTATCTGTAGATGGTTTATTTCATCATTGGTGTATGGTGTATAACGGGGGTGGTGCAACTAACGCTGATCGTTTAAAGTTTTACTTTGATGGTGTCCAACAAACATTGACATATTTTGGAACTATTCCGGCTACACTTGCCTCAAATGCAAATAATCTCTTTCTTGGAATGGCAGAATGGGATGCTGGATTTGAGCTAAATGGTGCTTTAGATGACGTTCGCACTTACAATCGTGTGTTAACAGATGCGGAAGTTGAAACATTATTTGCATGTCGTGGACATGACGGTATCTACACAGGACTCATCAATCGCTACAAAATGGATTATGAACCACCAGCTACACAGATTTCATACCCAACTGTCGCTTCTATCACCGAGACTTCATTTGCTGCGAATTCTACTACGCATAATGTAAGCATGCCAGCAACAGTCAATGAAAATGATCGTCTAGTGATGATGATCGCTGTCGAAAGTGCTACATTTGGTACAACACCAACAGGATGGTCTGTTATTGGTCCAACAACAAACGCTACATGTACATACGCAATTTACACAAAATTAGCTGACGGCACTGAGGGTGGAACAACAGTTAACGTTCCAACGAACGTTGGAAGTAATGGCGCTGGTCAAGTATACAGAATCACTAATAACTTTGTTGGTCCTGGTGTGGTTACTTCCGGAGCAGTAACTGGAACTTCAGTTAATCCCAATCCACCAAGTTTGGGTCCATCAGGAGGTCCAGAAGCATGGTTATGGTTAGCCTCAACTGGTGGAGCAGATGATGATGCAACTGTTAGTGTATATCCAGCCGGTTTCACAAATGGTACCGATACTCAGTCGGGTGGAGGCGCAAATAATAGTGCTGAGGTTGGATCTGCTAGACTGAATCAAAGTAGCCAGCCAGTCAATCCAGGCACGTTTACATTATCAGATTCAGAGGCATGGGTGGCACGAACGCTTGCTATTCGTCCACGAGCATGGGCTATTGATGTAGCAAGTGCAAATGATGGTGTTCCTGTAAACGGACCTATATATGAGGAAGGCACGCTATCTAAAAAGAGGAGATTCATTTAATGGCTGACGTACTGAATAAAATAACAAATCAATATTTAATGAGTGTCAATACACCTGATTTTGATCCTGCTGAGTGGATTATCAATCCCGATTTGAGTGCAGTAAAGGACACCGATCCTGCACTTTGGATTGTAGAGAACGATACCGTTCGACTTATGACCAAGGAAGAAATTAACAACACAAAACTCGACCAACTCAAAGCGGATCTAAAAAAGAATGTTAACACTATACGAGACAAACTCATTTTCGCTGGATTCACGTATGACAAAAGTACTATCCAATCTGATCAATTCTCGATGATTAAGGTCATTGGTGCGTCTTTGATGGCATTAACTGCTTTGAATCGTAATGAAGATTTACCTCCTGATTTCATTTGGAGAGACATCAACAATGATCCAATTCCTGCTGACGCAAACAAGATGTTGGATTTGGGAACATCCCTTTTCAACTACGTTTGGGCGGTTCACAAAAACAGTTGGTTTCACAAGAATAACATTGACGCAATAACAGATTATGACGCATTAATCAGCTATGACATTAATACCGGTTGGCCAACCAATTAAAGGAATTTAAAAAGAAATGACCACAGATTTTCACCGTGCGAAACGAGGACTTGAGATCGTCGTTGATCCATCGTCCTTCGTACAACTACTGACTGGAACATCGGCACCAAACATTCAAACCGACGCTCAAAATGCACGGATCGGTTCGCTGTGGGTTGTGAATAATGGAAACTCTATCACGACTAAACTTTATCAAAAGTATCGTGACGTAGCCAATGATAGCACCGATTGGAGAAACGTAAACACCTTCGTTGATAGTTCTTGGAGAGAGCCAGCCCGTGTTGTCGATACATCCGTTTGGGCAAACATTACGGCGGTTGAAACCGAACTTAACGATATAGGAACGCCCGGAAATATCGGTGGACTTAACTCAAACTTGTTTATCAATGGCAATAGAATTCTTCTAACGAACCTCACCGTGGGTGATGAAAATGTCTATGTTGTTAATGGTAACCCAGGATCAGGCGCAACACTCATCGAAGACTCCAATACAGCAACTGCTGGTGACTTCGTCTATATTCTTGAGGGCACTGGCACGGGACAACTTTGGTCATACAATGGTACAGTATGGGCAATGGCTGGTTTTGGTAGTGCTGCTGAAGAAGCGGCTATCAGAGCTTTTATAGGCAAAGACGCGCCGGGTGCGGAAACACCTGATTATGCAAACCCAACCGGTGGCGGTCCGTACACAGTCGGAACTATCATTGGAACAAACGACAACCTAGAGCTAGCAACCGCAAAGCTCAATGCATTTATTTACCAAAATAACGCGGAATTCAAAGGCACAAATGTACTTTCCACTTCTGATACGCTGCCGGTTGGAATCAATTTGGCTCGTTGGCTCGTAAGGGTAAATAGTAATTCAGATACCACTAGAGTTCGAGCAAGAGATATTTTCGCTATTCGCGACGATGCTAATAATGTCAATTTTTCCGCATCGAATTTATTGAATGTAGGTGGTGTGATTACGGGGTTGGATTTCGATGTAACATCCGCAGGATCTGCATTAACACTAACAGTGTCTGCGTCAGTAGCATTTGATTACGAAATTAAGCGTATAGCAGCGGTGGGACCATAAGATGGCAATCGATATCACATTATCCTTTGAACTTGATGAAAACGGATTGGCGTTATTCATTGACGATACTACTACATCTTCCGTAACAGCAGCGGTTGCTGATCCTACTGTAACTGGTTTTTCAACAGCAGAAGGTTCGATCTATCTTCGTACTACCGGAACGTTGTATATAAAAACTGGTCCGTTGGACACTGATTGGGATATTGCTGCTACAGAAGATTTTGTTTCTGGCGGTTTTCAACCTTTGGATTCCGATTTGACCGCTTTGGCTGGAATCGCAACAACTGGAATCTATGTCATTACCGGTTCAGGAACTTCAACAACCCGTACAATCCAAGGTACAACGAACAGAATATCTCTTTCGAATGGTGATGGTGTCGCGGGTGATCCGACTGTTGATATTGATGTAGCCTATGTCGGTCAGACTTCAATAACCACTCTTGGTACAGTTACGACTGGAGCATGGAGCGCAACAACGATAGCCACAACAAAAGGCGGAACTGATTTAACTTCATATACACAAGGCGATCTGATTTACGCTTCTGCTGTCAACACCTTAACCCAACTAGCAAAAGACATAAACACCACGCGTTATTTGTCTAACACGGGAGCTTCAAACAATCCGGCTTGGTCTCAAGTAGATTTAACAAATGGTGTCTCAAATGATCTACCGTTTTCAAACTTGACACAAATCGTTGGATTGTCTGTACTCGGAGTCACCTTAACCGCTATAGCTGACGTTGCAGCAATCACAGGCACTACGGATCAAATCCTTCGCGTGGATGGAGCGGGCACCGTATTAGGTTTTGGTTCTATCGATCTTTCCAAGGCTGCGACAGTAGGAGTATCAATTCTTGGTACAGCCAATGGTGGTACCGGCAATGCCAATGGAACAATACCATTAGATAAAATTACGGCGGCGGGCGGGGCTAATTCTATAAACAATGGCGACAATGCTCAAACCTGGAATTGGGCATTAACAACAGCCGCAAAAACAGCATTTACGTTCACAGAAAATTCAGCCGCTACTAATGGCGCGGGCGCTCAATTTCTCGTTGATGTTAGTACAATCGCCGCCTCTACTGCGAATCCAATCAGAATTCAAGCACAAGCCAACGACATCTTAACAGTAACTAATGTTGGCGTGGTTACCTTACAAGGTGCTGATAGCGCTGCTGGAGCAGCGATTACGATCAAGGGTGGAACACCAACAACAGCAACAACAACAGGTTCAAATGCTACGTTGATTGGTGGTAATGGTGCAACATCAGGTACAGGTGGTCAGGCTCTAGTCACTGGTGGTGTTGGTGGAACGATAGGTGTCGGTGGTGCAGCCAACATTACAGGTGGTGCAGGCGGAACAGCATCAGGCAATGCTGGCGGCGTAGCAATAACTGGTGGCACACCCGTTGCTGGTGCTGGTGGAGCAATAACAATTTCGGGTTCTGCTGGTGTTGGTACAAACCAAAACGGTGGTGCAGTCACAATTCAAGCTGGTGCAGTAACCGGCACAGGAACTGGTTCAACGATCACGTTTAACACCAATGGCGCAACCCAGGTTGGTCAATTTACACAAGCAGGATCATTGGTTCTTGGAAATGCTGCCGTTGCTACGAACGCAACTGATGGTTTTTTATACATCACAACTTCAGCAGGAACACCAGCAGGAACACCAACAACATTTACAGGTAGAGCGCCAATTGAAATCGACACGACAAATAACTTGTTTTACTTCTACAGTACAGGTGCGTGGCGCACAGCAGCCACAACGCTCCAGTTATACAAAGAGAATCCAAGCACTCCAACTACTCCGCTAGTAGCAGGAACTAATGCTGTCGCAATCGGTACTGGTTCTTCAGCAACTGCAACAAACAGCATTGCAATTGGTCAAGGTACGAATGCAAGAATACAAGGTGAGAAAGCATTTGCTACTGGTGACTTCGCAACCGCTGGCGATGCACAGAAGAGCGAAATTATAATGCGCAACTCTACGACGAATGCTACAACGACAGAACTGTTCGTAGATGGTTCAACAATTCGGCATGTTCTTCCAAATAACTCAGCTTACAATTTCTTCATCTCTCTCGTGGCACGTCGAACGGATGCGACTGGTGGTCGTGCTGCATATACATTCCAAGGGTTGATTTATAGAGACGCCAATGCGGCATCAACGGCTATTCAAGGTGGTGTGACAAAGACTATTCTCGCGGAATCCAACGCAGCATGGGACGCGAACGTAGACGCCGATACAACCAATGGCTCATTACGTATTCAGGTTAACGGCGAAGCCGCTAAGACAATTCGTTGGGTTGCTTATGTGAGAACAACTGAGGTCACGAACTAATGGCTCTGTTATTTGATGACGACCAGGGCTTAATTCAAAACGTTTTAACATTAGATCCTGGCGCTAACGTTTTAACTTGGAATAACGTACAGGCTGCACAAATTCCATCTGGAACCACTGCGCAACGCCCAGGCTCGCCTGTTAATGGAACCCTAAGAAATAATTCAGACTATGGTTTTATTGAAGAGTACGTTAATGGCTCCTGGCAACCAATTTTTAGTGATGGTGGCTCTAGTTACAACACAATATTTGATGATTTTTTGATTACCACTTCAGCACAAGTTTCGGGTTTTGGACGTTTTGGTTGGCGTGTTTCCACTACAGGAACGGGGGCAGCGATCAGGGGTAATACAACCTTACTAACGTCGGCTAATAACACGTTTGGTATTATGGAATTATCGACTGGAACGACGACCACCGGTCTCGCCTCGGCATTTATAAGTTCGAATGCCTTTTTGTTTGGCTACTCGAAGTTTTATGCGGAGTGGCGTGTCAATATGCCAAACACTAGCACGACAGCACAAGCTTACAATGTCCGTATTGGTTTCGATGATGTTTGGACGACAGGCGTTGCTCAAAACGGTGTTTACTTTTTGGGAACTGGTGGTAACGCGCCAGTATGGAATTGTGTCACTATCAATGGTGGTACAGCAACTTCAACATCCAGTGGCACAGCGATAGCCTCAGCGACTTGGTATAAACTCGGCATCCTAATGAATGCTGATGGAACATCGGTCGGGTTTTACATTAACGACACGCTTGTTGTAACGACCACAACGAACATTCCAACAGGGGGCGCCGAGATTCCTAACGTGACCGGCTTTGGAGCACAAATTGTAAAAACAGCAGGAACAACAGCCAGGACATTAGAAATTGATTACGCTCAAATGACATGTGCATTAACGACTGCGAGATAAGAAATGGCTGCTTTGATATTTGATAATGATTTAGGCAAAATAACGAACGTTCTCACGTTTGATCCTGGCGCTAATGTGCTTACTGTTGCTGGTACGCAGGGACTTCTCGTGCCTACGGGCACGACCGCACAACGTCCCGGATCACCAGCAAATGGTATGATCCGAAACAATTCAAGTTTAGTAGTTCCAGAGCTTTATGGTAATAGTAGTTGGCAACCTCCGGGTAGTGTAGGCGGAAGGAGCTATAATTCATTTTTTGATGATTTTTTAATTGATAACGCGGCGGTCGCAACTCCCTTTGCGAAAGGTTGGACACGGTTCCTTGCGGGAACTGGAGCAGCAGTAAATGGTATTTCAAGTGTGTTAAGTGCTGGTAACAATGATATTGGGGTTGTTCAATTAAGCACAGGCACAACAACCACTGGAGTAGCATCAGCATATTTAGCCCAAAATTGTTTTGCTCTTGGTTATGGCACGTTATACGGTGAATGGCGCATACAGATACCAACACTGGCAACCGCTGGTGATGCATTTACAGCACGTATAGGATTCAAAGACGATGCGACAACACTAGGCGCAAACGGAGCTTACTTTTTTCATAACGCCACAACTGGATTACGAGGCACTTGTCGGAATGCAAGCGTAGCAACGAGCACAGTAGCCATTATGACGATTGTTGCCGGGACATGGTATACACTTGGAATTTTGATAAACGCAGCAGCTTCTTCAGTCTCTTTTAACATCAATGGTGTGCTACTGGATACTGTAACAACGAATATTCCAGTTAATCCATTCGGAGTAAATATGATGGTTCAGAAATCAGCCGGAACGGCTTCTAGAAGTCTATATGTAGATTATGCGCAATTCTATTATTCATTGACAACGACAAGGTAAGATATGGCTTTTACATTCGACAATGATGCAAGTTCTATAGCCGGAATCCTAACAGCAGATCCCGGTGCGAACGTGTTGACAATTTCTGGCACGCAAGGAATTGTTTTGCCTTCTGGAACGATTGCACAACGTCCTGCTTCTCCTTCCAATGGAACAATGCGTACAAATACAGATTTAGGTGTAACCGAACAATTCGTTAATGGCGCATGGCAACCAATTTTTCAAAGTGGTGGAAGAGGATTTGGATGTGTGTTTGATGACTTTTTGTACGACGCAAATATTGCAACAGGTGCAATTTTTGGTGAGGGGTGGACCGTTTTAGAAACTGGCGCTGGCGCTTCAGTCGCAAGTAATCCCAACCTAGTGACATCTGGAAACAACAGTCTTGGTGTTATGGAACTATCGACTGGAACGACTACTACAGGAGTAGCAGCCATGTCCTTAAGTCTTGATTGTTTCATACTCGGTTATGGTCAGTACTATACAGAATGGAGAGTGATGGTACCAGTTCTCGGTTCAGTTGCACAAGAATATATTTTTCAGATGGGTTTTGTTGATGCAAACGCAAACGCAAACGGCGTATTTTTTGTGTATCACTCAACAGTAACAACAACTTGGAGAGCCGCAACACAGAATGCTGGGGTAGGCACAAGAGTTGATACTGGCATAACTGTTAATGCTAACCAATGGTACAAACTTGGAATTTTGATAAATGGAGCGGGTACTTCCGTTGATTTCTATATCGATGATGCTCTTGTAGCCACGATCACCACAAACATTCCAACGACTGCTATTGGATTTAATGCAACCATATTCAAAGCCGCAGGCATAACAGCTAGAGTCGCAGACATCGACTATGCTCAATTAATATATACTCCTACAACTACGAGGTAAAAATGAATCCAGGTTACATAGTACAAAATGAACAAGGTGTATGGAACGAAACCGTCGAAAATCTACAAACTTGGAATAATAAAATTGTTAACGAACAACTTACCGAGCATAATCGGTGTGGATTTGATTATATGGGTCATACATTCCAGTCGGACGCAACCTCTATTCAGAACATTTCTGGTTCTGTTACGTTTGCAATGCTTTTACTTCAACAGGGGCAAGACATGCCAGCGGGGTTTATATGGCGTTCTAAAGATAATGTAGACGTACCGATGACGGCTGTTCAACTCATCGGATTGGGTCAGACATTGTTTAGTTTCATTTCCACGAATTACTTTGTATCTTTCGCGCACAAAGGTGCTATAGCAGCGTTAACAGACATACAAGCACTACTGGATTACGATTCAACAACTGGTTGGAAGGGTACCATCACTCCTCCACCGACCAGGGGAGATGGAAATACCTAACGAATAGTGCTTTTGGGTGGTTCACCCTTCGGCAACGCTTCATATATATTGAAGGGGTAAAAATTAAAATTAGAGACAAAATCTCCCATTTTTCCATCTTTAAACTCTCCCATTAGTGGTCTACCATGCGCTAGTTCTTGAGCCTCCCAAAGCTTTTGAAGTATCTCTTTTGAATATGGAAGTTTTAACAAACGGGTTCTGGCTGGGTCTGAAGATATCCATAATTCAATATTTTTTACATGTTCCTTCTCAACAACCTCATATCCCAATAGAATGAACTTACCTGGAATATCTGCGGGATATGCATATCCGAGAGAAGAATCAAGAAATTTATATGCAAAGATTGATGTAAAAATAAGTAACGGAATACCAAGAAACTTAACGTAATAATTCATTTTTGTTTTAATCAATAAAAACGCAAAAAACACTGATAAGATGACTATCAAAATAGTCAATGGTAACATATAAATTAATTGACTTGCCATCATGTTAGTGACCCGCCGCGTCGTTGTGGTGTCCCATTCCATCAGATGCGAATGGAGTCTTTGTAACAAACAAAACTGGATTGTGTGTGATATCAACGATTTTTAACTCATCGTTAATTGTAAAAGAAAACGCTGTTTTTTCATCTCCCGGAGCACTCATTAATACTTCAACAACATCAAGTTCTTCGTAACTAGGATTGATTCGAGCTAACGTTACTTTCCCTTTGAATGGCGCCTTCACTGGCGTCACTCTTGACTCATCATACATCGCACCTTCGTTGACATTATAAAACTGAACATTTACATCGTATCGTCCTGGAACCATTGCACGTAAGGTCAAAACCTCTTTGTTTAACCGAATAAATTTTCTACCACCTTCAGGCAAATCGACAATATCACCACCAATTCCACGATCATCGCGTTCTAGGTGTGCAAACCCCATATCCTTCGTATTGAAGTTAACAGTTTGTCGGTCAGGAAGCTGCATCCAAAGGTCGATATCATCATTGTTATAATCTGACCAAGTCAAAATTATTAAAACCTCAGCCTTAGATTCGACTTGTGGAGTCTTTACAATCTTTTCGTTGATCTGAAGAAAAGCCAAAAGAAACATGATAACGAACGCTAGAATGATGTTCATCAAGATATCTAGGAACGAAATGTTTGTAGAATACTTAGAGTGGCTACCCGTTATCAGCGGTTTCGTCTTCATTTAGGAAATACTCCAGGCTAACCAATTGCGTTCGCGTCAGAACCATAGTCAAAAGTCCACATAGCGTTGCTAGACAGGATGTTGCCATACCGCTAGCCATTTGGGCGATGACTTCTGTTTGTGCAATAGTAAAGTTCGAAAATGCTGGACGAAGAGCCAATATAAATCCAATGACAGTACCGATCATTCCACAAACCATCATAGCTTCTGACGAAAACCAAAAACCCGGTAAAGAAATAACCGTTTTGTGAATATCATGATCCGTTCGATTTTTTCTTGAGACGCGCCACGTCTGATATCCGATGTAAAGCGACATCACAACATACAAAACCAATGTGACAAAACTCATCTTGGATAGATCGAGCGCCCATAACTTAGAGAACAAACCAATATTGTAAACATATACGCTACTAGCTATAGTTACGCAAAATAACAACCACCATTTCAAAAAAACATATTTCATTGACGTATCCTCCTCAATGATTTAACACAAGCTGTTAATAAATAGAAAGTATCACCATACTTACTTATTTATACAAACCAAGGATGCTAAATGCAGATACCTTTTCGACAAGGCATTGTTCAGTGCTCTCATAATTTTTCAAATCAGCCAAATTTTCTTAAATTGCTTGGTGGAGATGTCTACGTTGATACCACAATTGGACCACTCCTTGTAAGCTTTTCTCAAGGACCGTCTGAATATTTGATACGAGAGCAGGACAATACTCAGATTCAAGCTTTTCTTGGACCATTCCTCGGAACTTTGTCTTACTGGTTCTATTGGGATTTGAACGTTATCACAGGTATCAAAACCTACGGATACACCAATTCGTTTCCGGTTTTTGGACCGGTCGCGCCACCATCACCAGTAATTGATCAACACTGGTTTAATACACTCACGATTGGAATGTTCGTTTGGAATGGCACAAATTGGGTTAATAAGATTCGCGTTTTCGCTGGTAATCTTCAGAACACACAAGTCACCAACGAATACGCCTTGCTTGGTGGTAACAATGTCCAGAAAACTTTTTACGTCACTGGAAACATAACAGCAGAATTTGTTATTGGAGACGCAATAACAATCGTTGGAGGTGGTCTAAATAATGGTAGTTACAACGTAACAGCCTATATTTTCAATGTCGGTTTGAACCGAAGCGAAATCACGGTCAGCCAAATTGTTCCTTCTCCAATAATAACTGGCTTTTTGCAGCACGTACCAACTATTGGACTAACAACCGGACAACTAGTGACGTACGATGTTGGAAGCCAAGTCGGAAACAATACATCTATTCTATCAGGTTTCATATTCTACGACCAAAATGGAGTGGCGGTCAAACTTGTCAATGGTCAATTCTTTACAACAGAAAGTCCGTTCATCAGTGCAACCGGTCAGACACAACCGTTGAAGTTAGAAGATTCATTCACGTTCGGAAACGTTACACAAAATATGGCAGCGTATCAAGTCGTTTCTGTAGATTCACTTGATCCGACAAAGCTAAATCCAGCCATCTATGAAGATACCTCGACCAAAGTGTTGGGTATAATCTTAAACAATGCATTAATAGGTCAGCAAGCTCTAACCGTCCTTCAAGGTGTAGTTGATAATCCTAACTGGAATTGGGCTTCACCGAACATTACTTTATGGGTTAACAACGGTATTTTAGTCACAATAGATCCATTTGTTTCCGATCCAATTAACCATCCAAACAAAGCTCCTCCTGTTGGACGAACTATCAATTCAACAAAGATTATTTTCGACCAAGGCTTGGGTGGTTTGGGTCTTCAAGGACTACAAGGAGTCCCAGGAAATCAAGTATTGGCATCTGCCACACAACTAGGTTCCGTTTATTTAACCTTAAACCCAGCTATCCCAGCAACTCCATTAGCAGTCGGCGACAACGATCCAAGAATGTCTGATCCGCGTACACCACTTCCACACAATCAAGCAGCAACAACAATAACAGTGACGCCGGTCGCACCAGTCATTCCTTTACCAACTGATGTTCAGGATGCGTTTGTTTCTGTAGTCACTGCATTAGTCGCCAAGGTCAATAGAGCAGGCGACTCGATGACAGGTTCATTAGTCTTTCCGACGACCGTTGGTATAACGGTTACTGGTCTTCCTAACCCATTATTGGCAAGCGACGCTGTTCCGTTGGGATTTTTAGTGAGTTCATTGAGCAGTTACTTGCCTTTGAGTGGTGGCACCATGACTGGTGCGATAAACATGGGTGCTTTCAAGATTATAAATGCTGACAATCCTACGCTCCCACAAGATTTAGCAACCAAGTTTTATGTTGATAGTATTTTAGCAACCAATACAGCCATAACAACAGCAATTAATGCTAATGCAAGCCCAATTATTAAGTGTGCTCCAGTGTACGTATCTTCTGCTGATAACGTGGATTTGGCGAGAGCAAACATTCTAGCGACAACCAAAGCAGTTGGATTAGTTGCCGACGCGACTATTGCATCAGCAGCTACTGGAAATATATCAGGTGAGGTATTTTTTACAGCTACAACGGCAGAGTGGGACGCCGTAACAGGACAAGTCGGTGGATTAACGGCTGGAGCCACATATTATTTGAGTGATGCTACAGCAGGTATGCTTACAATTGTAGCACCGGTAACAGTCGGAAACTTCGTAGCCGTGATCGGGATCGCTATGAGTATGACAAAAATGAGAATGACAATTAATCCAGTAATACAACTTTAATGCGTAGGTACTGGCATCAGTTGGGTTACTAGAGTTTCTGTTACGAAAAATAGTGGCGGTTGCGGAGCCTAATTAGATTACACTTGACAATCCCTTTTTCTTGGATTACACTTGTTGAAATTCCTCGCTTTTTCTACTTCAGATGATAAATAGTAGTACGGATTCATCATCCGAATTAAGAGAAAAGTAAATTACAACAACAAGAAACACAACAAGAAAAAGGAAAACATCATGAATAAAATCGATATGGAAGCGCTACGCGCTGCCTTCAAGAAGAACGAACAAAACAGTAACGTAGGTCAGAACAACTATTACCCTTTTTACAACATGGACATGGGCGATTCCGCTGAAGTCCGATTCCTTCCAGATAGAAACGACGAAAACCCAATGGGTTTCCTCATCGAAAAGAAGATGCACCAGCTTGTTATCAACGGTGAGAAGAAGTCTATCGTCTGTCCGAAGACATGGGGCATCCACGAAGTTTGTCCAATCTGCAAACTCTCCTCAGCATACTACAAAAAGGACGACAAAGACAATGGTAAGATTTACTACCGCAAACTTCAGTACATCTGCCAAGCTTTGATTGTCAGCGATCCTCTTCCAAAGGATAAGGACACCAAAGAGAACCACGAAGGTAAGACCCGTTACCTCGCATTGGGCAACCAATTGTATGATGTTATCAAGGACTCCTTCGAAAGTGGCTACCTAAAGGTTCCACCATTTTTATTCGAAGGTGGAACAAACTTCACCATCAAGAAGACCGAAAAGATGTTGCCAGATAAGCGCAAGGTTGCAGCTTACCACATGAGCCGTTTCGTTCCGTTGGCAAGTGATTTGGATCAAGAAACAATCGCTCATGTTCAAAGCAGTTTGATCGATCTTTCGACACTTCTACCGAAGCGTCCAGACGTTGATAAGTTGGAAGCAATGCTAGAAGCCTCACTTAAGGGCGAACCTCTTAAGAGCGGTGACGACGCAAGTGATGCTACACCGGATGCGGATGACACACCAGTTCAGGTTGTCACCAGTGTCAAGGATGCAGCAGCCGCTTCAACAACCGTCATCAAGGAAACTGTCAAGGATATCGAGAAGCCAGCACCAGCAACTACAGGCGAGCAAGATCCAGAAGCCCGTCGTATCCTAGCCGGGTTGGCAGAACGTCGTCGTCAACAGTCGGCAAGCAAGTCAGCTTAATTGCTACGAGAGCACCGGAAGGTGCTCTCATTCTCTAACTTAAAATGGTGCAATCTTGAAGTTTCTTAAAGAATTTGAGAAAGCCATTGCGGGTGAGGAAGGCATTAGCTCGTCTGCCGAACCTCCACGCTATTGGTTTTCCACAGGTAATTACGCATTAAATAAAATTATTTCCGGTAGCTTCTACAAAGGTCTACCACAAGGCAGAGCCACAGGCTTTGTCGGTGGTTCGGGCACTGGTAAGAGCTATATGATTGGCAATATGGTCAAGGAAGCACAAAAGCAGGGAGCATTCTGCCTTGTCATTGACTCGGAACATGCTTTGGATAACGACTACATGTCGAATGTTGGCGCCGATCCGTTCAACGCAGGAAGCTATTTGTACAAAGAAGTTCGTACATACAGCAACGTCATCAAGGTCTTTTCAAGCTTTATGGATGGATATACAGGTGAATACAAGAGTTCTGATCCTGACGCTCGTAAAGTATTCATCGCACTAGATAGTTTGGACATGCTTTCAACCGATTCAGAACTTAAAGATTTCGAAAAAGGTGAAATTAGTAGCGATCAAGGTCTACGTGCAAAAACTGGTAAGGCAATGCTTCGCCAGTTCATCCAAGCTATCAAACATTACAATGTAACTTTCGTTGTTACTGGTTCCGTTTATCAAGCCAAGCAAGCCGATGTACTCGCCGGTTTAGCTGAAAATGGGGTCATTATCAACTCAGCAATCCAGTACGCTTTGTCGCAGATCGTTCTCTTCAAGAAGTTCAAGCTAAAGGAAGAAAAAGAAAAGGAAGACGAAGTGATCGGCATCCGTATGGTCGCAACAGCCCCCAAGACCCGATTTACCCGACCGTTTCAAAAGGTTGAAATCGAAGTCCCATACGAAACTGGTATCGACCCTTACTCTGGTCTAAGCAAGGCGATGGTAGCTCTCGGCGTTCTTAATAAAAATAAAGGATGGTATAGTATTCCGGAGACGGATATTAAGTTTCAAGAATCTAAATTCATCAATTATGCTGATGAACTGCTTAAAACAGCCGAAGAACTAACGGTGAAGAAGTACCTCCGCGTTCCTATGGATGAAAACGCAGTTATCGATCCAGAGCAATTCGAATCAACAAAAGACTTGAAGGAAAAACGACTAGCTGCTACAATAGAGGCTCCAGTAACGGAGTAACTATGGAAAGAGATACGTTGTTCGTCCGAAAGGATTTTGTAATGCACGGTGGCGGCACGGCTCACTATAAGATAGAAGCCGATGCCCTCACCGATGAAGATATCGAAACACTGGCTTGGATAATTGCCGACAAAGGCAAATTCAAGCGGGTGGTTGGCGTCCCACGAGGCGGAATTAGACTGGCAATTGCTCTACAAAAGTATGTATCAACCGAAGGTCCGACACTAATTGTAGACGATATTCTTACGACGGGTGGCTCTATGGAAGAAGCCAAAGCCAAAATTGGCGATCCGACAGCCATAGGAATTGTTATTTTTGCTCGGAATCGTTGCCCAAGTTGGGTGCGACCGATTTTTGAAATGACCTTTTTTAACACACAGGATACACTGGAAAGCGAATGAAACGCTTCTCGTGTTGGCTGTGGGGCAAAATCTGGAAGCGCTGGATTCATGAAGATGAATACGTTGACAAAGTAATCGGCTGGCGTACCATGAGAATTAGAAGCAAATCAGGAAATGTAAAATGTATGACGCCTTGTTTTTGGTTCTTCAAGTGATAAAGGAAAGCATATAATGGATAAGCAGCAAATGATAAAAGATGGTTTGATCTGTGAAGTTTTGACAGGCTCACAGGCTTACGGAACCTCTCTCCCGACTAGTGATCGTGATACTCGGGGAATCTTTGTTGCACCAGAAATTTGCATCAGAACGCCTTTCTTTATTGTCCGAGAGGTTGAGGATAAAACAAAAGAGGACACGAAGTTCTACGAATTGACAAACTTCATGAAGCTTCTTGTCGATCAGAACCCAAATATTCTAGAAATAATTTGGTGCGAAGCGGAAGATATTCTTTTCACTAGCCCGACTTATGAATATTTGCGTGCCAACAGATACAATCTTTTATCTTCAAAACTTGCTCATACATTTTCAGGATATGCACACTCTCAACTTTTAAGAATCAAGGGACATAATAAATGGATAAACAATCCCCAAAGTATTGAAGCACCGCAACAGAAGGATTTCATGTCTGTTGTTTTTAATATGACTGGGAATAAAAAATGGAATAAAACTGTTCCCACGAATGGATTCATTGCTCGTGATTTAGGCAGTAATATGTTCGCTTTGTATTGTTCAAACATTTTATACACCATAGATGTTGAATATAACTGGTGTGATCGTAATGGAGTCCCTCTATCACGAACCAATGAATTTTGGTCTGCAAACGCTGGTGGTTTTGATAAGCCAGACTTACTTATTAAGTTAAACATAGATCAATTCCAATCTGCCCACGAGAACTGGAAAAATTATTGGACTTGGAAGAAAAATCGCAATGAAGTTAGATCTGCACTTGAAGAACAATTCGGTTTCGATTGCAAGCATGCTATGCACTTGATCCGGTTATTAAAAATGGGTAAAGAAGCACTTACTGACGAGATCGTTTTGGTTAAAAGACCAGATGCGCAAGAGTTGCTTGACATTCGTCACGGTAAATTTACTTATGAAGAAATTGTTCAATATGCCGAACAACTTGATGCAGAAGTTAAGGCACTCTACGAAACTACATCATTACCTCGTGCCGTAGACCCGAAGTTTGCTGCCAAACTACTCATGCAACTTCAAGACATGGAGTGGGGGAAGGAACGTCCCTAAATATAGTAGTAACGTGGAATGGAGGAACTACCATGAAAGACTTACGAGAACTCTTCATTCAGAGGGATAAAACACACCACGATAAAACAAATGAAATCGCAGGCGAAATACAGCATGTGTTTCATGGGATCAGCGAATTTATGGATCAAAACGCTGATGATATTAAGTGGACAGGGTTAACATTTAGCGAAGAAGAGAGTACTATCATTTTCAACTTTCAAATCAACATGACCGAGGAGGTTCGTATATCTAGTGTTGACATCCCATTAGAAGTCATTACCAAAGGAAATAAAGAAGAAATTGTTGGATTCTTGGTAAACGCACAAAGAGAAGCCAAAAAAGAACAAGAAGCAGCAGAAGAAACTGCACGAAAAAAATTCACCAATCGTGTCAAACAGATGATTGAAGAAGAGGAAGGGTCGGTTATTATGATTCCTAGCAACAATCTAACTGGCGGTGACGATGACGAATGGACTGGTGCTGACGTTCTGCGACATATCGATAAAAACAAAAGGACGCTACATTAATGAGTCAAGCATTAGACGCAATTAAAGAGAACTTTGAAAACATCGCAATAGCACTAGAAGACTACTCTAAGAAGCTCGAACCAATCAAAGCCGATCTAAATGTAAAAGGTAAACCAGTAGATGCTGCCAACATTGAACAAGCATCGTTGTTGTATCTGTATAACGAATGTTATGTAGAATTAAAAGCTATCCTTAACTATGTTGAAGATATGTTGAATTCGACAAAGGGTCGTCTGTGGAAAGCGCTTACAGACGACAGTAATCGAATGCTCCAACAGAAAGACAAAGAGCACTACATCAATCACGATCCAGAATATCTCGCAATGAGGGAACTTTATAACGAGGTTGAAGAACTAACAGCAAAGTACGCTGCTGGTGTTGAAGCTTTTAAATCACGCGGCTATGTGTTGAATAACCTAACTCGGCTTATCATAAAAGACCTAGACTCATAATGACGACAGAAAGAACCTTTGCCCAAAGAGCTAAAATTGTTATTTTGGACGAGGTCAACTGTGTAATCGCCGGTTTACACCCCGAGCATTTGAAATACTTTTGGGAAGAATACGGCATCAAGACCGAACATTACTTCTTCACCCTAGCCTACAAAGTGGGAAAATGGGATGGAAAGATGCGCTTTTTTTCTGACACAGGAAAAACGTATAACTTTCTCTTAGATGAAATTCTCCCTAAGATAGAGGCATTAGGATATAAACTGGAAGTTGATGACAAACGCAATGGTCAACTAGCCCAAATCGAACCCATAGACAAAGATTATTTCTCATATATCATAAATCCTAAGACCAATGAACCATGGGAATTTCGACCGTATCAAACAGAGGCGATCAACGCGCTTATTAGTGAAGGTATGGGTATCGTCATTGCTGGTACGGGCGCGGGCAAAACTTCAGTTTGCGCTTGCTTATGCGATGCATACGCTAAGCAAGGATTGCGTACAATAACTATCGTTCCAAGTGGCTCTTTGATCTTACGCACCAAACGAGACTTTGATTTGTTCAAATTAGATGTTGGTGAATATAGTGGTAAGGTTAAAGACTTAACCCACACACACGTCATATCAACTTGGCAAGCATTACAAAATGCTCCCCATATTCTCAAAGATTTCCAAGTTTTGGTGGTTGATGAATGCCATGGCGCTAAAGCAAACGTTCTGAAAGACTTACTCACGAACCACGGAAATAATGTCGTATATCGTTTTGGACTAACAGCCACGCTACCGACTGGTAAAGCAGATCGAATGGCTATTTCTCTGACACTTGGACAAGTTCTATATGTCGTTCCGGCACACGAATTAATTGAACAAGGTTGGTTAGCGAAACTCAACATCAGTGTTATGCAGCTTGATGATGCTTCGATTATTGAACCTTTGATTGTGGAAGGACTCAAAACAGAATACTCCCAGGAAATGGATTATCTCAATAAGCTTGAACGGCGGGTAAATTGGATTACTGAATTCTTGAAAGAAAAAGCGGAGAATAAGAAAGGCAACGTTCTGTGTTTAGTTAACAACATTGCCATCGGAAAAAAGTTGTCGAAACGGATTCCTGGCTCAATTTTTGTCTACGGTAAAAACGAAACCGAAGAAAGAGAGGAGGTCTATAGACTGTTCGAGACAGAAGACAACCTCTTGGTTATTGCTACGGTTCAGGTTGCTGGTGTTGGTATTGACATTGATCGTATTTTCAACTTGATTTACATTGATGGTGGCAAATCATTTATCCGTACAATTCAGTCTATTGGTAGAGGTTTGAGAAAGGGGTGTGATAAAGATTTCGTAGATGTTATTGACATCTGCGGAAATCTAGAGTATTCTAAGAAACACCTTCGAAAAAGACTGAAGTACTATAAGGAAGCTCAATATCCTTGTAAAAAGTACTCGGTACAATACTAATAAGAAAAATAAAATGCTTATTTTCGATGATAATTCCAGACCTATCATTCTAGATTCTATCTACACGCCGCTTGTAACACAGCACATGTGGATTCTTGATTTGAATATGATGGATTTCACGTTAAACTCCATTACTATTCTCGAAGAAATCACGGCTCCTTCTATGATGATCCAGATTCATGGTTTTCAATTCATGCTTCCAACGACATGGTACATGCTCGTATTCGATACTGAAACAATGCAATTAGACTCTGTTTGTGTAGAGGATTTGCCGGGTAAAGAATTTTGTGCTTTGGTGGCGGGTCCGAACATCCAAAAAGCTGTACCAGGAACGATTATTGTTATTGATTATGATAGTCGTTACAAGAACGTCGGACCTTTGTTAAACAAACACCAAATGCTCTGTCATCCGATTTCTCAAGAGGCGTGGGTGAATGTATCACCTACTGATGTCTATAATAAATATCTAAAAGAAAAAATTGTAGGAGACATCATATGACCGACGATCCACGCAAACCAAAAATTATAATCCCTGGTGATGCTAATTTTTTGACGCTGCGTAAGCACAAACAAACACTTGATATAGCAGAACAAGTAAAGAAGCAGACAGAAGAGGCTTTAAAAAAGGATAAGCAAAATGGCTGAAAATACAAATAAAATAACCATATCAGAATTCAAAGCTTGGCTGGAAGGTATTACTGATCTCCAAGGCGATGATTGGTCTCCTGATCCTAAGCAATGGCTTAAGATAAAAACCAAGTTATTCTCTATAGAAGGTTTCGACCTTCCGGTTGAACGGCAAATTACGATGCTCGTAGAAAGAGCACTAGGTAAAATTAGATGGCAAAACTTTGTGCCGCCACAACAACAAGAGAACTTTGACTGGAGACCTAACAACACCCAGGCGAACATTCCACCCCAAGGTCCACCAAATCCAGGACAACCAGTATTACCACAAGGCGGTCCACCAATGATTCCACAAGGCGGTTCATCATTAACTGGCGCAAGTGCAGCCACTGCGCCGTTGACTCTACCACCAGGAGCAAGGATTGGTAACCTAGATCCCAGCAACGCGGTTAAAATTGAAGCAATTAAAACTCGCGACGTTGATACGTCGGGCGGAAGCTACAAATCTGAATTTCTTTAATGTTTACGCAGTTAAATGGAAGGAAACTTTGGTACGATGGTTCAATAACAGTCGCACCAGAAAACCTGATGAAAAGACTTGAACTCGGCTTGTCAGTCCGAGGCATATTAGTTGACAGAATTACACCAGAAATTGATAAATTTAACCGTTTAGTACGAAAGCAAGATCGCATCAAAGTAGAAGAAAATCATATTGTTGTTCATGATTTCAGGTGGAACATACCAGAAAAGTATAAAGAAATGAATGTCGTTGAATATGTTCTTCAAAAATTTTATGCCTTGGCGAAAAAAGAAAAACTACAAACAGACGAACTTCCAACTCGCCTGAGTCGAATAGAAGAAGAATTAACACTTTTTATTGATTATGATTTAATTGACGTATTATTGTTGATGGTTTACATTATAGATACTTTCAAGGAAAACAATATTGTTTGGGGAGTGGGGCGCGGTAGTAGTGTGTCATCCTATGTTCTCTATGTCCTGGAAGTCCATGATATCGATAGTGTGAAATTTGATCTGGACATTGAAGACTTTCTTAAACCGGATAAATATAAACAGACCTACCCAACGGAGGATGAAAATGTCTAGAATAGTTCGCTCAGCAAGAGGGGAGATGGTTGACTTCGACAAATTGAAAATGATGTACGAAGCCGAACAAGCTGCTCAAAATCCAAGAAGGAAAATCTCGACAGTTTTGGTTCATAACGAAAACTTTATGAGTGCAAGAATTGCTGCTGCTGAAAGCAAGAAAGCTTTGGTTGCAGCGATGGCATTAACAGCATCCACAACCGAATCAATTGAACCAGTAATCTCACAAGAACCTGTCAGAAAAATAATAAAGAAAGAGGCAGTAAAAAATGCTTAAACCAGTCGGAAAAAGTATCCTATTTGTGTTCTTTGACGAAGTAGCCGGGGGGTGGTTTTACGATAAATCCGCAATGGGTTTATACATTCCCAAAAGTGTTGAAAACAACGCGACTCAATGTCGTTGGGCAAAGGTCGTTGCTGTTGGAAAGAAGGTCAGTGAGACCATCAAGCCAAAAATGAACATCCTTATTGAGCCAATGAAATGGACAGTTGGCATGGAACACGACGGTATCAAGGTTTGGAGAACCGTCGAAGAATGCGTTGTTGCAATAGACACAGATTCTATCCCAGCTTAATCAAGGAGAAATGAATGTTTTTCATCCTACTCTTGGGGTTGGGAGCCTTATCGTTGGCTTCCGTTTCCGCATATTTCAGTATTTGGGGTCTCGCTCATACATTCCCAGCCGTATTTTGGGGTGTTATAGCAATGGGCATCGTCATTGAATATGGTAAGCTGATCGGTATTTCTTTCATGTATCGATATTGGAGCCAAGTTAGTGCTGTGCTCAAACGGGGTATGTTTCCACCACTAGTTGGTATAACCCTCCTTGTAATGGCTATTACAGCCGCTGGACACTATGGTTATTTGTCGTCCGGATATCAAGCCGATATTCTTCCTTTAAAACAAATTTCCGAACAAATCAAAACTCTTGAAGGCGAGAAGGTACGAAAAATTGATCGTAAGATAGAAATAGATAAACAGATCGCTCAACTTCCACATGATTTCGTCAGAGGTCGGGTTAAACTAATAAAACAGTTCCAAGCGGAACAACAAGAAGTTACAAAGCGCATTGACGATCTTGATGCTAAAATTTTGACCCTCAAAACAGAATCCTTGAAGACCGAGACACACGTCGGTCCAATCATATACCTTGCTAAAGCACTCAATATTGATACAGATAAAGCCACGAACTATCTCGTGTTAATGATTATCTGTGTCTTCGATCCATTGGCTCTTCTCTTAACAATCGCTACAAATGTCGCGATTCGTCAACGCGAATTAGATCTAAAGGTGCAGCCGGCTGCAATAGGGGTATCAGAACCATTTCCGAATTACACTTTCGTTGAACCAACCATTTCCGAAGAGCCCATAATAGAGGATGAGCCAGCAATAGAATCGCCTCCTCCTGAACAAACGGAGTCGATTGTTGAAGAACCTATTCAAGAATTCCTTCCAAAGCTTGAACCACCAGATAAAGGTATCCGTCCGCATCCACTATTAATTGCAGAACTACGTAAGCAACTTGCCTCTCTAAATGCTCAAGAATCTCTAACCAAAGTAGAACAGTTTACGAAAACCAAAATCGAGGAACAACTACGTCAGTACGAAGCACAAAACTTTGTTTTCTCCCGAGGCTCAGCACTAGACAGATAAACTGTTGACTTTGACGGAAAACCTTGATATCATTCCTAGATATTCAATGAGGGTAATATGTCAAAACTACAAGAATCATGGGCAGACAAGTACGCCCCACCTACGTTAGATGGTTACATCTTTCAAACACCCCAAGAAAAAGCAGAATTCGAGGAGATGGTTGAAACTGGCAGCATCCCCAACCATCTACTATTCACTGGGGTGCATGGGACTGGCAAGACGAGCTTGGCAAAAATCCTTATTAATGCGCTGAATGTTGACCCCGTTGATCTATTGATTATCGCGGCATCCAATGAAAACTCAGTGGATACTGTGCGTGGTAAAATTGTAGATACACTTAGCACATATCCAGTTGGTGATTTTAAAATCATTCTCCTTGATGAAGTAGATTTCTTCTCGCTTAGTGCTCAAGGTGCTCTACGAAATGTCATGGATGAATATAAAGCGGTCTCAAGATTCATTCTGACTTGTAACTACTCCCATAAAGTAATGCCAGAATTGAAATCACGCTGTAACCATTATGACTTCAAAGCACACGATAAAACAGACATTGCTGAAATGGTTGCAAGGATTTTGTTGGCTGAAAAGGTCAAATTCGATCTAACACTACTGGACAGATACATCGATTTGGCATATCCTGATGTTCGAAAGATCATCAATCTAACGCAACAATTCAGCCACGAAGGTAGACTATTCGAGCCGATGATCGATATCGACGCTGGCGCAAAACTATCCATCTTAGATCATATCGAAAAAGGGCAATGGGTAGCTTTACGTAAGCATCTTTGCGAAACGATAGCTCAGGAAGAATGGGTAGATGTTTATAGATTCTTGTATGAGAATTTGGATAAAGCACCAAAATTTGGAAAGAATCAAAATAAATGGGAAGAAGGTATCGTCGCCATCGCAGACTATTTGTATAAGCACGCAATTTGCGCGGATTCGGAAATTAACGCCGCTGCTTGCATAATAAGATTACAACAAATAATTGAAGAAAAATGACTGATACGACAATCATAGATGTTATCAAGCAAAGACGAGAAGCGCTTTATGTAATTAGAGATGAACTAAAAACTGAATTCTTCGGTTTAGATGCGATTATTGACCGTGTCATCGATTCGGTTTCTACATGGTATCTCCTTCCACAAGCATTGAGTTATCCAGTTATCATCAATCTTTGGGGGCTAACGGGCGTCGGCAAAACCGCCCTTGTACGTAGCCTTGTAAAAAAGCTTCAGTTTCAAGACAAGTTTGTCGAAATTCAAATGGATGGTTTTAGCATCGGTTCTGGCTTCTATCAAGATTCCATCTGTTCTATTCTCCAAGCATCCGCTATCAACGAAGGTGAGCCTGGAATTCTTTTGTTGGATGAATTTCAACGCTTCCGTACCATCGAACTAGACAGTAAGGGTGACTCAAAAGAATTGGATGTGAAGCGTTTTCAAGATGTTTGGATGTTACTAAGTGATGGTAAGTTCTCCACTGACTATTCGTTGTACTCAAAGATTGAGCGAGAACTTACACAGAGCATGTATGACGAGGATTGGAAACAAGCGTCAGACGAAGCTGCCTCCGATGACGATGAGCTTGGTGAGAGCAGTGGAGCAGAAACCTCTTCCAGTGCAAAAGAGGAAGGTAAAGCTCCAAAAAGACGCAAAAAGAAAAAGAAAATCATAATTCGTAAGTTCAAACTTTCGCCTTGGGAAGCCGTAGACTACAAGAAACTCCTCAAGCTCAAGGAGCCAGTCCCCGAAATCATGACATGGGATCTTCAAAAAATTAATTTCTTATGTCATGAAGCACTTAAGAGTCGTATTTCTAATGAAATCGACTTTTCCAAGTTGCTGATTTTTGTTTGCGGAAATCTGGATGAAGCTTATCGAATGGTCGGTGGTATTGAAGACTGTGATACCGATGCTGATGTTTTTCATGATCTAACCAAAAAGATTTCGGTGATCGATATCAAAGCGGCTTTATTGGAGCGTTTTCGTAAAGAACAGATCGCGCGGCTTGGAAACAATCACATAATCTATCCTTCTCTAGCCAAAAGAAGTTATGAATTGATTATCGAATCAACAGCAAAAAAGTATACGGCTAAGCTTCTTCAAAATATAGGCGTCGAATTTGATTTAAAGCCATCAGTCTATCAAGAAATTTACAATAATTCAGTCTTTCCAGCACAAGGTACTCGACCGGTCTTTTCATCTATCCATCAGATTTTGAGTTCTCCGTTAGTTGATTTAGCTATTTGGGCTGTTGAAAATAATCAATATGGCATTTCTGTGACTATTGATGATGATAAGAGTATTCTCACCGGCAGTTACGTGTTCGAAGGAATTGAGGTATTTCATAATTTACCGATCCAATTAGACATTCGAGCGCAGCGGCTGCGTAATACTATTGACTTCAATACATTGGTTGCGGTTCACGAAGCTGGACATGGGATGGTGTTTGCTGTATTGAATAACTGCCCACCAGCAGAAATCAAGATTAATTTAGCGACATTTAAAGGCGGATACACTTCTTACGATGAAGAAGAAGCGACTAACAAACAGGCTTTCCTGAATCGTATAGCTATTGCATTGGGAGGGCGAGTCGCCGAAGAACTCGTGTTCGGACAGATAAACTCTACAACCGGAGCATGGCGTGATATTAAAGCAGCAACCGAATTCGCTTCAAGATATTACAAACAGATGGCATTTAGTAGTGTTACTGCACAGGTTAGACACCCTCAAAATGATGAATGGGCACCATCAAACTACAAAGAATTTGATAAAAAAATCCATCGATTGGTGGAAAAACAAAAACAATTGGCTAGAGATACAATCCTACGGAATTCAGAATTGTTTAAGATCATCGTTAATGAACTGCTCCAACATAGAGCAATCAAAGCAACCGACTTTATGATCCTTTCTAAACCATATCTACCTAATCTAAAACCATCCATCGAAGCGATGATCTCACCTTATAGCAACCTTTGGAAAGAATTCAATGCCACTGTCCAGAATACACGTCAATAGACACGCCATAGCTAAGAATCGGAAGCATGGGACGAAAGAACCAGTCATTTCCGTTAAGACTAGCAAGGGCAACATACGCGGACACAACGCTCAAATCATCGTTAATGATGAGATTGTGTGTGAGATCGTTTATCGTCCAGAGAAGCCTCTCCAATGCGGTGCTGTACTCTGGATTGAAACGACCAACGAAGTTCGAGTGAAATGAATTGGGCAGCTATAAATTGGTGGGTTGTGGGTGTTGGCATCCTTGATGCTGGCGCCTGCATAACTTATCTATGGCGGCATGAATACGCGCTCTGTATAACATGGGGCGCTTATGGCGTTGCAGCAATTGCATTATTATTTGTGGGAAAATAAATGGCAAGAATGAAAAAACCTGAGAACGAAAGCGACGATCAGGCTAAAATTCGTCGCATCCTAGAGCTAGTTGCCAATCATGCCTCACGCCCGGAGAAAACATCCTGGGGGCGTAAGCGCGATAATATGGAAGCAATGGTCAGACAGCTTCGTCCTCTGGAAGATAAAATTCTCGAAATTTACGCATCCATGATACCAATCAAAGATGATATCGAGATATTGCGCCAAGAAATGGTTAAAGATTGTATTCATCCGTTCGATTTACTTAAATTTAAAATCGATGATGAAGGTCACGATTACGTCGATTGTAAATTTTGCGAAGCTAAAATGCGACCAGCCAGCTTTATTGAAGAGGATGGAGAAGAGACCGATGAAAAAAGAATTTCTTGATTATATTCAAACCCTTTCGGTTCGAGATAAGAAGACTCTTGCCCAAAAGGGTTTAAAGCTCACTGAAGAGGTTGGAGAGCTAGCTAAGGTCATCCTACCATATGATAGCGCCTATGGCACCAATCATCGTTTTGCTGAGCCTGAAGACATTCTAGAAGAGTGTTCCGATTCTATACTCTGCGCGCTGTCCATTGCATATCATTTGGGATATACTCATGAAGATATCGAAGCAATGACTGTACGGAAGGCAGAGAAATGGGCGAAACTTCAGGCGAACGAAGACAAAGCTCAATTTCCATTACCTTACGAAATTCATGTTACTATTAAAGCCAGTCCTTGGTTGACTTATGATTTTTTTGAGGCACTTTGCAAGGATATTGGAGTTAAGCCAATCATTCTAGATTTACAACGCGATTCGATGGTTGTTCTGACCGACGTTATGACTTCTTCAAAGCATTTTGGAGACAATAAAAGTGCCTATTTAGAAGCGCAACGAATCTCTCAAGAAATACAACGTAGTGGATGGGAGATAACGAGAATTAAAATCGAAACTGTACCTTGGCATCCTGCTGCTCCTCAAACCAGCGGTGATTATGAAAAAATGCCCAAGGATTGTTATTTTGAGGCACATATTCCCGTTAGACTATCAGAAGCTGATAAGCCTGCGCTTGAAAAGTTCGTCAAAATTTTCTATGCTGGAAGTCTTCATTTGTCTCAAAATACCTCCAAAAGACATGATGACGGAACCATCACACTTATAGTAACATTCAGAGAGTATAAGGGTTGGGCGCAAAAATTCCAGCATGATACAGAAACTTTACTTGAATATTTGCTACTTCGTGTTGAATCTACTTCGGTTAAGATTGACGGTAAAGTCATCACGGAATTCTCTATATACGACACTAAGGTAAGTCACGACGCAACCTGGATACTTGGAAATGACGGAACGAACACTGGACTTATTTGAATTGTTAGGTAATATCAACAAAAAGAAAAGAACTTATTATCGAGAACTTTCTGATCAGGAAAAAAAAGAATTCGTGCCGTTGATAATCATGCGTTGGTTATCAGGCACAACCAATCCTGGTCAAATCACATTTCTAAATGAAGTTGTTAATCCATTTGTATTTGAATTATCCAAGCATAAAGAGCTACTCTTTATGCTGATGACCGTGTGTACGAACGGTTCATTCAAAAAGTACACATGGCAAAAAGCAAAAGGTAAGTCGATGCCAACGATGCCAACCTCTCTTGACGTAATCAAGAGAAACGATCCTTATCTAAGCCACCGGCAAGCGGTGGATCTACTGAAAATTTTCAAGGAATCAGATATCCTTGAAATGGCGGGAGACCTCGGATGCGAGAAAGACGAACTTACAAAAATAAAAGCAGAGTTCAAAAAACTCAAGTAATTGACGATACCCCGACATATCAATGCACCTATTGCCTTAAGGTGTTTTTACGAGAAGATCCATTTTTGCTACACAAGTGCGAATTAATGCGTCGGGAGGATGAAATCAAAACTCCGCTGGGACAGGTCGCATGGACGTATTACCAAAAATGGCTCAAAACCTACAAGAAGACGGTAGACATCCACAATTTCGTTAATTCGAAACGTTATTATCGTTCCTTCATGCGTTTCGCCGATTTCGCGCAACGAGTTCATATTACCGAGATCGATATTTTTATTCAGATGATGCGAGAAAAAAACATTCCACCCCAGCTTTGGACAAACGATCAGATATACGCTTTGTTCATGGAATATCTTGACCATACGGCTTCTCCGATTGAACTTGGAGAAAAGACTGTCAAATTCTTGAGTCAAATCGCCGAGGCGTTCGATTGTAAGGTAGAGGATGTGTTCGATCAGCTTCAACCGGGTGATGTAATGCAGTTCATTCGAGAGCGAAAATTCACCCCTTGGCTTTTGTTACGGAGTCGGCGCTTCGGAAGGTATCTTCAAAGTTTAGATACTGAAGAGAAAGAATTGTTTACCAATTTAATCAAGAAACCGTTTTGGGAATATAAATTTGAAAATAATCCCGAAATCGTCAAATGGATGGACACTAAAGCCAAGGAGTTAAATATTTGATAGACTGAAGATAAATACTGAGAAATAAGTTCTCGGAGAATAACCGTTATGTCCTCAGTATACGCCATACAATTCACAGACTCTACGTTGCCTGGAAAAACGACCTTCACAATCGCGCCAGCGCAACACGACGGTCCGGATCAATTATTAGTTCTACCTCCTCATCCAGAAAAAGCCCACACATCCCTCACCCTTTTTGGTCAAGGTGCCCTTAGATACGGGCAAATGATCGATGATAACTTTGTTCATCTCTTAGAAAATTTCGCAAGTGACGGTATAGAACCGACGCTCCCAACAATTGGTCAGACTTGGTTCGATTATGCAGTAAGCACACTTAAGGTTTTCACGGCGTCGGGTTGGACTCTAGCTCCAGGTAACGTCATTTCTTTCAACTTTAATTTGTTAGCAGTTACATTAGCACCACTCAAACTCTATATTGCAGGAGACCAAACGACGGCATTTAGCGCTGGCGTGAATTTTGCTGTTGGAAATGATTCATCTTTTCCAGCAAATAATGGTGTATATCAAGTAATTTCGTCATTTTGGAACAGTGGTACAGATCAGACCGAAATCACATCAACTGTGTATTCACCTACAGTCCCTGTCGCTCAAGGAGTTCCGTCAGGACAGGTAGAAGTCTCACAGCAACCACCATCACCAATTATCGGTCAAGTTTATTTTGATTACTCTACGGTCCCACCAATACTAACTGTTTGGGATGGTGTCACATTTGTTCCTATTCAAACGACAGTTGCGAACACAACGTTGAATATGAATGGAAACAACATCATAAATCTCGCGAACACTGCATTTAATATCGTCGCAGTTACGATTGGTCTTGCTAATGCTTGGACGATTTCCGGAAATCATCAATCTTTGTTTACGGTGGGTGATACAGTTTACGTTGATAACAATTCTTTGAATGCCGCCAATATCGCATATACGGTTGTTGCTTCTGCAAACAGTGGTCCAGACACAAACATTACCGTTACAGCAAGCACCATTCCAGTTGGTTCGGGTGCTAATGGTAATCTCGCTAATGGCACTGGTGGATTAAACGTCGCATCCGCAAACCTCATATATCTCAAGATTGATGGTGCAAATTCACCAATGACGGGCATCCTTGATATGGGAAGCCACAGAATTACTAATGTCACCGATCCGCTTGCGGCACAAGATGCGATGACATTATCATTCGCAGATGGTAGATACGTAAACATAATCGGCGACACAATGACTGGTTCACTCAATTTCGTTGGTGCTGGCACAGCCCCAATGGATATGGGAACTAACTTAATTCGAAGCGTCACCGATCCGCTTCTCGCACAAGATGCGGCTACGAGAAATTACGTTTTGCTTGAAATTTCAAAGGCAGTTTCTCCTCTCGTGACTCCAACCTTCCAGGTTCCTGGTGGTCAGACAGCAGCATATACATTTACGGGAACCCATGCTAATGGTCCAGGTCCAACAGGCGACAACATTACACCGTTTGGTCAAGGTAACATTTACATTGGCACAGTCACTGGTAAAATTTGGATTGTAGCGCATATCGGCGGCGGTGCCGCAACCAGTTCCGATTGGATACAAGTATATCCAGCAATCTACACATAAGATAGATGTTGACAACCGTTGAAATAAGTGGATAATTGAAGTATGCCAACAGTACAAAGAACACTTCCAGGAACAATAACATTTCCAGCAGCACCACCACAATATCCAAGTGGATCAGCGGCTGCGACTATTGCTGGGTTTAAGGCTGCGATTTTGACTTTAAAAGCTGTTGTGGTGGCTGGTCATGTAATTGAGGCTGTACACTTTCGAATTTTGGCAGGCATCTACAATGCGTATAGATTACACACGCACGCTTATCCAGACTTGCGAGGTGTGGACACTTTTGGTAACTTCCCAGTTTATGGTGGTGGTACCTTCGGAACACCAAACCCAAAGTCTACAACTGCGATAACAGGTGCCCCTGGTCCAGTCACTGTCGTTACACCACTATCAGGTGGTGTTCTTCCAACAAGTCCACCGGGTAGTGAATTAAGTAACACAGATTTCAATGTAATAAATCAGGGGATCAATTTCGTGCGAACCCATTCGCATCAAATTAGTGATCAAACGTCATAAGGATAAAAAATGTCGAACACATTAGGACCGGCAAGAACCGGGGCAAACGCAAAAGTACCCGATAGTCCTCCTGGTGCTGATCCAACAACCGGTTTTCCGGTTAATACATACACTCCGCAACAAACGCCCGCAGCAGATAGAGTGGATGGAAATGATGCTACCGCTAGTAGCTTTAATCAAATGCTCGACGTGTTGAATGAGTTGATCGACCATACCCACATCTTTTATGACGATTACAGTACAGCATGCAACTGCAACTGTAACTGCGCATGCACTAGAGGAACCCTTTAATGAAGACGTTTATTTTTGTAAAGGAAGGCGACGCAAAACCTAGCATTTTCCGTGATTTAATGGAAACCGTAAACATGCGTGCTGACAAGATAGACTATGATCAACAGGTCGGGTTCTATACTCACATGGATTTCAATCTTCGTATTGGTCGGAATCGGACCGAAACAAAACCAGAATTACCTCTTGCTTTATTTCACTTTACTGTTGATCCTACACAAGCAACTCAAAACGAAGACACATTCAGACCAATTGATACCAAGAAGATGATGAGCATCCTTGATTCGGGTTACGATTTCGTATTATTCGGATTCTACTCTGACAGTCATCTAGTTGTTGATTACTCGCTCATCCAAAATGCAAAGTATGTAATTCGTGATGAGAATGATGTTCTTATCGACTACGATACCAAAGAACCAATTAACACAAACCAAAATCAAAAGGTCACCTTCATCACGACTCTTTTCGGTATGGTTAAAATGAAGCCTCTTTCGGTTTATTACATGATTCTCGATTCGAACCTTGTCAAACTCTCTGATGGACTCGATTACACAGATGAAAAAAATGACATAACATATCGCCTCGATAGTAAAACTCACATAAAAGAGAACTTCTTCGCACCGGAATTTGGAGACACTGTCATCAAAATCGGGTCAAACGTTTTAATCGCCACGACCGATCAGTTCACTATCGATTTGTTCGGTAGAACTATTTTCAAACACCATGCTACTGAAGGAACAATTCCTAACTTGGAAGTTACCATTTCAAGCGATCTAACCGTTATTCCACAGGACGGAAATAAGCTTAGCGTTCAAGTCACTAAACCTATAGGATACATCAAGTATTCAATTGACGCAGGCAAGTTTTTCAACATGGTAGATCCGGCTGAAAAGCTGGAGTTTGAATTCGTAGTCGTAAAATCATAAAGGGCAACACATGAATGCCGTTGCACAACCGATATCGATATATCGAAAGCTTAACAGCGCCCAGCTTGAACGTATTCAAGATCACGCAGCATCTGCTACGGGTGACGGTCAGTTAAAAATTTCTGTCGAAATGATCACAACCCCAAAAGGTTTTCAAAAGAAAAACAGTCTCATTTCCGTAGTTCCAAAGCCAACCGAAAAGATCATCACAATCACAGAGATGCGCGCAACCATGTTTGCCGACTTGCAACACATGAACGCTATTTTAACGAACGCTTGCAACCTATCATGCTCGTATTGCTATGAACAACATAAAAAAGACTATGGTCGATTCACAGAAGAATCTATTCTGAAAGCCTACGATTTTCTATTGAACATCAATGAAAATTCTGGAAAGAAATTCCAGTTCTTCGGTGGTGAACCTCTGATCCATAAAGACCTCATAATCGGATTCTTGAAGAAGTATAAAGACTACTTGATTGGTAACATGAATCGTCAGCACGTCGGTATGATTACCAACGGTCTTTTATTGACTCCAGATTTCATCGAAGAGTTTTTCAACTACGAATTCGTAAACATGACAATCAGTCTAGATACGATGCGTGAAGAGGTCGATCATCGCGAAATTGGTCAAGATAGAATCGACCACATTATTGACATGATCGGCTTGATTCCGCAATCGTTCAAAGATAATCATATGGTTGGTGTTCGATGCACGCTATCCCGTGAGAATGCACCATATCTAATCGAATTTGTATCCAAGCTTTTCGATAAAGGACTCCGTACGATGGTCGTCCATCCATTGACCATGAGTTCGCGTGACGGTTACATTCATTGGTCAGAAGCTGAATGGAAGAAACTTCATCACGACATTCTTTACATTCTTGACAATTTCTACGACTTTGAGATTCAATTCGCAGAAGGTGTGGGTGTAAAGGAAGAGAACAACTGTATGGTTGGATCGGATATGATCGCAATTGACGGCTCCGGTGACTTTTCTGGTTGCTATTTCTTCACTAATCAAAAGGAAAAAGCAGCAGATACCATCCTTGGGAACATTTTCGAAGACAAACTTTACATTGATCGTTATGATCACTTTCAAAAAGCATATAAAGAAATGTTCATCGTAGAAGAACAATGCAAAACTTGTGACCTTCAGAACTTCTGTTATCAGTGTCCAGCCGGTAATATGGACGCTTCTGGTCGTATGTTTAGACCAGATGACATGTGTCAAAAGGTTGTACAATTGTTCTTGGATCTTCAAAACGATCTAGTCAAAAAAGGATTCCAAAAGAAGCATAGAGATCTTGTAGAAGCGGTCGCCGAAAAGGGCGAACAACCTATCTTTGCCAAAGCTATTTCCCATCTGATGTACAAACACATTACAGGTTTCCATATTCCAGTCGGTGAAGTTGACATATTCATCGATAAACTCCCGGATTACAAATTGATCTTGGGACGATTTTACGAACTCGCAAAAGAGCGCGGCAAAACCTATCGTTATCAGAAGGCTCTTACATGCGCTTGTGACTATCTAAGTGAAATTAATGAGAGTAACGCGACGCCACTCACCATCAAAGAATTCTACGAAAAATTATGTGAACTTCACGGTACTCCTGTTAGAACAAGCCAACAAATTACAGAGCTATCCCTTGACAAAAAAGTATTCTACTTAGCTCTTCTACACATGCTTGTCTTGAACAACAAAGGAGAGAAACTTGACGACAAGTTGCACGGGAAGAAGATCGTCAAACTATAACACATGGAACACATATCAAAGCTGCCAGGATGCAACGATGTTAGCATATATCTAGGCAATGCCTGTAATTTCAATTGCACATATTGTGATCGAGATTTCATCAAAAATGATATCGGTAATCAGCAACTAGAAGAAACGGACATTCCGCACATCATCTATTTCCTGAAACAAATGAGCACGGATGGGCAATTTCCAGTGCCGATGCTGAGTTTTCATGGAGGAGAACCATTGATTTGGATCAAATTGATCGATAAAATCATGGACGCCATCACACTGGAATTTCCAGGACAGACCTTTCCAATATTCATTCAGACCAACGGTAGCCGTATAGCTAAAAACGAATGGTTCTTTGAGAAGTGGAATAGTCGTTTGAACATCAGTATCAGCTACGATTTTATCTTTCAACCAATCAATCGTACAGACTTCAACATCCATGATGCCCTTGCGGTCCTGACAAAGCACAAAACAAGCAATACCCAGCTTCAATACGTTCTTCCAGTTCAACACAAAGAGGCGTTTAGCCTTCGAAATCTAAAAGCAATAACAGATATTTGCAACAAGCATAACGTTCGTAAGGTCGATTTAATTCCTCTGCGTCATTTACGTGGTAAAACAAAGTTCAAATCAATGATTGACGAGATTCCTGATTTGAAACAGTTCTTTCACGCTTTCCTAAAATTCATCCAAATGCTCTACATCCAAGGCATTGATGTCAATGTCGATGGTCACGGTGATGGTATAGACAAGCACTACTACGACAATCATAAGCAACTCGTGCTGTCTCCCGATGGATTCATCTATCCAGAGTATGACTTTTTAGAGTATCAACAGCACGAGACTGTTATCGGTGAATGGCGAAGAGAATTTGACGAGGGTGGTGCTCCTGTGATAAAAGTATATAGAGACGAGGCGGCGCGCGAAGAACAACTCATTCACGACAAATGTAAGATTTGTCCTTCGAGAAATAGCTGTGGTATCAAATTTCTATACCACATGTGGGATCAAGTACCTGGAGACTCATGCGTTGAGTTCTATAAAATGGTTGACATTCTCATTCTTCACGCTCAAAAACTCAAGGAAAAGCCAACCTTATTACACTGGATCGGCATATGATGCAACCTACATGGGCGGCAGCCCCTAATTTCGAAGATACAGGCAATTTCAAGGAGTTCTTCTTGAAGAACGATGCGCTGTGCAACCTCGATACACAAGTGTCGTTCTCAATCTTCAAACGATATATGTGCAAGGCAGGATGTAAACTATGTTATGTTCAAAAAAATTGGATGCCGGATGAAAGTTTTGGAGCATACGTTCCGCTTAACATTCCAACCATCATGGAAGAAAAAATAGTCGAAACATGGGATCACTTTGATATAGCTGCATCTCTCGATGATTTATTTTTTATAAAAAAGAACTATCCACATATCTTCGATTTCTATAAGAGAAACAGCCACCGAATGTACAGTTCTTCAATGACGGATACAGCATTGATCCAGCAACACGAAATTTTGATGAAAGAGATGAGCTTTTCTAAGACGTATGAAGTCACTCTCAGTGATATATTCTTGAACAGAAAGGACGGACGGTTCGTAGATGATATTATAGCGCGATTGACTGATGTACACGTTAAACAACCGATACAAAAAATCAAGTTCATCATCAGCCAACGACAAGGAGATGCTGAGCCTAACACAGCGAAAGCTATCGATTGGGCTAAAGAGAATGACATTTATACCGACATACATGACGATATTCTTCAAAGTAAGAACATTCGCTACGATCTTAAAAATGCAGATCATCAAATCACCACGATGTACAGCCAAGGTGGTTTCTTGTTTTTGATCCTCTGTGAAGCCATGCACATGCAATATGACCATTTTTTCTTGACTTTGGTTGAGTCAATCGAAGAATCTGGTAGACCATTTGCTTCAATCGAAGATCAACCGTTTGATCCAATCACCTTCATTCCACTCATGCTCCAAGCAAAGCTCAACTGGTATGGTGAAAATGTAGAGAGAATGGCTGGATCATGCGGAAATAAATACCTGGATTATTACAATTATATTACCACGAGTGTGAATATTCATCCCGATTACAATTTCATTCCGAAATTCATGCTCAAACCATATAGTCGAATGTTCCAAAAGCTAGCCCAAAAACATGCGGTAGAGAATAAATTGGGACTTCTAGTACCTCAAAAATTTAACGGGACTGTGATTCCCATCGTTTCAGTCACAACAAAGCCGAAAATTAAACTAAAACACATACCAATCAAGAACTTCAAAGGAACCAATGAGCCTATCAAAGTATAGAATCGTCCGAACGGGCGAACATTTTTACTATGATAACGAGACAAATGGCTTGCTCGATCCTGACTTTCGAGCATTGAGTTCTCCTATTGTGGTTCCTGACGACTATGAAGACCTCTATAGTCAGTTCCGCACCAACGTAAAAAGCAATCATCCTCATCTAATTAAGATCACCCTTGGTCATGGATGTAACTATAGCTGCGGCTATTGTATGCAAAAAGACATTGGAAACCCCAATGAGCGCCCACCAAACGGTTTAACGCCCGCTCTAATCAAAAATATGAGGGGAAATTTCGATTTATCTAAGATAGAACGTATCGAACTTTGGGGTGGTGAAACGCTTCTCTATTGGAAAGACATGATGCCAATCATGGAAGCATTTGATAGAGAGGGTTTAACGTGGTACATACCCACCAACGGCACTCCACTGATGCAAAAGCATATCGATTTCCTGATGCAGTTGAAGGGTAAAACAGCCTTTGGTATCAGCCACGATGGTCCCGCGCATGAATCAACCCGAGGCAAGGAATTCATCCACAAGAAGATTGACGTATTCAGACGCATCCAGGATGAATGTTTTCCTAAACTACAGTTCAGTTTCAATCCGGTCATCAGCAAGACAAATTATGATTTATTTAAAATAAATGATTTCTTCCATGAGTTTTTTCAAAAGAATGGTTTGAAGCAAACTACCATCAGCTACGAAGTTGGGCGTGTTTACGACGAAACTATGGCTAAGAATTCAACTCATCACGTCATTAGCGGTGAACATTTGGAGAAATATAAAGTAATTCTCAAGGCGTATTTGGATGCCCATCTGGCTCAATTCAAGCAAATCGGAGCGGTAAAGCATGGTGAGTTGCTGGCAAACAGTCTTTTCCATACCGGAATGGGCGTTATACCATACACAAAGCTGTTAAAACAACAGAGAATTCCGCTTTTGAAGACCAGTTGTGGTGTTGATGATAGTGATTTGATTTCCATGGACATCAATGGAAATATTCGTACATGCCAAAATACCGACGATCATTATGTTAGTGGACATATAAATGATCTCAAAAACGTCAAATTGGTTGGTATCAATCTGGATAGAGAAGACTTTTGCGGCACCTGTCCGGTCTATAGATTGTGCAAGAGTAGCTGTCCTCTAGATCTAGGATCGGCTGTCTTCTATACCAACCATGCGGTTGAGTATGTTCATTATTCGCAGATTCAACAGACAGCCTTTAAACTACTATTTAATAGCGAAATTGAGATGCTAGAACGTGGCATCAAGAGTCCACACGAGCCAACCTACCCAAAATTTCCTGAATTGGATCTGGTAATTCCGAAGAAAAAAAGCCGTTTCATCCCTATTGTTGCTGCCTGAGTAAATCTCGGTAAATGATAAATAACTCTATCCACAGAGTTATTTTCATGCAGGAACGATTAAATGCCGTTGCCAAATCCAAACTACACAATTAATTTTACTGACCCGACTAAACTAGCTTTTATTTTACCGGCTTTTAGGACGGACGGACCAGTAGCGCCTTCTACGCCTACTTTGGACATTGATGCCTCTGCAAGTCATACCAGTTTATTGCTTTATGGACGCGGACACCCAAATTACGGCTCTCGTACAGATCAAAACCTTGTCAACATGATCGAACATTTTGCCAACAATGTTCGTCCAGCTTTTCCGATTCAAGGTCAAATTTGGTTCAAAAATGCAAGCTTTCTCGATCCATCAAATCCGACTGATCCGACAATAGCTGGTTTGTACGTTTTTTCTCCGAGAGATTTCCCCATTCTATCAGCAAGTAATTCAACCAACACATTCGTTGTTGCTGGTAACCAAGTGGCTTCGTTCCCGATAGGAAACACGTTCGTTGTCACTGGTACCGTAGCGAACGATGGAATATACAACGTTATCTCCGCAGTATTCACCGCATTCACAACCATCACAGTTCTATCCGTACCTGCGGTCCAGGGGGCTGGTGGAAATATTCAAGCCTCCATTTGGAATACCATTTCACTCAGCGGTGCCCCAGTTGGCGATCTAGACATGGGTGGCTTCAAGATTATCAATCTCGGCTCACCAACTCTTGGTACAGATGCCACCAACAAGAACTATGTCGATGCACAAGACGCTCTCCATGTTCTGAAGGCTGGAGACACGATGTCAGGCTTGTTGGTCTTCAGTGGCACCGCTGGCATTCAATTCACCGGCACTGGACAAATTGATATGGGTCTCAACAAGATTATCAATCTTGGAACTCCAACACTTAACACAGATGCCACAACAAAAACTTATGTTGATAGTCAAGATGCTCTCCATGTTCTGAAGGCTGGTGATACGATGTCAGGTATCCTGAACATGACTGGTAACAAGATTACAAACCTTGGTAATGCAACGGTAGCAACCGATGCGCTAAACATGGCTACAGGTGATAGTCGTTACTTGCAACTAACAGGTGGTACAATAACTGGTATTGTAAACTTTGTTGGTGCTACGATCAACATGGGTCTCAACCAAATTAAAAATATGGCTGATCCTACCCTTGCTCAAGATGCGGCGACAAAGTTTTATGTAGATTCCGTATCTGGTCCTGGTGCTGACACATATGTTTCTAGCTTTACATTTTCTGGTGGTTTGGCGTCAACATCAACTTTAGATCTGACACAAACTGGTCCAAACGCTGGTGTTCCGTTCATTTTAAACATGGGACATTTACATTCAACAGATGATGATCAATACCTCATTCTACCTAATAGCGACCTAGACTTGTACTATAGGTTGTTCGGAACAGGAGGTTATCAGCGAGTCAACTTCTCACTTTCTCAATTGAACACAAACTTGACGGGCTTGACTAACCCGGACGCATACACAACGATCATAACAGTTGATGGTGGTACTCCAATATACATCACTGTTTTCCCAACACTCACCTATCAATATTTCAGCATATTAGGATTGGGATTAATCACTGACCTAAATGGTCAACTTGGTGGTTTTGCGGTGGCGCAATTGGTAGATAACGACACTTGGTTGACAATTCAAAGTAAGTCAACAGGTTCTTCATCGACAATAGCGATCCTGGACGCAGCATTTGATGTGGTTAATACGGGCGGTACTCATATAGGAACCGATCTTACCGGTCTAACCAACGATGCAACCGTCTATACAGCTACCGTAACAATTGATGGTGTTGGATATCCAATTTCCGCAACTGGTAGCTTGAATCAAACATACAATGATCTTCTCGGAACGATCAACGCAGCCATTACTGTAAACGGTACAGCCGCACTCATAAGTGGAAACATCACAATCACGAGCGCAACTACTGGTCTTACGTCTTCTCTCTTGATTGTTGACACAGGCGTAAATCCGTTATTCTCTTCGTTGACGGGTTTCGTTGGTTTTACCAGCACGACAACCATACGAAACATTTTTAATCAGCTAACGAACTTCACAACCATCTCAGCCGCAGTTCCAGGCTTTGGTGGGACACTCCCTAGTGGCTATCCAACTATAAGTTTAACAACTGCTTTAACTGGATTTGATACGATCAATGTCACAAATCGTCCAACAGAAGTTCTGGCTTCATTTACGGTCAATCCACGTTCAACACCAGTAACACCAGTCAGCAACCTATCTGGACCTACAGTATCCGGGTCAGCACAATTATTGGTCAACGTTCCTATCATTACCGCAGATTCAGGAACGAGTGAATTTACAATTGGTGGTGGTGATTTCACGACTAGCCTAACTCCTGGTGTAACTTTTGACATAAATGATTCCTTTATTGGCAACAATGGAACGTATACTATCTTGTCTTCTTCATTCAATGATAGTTCCAAGGTAACAACCATTACGGTCGTTGAAACAATTCCTTTTTCTACGACTCCGGGTATACCTGATGGTAGCATTTCATACGAATTTCAACCAGTCAATGACTTCGATATCGTAACAAAATTCTGGACGGATACGCTTATTGCTCGTGATGTAATTTCCGCAGATGGTGTTACCGTGCAATACGTGCTTGGACACAGTCTTACCATTGCTGGATTTGATGCTGGTTTTGGTTTCCAAGAAGTTTCCTTTTCGTTACTAGGCGACGAAATTGATATTGCTGGCGCGGACACAACAGGACTCGCCAATGATGCGACAGTTTACACAGCAACAGTGTTCGTTGATGGCGTGACAACACCAGTTTCCATTATAGGTTCAACAGCACAAACATTCACGACCTTGGTTACCCAACTTAACGCCGATATTTCGCCTGCGGAAGCAGAACTTGTAAACGGTAGAATTAGAATTTCAAGCACGTTTGCTGGAGGTGGTTCGAATTCGACAATCGTGATTGCCGATAGCGGAGCCAACCCATTATTCGCTTCATTAAACAACGTTGTATTTGATGACTTCAGATTTACTTTATCACAACCAGGATTGGAATACACCAAGGGTCTAAATAGAGTATGGATATTCGTTAACGGTATCAAGCAATTTTTGGACGACGACTTTACGGAAGATGGCACATATGGTTCGATTCAAAGTTCAATCACGTTTACTTATACGCCTGCGCTCAGCGCACGAATCGAATTTTTAGTGTTTAAAACCTAAGGATATAACATGTCAGGACAATATACAATTTCATTTACCGACCCAGCCAAAGGCACCTTCGTCATCAATTCTCTTGAGACTGAAGGTCCAGGCAGTCTTAACACTGTTCCTATCGTCACCGCAAATAGCGGTGTGGGTGGCAATTTTGCGGTCAGTGGTGATTTTACGCCTAGATTTATTCCTGGCTTTGCCTTCAGTGTAATTAATTCGCTGGTAGCTCCACCAAACGACGGCGCGTATATCGTATCGACATCTGTGTTCCAAGGTACGACAGCAATCAACACAATCAGCAATATTCAAAAAAAGTTTGTTCTAAACGGTGTTGACTACACAGCCATTTTCACACCAGGACGAATTTTTAAGGTAGTTAACTCACAAACGCCAATTTCGAATAATGGCTATTGGATTGTAGCATCTTCGGCGTTCGTTGCTGGTAACACAGAGATTACGATTTCAACTACCGTTCCTTCCGGATATCGTGGTGGTCTTCCAGCCGATCCAGATGACTCCGGTTTGGCTTCAACCCCAATTGTTTCGGCAGTTGCAAACCCAACCGACACATTTACTGTTACCGGCAACCAGACAGCGTATTTCACTCCTGCCTTCGCCTTTAACGTTACCGGCACACCATCCAACAATGGTGGATATATTGTTTCATCTTCGACGTATAACCTAATTCAGAATCAAACCATAATCACAGTAACGACACCAGTTCCTGCGAATCAAGGTGCAATTGGAAACATCACATTCACTCTTGTTACTGGTTCTATTGTAACGAATTTGACTGTAATACTTCCAACAGTAGCGGTGCCAACTACAGCAGCGTTTCCAGATGGTGATATCACATACACTCTGGCTGGAAATACGTCCTTAACATTACCAGGACGGGGCGCGGTCAACTACGGTTTCAACATCATTGAAGATTTAGTTCATATGTTGGAGAATTTCTATTTCAACGTAGCACCATCAAATCCTACTATGGGTCAATTGTGGTTCGATAGTTTTTCAAACACTCTTAAAGTTTACGACAATAGCGCAACATTTGTTGACGTAACGGGGGGCGGGGGTGTGCCTGCGCAACCATTAAATCAAGTCGTCTACGGAACCGGTGGTAGTATTTCATCCGATCCAGATTTCATGTGGGTACCATTAACCAATGTGATGACATTGGGTTCAACCGCAACACCAGCAACTATCAAGGCACCAGATGGCGCAGGAATAGGCGCTAATCTAACCATTTCAGCCGGTGACGATACTGTTGCTGGTACAGGTGGTAACATAGACATCAACGCTGGTGATTCTGTGACTGGAACTCCTGGAATACTCAACATATTCGGTGGTTCAACTGGTGGTTCTAACAATGGCGGTGATATCAACATTATAGCCGGTGACGCAGGCGTCTTCAACAACGGTGGGTTTGTATTCATTACATCAGGTACTTCTGCTCTAGGAAACGCTGGTGGAGTCATTATTACGGGAGCCGCTGCACCGTCTCAAGGTGGTACTATATTTTTGAACGCTGGTAATGGTGGTACTATTGGTGGTAATCTCTCATTTAATGGTGGTAGTGCTACAATCAGTGGTAATGGTGGTAACATTGATATTACTTCAGGTAATAGCATTAACGGAAATACTGGGGGTCAACTAACACTTACTTCGGGAAATGGTCTTGGTGTAAATGCAAACGGTGGACCAATCACGGTCACTGGTGGTTCTGGTACAGGTACTGGTAATGGCTCGACTATTCAAGTTAGAATTGGTGTGTCATCCGCAACTGGTCAAGATGGTACTCTTAAAGTCGCAGCGTTTGGTGGTTACATTCAACATCAAGGCTATAACTTTGCTATGGATGATGATTCACGTACTTGTCAGTATCTAATACAAAATCTAACGACCAATAACACGATTACAGAATTATTCATCGACGGAACAAACGGCTTTTCTCGTCGTATGAAACTTGCTGATAATAGTACATGGAACTTTGAAATTAAAGTTGTCGCTCGACGTACAGACGCAACTGATGAAAGTTTCGCAACCAACTTTGAAGGTTCTATTGACAGACAAGTGGGCGTTGCAACAACAGCATTGGTTGGTGGTATTCTTTCTATCCCACTAGCTGATGATAGCGGCGGGGTATGGACTGTTCTAGTCGATGCGGACACAACAAACGGAGCGCTACGGGTTCAAGTTACTGGTGAAATAGGTAAAACAATCAGATGGACAGCATTCGTTAGGACGGTGGAGGTAACCAACTAATGTCATTAACTATTGATAATGTATTAAATTTAATAAAAACCAAAGAAGGAACAGTAGATCCAAGCGCTGGCGAAGATTTTTTTATCAATGCTTCTAATGGTTTTCCTATTGACGGTCTTGGAAGTTTGAACGCAAAAACGGGCGGCACAATAACTTTTACCGCAGGATCAAGTAGTGGTAGATCACATGGCGCTGATATCAGCATTGTAGCGGGTGGTGCATTCGATGATACTTCCCATATTGGTGTAACCCATGGTGGTAATATTCTCATAAAAGGTGGTAACTATCAAGGTACTCACGCGCCAGCGGCGGCTGGCGTTACCTCAATTCAAGGGGGTGATGATATTAATGCAATGGGAGGCGCAGGAGGTCTAGTAGAAATCTTAGGTGGTCAAGGATCAGTAACAGATGGAACCGGTGGTGGTATTACCATTCAAACCGCAAATGGTGATGGTATTGGTAGTGGTGGACAACTTAATATTCTTGCTGGTGGTGTTCCAGGGGGTATTGGTGATGGTGGTGACATTAATATTCAATGTGCAACATTTATAACTCCATACTCCACCAATTCGGGTCTTGCTGGTAGCATCAACCTTTCTGCTGGTATCAGCAACATTGGTTCGGGTGGTAGTATCTCTCTACTTGGTGGTGATGTATTCACTTCCGGTATAGCCGGTGGTATTACTTTAACTGCTGGTGGTGGTGGTTCAACTTCCGGGAACGGAGCAAATGTATCACTCGTTGGTGGATTCTCTCCTCTTGGCACCCCAGGTAGCCTCATCTTCACAACAGGTGGCGCAACATTCGGTGCTGGAACAGAAAGATTCCGTATTGATGGTACAGGTGCATGGTTACTTGCAACATCAGCAGGTACAGCAGGTTTCTTTTTAGCATCAGGAGGCGTTGGTGCGCCACCAACATGGAGTGCTGCTACCGGTAGTGGTAATCCTGACTTCAACTTGAACAACCAACTCGGATACGCAATTACGGCATCATTAGCATCAAGCGGATTAACTGTTGCAGCAAGTCATAGAGCGATTCTTCGAACGGCTATTGTTACCAACATTACAGCAGCTTGGGCAACGGTTAATGCTGATATAAACTATGGTGGCACTACTCCAGTATTGTTCACAAGCAACATGCCAATCCCAGGATACGGCACGGTTGATCTTGATTTACGTTCTAAGGTTTTGCTTCCTGGTGATCTAGTAAGATTCCAAGCAAATGCAGTATCGACACTTCATGTCACACTTGTTTGGGAAGATAATACAACAACAGATTACGTTCAAGGTACGGTAGCAAACTTGAATTTAACAACAATCAACATAACTGATGTATTCACTTCTACTGGTACCAATGGAACTGTTCTGGAAAGCATCCTTGTTGTTAACACTTCAACAGCCGTTCAAGATGTTCCAGTACAGGTTGTTTGGACTGATGCATCAAACGTCATCCAAGGATATTACTGCTACAATTTAATGATTTCATATGGTGGAACTGTGGAATTGTTAGAAAATCCTGTTCGAATTCCAACCGGATATAAGGTTCGTGCCACCGCAGGAATTGCAAGCACTGTTGCTGTTCATGTATCAGGTAAAAACGTTTAAAGAAAGGTAACTAAAATGTCTCTACAAAGGCCAATATTCATCGAAGATATAGAAAACGCACTACTTGACGGTACGGCTCCTATATATGATCCGTTGTTCATAAACACAGGATTATATTCATGGGGAAATAATACTTCCGGTGCTCTTGGTATTGGAAGTTCATCAGGAACACTTTTTTCATCACCAAACTTAATTGCTGGTGAGTGGAACCAAGTATCCGCAGGCTCTGGCTTTGGTGGGGGGATCAAATCAGATAATACATTATGGATGTGGGGTAACAATATCGTTGGACAACTTGGAGTTGGTGACGTTGTTATTAGGTCATCTCCTGTACAAGTGACTGGATCATGGTTGCGCGTTAGAACCCTGACTGAAAATTCTACAACAGGCGTAACCTATGCTTTAAAGTCAAATAACACACTTTGGGCATGGGGTGCTGGTGGTAGTGGAGTTTTGGGACAAGGTAGCACAACTCCAAGATCATCTCCTGTTCAAATATCAGGAGCATGGACAAAAGAATTTGTTGTCACAGGTTCTGGTAACTTACAAGCAATGATGATCAGAGCAGATGGTCAGGTATGGGGAGTTGGAAATACTCCTTTTGGACTAGTCTCATCGCCTATATTATTTCTAAGCGCTACTGGTTGGAAACGAATTGAAGGTGGTGAACCGGCTGGCACGAACAACGTCGGCACGTTCATTCTTCTTAAAAATGACAATACGATGTGGGCATTTGGACGTGGTGAGAACGGATCAAGGGGTGATGGAACCAGCACGGCGGCGGTGCTCAGTGTGCCGGTTCAACTTACAGGAACGTGGGCACAAATTTCATTTGGTGGACACGGCGCAGCAATTAAACTAGATGGTAGTCTTTGGATGTGGGGAACTAACACTAGTGGACAACTTGGACTTGGTGACATAGTCAATCGTTCATCACCAACTCAAGTTGCTGGAATATGGATTTTTGTATCATGTGGGGTAACTTCTACCTTTGGTATTAAATCCGATAACACCCTTTGGGGATGGGGTGATAATACCGGTGCTCAATTATCTCAAGGCACAACAGCTTCTGCGGTTTCTTCGCCAATATTGATACCTACAGGGACATGGCAAGCAATTTCGAGTAGTAATGTCGTTGTTCTTGGTAAGAAATAACGTTGCTAAAAACGGCATAAATACGTTGTGATAATCTAATCATAACACCATATGCCAACACCAGACCAAAAATCAGTCGTCATTCCTGTTGAACCAGTAAAATACCTATTCGATAACGGACAATTTCGAGCAGCGAAAGAACTCGGCATTTTGGCTCTTCTATCTCAACCAACAAATGTTGAACTCGCTAATATGGTAGCAGGTTCGTATTATCATCTCCATGAATATAAACAATCAGCACTCTTTGTCGAAAATATACGAGATAAACTCGGTTTTTTCCCTCCAGAACTTCAAAAAAATTACGCATTGGTCTTGTACTATTTGCGTCGAATACCTGAGGCACTTGAGATTGCCGAAAATCTTTGGAAGGACATAGAAGACCCAGTAGCTGAAACTGATTTAGGTCTAACATTGGTTGTTCTTTTAGATCACGCTGGTAGAATGGATGAAGCCCATGAGTTGTTAAAAACACTCGATCAGGATAGTAATATAACTCTCTTCAATTTAGGATGGCATACATTACGATGTGGTGAATTTTTAAAGGGATTTGAATATCTCGCACATGGGAATAAAGAACGTGCTTGGGGATCTGAACATTTATTTGATTTACCACGATACAAAAGAATGAAAACCACCACGGTCATAAAGGGAAAAACCATCTTTTTTGCGTGCGAAGGTGGTCAGGGTGATGAAATCATTTTCGTTCGTTTTGCACAGATGTTAAAAGAAAGGGGTGCTATTGTTAACGTAGGATGTAGCCCTCATCTAGTGTCGGTCTTTTCACGACTTCCATTTGTTGATCGCGTCGGTACCATCGAAGAAGTCAAAAAATGGGATTACGACTATTACCTCCCAAGCATGAACAGTGTCAATCTTTTAAAACTGAATGATCCCATTGTCTCGAATATGACGTATATCGAGCCATTACCTGAAAAGATATTGGAAAAAAGACGGAACATAGATGAGCCAATTCTCAAGATTGGTATTCGTTGGTCGGGTAATCCAATGTTTGAACATGAACAATTTAGAACCATCCCAGCACGTAAACTATTGAAATTCGCAACTCTCGGTAAGCTCTATTCTCTACAACGCGATGGTGATTTCGATGATCTTCGCATCGGTGATCCATTAGTTGATTTAAGAGACGACTTACAGACATGGGAAGACACTCTTGGATATATGGCAAACATGGATTACATCGTCACAAGTTGTACATCTATAACACATGCCGCTGCTGCAATGGGTAAGAAGGTTTGCCTAATAGCCCCGTTCGTGCCATACTTTCCTTGGGCAGAACTAAAAGATACATCGATCTGGTATCCCACCATAAGAATATTCAGACAAACCAGCTTCGATAATTGGGACGAGGCAATTCAAAATTGCTATAACTGGATCGAACAGGACATCAAAAATGGAAAAACTTAACCTTGGGTGTGGCTTCAACCACAAGCACAATTGCACTAATGTGGACAATTTTCCCATGTGTAATCCAGACGTGCTCCATGATCTAGAAAAATTTCCTTATCCGTGGGAAAATAACTCTATCAGCGAGATCTATATGGATCATGTCTTGGAACATCTCGGAAACGATAGCAAGACCTATCTTCAAATCATAAAAGAACTATACCGAATTTGTAAACACGATGCCAAACTTTTTATCAATGTCCCTCACTGGATGCATGAAAACTTTGCACACGACCCAACACATTGCCGAATAGTCACACCAGTAGGTCTCGCTATGTTCGACAAAGATAGAAACCTCAATGATCTCAAAAACAAAGGTTCAGAAAGCAAACTTGGACTGATGATTGACGTAGACTTCAAAATGGAAGAGTTGAATTATATTCCAGACCCTTATTGGGCACAAATATCAGTGATCGAAGGTTGGAGCGATAAGACAGCAGAAATCAAAATGAAATCCATTCCTGGGGTCTGTCAGGAGATACGATTTGTTCTCCGAGTAAATAAACCAAAAATATAAATATCAGATCATTGAGGACATACCATGAGAAATAAAATTGGCGCCGATCAACTTACGAATCGTTTTACAGGAACAACGACAGACAATGCATTTCATGAACTGTTTCTAGAAGGTGTAATGGATTCTCGTTTAACTCTAGGTGATAATGTTGTATGGGGATTCAAAGCCACATTCGTCGGTCGTACAACTCCTCTCGTAGATGCCGCTACGTACATTGTCGTCGGAGGCATCAAACGCGTAACAACAAACGGTTCAACAGCTATCGTTGATACAACAACTCTCACTATTTTAACAAAAGAAGACGATGCTGCTTGGGATATTCAAATAACAGCAGATACCACAAACGGTTCATTGAAGATTGAAGTTAAAGGCAATACAGGCGATACCGTAACATGGATCGTATACGTAGAATTGTTTGAGAACAGCGAGTAATGCGTAATTTTGTTAAAATTGCTGCGCTAATAGGAATCTTTTATTCTAATTCTGTTTTATCACACACGTTTACATTTAATCAATGTCTCGATGTAACTGAGTGGATTACCACCACGATTGGAGCAAGAGATCAAAATATACCTTATGAACAAATCGAAGAAGCAATTAGAAACCACATGGATGCTATTCGTATAGTTAAACCAGAAAAGGCTTTCGTGTTAGATCCAGCAGATGATGAAGCATTCTTTTCTTTGTTAGAGAAAGTATACCATTCAAAACGCTCTATCGATGAAGAGCAAACAGATTACCTAACCGATTGCGTATCACGCATCACCCCAAATTGACTTTTTTCAGTCTATCGGCTATATTACATAGATGGATATTGACCTCGATACAAAAATAAACTTTAACCCAAAAGATATTTTTCCGACTATCATTTTAGCCTCAAAGGTCGAAAATGGTGAACTAATAAAACACCCAGTTGGTGTGTACTTTCAGAACATAGCCAAAGACCAAGAAACTGGATTGGCGGCTATTCCGTTCAAAGAAGCAGAAAAAGAAGGATTCTTCAAGGTTGATTTTTTACATCTAAGCGCATTGGATTCTTTTGAATCCAAGGAAGAGATGCGCGCGTTACTCCGGATTGAACCAGACTGGAATCTTCTCCAAAGTCCTGGGGTCGTCAAGAAATTAGACCAAATCAAGAACCATTTTGATGTAGTTGATGCCATTCGTCCGAGGTCAATTATAGAATTGGCAGATTGTATTGCTTTAATTCGACCGGGTAAGCGCTATTTACTCAATGCTTATATCAAAGATAAAGACACAATCAGAAAAGAAATATATAGAAAAACCGATAAATATTTTTTCAAAAAGCCTCACGCAGTCGCTTATTCCGCAACTATAGTTCTTCAACTTCATCTCGTGAAGGCTGGATTATTATAAATACTTGTCTCTAGAGGAACTTTTATGAGATTGTTTGAAATTCAAATTGGTCAAGATATCAATCTTACAACCAACCAAAAGCGCATCCTGGCGAAGATTACCGCCTCACCCGATCCAAATATGGATGGGTTTAAAAAATTGGCTTTGAATGATGAAAAGTTGGTTGATGCTTTGGACACCCTTGAACGAATTCAATACGTGGAACGTGATCCACAAACAGATCGAGTGCGTGTTACAGACGCTGGCGCTGGCGCTATGCAAGAAGATGGTGTTACAGACGAGAACAATCAGCTTACTGAGTTTGGTAAAGACTTAGCGTATGGCACAAGCGAGACTGGCGCTCAATCGACAGTAGCTCCTTCTGTGGTTACTACACCACCAGCGGCTCTTTCCCAAGGAAACGGTGGACAAGGTTCTGCTGCTTCACCGGCACCTTCTCCAAGCGGTCTTAACATTCCATTCCAAAACGAAAGTGCCAAGTTCTCTTTCAAAGACTATCTCAAAATTATTTAATTGCTATTAACCGTTTAATTTCCACAGTTGGAGATATCTCACGTCGCTTGCGTCTTTTGATTTTTATGTTATTTTCTGTTGGGTAAACGTATAATGGTCCCATGATCCTAGAAATAGAATCGATGGTATAGGTTTTCAAAATCTTGGCAGTAATACCAGCCATACCACGCTTAGAAAATTCAATTGAAAGAGGATAACGATTCCTTTCGAATTCATACCAATAACCAGCGATATTGATTACAAGCTCTTCATCCACACCCTCAGGCGCACACAAATCTAACACAAAGGCTTTGACAGTCTTCTTGTTGATGTTGTCAATGATAGATATGATATGTTGGTTCTTGTATTGAATTACTGAAAGAAAAGGATATCCGGTATATTCTATCGGGTGATTCTGTATTATAAAAGGAAAAGACCTTTTAACGACTTGTTCTGTTGTTATCTCCATGGGTTCATCCTAGATTTGGTGTAATTATTTATCCCGCGCCGATAAATAATATTAAACAAGGGATTATGTATGATTTCATTAAAGGACTATCTAAGGGGTAACAAGCAGCGTGCTACGCTGACGAAACTTCGTCAATTCCAAACTCCATATCCAGATAGTGAATATGGTCCCAAGAATGGACCAACTCCAAATGCCGACGCTGACAACATGAGTGCTAGTTTGGGCTTAGGTATGGGTGGAGAAGGTGAAGAAACTCCTCGTAAGAAAGGGGTCAACCGTTTTCGTCCAAATCCAAAAAACGAAGAACCAAACATGCAAAATGCCGTTCCAGGTGACTCTAATCCTCGTGATAGGAGCTACCAGGAAGACCGTGGTGACTCCGCAGCATCAAACAATCATGCTGAACAAGACCCGGAGCGTGAGAAGCAAGCCGATAATCCTAAGCCTACCATGAGTGATACCCCAGTTAGACTTGGAGATGGTGAAGATGATCCAGAACAACCCGGAGAAGATCCAAATCGTCAAGGTCTAATCAGAAAGGTTTCAGGAGCGCATCTTGTGTTCAAACGCAAGGAAGAAGACGGCACGTACAATGAACTTTGGGTATACAAAATTCAAAAAGACATTCGTGATGATTCTAAAGTTCGCCAACAAATTCTAGCCGCTACGGACATTCCGATTGAGAGAATGCAATCTCAAGATGGGTCACAACAATACGACCTTTGGACAATTGGAGATGTACAAATGATGCACATCGTAGGGTTACCTAATTAATCCATATATACCTCTCAAATAGAGAGTAGCAATGAAAAATCCTGAGTTTTTACCTAGATTCACCGAAAAAATCTATGATGAATCTGAGATACCAGAAATGGCTCCTATAGACCTATCTGTAGATGCTGTTACCCCAATTTCTCGTCAACCAATTCCCCAAGTCAATAAATTAGCTTGGAAGGACATGTCTTCTGCTGATCTACATGACCAATATACAATTCTGGAAAGTCGATATTATACAATTTTAGGCATGGCGCGACCGGACATAGCAGAGCAAATGGCTGCTGGTATGACTCTATTACGCAAAATGATTAGAAGAAAAATCAAAGAAGAATCAGAGATAGATATAAGAAAGAGACAATCTGGAGAAACCGATGGAAAATCCTAAAAAGAAGCCATCCGAAATTGTGTTCCACGAAATCGGAGTTCTAACAAATAAGACATTAGCTTTTCACGAAAATATTAAAACAGCCAAAACAAGAACAAAGGTTGATTATTTCTACAAGAAAATGGTTCGAAACAACAAGAGAATCGAATTGCTCCTCGGGTTCGCCGAACAGTTGGAACAAAAAGAAAGAGATGCACAGAAACCTAAAGTAGAAGAACTAGCAGAAGCCACAGTTTAATATTGACTCTTAGTCGTTTTCTCGCTATACTCATAAGACACAATAAGAAGGAGAAAATCCTCATGCTAGTATCACTCACTGGTCCCCAGGGCGGCGGCAAGAGCACGCTTGTCGAGTACTACCAAAATCTAGGTTTCCCAATCATAACACGTAAGACTGCCCGTTCCATTTTAGGTGAATGGGGTCTCACACTTCATGATGTGAATAACGATTTCAACTTGTCTCTCAAGTTCCAAGAAGCAGTCATCAAACGTAAACACGAAGATGAGATGGAAGCTATCACCGACAAAGATCGAGTTTGGTTCATCGAACGAAGCTATACAGATGTGTTCGCATACACTCTCGTAAACTTCGGCAAGAACAACGAATACGATGAATGGCTCAATAAGTACTACGACCGATGCAGAGAGTACCAGCGATATTATACAGCCGTGATCTATATTCCTGGCGGCTTCTTTCCAATCCGCGATGATGGAGTTCGAGGAATCAATCAACACTATGGTAAGATGGTTGATTTAGTAATGGATCACTACGTTAAAGAAATGACACCTAAAAACCGTCTTCACTATGTTAACAAGATGGATCTAGACGACCGTGTGCAAGACATAGGAAACTTTGTCAAATACATGGCGCAAAACGATCCAAAAGTATATGGATAATGATGTTAGTTCTTGGGACTATCTTGAATTTTTCAGAAGTCCCCAATTTTCAAACATTGTAACGTTTCTCAAACAAGAGAAACAACAGGGCAAGATCATTATACCTGAATTCACGAGTGTTCTTCGGGCGCTCGCTTTAACGCCTCTAGAATGCGTTAAGGTGGTAATCTTAGGTCAAGACCCATACCCAAATCCAAAACACGCTCACGGACTTGCTTTTAGTGTTCCTGAGGATGTTACAGAGCTTCCAGCAACCTTGGTAAACATCTTCAAGGAGCTTGTATCCGATACGGGTGTTTCCTACCCAAAAACAGGTAACCTCGAACATTGGGCTGATCAAGGTGTGTTATTACTGAACACAGTTCTGACGGTCGAAGCAAAAAATAGAGGGGCACACGCGGGAAAAGGTTGGGAAATACTAACCAATGAAATAATCACAACAATCAGTGAATTTCGAAAAAACGTCGTATTCATTTTATGGGGCAAATCGGCTTCATTAAAGGCACGATTCGTTGACGATTCAAAGCATCTAATTCTAATGTCTTCTCATCCATCTCCATTGTCTGCGCATGGTGGATTCTTTGGAAGCAAGCCGTTTTCTAAAACTAACGAGTATCTTACTGCTAATGGACTTGATCCAATTGATTGGTGTTTAGACTAAATTAAAAGATTCACCGCAACCGCAGCGCCCTTTTTCGTTTGGATTCGAGACTTTCATTTTGTAGTTTAAGCCTTCACGTACGAAATCAAATTTCGCTCCGTCGAAAATTGGTGTGTGTTCCTCGGGAATCATCGCCCACATATTATCACATTCACTAATCCAAACGAAATCACACTTACCTTCAACTGGTTCCAACGGCTTTAGATCGTATGCAAAGCCATTACATCCGACTTTTTTGATAGTAAGCAGAAACTCATTTACTTCTGGATAAACTTTTTTTAGATGCTCTTTAAGAGCCGAGGTAAACTCGATAAACATATTACACGCTAAAAGATGAACCACATCCGCAATTTCCAGTCGAATTTGGATTTTTAATCACGAATTGCGCCCCAGCAGTATCCTCGACATAATCAATTTCGGCGCCTGCGAGGTATTGATAACTCATCATATCAACTAAAAAATCAACACCATCTTTAGAAACTACAGTATCTTCATCTGTTTCCATTTCTTCAAAAGTAAATCCGTAGGTAAAACCTGAGCAACCTCCACCTTGGACAAACACCCTAAGCTTCAAATCAGCACCTTCTTCAGCTAGAAGCTCCTTTACTTTTATGAGACAATTGTCGGTAATGTTTAGAATGTTGTCCATGTCAGTCCCATAAATGAAAGAAATAATCAGCGAAATATTGCATACCTTCGTTAACCGTCTCATGAAATTCCGAATCACCGAATAATTTGTCGCCGTTTGCGGCGTATTCAAATGAAAATATCATCTTATCGAGTATCGTATTCCATTCATCAAAAGTCAAATTACCAGGATAGCCATGACCCATTGTTTTGAACGCCTTTAGGCGAGGTAAAACGAATCTTGCAATAGTGAAGTCAAGATTCCACAATTCTGTATCATCGAAGCCACGCGCCTCGCGTTGTTCAGTCCAACGCGCTTGGCGTGGATCTTTTTCTGATATTTCTTTATGATATCCGTAATCCATGTTCTCTCCAATTGGCACCCCGTACCGGAATCAAACCGTTCTTTTGCGTTCGAAGCGCAACGTGCATTCAATACACCTTACGGGGCATCTTTAATTATTTTTCCAAACATCAAGTTGAAACGACAATATATCTTCAACGAGAGTGTTATCAGGAAGTTCTAACCATTCCCAATAATCTGCTACATATAAACGATTAGCAACAAATGATCTAATCTTTTTTCTAAACCATCCTTTATCTTCGACATAAAGAACGGTTTTCCCATCTTCACGAATCTCTTTCCTAATAAATTTCATTATTCTCTCCTTATAAGATGAATCTCTAATGTTATATCAGCGTTTCTGTAGTTACATGAGCAACGTGCTACCAAATTCTTCCTCTTGTCCTTACCGAGCATTTAATCACTATAATACATTAAGTATCGAGATATTCCCCAAGCTATCATAATAGAGAAAAGCACAACACCCGGTATAAACAACCACGGAGCGTTAAGAATTTTTTCAACACTTTTATTAATAGCAAATATTGACAAAGTTATTGGAACAACATAGATCAACATTCGCCAAGGCTCCTGGAGACCGTCATACCATCTGTTTAAACGTTTAACCCAATTTGGAAGCAATACCATCTATTTTATCCTTTACAAAAGTGGTTACCCCCGATAACGGGAGCAACCCCTAATGTTCTTTTCTAATACGGCTATGTTCTGGAACACCAGACATCAAGAACTCCATCTGATCAGCCAAAATCTTGCGGTTCTGGAGAATCAAATATTCGTATCTGTTCGGCACGTATGGTACGTATAGCAATTCCATACGAGCATTAGCCAATGTTCTGTCAGCCTTTCTATGGTTACATGGTCTGCATGCAGTCACCAAGTTCATCCACTTGTCCTTGCCGCCCATTGACACAGGGAAAATGTGATCACGGGTAAGCTTGTCGTCACCATAGATGTTACCGCAGTAAGCACATAGCTGACGATCCCTACGGAACAACAGTTCGTTATCAACAGTCGGCTCCTTAAAAATCTTAGCGCCGAGCTTACCCAAATCCATACCCTTGACGGCGATGATGGACTGTGTAGTAATTGTGGAACGTTCACCAGTCATGCGTGAGTGACCACCATGAAACTCGAAATCGCTCTCACCCGCTTCCCACGCCACAAGACCCTTAGCGTGGTAAGTTACAGCATCTTCCCAGGTGATCCAACCCCATGGGTTGCCGCCTCGGTCCAAAGCCAAAATTCTTGGTGTGCTCATATCAAACTCCTATATTTTAAAATGGCGGAGATTAGAGGTATCGATCCCCAAGCCACTTTTCGTGGCTCCAGCCGTTTTCGAGGCGGCGGCAAAACCCTGTTTGCTTTAATCTCCTAAAAATTCATCGCATTTATTGCTTCTACAAACTGCTTCATGTCACAGGCACAAAAACAAGTTGAATTAATTGCGCTCACTTTTGTGACACGATAACCATCTACTGTACTACAAATTCCCAAACAAAACGCTCTATTTGGACTCCATAAATCAGCCATCAGTTGCGCAAACGCCCAAAGTTCGGGATTGCTGGCATCAGTCACATTGAAGTAGAACACTTTACGCTCTTGATTGTAAATCGAGGAGCCAGTAACAACTTTTCCATCAACTATGTAAAACCTATATTCATCGTAGATTTTTTTAAATGAAGCCATAACAATGAGGTCATTTTCTGTCACGGTCGTCATCTTCAGAATCCGTGGTTTCCACACTGTTTCAAACTTTTTCCAAGTCATTACCCGCCCGGAAAATTGCTTCATTGCCGCGTTAGTACGTACAAAAAATCTATCCCATTTCTCTTCAACATCCTTAAGCGGTACAATCACGCTATCTTCATTAAGCGCCCAATTCTTGTACTTATCAAGCATGTTACTATATTCTAATCCTTCGCCGAAGCATCCAGGAAGCCAACCTTTCTCTTTTGAAATATTAAACAATGCTGATTCACCGATTACGAACACAGAACCAACCGGGTCAACATCTGGTTCCATTTTTGGTGTTAGGTCAACAAGTTCATACGACGTGCTCTGTTCTTCTAACACCTTTAAAATTTCTTGGAATTGGATTTCGTCGTATCGATTCTTCTGTAAAATCCAAAACATATTATTATCCAGCTATACCAGGACCAGTAATTGTTACAACCACATTTTCATACTTAAAGACCGCCTCTTCGACTTTTTTCTTTGCTCGTGCATCAAAACTTTTCCTAGCACAACAAGTCATTGCAGGATCAATACTATACACATAAAAATAGAGCTTGTCAAGCCCTACGCCTACCGATGCTTGAACATGACTTTTTTTCAGTTCAGTCGATATTTTTTGTGCTTCTTCAAGTGTTAACAACATGATCTAGCCTCTTGTAATTGGCATGCTAGTCTCCTAAAATTTGGCGGAAGGCAGAGTACTCGAAACTCAAACCGGGTTTTAGCCAGTTCCAAACGCTTTCCAGGCGTTGCCCATCCCTGACAGGGTTACCTTCCTCTATTCCTGGGGCGCGGTGGTGGCGATGGTGGATCAATCGGATCATAGTACATGTTTTTCATTCCTTTAAAATTAGAGCGACGCCAGCAATAGTCTACATTTAAGAGACTACCCTGCGCCTTTTGAGCACCACGCTCACAAGTATTTATCGTAGCAGCAATTTCATGGAATGTCAATTATAAACTATTGATTATCCCATACTTTCATTAGTTGAGAAAAGTTCATACATGGCAATCCATCCAAGTTTACAGATATATTTTGTGATGTATCTGGAGCATTTGTTAAAGTCATTGAACCGTTTCCAATAGTCACGAACGTAAGATTTTCTTCATAGATTGCGTTCCAGCCAGCATAGTGATAAACCGTCTCTTGAGAATTACCATCATCGTCTTTGTATGAATACCTATCATCAACCGGAAATTTTAAAAAATAAATTTTACTGGTCGCATCATAACATGCTCTAGTCGGTGTTGTCTGTGGTTTATTTATACTGTGGTAATATTGTAAAACAGCTTCAAGATGTTTATTAATTTCTTCGACCGGGTCAATTTTATCCTTAACTACCGTTGAATCAACGGCTTCGTTAATCGATTTTTGGGTTTTTTCTTTATTATTGCAACTTACCAGAAATAAACACACAATACCTGTTAAAAATAACTTTTTAATTTTATCCTCTGATATTGACATAAACTCTCCTTTCAAGTATGCTTGGATTATAGCCTAAATACAATCAGAAATCAAGAAGGAAAATAATATGGATAACGCTAGCGATATTGGATATTTTGACAAAGTCTTAGCCGTGGACGTAGAAACAAGTGGTATTGTTCGTTCATCAGGTAACCCATGTGTAAACCTCAAAAACGGGGAATACTATCAAATGGTTTCAGTTGGAATGGCTATTGCCGATACCGAGACCCTCAAGCCAGTAGACACACTCTACATCGAAATCAAGTGGGATGGAAAAAGTCTTTGGAATGCTGGTGCCGAAAAGAAACACGGACTTTCAAAGGAATATCTCGCAAGAAACGGTAAAACTGACGTTGAAGCATTAGCAGAAATAGTTGGATTCATCTCGACATATTGGGATATCAATGCTGAATATAGTAAGGATCGAATCGTTCATTGTCTAGGTACAAACGTAGCTTCTTTCGATATTTTCTTCCTACGAAACTTATTCGACCGTTATGATGTTCCCTTCTTTCCAGTATCTAATCAAGTAATCGATACAAACACCATTGGTTGGGCTACAATGGGGATGTTTACATCAGATAAGCTTTTTGAAGCCATTGGAATTAAAAGAGACAAACATAATTCATTGGAAGATGCTTTGTTATCCTTGGAAGCGGCGCGTCGAATCAGAAAGATGTGCGGTGTATTAGACTTCGAATCGATGTTCGAAGGTTCGTTTTAAGAACCAAACACAGTATTGTATTGACGGCTGACCCTAGCAAATAAAGCACACTTAGACATGTGTTTGAGTTGACGAGCGCCAATATAGGTGCAAGTGCTTCGAATACCACCAAGAATCTGTTCAATCATATTCTTAACCGGACCCTTAAACGGAATTTCAACTTCTTTCCCTTCCGCTGCGCGATAGTCTGCCTTCTCACCATAATGCTGCTCCATAGCTTCTTTGGAAGACATTCCATGAAATTTCATTTTTAGATTTGTCGGGTCTTTGAAAAAACTAAGCGGCGTTGGTGTTTTCTTGATGATTGTTTGCCTATCTTTAGAGAAGGTTACTGTTTGAAACCCGAGAGTTCCTTTTGTCTTAAATTCTCTTAAGGCTCGTTTTAAATAAAAATATTCTTCAAACGTTTTTGGATCTACCGAAATGCCCGTGTCGAAATCGAAAGCCTCTGGTGGTAATTCTTCACCAACCAATTCACCTTCACACTCAGCATAACCAGCGAAAATACCGCCACACATAATGAAATCTGCTCCAGCGCCAAAAGCTTTTGAAACATCACCTGGATCAACTATTCCACCATCGGCACAAATCAATCCATTTTCTAATCCATGGGCTGCATTTGCGCATTCAATCACTGCACTGAATTGTGCATATCCCACACCTGTCAGGAGCCTTGTGGTACAAACAGAGCCGCTCCCAAGACCTATTTTAACGATATCTGCGCCCTTCAAGAGCAGTTCATGTACCATATCACCAGTTACAACGTTGCCAGCCATAATGACCAACTGAGGGTATTCCTCGCGAAGTTTTTGAACGAATACTGAAAGCTTCGGTGAGTAACCATTGGCTACGTCAATGCAGACGTATTCGAGGGGTGCGTAGGACATGACCTTGTCGAACTTTGCTCGGTCATCATCCGAGATTCCCATTGAGTAGAAAGTGTGGGGATTTTTGTCTTCTCTTTTGAAATATTTAATAAGATCATCAGCAGAATAAAATTTATGAAGAGCTACAGCCATGTTATATGGCTTGAAAGCATTTGCCATTGCCATTGTCCCAACCGAATCCATGTTGGCGGCGATAATCGGAGTTCCTTCGTATTGGGGAGTACCGTATTTGAACTTGAAAGGACGGGTAAGTTTGATCTTGGATCGACTATCTAAATCAAAGTCTGCGCGTTGCGGAACGAACAATACATCTTGATAGTCTAGTTTTATATCGTCAAGAATTCTCATTTTCGAATCCTCCTGCTGATGGGTCATCGTTTTCTAATTCACTACCACAAAACGGGCAGAACTTGAAGGTAGGTCCGGTGTAAAGAAATCCATGTACAAAAAGATAAGAACGTTCGCGTTGTTCGATTTTTTGGTATTCAATCCATTTTATACAATAACAGTAGTACATTATTAATCCTCGTCATCTACATCTTCCTCGTCATTATCCCAATCGAAATCAGGGTGTAAGTTGCGGGCTGCTTCGTAAAGAATAGGATCATCAACTAGACTTTCCCAATCATCGGCACCACTATTTTCCAACATCTGGATAAGAATTTCCGCTAGAGAAATCTTATCCGCATCGGTCATATCGTATGAATTGAGAGTTGGTAACATCTCATCCCAGGTTTCAACCAATTTTTCCATTTCTTTATCTCCTAAACTAACTGGCGGTATTTAGAAGAGTCAGTTTCAACCTTATTACGACGCTAATCGGTAAGTCGTGATAAGTTGTGCAAGATCATACTCCCAACGATTGTTGATTACGCATTCCGGGTTTTCATAGTCATAGTGTGCAAAACCTTTTCGGTTAAGCTGTTCTTCAATTCGAAATTGAATGAGTTTGTCAGTATCTTTCTTGAGCCGGTCTGCCAGTTCATAAATTCGGAATGGAAGAACGATACCAACACAAGTGAGAGCGTTGTTGAGAGCAGCTTTCTCTTCCCCAAAGAAAGTGTATGGAAATTCGTTCTTTTCAGATATAAAACCAGAACTAAAAAACCCATAAAGATTTTCGAGTTCTTTCTGCGCTCCACCATTGAGAAGAATAGCAGTCTTGTGATTAGCTATGTAATCAGCAAGTATCGTTGATTGAGGCGTTGATCCCGAAAAGACACTTTCATTGTAGCCAGCATCCTGGGCAACCCGCTTGATTCCATACTTAGCGACCATCTCACCAAGGACATGAAGGGCTTGAATGCCTTGCTGGATCGAAGACAGATAAAAGTTACCAAAGCAATAGATTCTCATTTAGGAAACTCCTTAAATTCGTAATAGGACTACGACAGTATAACAGATTCGAAGCCCTATTACAATAGAGCCTCAAATCCCGTAACTCCTTCTTTTAATATGTTTGGTTCAATTTTCTGACCATACGCCCAATGTTTTGTAGTTTGAATATGACCCTTTCTCACGAATTTTCCAACGTGTGTTCGGAATTGACCATAATGAAACGGTTCGTCAACTCTGATTACATAACCTTCGGTTTCGTGATCCTTGGAAAGTTCCTCATATAAAGAATGAATCTTTTTTCTGTCATATGTGTCCCAATAGAACCACGGACATGGAGTTATTCCAAGGAGTTCAAACCATTCCAGTGAGGTCATCCAATCCAGAAGATAGTTCTTTTCATTCCAGAGAGCAAAACCATAAGCATAAGTCGGTAAGTTTTTGTAAAAAATCGAATGCTTGGCATAAACGTTTTCGACGTTGATCCGCCAATCATCTGGAATATTATTACACATTTGTCCATGGAATGCCTTGATCCAATTTCTTGAACCATGAGAACCAGAATCAATACTACGCGCATGGATGTAATCATTGTACATGGTGGTGCAATTATGAACTAATACTCCATTAGCAAAATAATTATGTGTTTCAGTTTCTATATCATATTTTCCACGATTAGTGTTATGTAAATATTTTTCAACCGATTTAACCTCCACTTCACGTAATCTAGGAACAGAAATATTATGTTCAACTTTTGGTATAGTCAGTTCTTTGCCTCTAAGTTTCTCTGGTAATTTATACTGCATACACGGTGGAATATGTGGTGAAATTAATTCAAAAAATCTTTCTGAATCGTTTGTAAATAAACGTAAATATAAATAATTTTTATATTCTTCCAATACTGAATTAATACCAAACTTTTCAAGACATTGTTGTAAAACAAGACAACTTTCTCGGTCAAATCCACAGACTGAGAACTGTGCTCTATCGCGTTGTTTGAAATTATGTAGTAAATTTCCATCATCCATATACCAAAATGCTAATGATAATGGTGTTATTTTTTCAATAACCCAATTCGGGACGATTTTCTTACCATTCACTATCATCGAATTAAAAGAATTAAAGATAGAATTTGAAGAAGCCGTCCAACATTTAATCATTGTAGAACCAAAACCTGAGGTACAAAAACAATACTGGCGAGCGATATCACCAAGTCTCTTATTAATCCATTCAATATATTCTAAATGTTCTTTTTTGTGGCTAAATTGAATTACCATTTTATTGACATTTTTACAACCATGATCTTTTACATTATGAATAGATGCGTCTCCCAACAACATTCCTAATAAAATTTGTTCTTGTATTGAAGTTAAATCAGGAGAATAATCAATTATTTTTACCATATCACCACCCTTCATATTTTTGGCTTCAATATAATTGTCATTAACATTGAATTTATGATTTGGAGTGCAAATTATTTTAACATATGGTCCATGTTGCCCCTTAACATTCACACTTAACCATTCCTCAGTGACTCCATTAAAAAATACATTCAATATTTTGGATGGAACTATTTCACCTCGTTGATTTACTCCCAATACATGCTGTCCTATAATTTTATTTTTATAAATATCACGTATGTTAATTTTACTAAAATCACTCATAGTTATTTTTGTGGACGCTAACAAACATTCCCCATCCATCTTCTCCATTACAATAACTCGCTTACCTTCAAAAATCTTAACATCTGGCATCATTCTATCATCATCGTGCATTCCATCTGACCATGGTAAGTGAAATGTGCGTGGATATTTGATATACTTCGTAAACAAATGTAGGTAATCAGCCATGATTTTCTGAACGCTTCCGTCATAAAAAAGCTCTCCACGAAGACGCTGACCATTCGGCATAACCGGATTACCCCACTTATCGAACTCCTGGTCATCATAGAAATGATCCGGAAGCAGGATACGAGTGATCCCAGTAGCCTTCCTTACATCAGCAGTCGAATAATAGGTCTTTTCACAAAGAATGTGACATGGTGTACAGACCGAGGCGCCATTCTCAAGATAGTATCCTCCATCATCCCACAGGCGCCGTTCCATAATATGATGGGCATCAACAGCGTCAGCCTTACAAAATACACAGCGATAGTGGTCCCTTTCGAAAACTTTAGTTCGAAATTCCTCTCTCGTCAGTAGTTTTGCTACATTCATGATAACCTCTATTCATCAAATCCATCTAGAAGCGGTTTCACAACAGCTTCTTCTCCTCCGAACAAATAACCAGCACGGTTCGTTACACGACCCAATGGTGCGAATTCTGGAAGCTCTGACACAATAGTACGAATCACAGGACCAGTTGGACGATGTTTCATTGGAATTTTATCCAATTCCATCGGGGTAAGTATCACTTCTCTTGTAGTTCGAGCTACCAAAGTTCCTTGTGTAAAAAATGGTGGATAGTGTTCCCAAACAACACCTTTTACCAAAAGCATTTGTTTTTTGGTCACGCTGTTTTTGTTCTGTAGTTCTTTATGACTGAAATGCGCCTGCGCCGCCATCGAGATACTATTTTTGATAGCATCGCCAACCCGCCATGCAAAAACATCGGCAGCAACATCCAGGTTTGAAACTTGCCAAACACGACAATCAAACGAGGGCGTCAGCTTAATTGCGCGGTCAGCGTAGCGCGAGGTCGTGATCATAAATTTCATGAATTGTGCCGATGCCATACCAGCTAAAACCGAAGTCAGTTTTTGAAAGCGTCCATCAAACAAAAATTCTGATTCATCGGTTGCTCCATACCAGAACAAAGTGATTTCGTCGCTTTGTGTATATCCAAGATCGGCATGTGTTTTTTCCACCAAAAACTTGGTGGTTTCGATCATCGCTTCTGACATATCGATATCGTATGGACGATTCATTCCTTTTGTGAAGGTATGAAATGCTCGACCATCTAGACGAGCCAATACGGGCAATCCTGGCATAGCCTTGCGGCTAGACTCAACGTTTTCATACTCTTTCATTCTATCGCCGAACTGGTCGTTAGTCATCTCTTATTTCCTTCATTTGTTCACGTCGCATTCCGAACAATTCTTCATGTGTGATATGAAAAAGTTCCTTCCCATCCAAACCAGATTTGAACGTTGCGTACTGCATTCCAACGCGCTTTGGATAATGCTCCAAGAGCAAATCCATGAATTCATCAAGCGTCTTCGCGTCAAACTCGACGTGTCCATCCGTATAAACCATACGTCCGGTATGTTTTACTGATTCCATCATACTTCCTATTTGTTAAATCTCGTTTATTATACACCAATAAAAAAGGGATAGCAAGAACCATCCCTTTTAAATGTTCTTGTTTTAGTTCATCGTTTCTTTATAAACCAACCCTCTCCAGGAACGTCAACCATTGTTTTGGTACTCCTTAGAAATACCTGCTTTATATATGGTTTCAATTTAAGATCGAAAATATCAGGATTATTGCCGTACATCACAGTGTAATGCATATCCTTCTCCTCTTCATGCGCCTTCCAAACAACGTGATTGATAACAATTTCAAATTGATTTCGTATATGAACCTCAACAGCTAAATGGTCTTCGGTCGGCTTGTCATATAGATCATACCAAGGATACGAAAACGCTATGGGTGGTGCATAGGGGAGAGGTTCACCCCCATCCATAATTCGCTTTAGTAAAGCGCTGTGAACAACATCCGTAGCCATAGGAAGCCAAGCGATATTCTCACGAGCTTCGCGAGCGGTTTTGATCCATTTAACAACGGCGACTATAATTTCCATTTCATCTTCTTTCATAATTTGTCCTTTAAATTAAAAAAGAGGAGTGAGATTTCTCTCACTCCTCTTTTTTCGGGAGTTCATATTCTCGCCCAACAGTAATGTGATACGGGTACGTCTTATAGAAACCCAACTCTTTACGAATTTCATCAAAGTACACACATCGAACCGGTAGTACCCAAAACTTCCATTGTTTGTACAACTCTTCAACACAGTATTCGAACTGAATGAGTTCTCCGTCGTGCTTCTTCCACGCTGGTAGGTACGAATCTGCTACAGGATAACGTCCGTCAAGAATCGTAACGTGTGGTTTCCACGCTGGCATCTGAATCATACCAATACCACGCATACGCAAAATCCAGCGATAATAATCGCTGAAATCCTCTAGGTCGCGTCCAGTAAGCTGCGCGATAACCCACCACGGAGTATTGCGCTCTTCTTTGCGCAAGTCCTCACGCTTTGGATCGTACATTATACGTCCATTTACCTTAACCCACTTCACTTCAAAATCTCCTATTGGTACTTCCGGCTGGATTCGAACCAACAAAAATCGCTAATCGGGCGATCATTTTAGCCAATTAAATTACGGAAGCATTATATTACCAATCTTCGTAGTCTGTCAAATCGATTTTTTCGCCAGTAAAACCGTCTTCAACTTTCACGACTGTTCCAAGGTTTGTAGGTGTAAACATGTAAGTTAATGTACCACCGACTGCACCGCCATATGGCGTTTTTGAGTCTATCATATGCTGCCTAATATCTAAATTTTCCCATTGTCCAGTAGCCACTTCTTCCAAAATTTGTGAATGCCATTCATGTAACTTCTTCCATTGTTCATCACTTAAACTAAACATATTCTCCTCCTTATTGGTAGTGATTAACGGTTACGATCCGTTTACTCAACGTTATGAGCGTCGCGTGATAGCCAGTTCACCAAATCACCAACGTTACTTATATATGTTTCGCCATCGCGTTTCCAAATTCCTTTACGAACCAATCAACATCCGAAGAAAATTGTTCACCGCGATTTTTGATTTCTCCTACTACCCAATAAACTCCAGTACAACCTTCAGTTACTCTATAATCGTAGTTTGGGTTGTCCCATTCACCATAACCCGCATGAGCACCAGCAATAAAATGCCCATTCTTTTCCAATTCAACGATATTGAAAGGATACAGATCCTTGGTTTTTAGAACTATTCCAGAAACCCCATCAAATTCTTTAAAAGTAGTTCTAATAACTTTTTCAATATCTTTCTTAACTTTCGCTGCTCGGGTTGATGCTTCTTCGTCCTTTCTCTTTCTCTCAGCGGCTTTGTCTTCTTTTTCCTTCTTCACAGCCCTTGCTTGCTCTAATGCGCTCATTTCTTTATCTTCTCACATTAAGTGTTTAATTTATTGCCTTCCTGATTTCTCACACTTTGCTTTGTTCTCGATGTATAAATCAACCGGGTCATCACTTGCTTCATTATCCCATATTTCCAACATATCTGTCAATAGACGATTTGTTTCTTTTTCATCTATCTTGCTCTTTTCCATATATGCTTTGAAACGAATAACAAATTCGTTTCTTGTCATTATACGCTTAACACCATCTTCAAACATCACAGGATGGTGACGAAGGTACGTTGTCGAATATGCCAACTGACCGTATGAATCACAATCGTTGACGTAAAAGTCTTCGTTTTTGTCTGCTGCAATAGCGATACTAGCGGCAAATAACAAGGAGAATAATATAGTTTTAAGCATAGATACCTCCAAAGGTTGGCACCCTTGAGAGGACTTGAACCTCCAGCCGCTGCGTTAGGATCGCAGTGCTCTATCCATTTGAGCTACAAGGGTATTAAATTATTAACGTTTGAAAACTGCCGTGTTTTGATCTGGTGGCATCATACCGAACGCATCCATTATATCAGCGAGCATTCTACGCTGCTCTCTTTCTGACCAATCAGAATACGGAGGATTGGATAGAAACGATTTAGCAATTGTCATGATATAATTCGGATTTTTTAGCAACGACGGTTCGTGAGTTGATTGAGCAATCGCTCCTATCAACTGTTTGCGACGAGGACCACAACCAAGCTTACTTATGTCTTTCTCTCGTTCGAACAAATCCGTAATCTTCATAAACACTCCAAATATGGAGTATTTATTTACTTCTTAACAGGAATATCCCAAACAAGTTCTCCAATTGAACGGAGCGGCACAGGCTTACCATTAGCATCTGACACGAGTTGTCCATCAACTTCACCAGTAAAGTATTTGCCATGTCCGATAGCTTTACCATTGTAAAGAACCATCTTGACAAGCTTTTCTCCAAGCTTACGCACTTTTTGTGGGACTTTCTTTCCCGATCCATGCTTTGCGACTGCCATTTTCTCTCTCCAATATGTAGAGACGCATTGTAGCGTAAATTTACTCCAAAGTCAACTCTACTCTACGGTCGTTACTATAACAAGCCTTCAACTTAGCACCCTTCAAATTCTTACAATCGGTGCTTGTTGTGCGAAACTTTGTCTTTCCATGACCATTTGACTTGATCTTGGCAGCATCAATACCGTTGGCGACCAAATACGCCTTAACCGCATTAGAACGCTTTTGTGATAGCTTCAAATTATACTGTACGGTACCAATTCGGTCTGTGTAGCCATCAAGATTGATAGTCTTGTATTCAGCGGTCTTTAGAGCCTCGACAACGGAATTCAATGCATCTTTTCCTACAACGGTGAGTGTTGACTTATCGAAATCGAACAAAACGGCTGCGTTAAGAACAAGAGCAACAGATTTTTCTAGAACAAGTGGCTCAGACACAATTACTACTGGTTGCGCGAGAGGCTTCGTAACAACGACTACTTCTTCTTGAGCCTTTGGTTGTGGTGCAATGATACCCAGTATAACTTCGGCACGCCGGGTTGTATCACACTCAGGAATCAGGTTCTTGAGTTCCCAAGTGCCAGTCTTGACGCAATGATGATTGATTGTATCACGGACGAGCTTACCATTTGAATCGGTTACGTAACCTGGAATACCAGCGAATGTGGAAGCAGTGAATACGAAAATACTAATCGCAAGAATAAGTTTCTTGAAAAACATGATGATCTCCTATATATTATGTTTTATGTGCTGGCGGAAGGCAGAGTACTTGAAACTCAAGCCGCGTTTATAGCGGCTCCCATTGTTTAGCAAACAAGTCCAATCCCTGACTGGTTTACCTTCCAAGAATACTATTTATAAAAGCTTTAAATGTCCCGTAATCTTATCTAATCGTTCGGAAATTGCCGGTCCAATCGCTATGCATGTTTTCGTCGGAACACCATCAAATTCTGTTAATCCGGAATCTGTAATTAATGCGGCGGGAAATAGATTATCCAACGCTTTTTGATAAATGTCAAGCAATTCCTCTTCACTGTCTACCGAAACCACGATCTTTTTGAACGTCCCGGTTAACAACCATCGTGCTAAAGAACTACCATCATCGATTTTAAGTGTCAAGGTTGTCATATCCAAGTCTTCAGAATGATGTTGATTCATCATATTCAAAAGAACGAGCATGGACGCGTGAGCACCCTGAGCAACTTGTTTGCCCTTTCTCATATTCAAGTCTTTCCTCATGCAAATCACTTGCTTAACATCCATTATAACACACTTTAATCCACTTTAAATGACATAAGGTGGATTATAACCCACCTTATGCTTTTTGTCAACCTCAAATGTAAGTTATATAATGATAATTAAAGAGGTTCCACATTCTGAACAACACTTGTTGCTTGTTTTATTAACATGACCACAAGAAACGCACTTCGATTTCATTCTTGTTGTAACGGGCTTACTAACACGTCTACCTTCTTCAGTTTCACCCAACAGGCGAAGAACAATAACATGGCTTTGTGTTTCGGTTGGGAACCAAGAAGCTTCATGGAATGACTGATTCGAAACTGAACCAGGAGCAGTGACACCAACTTCATTTTGTTCACCAGTATCCACGAACTTCTTTATTGAAGCGCTTTTCATCAGCCGGTTCTGTGCAACAAAACTCTTGGTCTGGATGTTGTTTGCTGAATATGTGGCGGTCGAAGAAATACCACGGTCTACAGATCGTAGAGTATCATCGCCCATAGCACCAGAAGCGCCAGAACAAGAGACTTCTCCACCATCATCATCTCTATATTCAACGTTATTATCCAGCCACCAGTCTTGTTTACGACGAACCCAAGGCTTAGGTTTGTACCAGTTTGGATCATACTTCGGTTGCTCTTTTTCGAACCAATATTCGATACGAATCAAACCATCTTCGGCACCAATGCCGCGATGAGCTTCAACCCCTGCCGTGCGTTCAATGAATTTGAAACGATTTCCCTCTTTAAAGTTGCCATTCTTAATAAAGCGTTCAAGAACAGCTTCACTATTAGGCTGTAGCATGAGGTTAACGCCATCAGTGGCAGATTTGCCATCTATGGTAATACTAACCAAGGCACGAACATTGTTTAGGTTTTTGAGGTATATGCTGTATTCGGAACCGAATGGCACATAGGTGATATCCTTGAACTCGCGAAGGAAGGCGCGACCACACTTAATAGCGGCGGCAAACTTATCTGCGTACATCATTGTTGCTCCTATTATACGGTATACTGACTGGATACCTAATAAATTAAAGTCAGTTTAGTGAAGGTTCAACCCTATGTCCAACCTTCAAAGCTCTTAGATCATCGATGCTCGATTGGAACCAACTCTTCCAACCCCTTTGTGTATCGGCTTCTATATCCCAATTTCTTAGGAATGCCTTGATACGGTCTTGCAAAATCAATTCGATGATCAATATTTTTAGTTGTTAATTCTACCAACAACTTTCTATCTTCTTCAGATAGTCTTGTAACCAACATACCCGGCTTTTTCCAATCACTCGGCATACCTCTTTGTTGAGTAAATGATGGATAAAGCGACCATTGCGTCCATGCTTCGTCAATGATTTGTTCCATGACGTGCGCAGCAGTTCTATTTTTGTAATGGTATCTCATTATATATCACGGGTTTCGTTTGTTGTCAATCTCGAATGACTAAATTATCAAATTCTTTTTGTATGGCTTCTCGGATTTTATCTTTTTCTAAATCCGATAATTTATTAGATTTAAAATATTCTGATATAGCCGTTAAAATCGCTTCATTTTCTTCTGGTGTGTAAGAACAATCAGTTAACACATATTTAAACATTTCAACAACTTCATCATTTAATTGTATATCATGAAATACTTCGAGTTCTTTTATATTGTCTGTCCACTCGATTATAGTTGCTTCACCATTCAAAAATACTTTGTTATTTTTAATCTCTACATTTATCATATATGATTCCTTTAATTGTCAATTGCTATTTATTAGGCGAAGATTGCTCCGTATTTGTTTGTAATGAAATCCGTGTAATCCAATCCCTCATTGGATTCAAAGGCTCGTTTTGAGTTCCTTAAGCTAAAGAAATTCTGAACCACCGATACGATGCCGGCAGCAGTTGTCTTCTGAATAGCAGAAATACCTTTATCACCGTAAATCTTTTTGAAATAGCTCTTGCGGATGCGTGTCCCATCGTTTCTACCGATAACCTCGGAAAAGATCAGAACTACATCATTTTCATTGTGCGGAACCTGAGCATTGAAAATGTCAGTCATTCTCTCTTTAGAAAGACCCAAGTCTTCTTTCAGGAATAGAATTTGATCGCGGTGTCCTTTGTAACGGATAGTTTTGTATGTCAACTTCTTAATTGGACCAGCGATTCGAATATCATTAGCCCATTCACCAATGCCTCCGGACGTGTTAAATGCCTCGTATTCGCAGCCATCGAGCAACAATGTCTCGTAACCTTCCAGCGGGTCTAAAAGCTCGTAGCGCCCGTTTATGATGGCTGGGCACGGCTCATAATATTCATTCACTAAACCCTCAGACGACCATGAGAGATAATACTTCATTTGGTTGCTGGTTGTGATTGGAAGCGCTCCTACCCGCATCTTGATTTCATCGATTTCCTCGAAACCTCTTATAAGGTCACGAGTGATAATACCAATAGCTCCTGGAGCTAGACCACATTGAGGAATGAAAGTAGAACCGTAATCGATTCGCATAGCTGTGATGGCTTTTGTGGTGGCAACATCTTCAGTTAAATCGAAGTATGGTATACCAGCAACACCAGCACAATGAGCAATAAATTCGTTTACTTGATATGGTGTTGCAGCAATTACCGCATCGTAATCCCTAAGTAGCTTGGTTACATCGTCCGCATTATCAAGATTTATCGGCTTACCTTTCTTGTTTAAATTGACTTTATTTTTATCGAAGACATCGACATTGTAGATATGAAGATCGCGTAGATATGCGTTGATTGTGCGACCAATTAGACCGTAGCCGAAAAGACAGATATTGAAAAGCATAGACTTCTCCTGTTTGGAGTTAGCCTAGCATAAAAAGGACGGAAAAGCAACTAAAAGTGGCACCCTCTACAGGAATCGAACCCGTAATTCAAAATTCGTAGTTTTGTGTTATATCCATTTAACTAAGAAGGCATTTCATTTGGATACGGAAATGGTCGGGGTAAACCCATCTCTTCCGCATACATACAACGTAAAATACAACCACCACAAGTTTCACGAACCGACGTTCGTTTACCTTCCAAAAAATCATTCAAATCACCGGCTGCTACAAATCCCATACATTCAAAAATGGGCTCGGAGCAGACCCAACATTCTCTCATTTGAAGATAAGGTGATATATCTCAGTATCAACCCGATCCATCAAATCTTTCAACTTCATTTTTGCTTCTTTATGAAGCATAGCACTATCAGCAGCGATACCTTTAACTTCTTGAGCAACGGCTGCTTCTTGTTGAGCTTCTCGAACGATACGCTGAGCTATCCAATCGACAATCAAAGCCATTTGGTCTTTTGCTTCTTCTAATTCTCTTAGTTTCATTTAAAATCCTTTTGGTTAGACGTAAGCGGGATTCTATCGAGGATGATCATTCGTCTCGTTTCAATGTCGCCATTAAAATCTTTGCCTATTACCCGGAGGCTCCCTGGCACTATCAACACCCCCTGTCTATAGTTGCTGCACCTACGCTGTCGCCCGTTTCACCCCACATAAATGTTATTTATGCGGACTCGTCTCTGTTGCCGTCACTCACGTTACCGTGGGGAGCCATTAACTCCTAAGCTGTGCCAGTGCAGTCCCGACTTTCTTCTATGAGATTACTCTCACAGCGATCATCTGGCTAACCAAATCCTTAATATTCAAAATAACCTTTTGTCAAACAGCGTGTATATTGCGTTGCATAGGCAGCGCTCGGAGTCTTATCCTCCTTGTCATCATACACGATACCGACATATTCCAATAACTTTGTTTTTAAATCACTTTCACCATACATCTGATCATAAAGTGCAGTGAATTCAGCAATCATTTCTTCTTTTGGGGTTCCAGCATCTCGGTCGATTACGATCTGCTTGGCTAAATGTCCCATCTTGGAACATTGAAATTCTCTTTCGTTTACTTCGCCCCCATCAGCGAAGCAGACCGATACTATACCCAAAAGAAACAAAGTTAGCAAGACATTTTTCATGATTATCGACCTTGCTTTGTATATGCTTGCGCCCAGCAGGCTAGATATGTCGCGTCATACATTTCTTGTGGTTCTCTCCATTTCGGCTGTTGATCGTACAACAATCCCATATTCAATAGGACAGAATCAACGATTTCCTTCTTAATTTTTTGCCCAGTTAAACCGTTTGAAAGATCGCCTAAAATCTGATCCTTTGTAAGCCCTCCGCGCTTCCCCTGCATCACCGTCTTTGCAATCTCACCCCAAATTTTACAATTTTTGTCAATCAAAAGATTAGCCGAAGAAGCGCTAAAACACGTAGTCGAAGCCAACAAAATCAAAGCAAGCAGCAGTCGAGACATAAAACCCCCTATTAATAATCGTCTTCGTATCGATCCTCGCGCTCTGGAGGAGCGTATTCCAAACTATCCATGACATCATGACTTATTTTTTCAAGCGCATGCTTGCTAAAATAAAGTTCCGGATCAACCGCGATCCACTGTTTAACACGCGGATCGTAAATCTGTGCTCCGGTGATATCTACACCAGCCGCATAATCAGGTTCCAATTGCAGTCCACCGCGTTCACGTGATCCGCGCTCTGCGGGTGTATATTCGTATTCAAACTTGGCAGCATAGTCTGGACGGTTACGCATGTCAGGCATCCAGGCTTTAATATTGTGACTGTTAGGAGGATCATCCTCCAAAGATTCATAATCCAATGCTATGTGATCAACATCAAATGTTTCTGAGAAACCGCGTCTTGGGTGAGAATTCCAAATTTCATCTAGTTTCATACTAATCTCCTTGAGGATAAGGAATATTTAGTTGAATTCCATCCCATTGATCGCATTTATGAACTTCCCCATGTCACAAGCGTAAAACCCAGCGGAGTTGATAGCATTGATCTCAAGGACATGATAGCCGTTCTCAGTCAACGCAACATCCAGCGCAAACGCACGATTCGGACTCCACAAATTAACCATCTTTTGAGCGAACTGCCACAACTCAGGGTCCGAATATTCCGTTATATTTACATAGTACACCCTATTAGAACGCTTGTATATAGACCCGGTGATAACTTTTCCATCGACTACATAGAAACGATATTCAGCGTAAATGTCCTGAAGCGGTGCCATCACAACTAAATCATCAGCCGTCATAGTTGTCAATGAACTTTCACCATCCAAGGCAATAAGATTTTGACGCCATGTTTCAAAATACTCCCAAGTCATGGTCGATCCAGCAAACTGTTTATTATCATTGTTCGGGCGGATGAAGAATTCATCCCAAAGCTTCGGAAGCTCACGCAATGGGTAAATAACGCTTTCTGCGTTTAGCATATGCTTTTGGTAAGCATATAGAAGGTAGGAATACTGAAGATTTTCATCAAAGTATCCTGGAAACCATCCTTTCTTTTTCGAAATTTTAGCCATTGATGTAGCACCAAGAGTCATAACATGACCTTCGGGATTAACATCTGGCTCCATTTCATGAGCGAATGGAATTATGCTGACGACTTGATAGGAAGTGTTTTGCAACTCCAATTGACGAAGAAGCTCCTCAAAAGCATCTTCATTGTAAAGATTTTTCTGTAATACCCAAAACATAAATTTTCCTTTGGCTACCCCACCTGGAATCGAACCAAGACAGACACCTTCAAAGGGTGTTGTTCTTCCGTTAAACTATGAGGCAATATTGTTAAAATTTTACTGAGCCACCAAACAAATATACATCCGCGTCTCGGTTATATGTCGAGACTACCCGGTTATATGTAAATCCAAGTTGAGTGCTCTTTGTTACATTTCTTGTTAATCTGAAGCTACCAGCAGCCAAAAGATTCGGACCGGATTGCATCTTATCGTAAGCTAGATACGGTCCAAAACCGGCACCATAATTCCACTTCTCGGAATGTCCTTCCAACCAAAGCTGACCCATAATACCTTGTCTGTTTGTGCTGCCATTATTACCTTCGTCAAGATACGCAACCGAGTATGACAAGTAGTCATTGATCGGGCGCTTACCTTCGATCTGAAAAGCCAGACCGTTATTCGTATTCGCGTTCGTTGTTCTAGAGATACCACCCCAAACACCAAATTCAGTATCTGGTACTAGACTGGCTTTACGCTTCTCGTAATCGGTTCCGATACCCAACAGCACGGCATTTGAACCGTATCCATTAACCAGAAGCACGTTGTTGTATTGTGCTCTGAGATACCAGGAAGAACTAGTCGGATACCACTTTAAAGCTACCGAAGACAGAATACCGTAACCCTTTTGATTGACTTCTGTGCCGCTGTAGTTACCGTCCATGCTTAGGTACGGACCAATACCAAGCTTTAAAGCAAGATCATGAGACAACTTGAGACCATACCAACCTTGAACTGAGAGACCATCTCGATGGTCGTTCGGTAGGTGTCCTTCGTTGTAATACGTAGCACCAATCGAGAAATTTTCTGAAACATTCCTGTCGAAACCAGCCTGATAAGCATATGTCTTTTCACCCAATCCGGTGAGTCCACCGAACATGATATAGACATCGCCGTCAGCCGCATTTACGAACATCGGGAAAAGCAATCCAACTACAAGCAATAAATTTTTCAAGTTTCTCTCCTAAGTTTTGAACAAAGCGTTTCGTACTATACACCTTGTCTTAGGAAAAATCAACTACTTTTGGCAGGGGTGGAAGGAATCGAACCCTCGCCTACTGGTTCAGAGCCAGCCTTGCTACCATTACACCACACCCCTATTTTACCACGACGCTGTTAAATAATGATACGAATGATCGTAATGACCCCAATCAGGATCATGTCCTATATCTTCGCTATAAGACGCTTCATCAGAAACAGTATATCCATTAGCACGCAATATTTTTTGCAATGCTCGTATTTCAGCTTTTCCGCCCTCTGAATTCGGATAAACTGGTATTACAGTTTGTCGGCATTTATCTTCAACTGCTTTTGTAATCGCTTCCGTCACGCTTCCTTCAAACCACTTTTTAGCAGACCGCGAAGCATTGGATACTCTACTTTTTTCACGCGTTACTCTAGCTTTCTCCACCACAGCAGCCTCTGCTCTTTCTTTTGCTTCTAATTTCCTGACTTTTGCTGCTGCTTCTTTTGCGTTCATATAACCTCTCAACATTACATCGAATATGCGTTATCTCTTACTCCATACAATATAGCATTTTTTACTGGGATAATCAAATATCCTTTCGAAAGATCAATGTTATCTGCGTGAGTTATTTTTGCACCAACATCTGTTCCGTCGAATTCTAAGATATTCACAGTTACTGAAATCATTATGAACTTGTTAGGATCGGTAGCACACTCTTCCGGTAAACCGGAACCAGCTAGCGTCAATTCCATAACATCATCTTGATCTTCTGTCATTTTTCCACCGGTCACCCAAATGTTGAGACCGCTAATCTTGAGAAAATCCGACAAAGCTTCTACCGTAATTCTCATTTTGGCTGTTTTCATTTTAAATCTTCCCAAATATCTAATTGTGATCGGTCTTCAACTTCTTCTAAAACTTGAAACATCATATACATCAAATTTTTAAAATCACGAGCCGATCTTTCTGCTACCATTATTTCATATTCATCTTTATAAAAATACGTTCCGTAACTACTAACGCCACCAAGAATCCAACCAGTGCGATGTAAATGAGCACTGAGGTTTTCTGGACTAATACTTTCCAGGACTTCATCATCGACTATTCTAACTCTGATAGACATACATAGCTCCTTAGTTGGCTCTCCAGGAAGGGATCGAACCTCCGACACGCTGATTAACAGTCAGCCGTTCTACCACTGAACTACAGGAGAATTGTTACGCATGGTATTTAGCATAGACCGTGACCAATTCAAAATCACTTACCGTACCATCTTCAGCAACAGTACCAAAACCTGAAACGCTAAATTGCGGAGTAATACCAGCTTCCAACAATTGCCTTAATATGTTTCCCTTTGGAGTACTCAAAATTTTGAAGTCAGCAACCATTTTGTCACCGTCCATTCTGATATTGGTAATGGCATGACTGATTTCTGCTATGTCGATTGAACCTTCATTTCTAGGTTCACCAAGTACACCCAAGATACCATCTTGGTTCTTGATCCGTTCTTGAGCATTATCTACAGCTTTCTCCAATGCATCTTGTGTGTAGACATGACCGTTGCGTTGTGCAACATCGGCAATTTTTAAAATTTGATTTTTTAATTCCATATTTCCTCCTAAATCTGGCGGGACTAAAGGGAATCGAACCCTCGTTCTCCGTTGGACAGACGGGCATTCTACCATTGAATTACAGCCCCAAATTTTTATCTTTCCATTCTTGTTTCACATCTTCTTCACCAACTAACCACTCATCATTAACATGATCATATACTGGCAAAGTAAAAGATCTCTTTGATGTATCAAGAGCGTCACAAGCTTCTTTGTATGTTTTTATCTTAAACGTCATTTTTATCTGATCCTTACTGGATATCCAGCTTCGCACAACGGGCACCCAGGAAGTGTTCCGGCTGAATGTTGAGTTAGTATCGGTTTAATCTTATGTACAAAGTACCGAACATCCAAAATTCGTATTGTTACTTCTTCGCCCAGTTTAAGCGCAAACATTTTAAATTCTTCCATATTCCCTCACGAAACTCACCAAAGTTCGCCTTTCATCATCAGGCATATTTTTCAATTCTTCGTAGGAAATAACTCCGCGCATGCGATACAAAACAAACAATAAATCATCCATTCTCTTCTCCTAAATTTGGCACCGCCACGGGGGAATGATCCCCGACTTTAAGATTGACAATCTCACGTGCAGACCACTACACTATGACGGTATAATTAAATTTTCTCTAACAACTCTATGTATCTCTTTGATTTCTTAATTGCACTCTCTTCAATCAAAATGAGTTTTTCAATCTCTACTTTCAACCATTTTTCTGGTGGTGACTGAATGACTTCGTAAAATGATCCACGATACTTATCTGACCATTCGTTCGCTTGGTTCTTAAAATCGAGAACATTTTCGATGTCAGTATCAGCCTCAACCTCATGATAGGTACAAGATTCCTTGTATTCTCCGTGCGCCCACCGTTGCCAAACCTTAATCCACATAAAATTCCTCTAGATAAATATCACATATTGGAGGACATTATACATGGAAACGCCTAAGCCGTCAAATTTCGATCTCAACATTCTCCCGCCCCATAGTGCGGATAAATTCTTCGTTCATGTTAAAAGCGCTTTCCTAGACGAAGATCAAACCTCAAAATTCACCATGCAGGTTCTTACTGTCCTTCTCGATCTTGCTGGTAAGTCTATCCTACTAATCGTTGAACACGCCGGGATAGAAGGCTTTCTAAAGATCATCGACGCTGTCGCAAGTCATGACCTTCATGTTACTCTAAATATGTTGAATGGTCAAACCGGAGGATCGCTCGACGCACTACCGCTTCAATTGCGATGCGCCAAACATCAATTCGTCCTGGACCATACTTCGAAGGATGTAGCAAGACACGTGTTGTCTTTTCAAATCCTATAAATTGGCAACCCCACTCGGAATCGAACCGAGGACTTTTCGTTCAAAGCGAAACATGTTTCCATTACACCATGAGGCAATTGTTACATATTCATTGGGTCATTGGCTTGCTGGCTCATTTGAATCTTAACCATCTGCCTTGCAACCCAAAACTCAGGAACTTCTCTCACAAAAAATGCTTGTTGAGAAAACGGATGAACAACCTTGTCACCCTTCTGTGGGACGTGTCCCGTAATCTTATCTACGTAAAAGAAACTTCCATCAGGAAGATAGTATTCAACTGTTAACATTTATTATTTCTCCATTTTGTTCTTTTTTAATCCAATCACGCACGCGCATGAGCACTTCACCCAACCAGTTCAATCCCTTCCATTGCTTCGGATCTAAACAACGTTTATCAGTTTCATAAAGACCAATTCCCCAAATCACGTCATATGGGCTGGCTTCTACAATCACGTCGTCACCAGTTCCGAGGATATATTCCTTGAGGTCAGCATGTTGGGTAAACTTACATAGATTGCCTTTGTAGACAATATCTCTAGCAGAAGTCTCCCATACGATCTTATTAAAGTCCTTAACCTTCTTTCCATACGCCTTTTGATCGGCTGGACTGTTGGACATCATTATTCGTTGATACATTTCCTTATCACCGAACATCTTTGCTTTTTCAGCCATCATATGTTGCTCGGTGCAGTTGTACGCAACCCCTTCAACTATGATATTGGATGGGTACCAGTTACTAAATGGTCCGTTCCAAAACAAATGATATTTTTTATTATTTTCCATACTACCTCCAAATTGGCTCTGTTGGGTGGCTTCGAACACACCGTCGCTGGCTCTAATCGCATTGTGCTGGGTGCCAGTGTTCTTCCACGTACTCGGTTCTTCGCTAGTCGCTCACAGGTCTCAAAAGTCTATTGGTACTATACTGGTCTGTCCAGGCGCCACCCCTGGCTCAACGTTTTTTTGGGAAGCCCAATGCGATGTTACCAATATTTCGCTCAACAATGTATATCCTGATCTTGACAACTAACTACTAATTCCTTTCCTCTAAACTACAACAGAATTGTCTCTTATTTAATCACCGTTTTGAACGGCGAACAATTCATTTTCAGATGCTTGAAATGTTCCTTAAAAGCATCCCTATCACTTTCAAATCGAAAGAAAATAAAATAAACTGTTTCTTCATCATTCTTGTGTGATGTTATATAACTCGGACCATTATAGATACGAGGACTACCATCACCGTATTCCAAAACTTCTCGAATCTGACGCATGATTGTCTTGCTAAACGGTTGAAACGCTTCCCAAAACTTATTAGTTTCAACATCAACTTCTACTGGACAAGAGTTAGTTGCCATACTGGTTTTTACGCTTTCAATCGTAAGTCTATTCAGCGTTCCATCATACAATAGTTCCATATTAACCCTCTTTCTCGTCTTTAATAATTAATCTATTAAGTATTCTACGACCCCGCTTCGTGTATAGCATTAATACCAATCCGCCTATGTACAAAGCCGATACAATCCACATTACATTATCTAATGTCATTTCTTTTCCTTATTCAACCATGAAGGATGATTTCCTTCAGTTTTCCCATCATAAATCACCGCCTCTAACTTACCTTCATTTTCTTCAAAGCGTAGATTCCCTTTAAATTTGAGAGATGCTTTAGTGTGGGGATTAGCCGGTGTTTCCTTAGACGAAAATCCAACTCCCGGTTCCACAGTGAAGTGCCACACATAGTAGCTTTCACCTTTCACTTTCACCACCCAAGGCGGGATGTTTTGATCCTGATTATGAGCCTTGTTGTAGTGAATCACGATAATTGCGTCTTCAAATTGCTCTGGTACCTATGTCATTTTACTCTCCTGTTCGTTAATTGGCTCCCATTTAGGAAGCTTCAAAACCAATTCGTCGGCATCATCAAGAAAACCGACCACCCACCACTTTTTTCCTTCGTCCAATTCACACATCAAGAAAGATGATTTATGAAATTGATAAACTTCTTTGGATATACTATATCTATAAAAATTATTTAGACCTTTGAAATGCTCCACAAAATCTATTTTTAGCAATTCTTCCAAAGAGTTAAACTCTGAGGTTTTCGCTGGTATATCTGCCCAATTTGGAATACGTTGTTTAATTGTTGCCATTAGCGCCATTCCTTCATAAAGTTGTCAATGCTTTCTTCGGTCCAACCACGAAGTCGCATCAAACCTCGTTCTCCATCCTTTTCGAAAGCTGCTACTGTTGCCAGAACTTCTTCCTCGTTAATCTTACTGACTACACAATATGCTATGCTGCAAGAACATTCAGTTCCATCGAGTATTGAAATACCTTCAATCTCTTCTTCATCAATCGTTGTGCATCTCACTGGACGGTAACAACAATCCAAAAACGCATCACCTACTTTAATTTCTTCCATTTAATTTCTACTTCCAGCATTCAAATCACGCTGAACTATCGCCATCTGATCAGATAGTAACATGGCAGGAGCCTCGTTGTTGTATTGCTTGTAGTATTCATCAACAAGATTCACAACATTTGAAGACCGCAAAAAAGATAACAACGTGTTTACATCATCCCACTCTTTACCTGATATCATTATCTTCTCCATTCATGCTATTTTTTAACAAATATGTTGGTCTTTTGATCCACATTTCCAACGAACATTGCACCTTCCATTTTTTCGGGGGCGTCTACTACTGCTGGATAGAATATTTCACTGGAACTTAAAACAAGCTCATTCCATCTTTTGATCCATTCTTTTTCAGTATAAACTACGTTTTTCATTGTATCTCCTTATTAAATTGTTCTGGTTTTGGGCTGGGAGGGAACCAGAAACCGCCCACAATTTGTTTTTCAGTACTTAGATCTCGGCGCCGAATCCATATACCTACATACCGGTAGTGTTCCGGCATTATTCTTACACTAAGTCGCATCCACCAATATGCTTCCTACCAGCTACCCGTAGGCTTATGGTCATTGGCATGGAATTGAACCATGCTCTCTTTAGTGTGCTTTGGCTCCACAGGGAGGACTCGAACCTCCATACCGTTCAAGACGGATTGCAACGCATTAACAGTGCGTCCTCATTACCATTAGAGTACCGTGGAATTGTCTATCTCTTTACTATATCGCTGAGCCATCTCAGCAAGTTCTTTGTTAGTGAACTCTGGCTCACCTTTTACTTTTTCAACTTCGGCGATTATACTACAGACCACACCAGTTGGCAAGTAGTCTCGCATTAAAAGATACAAAAAATTGGTAATTTATTATTCATTTTCTACCTTCTAAATCGACACATAGATTCGCTTGCAAAAGTCTGAGTTCAGTCTTTTGCTTCATCAATCACATCCTGCAAATCTCTAGAACAATCTTCAGCAGCCGCTTCCTTACCCCTGAGATATTCCTTCATCTCGTTGCTGGTGTTGTGCAAGCCCGTCAGTGCAATCCAACCTGTCGGTTCTCTCCACTGCTTTATTAGCTGCTCCAATCTTTTGATCAATTCGCTCTTTACCATGACTGCTCCTATGTCTCAGAATGACTTCGTTACTGATTCTATATGCAATAACCGCCTTCTGGTCATAGTATTCTAAGGTCAAATCGATGATGATGTCAATCTGTTCTTTTGTACATCCGATCCTGATCGGAATCATTCTTTCTTCAAATATTGCCCCATCAGGAGCAACCCACTTGCCTTTGGTTGGTTTCAACACTGTACAACCACCGGCAATGCCATTGATCATTTTATCCCAAACTTTGTGGTAACGAACCTTGATCGGTCTCCCGTCAGGACGAGTCGTTGGAACCAAAATTTCCCAAAATTCCAGAGTACTCATTTAGTCTTCTCACTTCAGCAAATTGAAATTTGCCATAGCATCATTAATACCTTCACGAAACCTTTCAACGATTTCATCAGCCGTTAATTCGCCGCTTTCAATTAACGCTTTCATATCATTTCGACCCAACACATCATCGTCTTTTCGGTTATAGTAAAAATAATCGGAAATAATATCATCCACTAAATCTAACGCATATGTTTTCTTTGTTCTCATATATTCCCTTAGACCTCTTCGAATTTCAAATGTTCGGGCACATCCAACAAATCCTCTCCGTCTTCGAGGTAGTTTGCCTGATAACCAGTTTTACATTCGGGACACTGTTGTGCAGCGATACCCGGCAAGTTTGTCTGAATATGTTTCATCACAACTTTCTTCACACAAGTGGGACACCAATCTCTATCAAAAGCTTCCCAAGTAACGGATCGTTTCACAAACATCTTTTCTCTCCTTAAAATGGCACCCCCAGCAGGATTCGGACCTGCAACGGCTGAATTAGAAGTTCTGCCTCCATCCCTTGGTAGGGGCGTAATGTACTACTTTACACCTAACTTGTCAAGCGAATCTTTTTTCGAGATTTGAATTTCTTGAACCATTTCTGCGTTGAAGTGATACGAATCGCCTTCGCACCAGCAAGTCGGTTTGGTTGGATCAATATCCCAAACCCAAAGAGTAAACCAATCCGGTCCATTCTTTTTCAAAACAATCGATTTTGTAGGTTCCGCAACAATATCAATAAAAATACTAGGTTCCTCTGTCATGTTTCTCTCCGTTAACTGGTAGCTCCTGAAGGAATCGAACCTTCCGCCCCCGCCTTATCAAGACGACGCTCTACCGATGAGCTAAGAAGCCATTTCTATAATCATGCTAGCATGTTTTTCTACTTCATCGAGGATTGCTTCTTTTTCGTCTTCTGAAAATCTCCTATCATTCTTTAGCTCCTCTTTAAGCGCCCAAGCTAAATCCAAAATTAATCCTGATGGAAATTCATCCTCAACACCACAAAAAACATATCCAGTGTCTTTATTGTTCAAAAAAATCCAATTTTCGCCTTTCACTATTTTCACTTTATTCATTGTCTTTCCTTAAAAATTGGACCCCTGTGTCGGGATCGAACCGACCCAATTTAGGCTCGCAACCTAAATGCTGTCCATCAGACAGGAGTTAAACTTTGGTGGAACAAACAGGACTCTCACCCGTATCTGTCTGGACTAATATCACACGTCTATGAACGCCGAGATTACCGTTCTACTTTTGAACTATTGTCCCAAATTTGGTAGGAGCGTAGGGAATTGAACCCTAATTTTATCGGTTAAGAGCCGAATGTAATGAGCCGTTATACGACACTCCCATTGTACTACTTACGCATCCAGGCATCTTCTTTTTCCATTACCTGAACTTCTTTTTCATAAAATTCTTCACGCACATCTTTCAACACAGCTTTCCGTAGTATTTCTGGAAACACACTCCAGCGTAAACTCTTATCACACACGCCATCTTCTCCGAACTTACCACCAACTAATTGCGTCAGTTCTAATTCAACCGTTCCATCTGGTTTAGCTTCCCAAATAATACCACAAGAATCGCAAGCCTCTGCAACTTTATCTTTGAAATCTTTTGTGGTTATATCCGAACCACAATTTCTACACTTAAACGTTAAAATCATTACTATTCTCCAAATTGGTAGGACCGGAAAGAATCGGACTTTCGACCTCTACAGTGTCATTGTAGCATTCTACCACTGAACTACGGTCCCAAAAATGTGGCGGGTGAGGTATCTCCTACTAAGCTTCAAAGGCTTTTCGGTGCCCATTCTCCGTTTACTCTCCTGACCACGTAAAACTTCAATCCGTTTCATCTTTCAAAATTTGTTCAAGTCTTTGTCGAACAAATTTATCTAAATTTTTCTCAGCCGCTTTTGGTCTCTTAAAGAAACTATTAATTACTAAAAACTCTAAATTACGTCTTGAATCGCCTTTCGGATGTCGCGGGTAAAACACAAAAACACATCCTATCACAAAAACAACTCCCATAAAAATGATTTCATACATTTAATTTTCCTCTTATATAAACCCTCAATCTCTTTAACACTTCTCCAGAATACTCTCTTCCATAAATGTCGTCCAGAGAATATTCAATCATGCTGAAGATTCGGTCCCATTTCCAGCCATGATCAACTCCAGCTTCGAAATAATCACACCAGCTTACTAGCTTCTCATCTTCTTTTAGCCGATCTAGAACTGAATCTAATGGCATCCCCTGTGAATCACAGAGATTAAAAACATCACTTCCGAACACTACATCCTTATCATCTTCGGTTTTTCCTATTACTCGGAGACCGTAGTGTCGTTTCCATTTGCGTTTAGCGGTGTCATAGCATCCTCCTCAGTTTTTACATTACCAAATCTTTCAACCAATTTCAGCTTGAAGATTTGACCTGTAGGTGGGTCCATTTTCATTACGCTAAATAAATCCAAATCTTCTGACTGATCCATGACATCCTCCTTAAATTTGGTTCCCGATGAAGGAATCGAACCCTCATTTCAAGCTTACAAGGCGCGCGTGTTGCCATTATACTAATCGGGAATAGTTGGTAGTCCCTAACAGAATCGAACTGTTGAATCTTCGGTGTAAACGAAGCACGTTACCATTACATCAAGGGACCAAAATGCTAGTTGTTCTTGTACCGGTACAACTAGCAAAACCATGTTACTACTGACGATTGCTTTTCATTCCTCCCTTCAAAAATGCAACCATTTCGTCCTTGTGATCGCTCGGAAAATAGTAACACTCCCCATTCTCTAAACGATACAACAACTCAGCGGTTGAAACTACTGTCGGTTCCCATTGACCTTCCAGACCATTACAAGAGCAATGCCCTCCATGCACTTCATACAACTTTCGTCCCTTCTGAAACAACACGAATGCCGAACCAGAATAGTCTTCATAGCTATACCAAGCGAACAGAATCTTCACTCCTCGCAAAGCCTTCATATCAACAGCAAAATCGCCAGCAACGTCCTCTTTACATCCCCAATTTCCGTAAAATGTGTTCATGATAATCTCCTTTTAGTGAACAGTTAACACAACGCTAACCGTAAGACCCGAGGGTTATCCACTAGCCGGTGACAACACTTACCCATCCTACAAACTGGATAGTAAAGCTTATATATGCTACCAAATTTTTAAAGAGCAGTCAACAAAAACATACAAATAAAAAAGCCCTATCTCTAGGGCTTTTCATGTTTGCTTGCTTAGTTTCAGCTTACTTAGACACGAAAAACCCCTGTGGTCTTTGATTATCGACCACATTCGCAATACGCTTTGTCTGAGTTGCTGTAAACATTTTAATCTCCAAAAGGGCGTCTGGTTTCCAGACCGCCTCCACCAGTTAATTCAAACGGAATTAACAACGTCTGTACAGTATATATAGTCCGAAACTAAAAGTCAAGGGACTTCTTCATTTATTTCTTCGTTGTTTAAAACCGGAACAACCAACCAAGCGACAGCATATCTTTCATCACCGTCGTCCAAGAGTTCAAGTCCTGGATAATTACTTACGTTTTCTATACTATCAACTGGACGAAAGACGACAGTATATCTATCAAGCAATAATGAATATTTGGTGCTTGGATTGGCGGCATGAATTTCAGATAAATGAAGCTGTGCCAATCGTACACACTCATAATACAATTCAACTGGATGAATTGAATAATATTTCGTCTCTTCTACCGACAAAGAATTATATGGCGCTTTAAATAGTTTGTTTCTTATAAACTTATGGATAGTGTAAAGTTGTATCATGTTAGTGTGGGTGGTTTATCAACGATTGTTGTAGTATCGACAGTAGGAAGAGTAGTAGGTGTTTTAAAATCAGTGCTATACCAACCCGTACCTTTCAATTGAAAACCCGCAGCAGATATCAGTTTGAGTAACGTATCATGCCCGCATTTAGGGCAGTTTGTCAAGACGGGATCACTGAGTTTTTGAATTGTTTCGAAACGGTGGGCACAATCTGAGCATTTATATTCTCGAATCGGCATAAAACCTCCAGAACTTGCTTAGCGATTTGGTTTATTGCTAGCGTTCTGTGAGTCTATCATATTAGTAATTTGCTCGTCAAGTGCCTGCATTTGGTTTGTGTAGCGTTCGATCAAAGCTTGCACCGCGTCTGTTTTCGGTTTTTGGAGTTTTAGTTCGAAGATTTTATCGTCTAGTTGTTGGCGGCGGATTATTAGACTATCCCGTTGTATACCATCCAATCGCCTATTGACATCAGCAGCATGAGCATAACGAGAATCCGCCCACGAGGCGGCGGAATAAAGACCACTAATAATTCCAAACAATCCAGTGATCAACGAAATTAAGGTTATAAATGTTCTCATTCTTGTTTCGAAACAAGAAAGAATGGCTTTGATCATTTTTTAAACTCCCGAAATTTGGGTTATGGGAGTATTTATAATATTTTCTTTTTAATCTTTAAAAATAACAATGTTATCAAAGCCCTCTGCCTTGGTTGGATCTTCCCAACGTTCGATCATATCCGCCATGATATGTGGTGGAATCTTCTTGCCGGTCTTTGCTTCACGCACAGTGAGCCGTTCCGCCAGGACATCTTCCGGAAGAGTGAAGATAACCGCTACTTTGTGGTAGTGAGCCGGAATACGTGAGAGTTTACGACGACGAACCTTTATACTCACATTGGTCTGATCGATAACGATATCCTTACCTGCCGCAGTGGCAGCGGCAAATTCTTCGTAATACTGATGTTCAGCCGCTTCCCAACCAACAAGATTGAAGGCTTCGTTATAAGATACTTCCAATTCCTTAGCCAGACGCTCCATAACGTTGTCAGTAGACAAAACAACGAAATGTGGGGGGAGTTGAGAGACAAAAGTAGACTTGCCAGTCCCAGGAAGACCGACTAACACTAGAGCATATGGACGTAGATGTTCTACAACCTTAAACATTTCCTTAACCTTTTCTTTATTCACTTACGGGGCAAGCAGTATAGCTTAATGCGTTATTCCTGTCAACCGTGTTTTCTTATCTAAAAATTCGCGACAATCGGTACAATGCTTTGTTCCTGGTTCTAAGTGCCTTCGGCGGTCATCAATTGGATCATCACATTCTTCACATAAAACTGGACTATTTGCTATCAGAACGGCAATTTCTATCGGTGACATTGTGTTAGTTTTAACAAGATTTCTAACGTCTTCTATGGATTTTGCGGTCCAATTTAGGTCAAACAATTGAGCGTGGTCTGTTTCATCAAAAACATCTACGTCAATTGGATCATTAGGGTTAATCATTTTATTTCTACGACTCCTTCTAGGTTAGTTACTGCAAATCACTATTTACTATTCCATCTACAACTAGTTTGTCTTTAACAAACTTCAGAGTGACGAAACCAGCAGCAGCACCACTACAGCGAACATAGTCTCGCCCTCCATCAATCCATACAGTTTTATCCGGGCTGTAACGAAAATCATGACGATATGCACTATACACTACGTCACCATTGGCTGCAACAATACCCGTCAAGCCGTCTTCTACGGCTTCCTGACCACTTGTGATATACAGACTACCCATCTGCTCCAACAAACCGAAATAATTGCTGTAGGTCAAATCTGGTGGCGTTTCTTGCCAAAAGATAGCAACAGGATTATCAGACCAGCTTCCGCCTCGCGTACGAATGGCAACTTCACAAACGAATTTAGCATTCTTAAGTTTTTCAACCTTATCGATATCAAATCCCCAAAAGCGAGAAATACGCCTTTCGTATTTGATGTTATAGTCTGGTACGATATTATATTCCATATATTTCTCCTTGGTGGGTCCGGTTGGACTCAAACCAACACTCCTCGTGTTATGAGCACGCCGCTTCTTCTTTAAGCTACAGACCCCATTTTAGCCAAACTTACGTTTTAGTTCTTCGTATTTCACTCTATCTTCTGCTTCTTTTTTGGCTGTCTTTCTTGTGTTTTCTGCTTCATTAAAATTTACTTCCCATTGATGAAGCAATTCAAGCAAATTATATTCTGCTTTGATTTCAAACAGCCGCCATATGGATAATTCCTGCTCACCATCTTTACAATGGTATCCAGGATTAGAATTACCAGATTCATAATCCTCAAAATCGAGCTTTTTGATTATTTTATCGGTAGCTTCCTCGGGCGTTTCCGCGTTGAGTGTAAAAAATCTCATTCCACAACCGATTGTGTAATCACAACCCTCTCCGTTTTGTTTCATCACACAAATGAATTTCATTTTCCGAACGCCTTCATCATGGATTTGGTACCACGCTTAACACCCTTACGTCCAGGTTCAGTACGGTAGGTTGATGGGCGGGAAAATCCATCCATATGGTCCGGACCACGGGTAACAACGAAATCAAGGATTTCAATCCCGTCTTTGTCTTTTTGATTGCGCTTAATGCGCTCTTTCTTGGCGGCTTCTTTCTTTGAGAAGAAAAGATCGGCAATTAGGAGTTCCGATCCACCAATTTGTTTCAATCCAAACAGTCTAAGCGTTTCCATATTATCCTCAAATAAAAAGAGTAGAATCACAACGATTAGCGATTCTACTCTTCTATTTGAGAAATGTCAAGATAATCATCTCGGGTTGGATTCTTGACATCGATAAATAAGGACGGAAGGATGGCTGAGCCTGGTTTAAGGCATCCAGTTAAGGGCTGGACATACGATCTCATACATCGTGTCAGGGGTCCAAATCCCCTTCCTTCCGCCGCTTTATTTCTTATTACGCAAAGGTTAACGACTCTAAATTGCTGACATCGTAATCGGAGTACATGTAGATAGCGCCTGCATGAAGTGGATTTCGGCTGAAACCAAACAATGGTCCAGGTAGGGTACCGGTGTGTAGACCAGCGTCCCATGTCGTCCAACGCTGATATGAGAACTTACCATCTTCGACAGTAGCAACCACGTAGTACTTAGTTACTGGCGTTACTGCTGCGCCTGGGACTGATGGTCCAGGACCGGTACAATCAGTAAGCGCACTTCCGGTTGCAAACAATGTACCAGCATTACGAATGACTACTGCGGATGTTGGACCAGTTGTAGCACTTGTAATACGCACGTTACCGTTATTCAATGTCGCAACTCCGGAAGCACCCAAATCGACATTAATTGCAGCTAGTAGAGCAGTGTATGTTTGAGATACAGAGCCAGCTACTGAAACATCAATAACTACTCCTGGAATTGCTGCTACCAATCCTACAAATCCATTCAATGGAGCAGCAAAAAGAGTACCAGCAGTTATTGCTACAGTTGAAACTGAACCCGTTGAAACAGACTCGATACGAATATTACCACCCGATAGTCCAACTACTGCGGTATTAGCTAGGTCTGCTTCAATCTGAGCAACCAATTCGCCATACGTTTGAGCGGTTGAACCCAAAATCGAAACTGGATGACCTACACCATCAACTGTAACAGTTGCTGTATAAGTTGTAACTCCAACAAGATTAGTTAGAGAGGAGCTAACTTTATTAGCACCAACATTTACAACTTGATATCCGTTGATAACTCCATTGTCGAATAGAACCTGGAATGTGTATGCTTGAGCAGTACCTGCGACTGCTGGAGCAACCAAATAGTAATTTGCAATGCTTGCGAATAGTGGATGAGCACCAGAATCAGCGATTTCAACGGTTGATGAAACGCCAGTTGTTGCGCTTGTTACACGAAGGACTCCGTTGAACAATGTTGCTGTTGCTGCAATACCTAAGTCGGTATTAATTTGTGAAAGTAATGTGGTGAATGTTTGCGCGGTAGAACCAACAACTGAGATAGGAGTAACTACACCATCAACTGTTATATCCGCAGTGTATGCCGTGGCATCATTTGCGAGACCAGTAAAATCTGAAGCTACCTTTTGGTAAACAAACACAACATCTTGGCGACCGGCTGTCTCATTACTTAGACCAGTAAGGCTACTACCAATTTTATTACCTGCAACAAAGACGTTTTGATAACCACCAAAAGTACTAGCACCCACACCGGCAACCGCTGTATTAACTGCCACATATCCTGTTAGAGAAGCGAATACAGGAGATGTTCCGTCTACCGCTGCTAGAACAGCAACAAAACCATTCAATGGGGCGGCAAAAAGTGTACCAGCAGTAATTGCTACAATGGAGGCAACGCCCGGTGTACCTGCTGCTGTTACTTTGACGTTTCCGCCGACCAATCCTACTGTACCATTCACGCCGACCGCCGCTTGAAGCGTAGCGATTAATAAAGTGTATGTTTGGTTTGTTTGACCATTGGCTGTAACCGGATAACCAGTACCGTTGATTGTAAGCGTAGCGGTGTAATCGGTTGTTGTTCCAGGAGTACCAGCATCTGTTGACATCCAATTCATCAAATTATCAAATAGATGATTTGCACCAGTATCAACAATAGCGACTGTTGAACCTGTACCAGTTGTTGCACTCGTGACTTTGATTGTGCTACCAACGATTGCTACCGTACCAAATGCACCAATAGCTGCTTGAATCGTGGCGAGCAATAGCGTAAACGTTTGGTTTGTTTCACCATTTGCAATCACTGGATATCCAGTGGCATCAATTGTAATAGTAGCGGTATAGTTGGTTGTCGTTCCATCAACAGCAGCATCAATTGCCACAAAACCAGTCAATGACGCGAACAAATGATTTGCACCAGTATCTGTAATAGCAACAGTTGAACTTATACCAGTCGAAGAGCTAGTAACTCGAATGTTTCCAGAAACAATAGCAGCTAAACCATTTGCACCAATTGCTGCATTAATTGTTCCCAAAAGTAATGTATATGTTTGGTTTGCACTACCAATTGCCGAAACTGGATATGTAACACTATCAATAACAACATCTGCGGTATAATCTGTTCCATCATTTGTCAAACCTGTTGCATCTCCACCCACATGGCCACCACCAGTATCTACAACTTGATAACCCGAAGTATCAACCGCAAGACCAGTTGCACCACCACCTACTGGAGGAGCGGTGAAAGTGACTGTATCAAAACCAGCCGTATCAGTTACAAGGTTAGTTGCGGATGCTCCGGTCTTGTTACCACCAACATTAACTGTTTGTGATCCGAATGTTGCTGGAGTATCCAGAATTGCAATGGTAGAATTAACACCAGTAGTTGCAGAGGTTACTCTTATGTTACCGTTAATTAAAGATGCAACGGCTGAAGCACCCAAGTCTGTGTTAAGTTCTGACAATACGGTGCCATATGTTTGGGCAGCATTACCAGCAATAGAAATTGGGGTTGCAACACCATCTACAGTGATGGTAGCTTTGTAAAGAGCGGCGGCGGTGTTTGTCAAGCCAGAGGCTGAGCCGGCAACCTTAGCTCCACCAACGTTTACTTCTTGATAACCAGAAGCGGCTCCACCATCAACAGCGGTGGTGTAAGTTTTTCCAAGAATACCGTTTACTGGAGAATTGAATCTTGCAAAACCAGACACGGAAGCGAACAACGGGAGAGACACTCCGAATACTGGTGCATCTACCATGGAAATAGTAGATGTCAAACCGGTTGATGCGCTTGTAACGAGGATTGTGTTTCCAAGGAGAGATGCGACGGCTGCGGCGGCAAGATCAGTGTTAATTTCATTGATCAAAGTAGTAAATGTTTGGGCAGCATTACCAGCGATGGAAATAGGTGTCGCAGCGCCATCTACAGTAATAGTAGCTGTATATACTGTAGCATCGTTTGCAAGACCACTTGCGTTACCACCAACTAAAGTAGAGCCGAAAGCGGCTGCTTGTGTGCCAGATGTATTCGCAAGCGCGTCATGAACTGTCCAGTTTTTGCCCAATAGAGCAGTATTCACGCCACCTATTACGGCTGCGTCGTTATCACCGCCACCGAATGAAATTTTTGACTTGTATTGGTCAAGACTTGTTACTGTAACCATTGGATAATCCTCCCGTTATACTTCAGGTATTTATATCCAAAGCGAAAACAGTTATAGAAATTCAACTTGTGGTAGCGGAAAACCATTGAAGGTCGTTGCATAGGCGGTTGTGTAAGCGCCACCGTTCATAAAATAAAGGAAATCGCCTTCTTTTAGATTGGTAGGTAGGTTAGCTTTTTTGGTAATAATATCAAACGAATCACATGTCGGACCGGCTAATGTCCACATTCTGCGTTCACCAGATGCATTCGAACGGATTTCATACTCAATACCTTCATGGATTTCGAATAGACCATTAAACAACCCAGCATCAAGATACGCCCAATTCATACCATTTCGAACGGTCACGTTGATGACTTGAGCAACAAAAACGCCACAGTCAGCCACCAGGAATCGACCCGGTTCGGCGACAATACGATATTCATCCATTCCGGCTATTTCTTTGTTGATAGTGCTCGTTATGTTTCTGAACGTGTTTCCTAGAGTCTGCTTGTAATACACAGGAAAACCACCACCGATATTTAAGAAGTAAGGTGTCAACCCTTCTTCTTTCATCACATCAAAGTAATGCTTGGCTGTTTGGATTCCATCTCTCCAGCTTAACGGATCAAGACATTGAGAGCCGACATGGAAGCCCAATCCACAAAGATTAACACGATTAGAACCGCAATATTTAATAATATCGGCGATATTGACCGGTGATGCACCAAATTTTCCAGAAAGAGGTATGACACTTCCTGAGGCGTCATCTCCTAAATGCATACGCAAATAAATGGCGATGTTGCTGTTAACAGCAACAATTCTCTTAATTTCATTGAGGTTATCAGCCACGAAACAGCCGACGTGTTCCATATCGAGCTGGCGCATCATCCAGGCTGGTTTGATTGGATTGCTGTAAAGGATTCGATCCACACCAACACCCATTTGTTGGAGAATTTTAAATTCTTCATAAGAAGCAACTTCAAAATTACAATGTTCCCGTTCCAGAATTTCCAGAACGCGAATGCTTGGGTTAGCCTTAACGGCATAGTGTGGTTTGATAGACGGCAGAGCATCTTTGAACATACGAATCTTTTGTTCGATGCCGGATTCACTTAGATAGAGCGTAGGACCAGAGTACTCGGTAGTAGCTTTTTCTACAATCTTATTAAAATCGTAAAAATAATTACGACCACCAATAAACTCTATCATTTCTATCCTTTGTCTAGTAGATAATCTTCGGTAAAAAATACAACTGAATTAAGGGGGAATTTATTTCCATCATGAATAATTATGTGTTCTTTTGCTTCATCAAATTCCACCAATGATGGAACTACGGCTCGATGAATAGCCATGCAACCGTTTTCTAAATCAAAGCCTTCTCTTTCGGCATAATCTTTACAAGCATCTAAAAACGCCTTTGTCACCATCTCTTTACTTACACCCATGTGGTGTATCAATAGTTCAAGTCTCTGTAGTTCTGCTTCCATTTGCGGGGTACTTTCTTATTGTTTCTTCGTACGCGACGCTGGCGAGATAAGTGGGATCGGGATAACTCGGATTACATTTCCACAACTCTTCGAATCGTGCTTGAGCCTCTGCCTTGAGGGCTTTGGGATTTGATACATGAAAGCGCTGAGCTTCGAGAATTACTTCGATGCCGGATGCACTTCCGTTGACTACGATTTTTCGGTTTTTATTTACACTAGCCTTTCGCAAGGCTTTTGAAACATACATTGAGAATTGGTCAATAGTCACATCCATGATCATTCCTTCGGTTTGTTGAAAGACGATCATAATACTCTTGTTCAAAACATATGTCAAGAAAAAAATGGAGCAATTAAGCCCCATTTTCAGTGTTTGGTAGTTTCGATTACGCGGCAACGATTGTTGAAGCCTTGTAGCCGTTGCGCTTCCAGCTTACGCCGATGCGACCCGATGCAAAGTATTCAACGCTACGTGTGGTAACGAATGTCGTGCGCTGTTGAATCACGTCTTGATGACGACGATTCTTGCGAACGCGAACCTTAGCTCCTGCTGGGACTTTGACCCAACCATTCATTACATCTTTGACGAGCGGCTTGTAAACGATCTGTGCGGTTTCCATGGTGTTACTCCTTCTGTATTATGGGGTTATATAGTTGTATTTTCTCTTTGTTGCAGTTTCTTTAAATAGGGTTATCCGACAATGCGCGTTCAACAAACATCTGAAATACTGCTTTGGGTTGAGCACCCATTTGAGCACTTAGAATTGCTCCATCTCGAAGGACGGCAAATGCTGGAATACCTCTAACGTAATATCGTACAGCAAGATCGGGGTTTTCGTCAATGTTTATTTTCACGACTTTGATTTTATCGCCCATTTCAGCGGCTACTTGCTCAAGAATAGGTGCCATCATGCGGCATGGAGCACACCAAGGCGCCCAAAAGTCCACAAGAACTGGACCTTTATGTTCTTTAACTTCTGCCTGAAAGTTGTCTAAATTAACGTCTAAAATCGTACTCATATTATCCTTCGGTTGTAAATGAAACCAGAATATGAGTCAGTGGAGTGATGCCGTTCAACGCGTCTGGATGAACATCACTTAGGTTTTCATAGACATTTTGAATCGCAAATGAATCCACATCCGCCTCAGGATTTTCAAGCCTTGTTAGCAACACGAGAATGCTTTCAATATCTTCCCAGCTATATTCTACTACCATTTCTGTCTTATCCATTTAATTTCCTTTATGTTATGTGGCAGGGGTAGAGAGAATCGGACTCCCACTCACGGTTTTGGAGACCGTTGCACTGCCATTATACTATACCCCTACAATTATTACATCATTTTTAATTCATTTTTAAACCATAATGTAAAACCAAAATACATAATGGTGTTAATTCTTTTGAAAACCGTCCAACCAGTTTTCCATGTGTATCGATCTTCAAGATCATCTTCATGCTCTGAAAGGCACACATATGAAACGATTATCCATGCTGTTGCGACGTAAGTAAAAGCAAATAACGCTAGGCAAGTAAAGATAACAAGCTTCCATCCTGCAAACAAGCTTACTAATAGTATGAGCAAAAGAAAAATATAAGCGGTACCCGTCCATTTAATAAAGTCAAGCGAGGAACGATCAACCCTAAGCACTCCATCTTTAGTTGATTGGAACCGGTTGCCCGAACGGAGTTTACCAGCAGTCGCTTTTGCAACCGCGTAACAAGCCTTTGAACCCATATATTATTCCTTATGTTAATGGTACTAGGTGAGAGAATCGAACTCTCTTCATCGCCCCATCTGGACGCATCGCCGGATTATAAAGCCGGAGCCCAACCAATAGGCCAACCTAGCATAATTACAACTTACCACAATTTAACATCAATGTCAATCATCATTTTTTCCAGCATTGCGTTGATACCTATAGTCACCCGTAGGCTTGCCGCAATTTGGACAGAATCTAAAAAGGATTCCGTTGTAATTCGGAAAACTAGACCCATTGAACGTCGCCTGACATTCATCACATTCAAAAAACGATGGTTCCATTGTGGTATCCCATTGATACCTTTTAGGAACAAACATTTAAGCCTTCTTTACGCGGCGCATATTATTACTCCTCTGCTTGGAGCCATCTAAGAGAGTCGAACTCTTAACCGGTTGTTTACGAAACAACTGCTCCACCAATTGAGCTAAGATGGCTTAAGAACTTTTACCTAAAGAATATTTATGTTGTTGCTGGTTTTCCCAACACTTCATCAGCGCTGGATTCCTTTGTCTCATAGACGTATTTTACCTCTTGCCAATCTGGACTTTCTAGCCTGTCGGCGAATTGCCTCAATAAACCAATCAGCAATTGTTTGTTTCCTTTAACCTCATCATTTGAAGGACCGGGTTCACCTTCAACATAGGTGAAATTATAAAGGTCATCATCTATCTCAGCCGGAACAAAGTTATCATCTAATCTAAAACCATTCAGAACCCGCAAGGTTAAAACAATCGTGCGACTCATGATTGCTCTTCTGGATTCAATTTTTTCTTCATTTTGGCACGCTCTTCAGCCGATTTCTTCCACCAAACATTAACCTTCGTGTTCTTTTTGATGGTAGCCTTCGGTCCCTTACGACCTTGTTTTCGTTGAGCAGACCATTGCTTAGCGACTGCTAATTTATTTCTTGATTTACTATTCTTAGACATTATAGTCTCCTACTGTAAAAGCTCATTTGTTATCATACCATCTAAAAGTTCAACTAAAACATCTCCGTGGCATGCCTTGGGCGCACATGAACATGCAATTCGTTTTCCTTCTAATTCTGGCAACTGACTTAATAGTTCTGATTGTGTTAAAATCCATTCTCTGTATTTCTCTATAACTTCTTCCCGAGTACCATCCCGTCCAATAATGAAAGGGTTTGACCATTTACTTGGTCTTCCGATGTAAATATCATATGGACCATGATGGCGGTTTACAACTTTAGTTTTTGTCATTACAAACAAACCGCTCACCAAATTTACCAGCAAAATTACTCTTTACATCAAACGAAGCCAGATACGCGTCTTGTACTCGATAGGCTTCGAGTTCTTTTTCTTTAAGCTGATCGCATGTTAATGTACTAAAATCTACATCTTGTTTCCAATGCACCAATTCGTGAACGAGATACGACTTTCCAAGACCACCAGACGATTCTGGATGAATAATAAATGCATTGTAATAAACTTTTTTTTCTTTCCGGACATAAGCTGCTGAAATAGAAGCCGCCCGACTCATACATCCTTGTGTTTTTTCGGGGTCAACAGAGGCACAAACCGTTTGTGCCATTTCAATTGGCGCTACCCCGACAACTTCTGGAAGGTTATTCAAATTTACAGATGATCCGGGTAATGTCAATAAGATGAACTGAACCATTTCAACTATCATTTCTCGTGGGATCATTTTATCCTCCTTGTCTGCAAGACTCAAGTTCTTGCGCCAATGCTTCAAGATAACTGTAAGTTAAGGTATCCGTTAAATCAGCCAAGCCGGTGTTGATTATTTGACGTAGGACAAAAGCGTAGTGGAGAGCATTGTCACCACGAAAAAAGACTCCTACCCAGTCATTATTGAATTGCACAGGACCACTTTCAACTCGACCATCAAGGTTTGGTATATCATATCGTTGGATTTCGTTCATCTTCCATCCTCCATGTATAATGCCTCAAATCACCCTCGTTGTCAACATATTGAAACGTGCCAGCTTTTGGTGACGCAAATAGTTTGTTTATAAAGCAGATACAACCTGGGATATGATAGTCGCGACAACGTCCATCACGGGATAGATTCTCGTGACCATACAACGTCTGATTATATTCAAGCCGATGTTCAAACTGGTTGTCTGATACTGTCTCGATTACCGTAAAGTAGATGCTTTTCATATTTAACAAAATTAAAAATTACTTTATAGTAGTAAGCCTTCGTATCTGAATACTCTTCTCTTTTTGAATTACACTCATGTGTCATTCCAACGTAGTTCAAATAACAAAAACCATGGTCTGCACTACAATTTTTATACAGATGTACGGCGCCGAACATATCGGTATTTTGACCTTCAATCGACTTCAGTAAATTAAAAAATCTTTGTCGAGTTGGAGGATCGTGTGGATCGTCCCAACAAAAATTAATTTGTAATTCATTGAAAATCAATATTGGTTTACCTAACCATTTTATTTTAGTGTTTAAAAAGTCATTGTCCTCACGACTCAGACAAGAAAAATACATCTTTGAATTATTACCGGGGAGGGGTTGTAAGACATCCGTGCCTTCAAGACCCGTAATTGGGATACCAAAATCATTTATCGTTGTCATTTTTCTTTATCTCCACTTGTTTAAAAATCCAGTCAACGATAGCTTTAGGACCAGCGAATGACATGACTTGTATGAATGGAAGATAGCGGGCGACTTCATCCCGAAATTTGAATTCATATTCACGGTGAATTTGTGCTTCCACACGCCAATATTTAGCCCAATCATAATCAACATCTTTCTTGATGATTCGTATACGAATTTCTTCGATTCCTGCCATTTCGCGAGTGCGGTTGGCGACATATTCAGCAACTTCTCGGGGTGACACTAGGTTTATAGTGCTCTCTGGAAATCCATGTTCCAGAGAGTCTATTGTATAACAATCTAGGATATATCTTGGTTCTTCCATATTGTCCTTAAATTTGAGTTCCTCCACAAACTGCTAAGTATTTAAGAAAAGTCTTTTTTGCGTTTAACTTTTTATTTTCCATAGCAACGATGGATTCAAGCAGTATTTCTTTTCCTTCGGATACTGGTACGCCTCGATAATCAAAATACTTAGCCAAGCCTCGTAATATGTTTAATTCGGAGTATTTTTTTGTGTCCCGAAGCTTTACAACTTCTGAGTATATAAAAGCGCGATCTGCGCATGAAACGTATGTCTCTTCCTGAGAATATGCTAAGAGAGAACTCATTACAAGCACTATTGTCAATATTAACCTTTTCATTTAGACCTCCCTAAAATGTTGTTAGGTGGTCGTAGAACCCTCAACTGGTCGAACGGCAACTCTTTTACCTGGAAAATAATGACTAGCAAAATAAGAGGCATCTTTCGCACTATTGAACTTAAGAATTCTATTTCTCGGTGCTGCCTTCGATTTGCCAACTACATATTGGTACTTTCCATTCGGAAAAATCGCTTGATAACCAAAATCTTCGCCGCTTGGGGTCTGAAAGAACAGCACATAACCACTCTCGTCTGGTTTTTTATTTGCGATTCTCTCTATGTTTCTTATTTGACTGATCGGCATTACAGAAAGTTTTATGGATGGATCATTAAATTTTTGTAGACGAACCCTCGCGGTTTCTCCACTTGTGTAGAAAAGGAGGCGCGAATCTCCTGTTGGATTAAATGTTATGGTAGAGGTTGGACCTTCATGTTTTACAAAAGCGTACTGAGACTTCCCATCGCGATTAATACGACGGAAAACATAAACTGGACGATTTCCCAATTCAGCTTCTGTAAGTATATTTAAATCAAATAGTTTCATAGCGTATTCCTATGTACACTCGTATTTATTAACTATTCCACTCAAGCTCTTCAATGACGACACCCATATCTTTTGCGTACCCGCGAACCTTGTCAAATGCGGCACCCCAACGGGTGAGTTGATCTGGTGTTGCTTGTGGAGCTACGAAACGAGTGATACCTGCTTGTACCATATGAACAAAGCAACGGTCACAAGACATGAATGGGTAGGTGTAGAGAGTACATCCGGTCAGGTCGGATTCGGCGAACAAAACAGCATTCATTTCGCAATGAATAATACGGCTGTATTTTTCGTCGCGGTTTGCGTACCATTCTGGCTTGTCTTCCATTTTCTGAGGGAATCCATTGAACCCGAAAGTGGCGGGGCGTTTATTTGGTTTTACGATGACAGCACCAGTTTTGGTGCTAGGGTCTTTTGATTTGGTTGAAACGTACTTAGCTAAACCGAGATAAAAATCATCCCATTCTTGTTGGCTATTCATGGTGTTCTCCTTATTATTATTTTTTATGGGTAAAACTGGTGCCGAGAGGAGGATTCGAACACTCCACTTCTTCCTTATGATAGAAGTAACCCTAAATTCCACTTCAGCTTTCGCTGAGAAAATTTCTTAGAGATAGTTTTAGCGTGCAGCCATTACACTATCTCGGCATACTGGCGTTCTCAAGGGGAATCGAACCCCTATTATCTGATTGAAAGTCAGATTTCCTAGCCGTTAGAAGATGAGAACAATGTGTTCTTGGAGGTATTTTTCTACGTGTTGGACCTCGAAGGCTCACGGCATTGCGACGAAGGATCTAATGCTTCGTATCCGTACTGCGCACACTTGTACGCGGGAGCTTTCAGCCTAACATCCCGAAGGTGGTTTGCTGTCAAGAGCCTTTCAATTCTTGCCTTAGTGCCTAGCCCAAACGTTGGTCTAGATGAGAGGACTTGAACCTCCATGATATCTTCGCCCCGAACGAAGCGGCTTACCAATTAGCCCACATCCAGATAATTTATTTTTCTACCCCTTTTCCAATCTTCACTTAAAAATTTAACTAATTCTTCTTTTTTAATTTTCATGACAGCTTGAAGAATATCATTATACACCCAACAAGTTTGTTCATTAGTTTGAATCCGGATATTGATCATCAATATATTCGATAGCTTTCAACGGGCTAACACCCGGTTCTAACATTCGAATGTTTTCAAACCCATTCTCTTTGATAATCAGACTTTCATCTTCGCTAATCGAGCCGGTATGCTTCTTCCAACCCTTTTTTACCATCAACCCTTTGGATGATGGATCAACTGACCCCCATTTAATATGGGAATCACCAATTGGCTCGATGTAATAAGATCTGCCGGTTCGGGGTGAATAAATCACAAACCGACCGGTTTCGTCGGTGTTCGTCAAGAACTTTTCTCTTACGCCTTCTTTAAGCATTTTGCTTTCCTTCAATTTTCTAGCCAACACGAATATATCCAACAGTAATGATTGAAATTTTTCTTCATATTCATCTTGTCCCAATATAATAGCTTCATCATGCATATCAAATTTAAAAAAGATTTCTTCGTGTTGGTAATCCCAAAAATCACCAAACGTGAGAATTTTTTCAATTAACTCATCCATTTTTCTTTTTCACAGGAAAAAATGTTTCTAGATAATCGATACTGCTATTGCCGCTTTTTGCGTGTGCCGTTCTCACTTTACTGCGTTGAGTATGTGTCAATGATCTATAATGTTTTTTGGACTTATGATCTGAGCGTCGAATCCTTCTCAACATTTTAGCAGCTTTACCGTTCATATTATTCCTTATCGATTATTTTGGCGGGAATGGATGGACTTACACCAACCGACCTCAGAGCCTAATGCTCTGCGCTCTGTCCTGAGCTACACTCCCATTTGGAGCCTATTATCAGAGTTGAACTGATACTACATCTTTACCGAAGATGCGTGCTACCGTTATCACTAAACAGGCATAAATTGGTCTCCCCGGCTGGATTTGAACCAGCACCACATGCTCCCAAAGCATGTACGCTGCCAGATTACGCTACGGGGGGAAGGTGCTTGCCACGGAAATGATGCCTCATTAACCGCAAGCCCTTGGGCTGACATTCAATATGTTTCCCAAGCGATACAATATTACTCCGCTGATCAGTGACGTTCTGTTTCTCTCACCGAAGTGATAGTACAGCACCAGACTTTTACTGGCTTAAGGTAGTCCTTCGTTTCACATTGTCTTATACGCCTTGCGACGTATTGGTGGGGAATGAAGGATTCGGACCTCCATTTCTGCCTGTATTGGGCAGCGTCCTTGATCTTAGACGAATTCCCCATAAGTGCCACGTTTCACTGAACATATCGATTGTATTCAGTGCTTCAAAAATCCTTCTGCATGCTCCGGATTCCGCCCCGTGGCGAGGGTGTATCTTGTATCAGCCAATCGAGCCAATACTTCGAATTCTTTAATTAAATTTTATAAAACTACAACAAGTTCGTTATTAAGAGCAATTTTCAACTTACTCATAATTTCTTTCTGTATTTCATTTGCTTTTTCAGAATTTGCCAAATCAACAAAGATTTCATCTGAACGTTCGTTCTTTAGTGCCATCCAACTCATACCTTCCCAAACAAAACCAATTTTGATTTGAACTGTGTCAACATCGAACATATCGGTATAATATCGTTCATTAACACTCTTTATAGCACCTTCTGGAGCACAAATCTTAAAAATCGAATTTAATAAAAATATGGTCTCTTTATGCATCACAACATTCATTTTTATTTTTCCTTATAAAAATACTATTGGTGGAGGTACGGGGATTCGGACCCCGGATTCAAGCTTGCAAGGCTAGCGTGATACCAATTTCACCACACCCCCATTTAATACAACGTCTTCATTGCAGCCAGCCAACCGTGCCTATTGGCTTTCGCATCAACTAAAGCATGATGCCGTCTCTTATCTACCTTTTCAAAATACTCTTCAACGCCTTGAATCGATACATTCGTAGCAAAATCAGTCAGTGTTTGTATATATTCTGGACTTCGTTTAAGTTTCATTGGCACTGAAGGCAATAAATCAGCTAAGATTTGCCAGTCTCCATGATAGTCAATAACTATAACAACTTCATTATACGGCAAACCGATGATCCAGTCAATCACTTTCAAACCAATTTCTTCTTTCGTTCCAACAAAACCGCTCTTGTCGAACAAGGGAAGAATTTCTTCTTTCACAAATCCTGAACACATTTTCAAAGAATAATCAGTTCTTTCGGCGTAGAATTCGTGTTTACCGTCAGCAGAAACCATACCAATTGAAAGCATCTCCATATTGATAAAGTCCGTAAACTCGGTATCTAAGAACACTAACATTTAATTTCCTTTTGTTGGTACACCGTACCGGATTCGAACCGGTATTTCAAGTTTGAGGGACTCGCGACCTAGCCATTAGTCGAACAGTGTATAAATTGGTTAACGTCCGGTAGGAATCGAACCTACACTCACCCCGTCAATGGGGGCAGTTCTGCCATTAAACTACGAACCACATGTAGCATTTGGGCTGGCAGGCTCGTATCTACATGTGTAACCTCACTCTCCGCTTGATCTGCCAACCAAACGTTAAGATTCTAACTTGGCTTCCTCAAGATAAGACAGATGTTTGCGGATGTATCGCATAAACAAAATCGCTTTATCTTCAGCCAAAAATATCGCACTACCTATATCCCCTATTGGGACGGGAAATTCAAATCCATCCTCAGTAGTATACCACAATTCCTTCTCTCTGTAAAACGAAAATCTAACTCTCTTACCGCCTTTTACCATCTCCTTAAGCGTTAACATTGTAATACTCCAAACTCTAAAGTGGTAACCCGCACGGGAGTCGAACCCGTCTCGTGAGGTTGAAAGCCTCCTGATCTACCCGGAAATCCAGCGGGTTATATGTACAACAACTTCTGGTAGGTCCATACGGGATCGAACCGTCTCCTCATGCTCTTCAGGCATGCGCGCAGACCACTTACGCCATAGACCCATCAAATTCTTTAGTGCTCGTACCCGGACTCGAACCGAGACCTCCGAACTAGCCCAGCCTTGCAAGGCACAGATCGAACTACGCAAGCTACCCCTATTGGGGGGTGTGCTACCCATTCACACTACACAAACACTGGTCAGGGTGATAGGGCTCGAACCTACAGTATTCCTCTTTCCAAAAGAGGTCGCCTACCAATTGGCATCACACCCTGATAATTCTATCTGTGAACAACAAATCCACATTTCAGTCCTGCGCACATAGACCACACTGCATAATAGGGTGGATAATTAGTTCACCCATAGTGGCGGAAGCCATAACTCTTCAACCGAGTCGTTCACAAATTCGTTGGTGCCATCCGGTGGTAACGATCCACCCTTTCGAGCTTTTCAGACTCGCGCTAATCCATCTCAGCTAGAACAGCATAATGTTTATTGGAGTGAACGACGAGATTCGAACTCGCTCTACGACCGTCACAAGATCGGTTGCTACCATTACAACACGCACACACTATTAAACACTGTACAAACCTTTTGCTATTCTTCTTGCTACCGTTTCTGGATGTATGTTGTGATACATACCACATTCCTTATAGGTCGCAAAAATATTTTCTTCATCGTCTTTTACTTTCTTTGCTTTTGGATTTTTTCCATCTGCATAGATTCCTTTTTTAATCCTAGAAAGCTTCTCTTTCGTTTCTTCAGAATGCTTCCGTCCGGTCCAATCAAGTGGTTGCTTTTTTGGTCTTTTACCACTATCATACGCACGTTTATGCGCCTCACTAAGTTTTCTCGACCGCGATTCAACCCATTGAGGGTTATTTTCAATCAACTTCCGTTGCGCTTGTTGTGATTTTTCGTTGTTTTTTCGTTGTTGTTCATTCGTCCAATTACCACCACCCTCACCACCTAAACGTAAATTCATTATTGATGGATCTTTTAACAATTCTTCTGTAATTAATTCTTTTTCTTTTTGTACTAATTCTTCTCTAGTTTTTACAAACAAAAATACTTCCTTTAAATGATTTATCAAACCATATTTCTTAATCGAACGTCGTAAAATTTTACCCGACCCAATATACCCATCGTCAAGATTTTTCGTTGAGTGCATACCGAGATAATATTTTCCCGTCAAAACATTCGTAGTTCGATACAAATAATGAATCATGGCTCTCTATCACCTTTGTTGTCTGGTATTTATCATCAAACAACAAGGGTGATATTTGGGGGTCGATCCCAAACTTTTTGCTTCACAGGCAAATGTGCAGAGCCGCTACACTAATACCACCATAGTTTTCCGAATTTTAAAAGAGCAAATAAAAAGGGCACTTATTTCTAAGCGCCCTTTTTGGTTGATCTTTGGTTACTTACACACCAGGACCATCCTCAAGGGCGCGAACAGGTTCCGCAGGGGCAGTAAATGCCTCTGCAAATGTATGTTCTGCTGCGTTAGTGATGACTTTAAGCGTAACCATGTTTATTCCTTAAACAGTTTGACGGGATGCCCGCGTTCTCAGTTTTGATACTATACAAGACTATTTATGCCTTGTCAAGCTTTTTCCTACATCTCGTCTTTACTGAATTTCTCAGCATATTCTCCAAGTCCGAAAATAGGGTCTTGGCAAGCCTGACAAACTCCACTAATTTGATATTCCACCAGTGATAGATTGTCCCTAAATCCCCACTTATCTTCTTCAACATCATAGACTGAAGAAGCACACATTACGCATATCTTCTTCTCCAACGCTTCGGTTATCGAACGCCCAAACATAGATATAGAGATGCGATCCAAAGCCACTTGCATACTATTTGATTTTTGATAGAAACTCATTATTATCCTTTATGATTTAACAATCGCATCACAAGCCTTTTCAAACGAATCGTAGTCAGTATAGACTGTCTCTCGATTAACATACTTCGCTGTTTTCCAATTACCAAAACAACAAATTAGCCACATTCTCTTTTCGCGACATAACCAAGTACTCATATCAACGGCTTCAAAGATCAAGCCAGTGTCTTTATATTCAAACTTGCTTTCATCTAAAAAAGAAAGATCCATTTAAGTTCTCGAATCATGAAATATTATTTTACCCGCTAATGGAGGAAAAGTCAATACCTCAATAGGACCACAGTTGTTAACTGTTTCAACGTTAAAATACTGCCAGCCTTCGATATTAAAACCTATATCACCTTCAACAAAAACATATATAACGAAAGTTTCCGAGCAATACGCAATGATGAAGTTGCGCTTTCTCCATTTCTGAAGAGAGTTTTTCAGGCTGTCACAATCAGGTAAAATTAGGGAAAGCTTCTCCTCGTGTGTGGGCTTCCACGCAGTTCTCCAAAAAAGCATTTTAATTTTGTGGTTGAATAAGTTCTTTTGATTGTTTACGAAAAGCGTACAAAGTATCAAAAGAAATAAATTCCGATGTTTCAGCCTTCGTTGCTTCACAATTTACACGAATCATCTCTCTGAATTCTTCGGCTGGAATGTCTTTAAGGCGCCACACGTCATCAACACCTTTCTGAAAGAAGGCTAGAAGTTCATCGAAGTAAGGTCTTCCTAGAGCAAAAATTAATTTTGAGTTAATGTTATATTCAAAATTAGCAACTAAAACCATCTTTGGTAAGCGCACATCAACACCTTTATCTCTTTCAAATTTGGCTACACTGAAAAAATATTGTGCTACATTTTCACAACCCGAACCAGGAGCCTGCCCACTATCCAACTTAGAAAGATCCACCGCACCACAAACCGACATATAGAAAAGCACTACCATCAACATTAAAATTTTAGCCATTTGGTGTCCACTTATTTAAATCTCGATCTACAACATCAGCAAGATAGCTTTCAACAAATCTCTCACCGACAGGGTAGTACTTGATCAGTTTTTGTGTCTTGTGTTCAACCATCGTTAAATAATCTCCAAACACAATACCTGTGTCGATATAAACTTGAGCGCCCTTACGAACTACTTTCTCAACTGGCGTATGACCGCAGTACGTTATCGACATGTCTTTTTGAATCTCATGCGCTTTGTTATATAACCTACCTTCTATAATGGCTCTACCCCAAAGTATCTTTTCACGTATATAAGCCGGATTACAATTCTTAAATTCCCATTTGTCAATACTTTCATCAGTCACCGGAGTTAAACCATTGTGAATTTCAGCATGTAAAACATTATATCGATCCTTGCCTTCTCCAACGGTAATAATCAACGGTAAATTTTTCAAATATTTCTTTACCAAATCCCACCGATCAACTGTTGCGACAAAATTCCAATCCCACGCCCACATACCACCATACTTTTTCCATTGGCTAATCCAGTCGGGGTCTCCAGTCATGATCGATTTGTACATCATCTCTTCATGATTCCCAAAAGTCGAAAAGAACCATGGATTATCAAGGAGCTTCAAACATTCGTATGATTTTTTACCTCGGTCTATTAAATCACCAACACAAATCATTCTGTCTTTAGCATAGTCGAACTTGACGTAGGTCATCGCGGCTAGTAGTTCATCGTAGCAGCCGTGTAAATCTCCAATAATAAAATCCCGACCGTCTTCATTTGCTGGCAAATGTAAGACATTGCTCCGAACATCAGGTATCATGATTATTTCTCGTTTTCAATTTCTCGAATGCGCTTGGCTATAATATTAGCCAATTCAATGACTGCTCGATTGGATCTTCGACCAGATTTTCGGAATTCTTCCGTCGTCATCCAAAGAACTCTTCGTACTTCCTCTTTATCGACTGGTTTGAACTTTTCTTTTGCGATAACTTCAACTATAAAAATTTCTGTTTTATCCCATAATCCCAAGTGTAATGGAATACGTTTCATATTTTTCTTTTTTAAACCAAGTTCTTCCTTGGCTTCTCGGCGGGCTGTCTTGTATGGATCTTCTCCCTCATCAATCCAACCCTTAGCGATCTGAGGCTTATCAGTTAGTTTAGGGTTAGTTGGAACCATCAATAGAAATTCAATCTTCCCGTCTGGATGGACAAAGTATGGGAGCATTCCGGCGCGTCTTTCAAGTTTCATCAGGCTTTTATTCCAAAGGAGGGTTAGTTTTTATATTTAGTCCTCTTTTGTTGCTCCTCATTTTTCTCTCAGCATTCAGATCAAACACTTTGGCTTTGCCATATTTGCTATCTTCGGTGAATGAATCACAATATTGTTGATTTTCAGAGATAGCATGAAGACTTTCAACAAAGAATTTTGTCTTTGCGTAAAACGTCTCCCACCAACCAGCGTCCCAAAACTTGAAATCTACAGTGGCAAACGGATAGGGATTATCACCAATGTTTTTACCATCATTGTAAGCCTTTTCACCTTCTTGCTTAAGCGAGACTAGAGTTTCCGAACCATATTCGGATTCATCGTATAGTTTCATTGACATTTACGTCCAATCTGGCCACCAACCGCTATTCCATACTTCTCGTTCCATCGAATCATAAGGATATGGATTGTCTCGAAAGCAAATATCCTTTTCATAATCTCTTTTACCCAGGAGATAAACATAGTTGAAAAACAATTCTTCTAATGTTTGTCTACGTGGTAGTGGAATAACATCACCCATGATTAACCTCACTCTATTGAATTATCAACGTATCTCTCAAAACGAACATCGTAGTAAGCACCTTGAAGTTTGTTTCCATTTTCATGTCTTATGAAAGTCATAGGACTCTGCAAATTGCGACGGTTAGCAAACCAACCATCGACTTCAAATGGAGCAAGGGCAACATCTACATCAGCCTCGCGCTCTTCCCATGGTCCGAATTTCACGAAGACTTCTTCCTGTTTAGTCTGTGTCTTTTTTCCAATTCTGTCAACACCTGTTGGGATATAAACACATTTTACCCGATCCCCAAATAACAAGGCTCCCAAATTTTCCATAGAAACTGTTGTTTCTATGATTGGATTATTGGCTTCATCAAAAAGAACAAAGATAAAACTTTCTAGACCGCGAACGGCACTCACTTCACCGTGATATACACTCACTTTTTTCATGATTAGTGATCCCGTATAACAGACGTGATTTCTGGCTTTTTGTCTTTGGTACAGGTTACCGTGATGCTAGAAACGTATGTGCCACCACCCCTATCAAGAGTATCGATATTAGTCTTAACTGAACCTGGATTCAAATCAGGATAGTGAGTCTGAACAAACCATCTGAAAATTTCTTCAATCTCTTCCGGTCCAAAACTTATGGTAACTTTCAACATGTTAAATTCCTTCCAAAATAGTTTGCAACCAAGCTTTTAAAGCATTGGCATCTTTCACGCGAGTTCTTTTTGTCAGGCTATCCATTAAAATAATGATAACCGGACGATCTGAAATTTGTGCTTGCATAACAACACACCTACCAGCATCCGAAATATAGCCCGTCTTACTCAAACCAATTTTCCATTGGTGAGTATGGATCAATGCGTTCGAATTCATGAACCGTGTAGGACGTGCGTTACGCTTCTTAGAGAGCTTTATCGTGTAACGCTCAGTTGTACTAAACTCTCGGATTTCATCATAGCCATAAGCCGCTCCAACCATTATAGCAAGATCACGCGCCGTGCTTGTATTCTTAGGAGTCAAACCTGTTGGATCGAAGAACTCACTGTTCATCATTCCCAGGTTTTGTGCCTTATCATTCATAGCAATAATGAACGCTTTGAAGCCTGCCGGATAAGTTCGCGCAAGAGCATGAGCGGCGCGATTATCAGAACTCATAAGTGCCAAGCGCATTATTGCAGCACGAGAGAGCTTTGTTCCTTCTTGAAGACGAGAACGGGTTCTTTTTAGCCAATTAACATCTGCCCGAGTGATTGTTATTATTTCGTCCATAGAAAGATCAGCGTCCAATACAACCATAGCAGTCATAAGTTTGGTGACTGAAGCGATAGAAACGATTTCATCTGCTTTTTTTGAGAAGAGAATTTCTCCGGTTTCTTGGTCTATCACAAGAACATTAGCCGCTTTAAGTCTGACCGATGTAAAGTTGTAAGGATGAGAAGGAGAAATAAAATCTGTGATATCAAATCTTTCCTGCTGGCTAATGTCGCAGCATTGTGGAATATCAATAATCAAATACGGTTCCATTAGCTCGTCCACCGCATCGGCATTAGCTGCCAGCGATAAAAGAAAACAGAAAAACCCAATCAAATGTCTCATTTGATGCTCCAGTTCAGGTAAGAAGGCGAAATTATACTACAGGGCGCGGGTGATGTCAAGATTCAGGTTCGGTTGAGCCAGCTTTTGTATTTATTCCAAGCTTCTACAGCGTTTAATCCGGGAAATCCATATAGACTTTCTGAATGTAAATAGACCAACCAAAGACCTTTTTCAAGTCGAATGGCTGGGCGCAGCACATGTCACCATTGCTTCAACACAATTAAGCGTCGAGGCGCGATTTAGCTTACCATCATCGCGCCATTCAATGCCGGTATTTTCACCTACAAATTCTAAACTACCTAGAACATTACTACCTGGAATAGCAGTAGCGATATAATTCCGTATTATAGCATTTAATTCTTGACGTGTAATGGTTACTTTAACTTTCATCGAGAACCTCTTGCATCAGAACGTAGACCATACAAATCGTCTAATTCTTGTTTAGCGTAATGGCTGATAATCGAGGCGGCAATAATGATACCACCAAGAACGGACACAGCCACAAGAACAATTACCAACATGACAGCCTTACCGCGAGCGTCTCCACCACCACTAAATAATTTACCAACTTCCTTGAAAGCCATCGGAACATCACGGAATGCACTTACTGTATTTGTGATTTGTGCAAATGTGTTCCAAGCAGCAACACCCATACTGACCATATCACGGCGTCTCCAGGCTTGTACCAAAGAATCAATCCAGATCGCAAAACCAGAAAAAAGAATACCCGGAAGGATAACTAAATAGCCTAAGGACAAGCCGGAATTAACCATTTGAGGGGTAACGTGCGTGGGAAATAATATACCACCACCTATAAAAAGAAGAATAAGCAAACACCATGAGAAGCCACTGGCTCCCATAATTGCACCCATCCAGGTCATGAAACGAACCCCACCACCCATTTCTTTGGAGGAATTCCATATTAGACCAACAACACGACAGTTCCAGTAAGAAATACCAAGATTCAACAACCATATAAATCCGATAATCAGAGCAGACATTATGTTCTCCTTAAATTAAATTTTGTTAACTATACCCGTAGCACATGCCAGTTACAAGTACTTTCCCTCATAATTTTTATTTTAATTATTTTTTATCTTTTTGTAAACAACAAACGTTGCACCCAAAGTAAAGTTCATGAATTGGAAAAATTCATAACCCTCGGGAACAGTTTTAAGAGTTTCGACAATAATTTCCAATAAATTTTCTTCGGTTGCATCCGAACCTACATACTTCTTCAAAGACGGAATATCTCTGAAGCGTCTCACAAGATAATCACCGACCGCATATAATGGCTTTGTTTCGATCATACTTAGTTTCTCCAACGCCTCATACTTCTTAGCGAGACGATAATATTGAACACCCATACCTTTTGAACAATCAGCACAGTAATAATTGTCCATACCCAAATCATAATAAACTTCACCCGTGTGGTGACATTGTTCTTTGTTTACCAACATTATAACCTCTCAACCATTCTTTGTGTCGTGTCTTTAAGACATTACACGTGTGGGTTCCAGCCATATATTCTAGGTCTGGATGCCTTTCAACTTCATCAATCGAATCAAGCAACATCGTTTTTGCAACATAGCGTTCTGTACTGTCTCCTATCGTTAACTTGTTAAGGATCGTGCTATATCGAGTCATAATCCGAGTCATGTGAGAACGTACAGATTTTGGTGCCTTCTGAAGAATATCAAACAGATTTACCGCAGCAGGCGAATTACCATAGGCGTATATAGACTGCTCTTCGGGAACTTTTCTTGGACAACGTTTAACTCCAGTCGCCCCTTCAATAATTTGATATTCCATTTTTCCAAGAATATCAGCCAATCCATCCCGTTCTTCTATAACTTTATTCACATTGATATCCCAAGCTGTTCACCAAATTCTTTCATTGCTTTGACCGCAAAAGGTAGGAGATCAGCCATACGATACTTCTTGCCGTCTATCACAATGGAACGAGTATTTGTCTCTGGATCAGTAAACATACTTCTTTTATATTCTTCGTCTGAATTTACATTAATCTTTCCAAACCACGGAGAAATAATCGTGTCGTAAATTTTCTGAGTTACAATTTCATATCCACGTTCGTTCATGATAGCTCCTATTTTAACCAATAGGAAAATTCGATTTCCAGATCAACATAGATCGGAACAACATGTCCATCTTTTATTTGAAAACGATTGTTATGAATTGCCTTATAGCTAGTGACAAATACATTCTCCAGAACCACTTGACCGAATCGATAAGTTCTGTGCTGGACAGCATTCATTTTTTGCTCATGCTCATAATATTCTTTACTACCTGCATCGTTCATCAGAACCGGAGAGCTAAGAGGTTGATACTCATTATTAAGTTTTCGAGCGTCTTGCATCATTGCATCATAGGCAATCATGAACGCTTGGAACTGTTCATATACTACTTGATTAATTGTTATCTTCATTTTGTCTTCCTGTTTTGTTTTGGATGAAACCCAACGTTTTTAAAAGCCTATCCATTTTAATAAAAGTGTTGTATTCATGGAATATCATTTTTACAGAATGGACATTTTCGCCTTCCATCGGAACAAGCTCAAGGTCGGATCTATAGGCTCCGCAGTCGTACAGCCAATAACTCGCCCACTCGCCGGCTGCACTGGCTAAAGCGTTTACAATCCGGACTGGATCAACATTGTTCTCTTTCAACAAATTCAAAATGTCTTGCTTCAGGACTGGAAAGACTGTGTTGTATAGGACGAACATTATTTTCTGAATTCCCCGAAAAAGATTTCTTCGCTTGTTGGTGGCTCTTTGATGAATTCATCATTCACACAAAGACGTTGATAATCCACCATTTGAAACGCGGTGGGCACATTCATGAAGACGTAGTGATAATCTTTATGATCACACCATGGAGAACCAACTGTGGTTGCATACCAATTAATTCTTATATGCAAATCATATTGACGGTATATATCTTCAACCAATAGCATAACAGCTTCAGTCGTCATGTTAAGGATTCGTAGAAAGCGCTCTGGATCTTTTGCTCTAACAATAATTGTTTTTTTCATTTTAGAAACTCCGGAAAGTCCAAATCCCAACTAGCGGAAAGTCCAAATCCCAACTAGCAGCAAACGTTATTAATCGATTTTTCCAAACCGAGACGGCATTGTTATCATGTATTTTTTGCAATGACTGAATGAAAAAATAATCGGCTCCATTACACCCACAATCAATGCCGATAGATTTCAAAACATCTATAACCATTTCATTATTATTGACGCATCCTTGATCTTCCATTCTAGGATCGTACTGATCCTGAGGGATTAAGCAACCAATAGCACACTTGCGACCGGTCTCGGAGTCATAATACAAACAACCAGACGGTCCACCGGTCTCTACGTCGCCTCTGGCTTTGGCGTTCTGTGTCAGCAAATGCTTCGCAACCTTGTCAAAGATTTCCTGTCTCGTCATCTTCTTTTTCATGGTCCAACCTTTTCCAAATGTCTCCATAGCCCATGTTCTTCAACATAGCTCTTGATATCCATGTTGTATCCGTGCTTGTGCCAGATGGCAAACAAAAGCATCGTAAGTGTTGCGGACTCATAGCCTGTCATGTCCCTTAATGGTTTGATGATGTAATCAACCTTATCGATCACCAAAATAATTCTCACCGGGGTGAGAGGAGCCATACCTGTCATGTTCATAATTGTTCTTTATAGTCCTATTCGGTTATAGCACTATCTAATGCTCTTAGAAGTGCCTCAAGCGTTTCACTCAATGTCCTGACATGTTCAACTAGTGATACATCACCGGGCTCTTCACCCAAGGCTGTCCGTTCGCGCCTTAATTTAGCTGCTCGACCAATATATGTGTACTCAATATCATCCATATCAGGCTCTCAAAGCTTTACCTTGCTCAGTCCGATCTTTCAAGCCCATCTTTTTCCATCAGATAGGCAACTGCTTCTACCAGCGTCAACATAATAGAATAAAGGGCTAGGTCATCGCCAATCATAGTCGCCCGGTTCTTTTCCAAATACATTTGAGCGATTTGTAAAACCATCTTCAATGTTTCCGGACTCGTACGGTTCATGTTCACCCCTTTTGTCAGTAACCACGCCATCTCTTGTTTATTCACTTGGTTTCTCCAGGCAAGCACAGTCAATGACTTTATAACCTCGTATGTCATATTCTGGAAAGTATGTTTGACCAGCGTTCAATTTATTAGCAAGCGCACAGGCATCTTCGGAATTCTCAAACTTGAGATTTACATCCCATCGAGAACAAGTATAAACCATTCCATCAACGGTGAAAAAAATATTACCCCCCGAGTCAATTGTTCCAGAAGTAAACTCCTTTTCGACATAAAACGCACCATAAGATCTAACAACCCTAAACTTAGGCACGAAAGGTGTTGATTCTATTTCCTTTTTCTTGAACGGACCACGCAGATCACACCATTCAATGATTTTAATTATTATTTCCAACATTTTTACACCCTTTTAAATATCATTTCCTATTCTTCCTGACCTTCTCCCGTTGTTTAACATACCTAGTCATGTAGTTGTAACCTTCATTAACAACTCGCAACTACAGTTTCATCATTATAAAACTCTTTCTCTCCATTCATTACAAAATCAGCGAGGCGCTCCAACGCGTAGTCGGCGTGGATCGAGTGTGTGCGATTCGACGCCTTTTCTACCCAAACTCCAAACCAACCCTTTTTCCAAATCTTATAAGTAACCTGATCACACCAATCATAACGCTTGGTGAGACGATAATGACCTTTTTGACAATAATATTGACAAACAATCAGCGTTGTTTCGTCATGAAGGGTTGCGGCTGTTTTTGCAAGACAGAATTCTTTAAAGATATTCATGATTTGTTTTTCGTCAACACTAGAAACCATATACTCACCGTTACAACGAAGTTTGTATATGTACAGATTATATTCACGAATCAACATACATTTTTGTACAGTATAGATCATACACCTTCTCCATGTCGCAAATACTTTATCTGGTTCGCACCGTCCCACCAATACCAATCACCGCATGACGTGCATTGAAGGTTCTCACAAGCGCCAGCGCTTGGACCTTGCAACCAACCATGCACCGGACCATAACAACAAGTAGGACAAGCAAGTTGACCATGGTCATAAAATGCTTGATGAGGTTGTTCTCTCCATTTTCTCCATTCCACACCACAACCACATGTATCATCGTGATGGGCGTGTATTGCTTCACTATCTCCAGCCATATTATTTCACTCCTTTTTTAGCCTTAACTAATTCGCACGTGCATGGGTCACAAGTTGGACAAACATCGAACCCATGATCACATTCTACAGGAATGGAACAAGTGGCTGCAAGTCGAAACTGACAACCATCCAAGTGATTTTCAAGAATTGAACAAACACAAGCAAAATGTCCGCAGTGAGAACAGGATATACTAAATCTGTAGGTCATGACTTACCATCCTTGAGAATTGTTTCAACGATATTCAACAGTCGGTCCATAACAATGGTTACATATAGTAGGTCCGATGCTCGGACTTCAGGAATATCATCTATCTTAATACGAAAAGATGACTTCAGGTGTTCCAGATCAATCCGAAGATAATCTAAATCTCTAAGTAGATCAGTTTGTTTAATTGGACTCATTTCACTTCCTTTTTGCCATTACAAATAGGACACACACCAGTTCGGGGAATGTCCATACGTTCACCTTCCATTCCTTCTTCACCTATCTCCATAGCCTGAGCGTGAGTAACAAACTTCACGTCAATCCAATCGAAGATGCCAGTTCCATCACATGCGTAACATTGTCTCATAGATCAGGTTTTGCAATAATCTTTTGTGTTTTTGCGTCCATAACCCATAAATGACCATTGCGGTCAATAAGAGACCTAAAGGTTCCTTCGAAATTATCATTAAGCCTATCGTCTATTAGACGTAAGGAAAGTAAAGTTACTGGTTGACCGAAAAATGGCGAGATCACATAAGCCAGACCGTCATTAGTTAATTCTCTCTTCATACAGTTTCCTTTTACATTGTACTCCATTCTAATGAATCTAGTCTACCACAGAAAAACAACCAATGTCAACCCCAACTGGAATAAATATCATGTGTCACTATATTCCAGTAGTGACCATTTTGAGGATAAAAACTATGTCACAGATATTCTGCACAGGGGCATACACTGAACTATCAATTAATGACCCGCAATATTTTCTAGGTCCATGTAACATCATGTATAGTGAATTCGGAGCATTAGTTGTCAGCGAAGTTATAGTAAAAAATATTAGCGCACAACCAATCGGAGTTACTCTTTCGCCTTGGTATGCCATGAACCTAGCACCTACCGCACAAGTTGGAAGCAACTACATACAACCACCACAAGCAGGCATGTTTACAGTTATCGTTGAAGACGGTGCTGTAAGCAGTGGCACCATTCTTGAAATTTTTACTTTCTTTGTTGGTGTCGCATCCGCTCTTGATTATGTTGATGCTGCAAGCACAATGCTTGACGATGGAATTGCTAACGGTGACGTAACATTCCACGAAAATCAACTTGTCGCGAGACTTAGAAACGCAATTCGTCATATCGACGCTGGTCGTACGCAACAAGCAGCAAACCAACTACAAAGCTTTATTGATGAAGTTAATTCTCAATTAGCTAACAATCAAATAAATCAAATTATAGGAGCTAATCTAGTAGACCTTGCTAACAAAACCCTAATTCTACTATAATTCAATATCATATTAACAAAAAGCCGCCCGAAGGCGGTTTTTTGTTTTAATTGTGAGTAAATTCTTTGGTGTCAATTACATTGTAGGTGCATCAAGGCATAAAAAAATACCTTTGACCGGTAGATTCATTTTATCAGCGTTCATCTTCGGAAAGATGTAAATCGATATAATTGGTGATACAATTTTGTCCTGGGATATCAAAAATTTTGGTAGCTAAAAATTTTTTGGAGGAGTCCCAACTTTTAAAAAAGGGGGATATCAATATTATACTTGCATCTCTTTTTTACGAAACGCAGCAATAGCACAACCAACACAACACCGGAAGTAACCCATCGGATTAGAACTTTTTTCTGGATTGAAATGTTGCCACATTCGCTGTAAAGAATCCAAAGCATATTCTTGTCGTGGCTTCTTCCATTCATCCGTGAAATGTTCAAACTTCTTCAGATTTATGAACTGATCACAAATTTGAAAAAACATATTACCTAATTCTTCTGACATCTGTCCAGAATTTCGGCAAGCTTTGATTTCAATAAGTAGCTCTTCATTAGTTGGTAGTGTAAACATTTGGGTATAATTTTTTAATTTTGTGGGAGTCCCATATTTTAAAAGGCGGGTCAATTATGTAGGAATGTGGTCGAATTATTTGAGATTTTTCTTTTTGCATCGGATCGATTTTTTCGATCCTCAAATTCCATTTTGTGATTTTTCTTTTTGCATCGGATCGATTTTTTCGATCCTCAAATTCCATTTTGTGATTTTGATTACTGCAACCCCTTTTTATAAGGGCGGGGGGGTCTAGAATAAAAATTATAAAACAGAGTGGTCACCCCTCAAAACATTTTTAGGAATTCGTCTAGCGTTCCAGGCTGGCGGGGGTAGCCCCCACGTCTAGCCTATGGTATACTACATGCCTAGATACATTCCTCCACTACATCGTTAACCTTGTCAAGCGCAGCCTTGCGTGTGCCGGCGCACCCCTCACGCTCATTGTACTCGCCTACCTTGACGTTCCAATACCATACACTATCTGCCTCATCATACCGGACAGATGTAGTGATTGTATCGAACTGTGAACTCCTCATCTCTCTTCCCTCGCTTAGTGTGAGAGTATTATACTACTATACCTCACACTTGTCAAGCCTTGCGCTTAGCCAATACTCTCCAGCTTGGCAAGCGCTTGACGAGATGCACGGCATAGCCTACACTCACAAGCTCGCGCACCAATGCCTCGACATCCGCATCATAATAGTGCGCAGGCTTTGTGCTGGCATAATATGCGCGGCAGGCTTCACTATGTTGTCCAACGTGTGCGTAACATATCAACATACCGGGGTTGGCTTCGCCCTCGGGCACGAAAGCAATAGGGGCGCCGGTATCGCGGTCGCGGCGGATGATGACGGTATCGGAGCGTGGCGTCACGTCGCACCAATGCGCTATCAGGTAAGGCACCCAAGCGACTGGGTCGTTAACGAACCGATACGCTCCATAGCCTTGCGCACTCGACCCGTTTGACAGCTTGACACAAAGCGAACTATCGACGTGGGGGAAAAGCGTGAAGTACGCGCCTACTGGAATGTCAGAGAACTGTGTCATCGATCTGTTGCTCCACCATGTAGTCTTGCTCTTCCGGGTTTGTGCCATCGCACTGCGCGTAAAGCTTGCGTCCTGCCTTCGGGTCGCCTTCGGTCGTAAGGTACGCTTGCACCAGAATCTCAGTACGGCGAGCATCGCCTACCACGTTCGGCTCCACATGCTCGGGTAGTATCTGCCAGATTGACACGGTCGCAGGCGCATCCTTGCCTTTGAAAAAGTGCTCGACGTGTAGCATGAGAGATTTTCTCATGCTACAGCCACTCGTCGCAGTCTTGCGGTTGTGTGACCGGACACAACCCGATACCCCAAGGGGTACAGAGCAAAGCTTGCAAGCGTTGTTCCAATTCAGCTTGCTCCTTTACTAGTACGGGAAACAAAATCGCGAGAAGCACAGGATGCGCCGGTATTCCTTTGATTTCCACCATTTGCTCTTCCCTCTCTCAGTATGGTATTATTATAATCGAATTCGGTGAACTTGTCAAGCGGGAATGTTGGCAACCTTTGCGTTACATTCAGCGACTTGTGCATCCCAACGCTTTTGCTCATTGTAAACAGCGCGAGCGATCATCCGGCGCACCTTAGCAATCCGTTTGTGATAGAGTGTCGTACCAAGTCGATCAAAGGCACGGTCATGCTTGCGTCCAGCGGTGGCTGCAAATCGGACGGCACTCCACGTCCAAAAAAATTTGAACCAACGATATTCAAGCTCGGACATGAGACCTTGTCGATAGTGATACTCGGCAACCTCATAGGTCTTACCGGACAATGCAGCCTTTTCCATATCGGAGCGTTGACGGTTGCGAACCATTGCAGGCGTTGCTGGCATCACGTTATTCATACCTTTTTACTCTCTCAATCGACTATGGGATAATTATAAATATATTCACCCCACTTGTCAAGGATTATTCCTTGTCGTATCCGTCAAACCACGGTCCCATCTTGCGCGTGCGGGCGCGTCCTGCTGCTTTCTGGCAGGTTCGGCTCGACGTTTCCGGGTCGCGGCAATATTCCTGTGCTTCGGCGAGCGTCAAACCACGAGCGATTACGCGATGCCCGTAAGTGTTCTGATACGAGCGAACGATTTTGTACATTATGCGCGTTCCAGCGTCACGGTCCGCCCAACGGTAACGTAAGCGCTCCCGTCGAAAGCATCTTCCGTTACCCATACGCTCGACCCTTTACGCTTCGGGCAACCCTGATCGATCCAGCCCTTGACAGCTTCCGAGAAACTGTTAAATACCCCTTCGGCTGGGTAGACGGTGAAAATGTTCGGTCTGGTTTCCATTTGCCTTGTCTCGATTCAGTATGGTATTATTATAAACGAAAAAGGGCTTGCTGTCAAGCCCCTTGTATCCTCAGACTTTTGTGATACACTCGGGTCCGAAACCTGAAGCAATAGAACCGGGCACGGTCAGAGTGCGACCACAACGACCACAACGCCCCTCATGCCAGAATTCTGCTTGACGGGTCAAAGCAGCGTCGCTGCCTGCGTTCAGATGCTTGAGGAACCATGACAGCAGCAGCATGCTCGGTGCAGTCGCTTTGATGGTAGACTCGCGTCCAAGATGAAAAGCGTATCCCATCGCGTTAATCCAAACCGTGCCCGCGAATGTGTAATCGCTGTCATTGTTCTGTCCCGACAGGATGCTAACCCAAATCGGGCGCGAACGGTTGGCTTCGACCTTCGGGCGCGAGAATTTGAACGTGTAGCGCGTGCCCGATTTTTTGCTGACGATTGTGACAGTCGCGTTGCCAGCTTCGAGGAATTTAACAATGTCTGCACGATCTTCGAGTTGACCACGCATGGCGTGTGCAGTATGATCGGCGGGATCAGCAACAGCATTGTAACGAATGTCACGCCCGACAGCGGGTGCAACTGTGAAAGGAAGGTCATTCGGCATTTCGAGGATGGCGGTCATTGCGGTCATCTCTGCTTTCCTTTGTTCGTTCACCATGGAAAGCATTATAGCAAAGATATTCCCGCCCGTCAAGGATTATCTTGAGGGCATGAAAAAATCCCTCGGAATTCCGCGCCGCTTTCTGCGGTGTATCCGAGGGGTAAAACTGTTAAATCAGAAGCTCGGGTCGCGGTAGGCTCGACGGTAGTCAACGATCACGGGCGTTCCGGTATTGTGATACCGATTCAGCCCTTTGTCCAGCACGCGGCGCGAAAGCTTGGCGGTACTCTCATGCGCGCCCGGAACCGTCGTGTATTCATACACTTGATGCTCGGACATGCCCGAACCTTCGATCATGTTGCACTCATCGTGCGTATAGCGGAATTCCTTGAGACTCGGCGAAACCCAGGTAATCGTTCCCGCGTAGCGGTCCGATCCTACGATTTCGGTGCAACCCATTCCGACCACTGGCAGCGGTCCGACTTCTTTGCTCATGCTTGACTCCTCTCAATTGACAGAAGTATTATAGCAAAGATATTCGGGCGCGTCAAGCTAATTCGGGGTAGGATTGCACCCTACGAAGCGGGCATAGGTCACAATCTGGTTGATGTAATCGTGGTGTTCGGCACAGTTGATTGTCAAGTGCGGCACACCACGCAGTCCGAGAATGTAAAAAGCATGGTCAACGATTGCCTTTGCGTCGCTCAGTCCAAGACCAGTCGCCCGGCGCGTTTCTTTGACGGCGTCAATCAGTTGATCGGCGCGCACATGTCCAACCACGGTGCGAATCCATTGCGGGGTTTTCGCGACATCGGTCAGATAGTGCAATTCGATGAAAAGCGCGGGGTTCGACTTCGCAAGAGCGAGCGCGATTGCCCTGAAATTCGGCTCACCCCAGCCGAGGATTTCGATGGTTTCGATGTAGTTTCGCATTTGTTTGTTTCCTCTCCTCAGTTGATGGATGCTATCATAGCAAAGATATTGGAGCGCGTCAAGCACTAAACGAAATACCAACGGGCTAAGTCGTCCATCGTCAAAGTGCCGGTCGCGAAGCAACAACTGTTAAATCGTGACACGGGTGAGTCGATTTGTGCTACGATAAACCTTTGGGTGGAAGTGAGCATCATTTGCGGAAATCCTCGCTGGTACGGTTGGCGGCAATGCGGCGCTTGCTCTTGACTCGGTTACTCATGTGAAGTAGTATGCGCCTTTTCTTTTATTTAGTCAAGCGGTACTTTCTTCACGTTCTCGCGGTCCGCTTGAAAAATACCGTATACTGTACGGAACTTGCGCGCTCCAGCATTTTCCGCCTCGATCAGCAAGCGGCGCGGTATGCTCGAAAAGCGCTCTATGGTGCCGTTGGCGTTAATGCGAAAGGTTCCAGTACGACGGCAAGAATCGGTGCCTACCATTGTCCAAACGCTACCAGTGATCGACCCATCGTCGTGCTCTTTACGGGACGCTTCCCAAAAGCCTGCATTGGGGTTTCCGTTCAGGACGAGACCATTGGACGTTACGCTGCCCAGTTTTTTCTGGATTTCGGTAATCGCGTCCAGGGTGAAGTTTGCAGCAGCAGAGCAGGACCAGCCCATTTGTGTACTCCTCTCGATTCAATGAAACCATTATACTCGCATTAAAATTAAAATACAAGCTTGACATGATAAAAATAATAGGATAGAATGCGCCTATTATGAAATTTGCTCAATTAGTACGTGTCCAATGGTTAGGCGAATTAGTCGCAGCGCGGATTGTCGCGAAGCATGAGCGAGATAAGCGTTACGCTAATGTGGTTATCGTCGGATACACGCACGAGGTAGTGTTGCCAGTAACAGAGATTTTCTCAAAGGGTTGACAATGTCATACGCTGAAAAGTTTTTCGCTGCTTATGTCAAGTGCGCCCTATGGGCGGAAACCGATGGCGAAACCGACCAGTCATTCATCGACAGAGGTTTCACAATCGAGAATCTGTCACCGGAAGCAACGGATAAGATGCGCCAGGATTGCAAACGCTTTTGCGAATCCTCGCAGGGTGCGGCTTGCCTGAACGCTTCAGGCTTAACGCCCGAACAAGCGGGGCAAGATTTTTGGCTTACCCGCAATCACCACGGGGCAGGCTTTTGGGACCGCGATTTAGCCTACACGGGCGAGGAGTTGACTCGGCTCGCGCATGATGCTAGCATCTGCACGTTGTACGTGGGTGACGATGATATGATTCACATTGCGTAAAGGATTCGAAATGTCATACAAACCTGAAGTGATCGCGGACGCGAGCGGCAAATGGTGCGGCAACGCACTGCGCTTTGCGACACATGCGGAAGCGGCGGCAAACGTTGCCGATCTGTTCTCGCGCTGGACACTGGTAACAGATACTCGCGTGGTCGAATCCACTGAGCCGGTCAACTATCGTTGGGTCAACGGAAAGCTCGAAAGGATTGACAATGTCCCTTGCTGATGCATTCGCACCTGTCGAGGCGCGCTATCGGGCGCAAGTTATGGCGGCAACCTGGGGGCATTTGTACCCAAAACCGGGGCACCGCTACAAAGGTAAAATCATGTTTGTCATTGCCTCATATGGTGGTGACAATTGCATCCTGGCAGCGGATTGGGGTACGTTACCCGACTCGCCCGATTTGTACGATACCATGATGCAGGTTTTCGACAAGCCACAAATCAAGTCGCGCTCGAAGAACGCGATTTTTGGTGAAGTCAGGCGTGACGTGTTCGAGTGGGAAGGTGAGTTGATTTGTTACAAGAATGGCAAATGTCGCCTGAGCCAAGGTAAGATTTGCACGATTCTTAAAACGGAGTACTAGTAATATGAAGTACGAAACCATCAAAGAACAAGTTGCCCGCGAGGTCTTTAGCGCTATCGAGCGGGGTGGTATGTATGGCGTGGGTGGTGCAAACCCATACGAGGCGGCAGTCACTGCCATGTTTCATTCGGTCGCCGAGCGTCAACCCTTCGATGTATCCATCAAGGAACTCGCAGGAAAAGCCCACAACGTAGTTATGGCTTGGGATGTCCGCATGGTAGGTAAATTGCGTGATCTGTTTCCTGGCTTCTTTCCGAAATCCTTGAGTAAGGGCAAATTGGTTGCCGAGTATGACGAAGCTGGGGATTGGGTGGTTTTCGTCACTTGACAAGAACAAAGTTTACTAGTAAACTGGTGTTGTGAGTGACGTATGCTCCGGGATTAAGGGCAGAAGTACATAGGACCGAAACCGCCAAGAAGCTCACTCTTTTTTCTCACAAGGATACAATGAAACACTTCAAGAAAAAGATGTGGTTAGGTGGTGGATTCTCGGGACGCATGGCGAGGCGCCGTGTTCGTAGGTCTCTTGCAAAGAAAGCAGCACACGCAAGACTTTGTACCGATATCAATTGACACAAACAAAGTTTACTAGTATAATTCTTTTATGGTATCGGGAACCAGTGGAGAGGTATCGACTTTCGGTCGAAGCGCATGGCGCTATGGAGCAACGGATGTTAAAGAGAATAGGACAAGGACACCGATTTAATTGTGCTCGGCGCCTTGACCTATTCTACTAAACGATGCCGGGAGCGCAATGCCCCCGATTCCCTTTGGCTAGGTGATCGATTTGTTAACAAAGAGAGCCAACCCTTCGTCTTTTGTCGATCCATACTACATCGGTGTTCTGCTTTCGAGGCTCTGTGCGGTTTCGGCGTCCCTACTTCGCGCCATCGTTCCTCAATCACATTAACTACATTGTACCTGTTTTGAACTTACTTGTCAAGACGATCAAGCAGTTCGCTGTATTCCGCTTCGATCAGTGCCGTGAATTTGTGATATACTTCGTTCTGAAGCGGAGTGAGCGTATCGAGTGGCTTTTCAGCGAGGAAGCTATGCTTGGCAGGATCATAGACACCCAGCTTGTAATCCTTTTCGAGATGGGTGGCGATGAGAAGCGAATCCTTCAGCGACAAACCTGATGCATTGCGGATGACTTGGATCGCACTGATTTTGTAGTCATCGAAAAGATAGGCGATAGCTTCGCGCATCCATTGAGGATCGCGGGCGCTTTTGTCCAACGGGATCAAATTACCATCCCCGTCAGTCATGAATCCTTTACAGTCGTTCGGCGTGTATGGAGCATGCGGAAGTTTACACTTCGGTGTCAGATTGTCCTCGATCAAGGTGCGCAAATAATCGGCAGCATCGTACATGCCGCAACGATTGGCGACCATGCGCAAATCTTGTAGTTGATCCATCAACGAATCTTGGCGCTGTGGTTGTTGAGCGAGAATTGATTTGATATCGATCATGTTTTAGTATCCGGTGTTATTTTCTATGTATGAGACTATACGCTAATATCTTTATCATGTCAAGGCTTGACTTCTATAAATATTATCTGTATACTCTCTATATCAACTGAGGAAAGCCATGAAAATACTCACCAAGGAAATTCGCACCCGCCTCGAACAGAACGCTTTGGCGCGTTTACCTGCCGATCAAGTCAAACCTGTCCTCAAACTCTTCAATCCGATGGGTGCAGCTACTTGGCTGTTCACCGAGTTGGATGCCGATGGCGATACGCTTTATGGTCTCTGTGACTTGGGGATGGGTGAGCCTGAGTTGGGCAATGCGTCATTGTCTGAGATTACTAGCGTCAAGCTTCGCTTCGGTCTCAAGATCGAGCGCGACATGTGGTTCAAGGCAACCAAGTCGCTGCAAGAGTACGCCGATGATGCGTACGCGATAGGTAGGATTGACGCATGATGCAGCAGATTTTCCTTTTGCTTGGGTTCGGCACGGTTGTCCGTGTTGATCTCCAGCCGTATCAATACCATATCTGGATGCTCAACAATCCAGTCGCTAACGAAGATTTCCCGAAGGAATAACATGAAACCTGTATTTTACGCAGAGCCCGCGCATCTCACTGATGACTCGGACGTTTATAACGTCTTTGTTGCGTGGGAATTCGCGATCTTACGGGGTCAGGCTATTCGTTCTCGCGGCTTCGACCCCCAACACATTCACAGTGCCGTATCAGCCGATGAGGCTTGCGCGCTCGTGATCGCTCTGAACGAAGCAGTTGAAAGTGTGTTAGGAAAGTAAATGCCATATCCCGGTAAGGTCTCATACAAAGAATTTACAGATGCTTATCGCGAATGGGACGAGCACGTAGAAGGCATGGATCAAGACGAGAGGGAGAGCGCATTTAAGATGCTGGGCTTGCTCTATATCAATTTCCAGTCCGATGCAGTCCACGAGGAAGTAAACGTTAAATTTCTGTTTTTCAAAGCGTCCGAGGATTTTTGGACTTATTCAATGGGGCTTGTATGATTAAGATGAATCCGAACGCAATGACCGATCAGGAGATCATTCAGCAATATCGAGGGCTTCTCGGGCAAATCGCGACAATCGAAAAGGTTGGGCGGGCTATTGTAGGCGATGCAATCAAAGAAAAACTCGCTACCCTCAAGCAAGCGATGGACGATAGGAGCTTGACTTAAACAAAGTTATCGAGTATAATTATTTATATTCGATGCCATCAGGTGGTAGTGGGGAGGTATCGATTCTAACTTTCCCGTTCCTAAAGTACGGGAAAGTTAAAGAATTTCCCCATTTAAAACCGATTCAATCTTCACATTCGCAATCTTCACATTCGCAATACAAAGATTGTTTGTAACGCATGTTTTGTATCATTTTCAAATTTCCCGGTGCGTGATTACTGCGATGCCTTTCGGGTCAACGAGAATAACCACGGTGTAGGTCTTCGGAGCATGGCGCAGCAAGAAGGCGGGGATAACGTAGTCATCCTCGGGACGCGCCCATGAAGCGCACAGCAGTTGTTGTAAACGCTCGGGCATGTCTTGATTCTGTTCTCCCGCGAGCGCCTCGCGCTGCGCTTGCTCTTCGAGGTCGATAGACTCATAGCCGTATTTATCTTGCAGCATGGCGTCACTCACGACCTTGCCACTACCAATCGACGGCTTCACCTGGAAAAATGTTGCCCAGCTATCGGGCTTCGACTGGATCTCACGAGCGTGTCTTGCAGCGTCGAGCGCATTGGCAGCGTCGATATCCAACGTCCAAACGACATGAAAACTTTTGAGTTCTTCTGCCATGATAGTTAGTCCTTGTTAATGAGAAACGGTGCAGGTATAATACCCGCACCGTTGAATTCTGTCAAGATATTCCGCTTCGATTAGACAGCGGCGGACTGTTCGGCAACCTGAGAGGTTTCGACAGCCACGGCGGCTTCGACAGTGGCGACAGGCGCCACGTATTCCTTGACGCTGGAACCCAGGAAGGCGACGGCGCCTTCGGTCAGCGTGTAAATCGTGCTGGGCTTGCCGCGCTTGCCCGCAACCTTGTCGGTCTTGGTTGTAGTGGCGAAACCACGTTCGGCGAGGAAGCGCAGGAAACCATACGCAACGGGCTTCTCGACGCTGTTTGCTTCGGAAAACTGATCGACGGTGAAATTCATGTTAAACTCCTTAAAGGGTTAGACTACAATGTGTTTAGGGGAACCTTTTCCACCTAACGCAACCATATTATCAGAAATGGCTGCATTAAGCAATACTATTCGAAGAATTCTTTTATCTGACTCCAGTCGTAGTAAGTGTCATTAATTGTCAAACCCGACTCGATGTCTCGGAGAAAGTCAGCGAATTGTGAAAACTCATCGGTCTCGATTGCGACCTTGAGGATTTCCATGTCGTCCTTGACGGGCAACTGAAGGTAATTGTAATATGCCTTGTCATACTCATCCGAGACTCGAAAGCCATAGGACTCGCCCGAACAGTCAACGAACGTGGTCGATAGAAGAAAGACTCGATTTGACATTATTTCACCCTCCGAAGTCTGCGATACTCGGCGACAATCTTGCCGTTCTTCTTACTATAGAACGGAACGCCTGATACAATCCAGTAACAAATCAGCAAGAAGCCTAGCCCAATGATACAAGCCAGCACGATCAGGACGAAAGTGAGGTAGAAAGCAGCAACCACCACTAGGGCGATTGCTACAATGAATTTGAGAAAGGTTTTCATGCTTGCGGTCCCACGATGCCAGAAGCCTTGTAGATATGACGGTCGCCCATCCACAGCGCGTAAATGCTGGTGAGTTTCCACGTCCGAACCTTAACCTCTTGCTCCAGTTCTTGGCGGGCGTTCGGGCGATACGGTGGCATGAATTCCTTGAGGCTTTCCCACGGAACATAGTTCCCGTGCAAATCGATGTAGGTAGGCGAAGCGTCGCGCTCCAGGACGATGGTTTGCAGGTACAACACACCCTTGTTTTCGATCACGGCAGCGCTCGCATGCTCACCCCATTGCAAGGGCTTGGCTTCAAAATCGGTCGCAGAGCCTTCAGCATCGCGGGCGTCATTCACCTTGTTTTCGTAATTGTTGTTGACTTCCACCTTGAGTTTCTGGACCTTACGAGTCCCGATGAAAGGGTTGCCAGTCTTGCGCATCTTGACTTCGGTCACGGCGACAATGGTCGCAACCTGAGCCGAACGCAGGGACATGAGGAAGGGAACCAACTGCTCGATTGTGGTAAAACGCGGTTCGGTATTCATTCGTTTCATCTCCAATTAACCAACAAAGGCATTATAGCAAACTTAATGCTCTGTCGCAAGTGTTATTTGCGATGAACGGTGCTCAGGATAGTATAGACTTTCGACCCGAAATTGGTACTGAGCAATTGGCTCACAAAATCGGTGGCGGGACCGCATAAATTGCCGTTGCTGCGAACCCAATCATCACGCTCCAAAAGCTCCATGATTTGTGTGGTAGCATCGAGTATCAACTCGTGCGCCTTACATGCTTCTTCGGTACCGAAAGACGATCCATCGGTCGAGCGATACATGGTAATAACTTGCATTGGGTTTCTCCTATTGATGACGGCTATTATACACTGATAAAAATCAAAATGCAAGCTTGACTTAATAAAAATAATAGCGTACAATAGCTTCACACTAACGAAAGGGAAACAAAACGAATGTTCGGCTACGACGAAAACGATCATCTGGCTACTCCGGGCGAAGCATGTCGCGAGTGGGCTTGGAACGTAGGCGAGGATTTTCCTGATTCTCAATGGCTTCTTTCCGATTACGATACTTGGGAACGCAACCCGCATTATCATGGCGTTGCCCAGCCTCATCCGCACGAACTCGAAGCTCTGGCTGATTACGAGTGGGAAATGGAGCAGGCACGTAAGGAAGGCTCGAACTTCAAAGCAGTTGGAAGTGCTTGACGCTGATCTACCCTTCTGATATAATAAACAAAATCGAGACAGGAGCAAAACATGCTGAAGCGTTCAAGGGTTTACACCGGACCAGTTGCAGTCAAGGAACTTTGCGAGCGCGCAATCGCCGCAGGTTACACGAATGTCAAAGCAGGCACCGAGCATATGTATCTGGACCTGAACGACAGCGAGGACGGTTGGGGAATTCTCGACGCTACATTTGAACTCGAACAGAAACTCGGGTGTAAGCTTGGTAAAATAAGCGTCATAAGGAATTAACAATGCTTTCAACTTCAGTTCTCAAGCGCGAGGCGGACGGTAAGCTTTTTCGGGTGATATTCCTTTCGCACTGGTCTGAGATTCAGTCCGATGACGGGGAAGTCGATTACGTCAAGTGTTATGGTCCCGACTTGTATGTGAGTGCTAATAAGGGGCACGGTTACGTTGATACCAAGGGACAAAATGCTTAAGCGCCTGATCTACAGGTTTTTCCGCTGGAATGACACCACCCAACAGGATGATATCAGCTTGCGCATGCGTCGCGCTCGCGCTGATGCAAGGCGCCGCCAGAACCGGATATTTAAGTAAAAATAATCCTTGACTCGAACATTGTTCTAGGATATAATGGTTATAGATCGAAGGCCAACCCGCCCCGAGGGGGAAGGTATCAACTTCTACTTTATATTACAGAATTGAAAAAAACGGCGGGGAGCTTACTGCTCGACCCGCCAAAAACGCCACACAGGAGGAAACCTTAAATTCTGTTAATTCCGACGTACACGGTCAGCTTGCGGACCTTGCACGGTTGCCTTATTTGAGACTACAATGCCACCATAGTAAGGCGCAATGGTCGCACCTTGCAGGCGCTTTGCAATCGTTTCGGCGCGGGCTCGCACCTTAAACTTGCTCGCGAATTCCATGCTGCGAGTAGTGGTAACGATAGTGCCCTTGCTCAACGAAACCATTTCGGTTCCGTTTGTTTTTGCAATTTCGATCACGTATTCCATGAGAAGCAGTATAGCAAATAACTTTGTTCACGTCAAGCCTATTTTGATTATTTTAATGCTTGACAGGATGAACTGATTCGCGTATTATACACGCATGGACACAATCCTTAGACCACTCGAAGCCACAGTCTTCTTGATTGTGAGAATTATTCTCATCGTGGCACTTGTGATAACGGTATTAAGCAATATTGTAAGTCGCGAGCACCAACAAACGGAGCAATCGTAAAATATGGCACGCTACGATCTATTGACTGAGGCTAACATCAAGGTCCGCAAGGGTGAAAAGGTCGGATACTACTCGGTTATCCTACACTTGGCGCCGTCCACCCTGTCAGGCTATCAAGTTTGCCCGTCCGCTTCGCTCGGTTGCATCGCAGCATGTCTCAATACTGCGGGGCGTGGCGGAATGTTCAAAAAAGGTGAAACGACAAACCGCGTGCAGAATGCTCGCAAGCGTCGCACCGTTATGTTTTTCGAGCAACGTGAGCGTTTCATGTCTCTGCTTGAGGCGGATATCATCCACGCACAGAAGCGTGCCTGCAAGTTAGGCTTGACGCTTGTTGTGCGCCCGAACGGGACAAGCGATTTGCCTTGGGAAAAGATTCGCATGGGGCAGCATCGCAATATGTTCGAGCGCTTCCCGACGATACAATTCTATGACTACACCAAAATCGCGTATCGTGCGCTACAGCAAGGCAAACCGGGATTCCCGGTTAACTATCATCTGACATTCAGCGCCGCCGAAAACAATCATGCGACTTGCCGCGTGTTACAGACTCTTGGACATACCATTACCGTGGTTTGTACCAAGGAAGTCAAAGCATGGGCGTTGACGCAGGACAATGTAGCGGATGGCGACGAAAATGACTTGCGCTTTTTGGACAGGAAAGGTAGTATCATTGTTCTGAACGCAAAGGGTCGCGCCAAGCGGGACACCACCGGTTTCACAATTCGGAGTTACTAGTAAAATGGAAGTCACGCATTGGGAATGGAAGTTGATGCAGGTATCGCCTGATCGTTGGACTTATGAAACCATAGTCGAAACGATTGGCGGACGGACATATCGCGCAATCAACCGAAACGGAAAGGCAGTGCTCCATAAATTGGCGCTACGCAACGCGAAACGCGCCTGTATCAAACTCAAGCGAAAGGTTGAAGCACGAAAGGTCGGAGGAGTATGACAATCATTACTAGTAACTACGCACCGCCCGGCGACGAAGCAACCTATTCACTACTCCAGGCAAAACGCAAGCGCCTGGACTTGACACGGCATCAACTGCGACGCCCTTGGATTTTCCGCAATCCGCAGGGAGAAGTCTATATGTTCGCTCGATTCAAAAGAGCGGGCGAAAGCATGACAATCGCCACAGTCGCGTGGTATAATTCAATCATCGGAGTCTGGTTACCACTATGAAAATTCATCTCGCAATCATCTCGACCGGGGCAGGTATCGACGTTCTGTATGCTGGGAACTCGCACGCGAACGCTGAGGCAGTGGTCGCCGATTGGTGCCGGGATTACTGGCTAGTCGAAGACGTGGACCTGGATACGGGAATTGACGACCCGTCCAAACTCTCCGATCATGACACAATCGAAGCCTATTTCAAGAGCGAATCGGTTATCTCTCAAGGTGAAACCTGCGAGATCACCGAAGTCGAATATCAGGAATAGCATAGCACGCTAAACAAACCGCTTGACGCGAGTCGATATAAAGGCGATACTGCGCAATCCCAGCCACCAAACCAATCGAGGTTAAAATGCTATTCAATGTAACCATTTCTCGCGTTGCGTACAGTAACCTTGTCATCTCTGTCGATGCTCCTAACAAGGAAGCAGCGGAGTTGGTGGCGTTGATTATCGCACCCGACCGCGAATTCCCGAACGCGCACACTGCCGAGTATGAGGCGCTGGGTTCGGTTGTGTATTAACCAGCGAGGAGGTATAGACCTTCGGTCGAAGCGCATAGCGCTATGGGGTTTCGCTTTTGTCTTATTCAATTAAAATAGCTCTTGACCTGAACAAAGTTTATCGATATAATAGCTACATCAAGAGAGGCTAAACGAAATGTACACCGAAACCAACTTCAAAACGAAAAAAGCTCTCAAGGAAGCCGTTGCTGCTGGCAAAAAGGTCGCCATCTATCAGCCTAACAATATGTTCAACGCGCCCGATCCTGTCAACGGAAACTTCACCGTCGAGGGTCCGCACTATCCCACACCGCATGCGTGGTACGCCATCGTGACGCTCGTTGACGGGTTCATTACCAAGGTCCGCTAAACACCAAAATGGTAACACTCAATCTCAATCTTACACAAGCGCAAGCAGAGGGCGTCATTGACGCGCTTTGCTCGCTGAAGTATGACGAGTCCAACGGGCAGCAGTATCGTGACGTGTCCGATTGGATGTACGTCCTAAAGTATAACGCAACGGATGCCGATGGGCTGGATAGGCTCATCGGTTCCGTTCTACTCGACGCTGGGCGGCTCGCCAATGCCTAAGTTTGCTGACATTCCACAAATGACGCGGTCCGGTTCCTACGAAGTTAACGTTGGTTGGGATTACCTCGAAAATTGGATTGCCAGCAATCGCGATGAGCGGATGTACACCTTCGAGATGGACCCCGATTTTCAGCGTGGGCATGTCTGGTCGGAAGAGCAGCAAATCCGTTACGTCGAATTCATGCTGAAGGGTGGTAAGTCGAGCCGCGTGATCTATTGGAACTGCAAGGGGTGGATGCAAACCTTTGAAGGTCCAATGGTACTAGTAGATGGGAAGCAACGCATCTCGGCAGTGCTACGATTCCTAGGGAATGAGATTCCAGCGTTCGGACATAAGCGTGAGGAGTACACCGATAAGCTTCGGTTGGCGCATTGTGATTTCCTGATGAACGTCAACAATCTGAAGACTCGGGCGGAAGTGCTTCAGTGGTACATCGACCTTAACGCTGGTGGTGTCGCACATACCACAGTCGAAATCGAAAAGGTTCGGCATCTGCTTGACATCGAAAAACAAAACAAGTAAGATTACTAGTATGATGCTTGTCTCTACAAATCTCGTCTTCGTGGGTGCAATTGACAACCCTATCCGTAGTGGTATTCATTGCCTTACGATTACATGCTCCCCTTCCAATGTCAGCTTCGACATGATTGGCTGGTGGTTCACTTCTCCGAAAAGGGTAACAGATGAAACACTTTAACCTGTACATGCGTTCGGGCACGCCCGATATTTCCGAGCCGTTCGCGTCCGAAGGTGATGCGATCATCGACGCGAGGAGCTTTCACTTCTCGCATGATCCGGGTTCGGATTACGTGTTTCGTATGTGGATCGATCACAACGGGAATCCGTGCGTCTCCGAGTACACCACGGATGACATCGAGGAGTATGATCCCGTTTTCGAGGAGCCGGTTGGTGCGCTTTGGGATGCAGCAGCGGAAGCTGGTGACATCTACGGTCCGAAGCAAATGGATGATATTGAATCTGCTGACGATGGTTCAGACTACAATACGCTGGTTGGCGAAGACATCGATAACCCGAAGAGCATGGATGACGCTCTACACGGATTAGTTTGATTTCAGAATAAAAATAAGTTATACTGTCTATTAACCAACGGAGAAATAAATGTTTACCCAAAAACTTATGCTAGTGCTAGAATCTTTCGAGATTGAAAAAGCATTGGCATTGTCCAATGAAATCCACAAAGCTGAGTCGGAAGGATATAACATTGGTAAATACGAAGATAGCCTGTGGTTAAGACTGACTACAGAAATCGAAAAACAAAATAACTTGACTAAAAAACAAAACTAAGATATACTGTTTTTGTTGATGGGGTGTTCGGGTCTGAACCCGTAAATAAACTAGCGTTGCTAGACATAAAGCTGCTTGCAGCAACCTCAATTTTCTTTCTAACCAGGAGTAAATGAAATGTCTGCCAACAGCAAGCGTTCCAAGCAAAACCGCGCCGCGAAAGAGTGGAGCGCGCAGCGCAAGAACGGTCGTAAGGGACCGAAGGCTACCACGCCCAAGCATGGAAAAAAGAACGCTTGGCATCAGCGCGGCACCAAGCGAATCGTCAAGGCGGGTGCCGATGGTGAAGTCATCGCCTTCGCGATTGGCATCAAGGTATAGGCATGACAACCCTCTGGAACGCATACCTCATAGCAACGGCGCCATTCGTAGCGCCAGTTGGTGAGAAGTGGTGCGTTCATTCTGAACACTGTTGCATCAATCACGGTTGTAAGTATGGTGATGATGACTGTCCCGTTTGGCGCGGTTTCAAGCGTCAATCTTATCCGTGCGAAAGTTGTTGGATGGACGCCGAATACTCTGACAAGCGTCCCAGCATTCCGGTCGTTACTGAAAAAACGATTAAAAGGCGGCAGTCGGCTATGACCTTCGCTCAAATGCTTGACGACATGACTGACATGCAGTAGAATAAATACTTCTCTGGTCAATGGACGGTAAAGAGCGACGCTGTTCCTTAGAATGCTGTACAGCGGAAACTAAACGAAAGTCCCTTTGGGGCATCGCTTACCAGAACTGAACCACCGGTCAAGCCTGATCGTAGGTAAGACGGGAGTTATGACCCGAAATACTAAGGCGGTCCCGAGATTGTTAGCCTCTATTACCGGGGATAGTAAGCGTTGAGCCGAACCACACAGCTTAAGCGCGAAATGGATTTGAATCCGAGTGGACTGTCGCCGAAAGGCAGTGGAGGGGAAACCCGTAGAAGCGATGACAGTGGACGTATGTGGCAGCGCGGATACGATAAGACCGTGTCCTGGACCGAGACTTCATTGAAATAGGTTTAGCCTACCGCTCTCGGTGGTGGTAGGTTTTTCCTTTGCTGGTGTACCCAAGTGGACTACGGGACTTGCCTTGTAAGCAAGCGGCGAAAGCCTTCGTGGGTTCGAATCCTACCACCAGCACCACCACTATTGCAATTAGTACCAAACTAGCGTAGAGTACGGGGCATGGACGAACTAATCGCAGCCTGTTTTCTCTTCCTGCACTCATACGGCATCGAGCCGATGGATTCAGTCCGGAAGCCCGTAGTTTCAATCGTCTCTGCTGCTGAACTCAAACAGATCATTGGATCACCAGTATTAGGCGCGTGTGTTGACGGCAACATCTATCTAGATAATCGGATAGACCTCAAAACAAAAATTGGACAGTCGGCATTGTGTCATGAGATTGTCCATTTCACGCAGAACTATTGCCCAAGACAGAAAGACATACTCGGACGTGAGTACAATGAAAAGCTCGCGTATCAGATTCAAAACCAATTTCTGATAGACCACGGAGAGAAGATTCGAGCCGTCAATCCTTACAATCCCGAAGGCTCAACGGAGGGTTATACGAGACCGCCCATCATCAACAAGGGTTATGGTGACGCCCGAAAAGAAGGACCATCAAAGGTCGAATCAGCGGATGAAATTCGATCACGATTTAACAAGTCCGAAAGTGAGCACGAGAGGCGAGAAAAACGCGGATTTGGTGCAAGATTTGAGGACGGTGAGCTTGACGAGAGTAAGATAAAAGAATACAATACACACACTCGATAACCGAGAAGTGAAATGTTCCATACCCATAAAGACGAACGCGGATTTCTTATCCGCTGTTACCACAAATACAAACCCATCAACATGGTCGGTAGCTTTCTGCTGGGAATTACAATCAGTTTCCCATTCGAGCACTACTTGTGGGAAAAGGTTCCGCCTTTCTCGTGGATAACCCAATGGTTGGGATTATGACCGAAGGTCTCACAGTCGTTGCCGCTGGCATTCTTGGGCGCGATGATAAGGTCTGGACTCTCCCGCCGCCAGCAAGACATCATCACATCATCAAATTCATGGCTGAGTCAGGCGAGCCGATACCGATCAATGGTGAGCAAGGTTTTGTACTGAATGACGGGCGTTTCGTGATGCGCAAAGCGGGTGCAAGGGTCGCAATCGCAGCGGGACAAATCAAAGCGTTGAAATGGCCACCGAATTTATACAGTGAAGACATTTGGTAGTTGACATGAACAAAGTTTTCCGGTATAATTCTTTTATGGTATCGGCGACCAGTGGAGAGGTATGGAGATCCACTTATAAAAACGGGGTTTGAACTGAATGATAAATTTAATCCCCGTGACACCCACCATAATCTTCGTCGGTTCCCCAACCTGCGGAGCGTAGCGTATCCGCATCGGCTTCAGCATCTGACATGCCGTCTTCATAGTCTTCATAGTCTTCGAGGTCTTCCTGATCGATTTCTTCCCAGCCATGATCGCCATACTGCTCGTCCAGGTCTTCGGGATTGAAGCGCGCGGAATCGTCGCGGCAATCGCCATCGAATTCCACGGCATGGTACTGTTCGCAACAACCGCAGTGATAGAATCTCGGGAGCATTTCATTTTCCTCGGTAACGATGAAGAGAGTATATAGTAAAAATTAGTTCGAGTCAAGACTTGACTTAAACAAAGTTTATCTGTACAATTGCTTCAACAACTGAGAGGAAGTCATGAAACTAACGCAAGATCAGATCAGAGCAGTTCAGTTGGCTGTTGTCGCTTACGTTCAAAAAGCGCGGATTCGTTACTCCAAAGATTTCGCGATGCCTGTCGTCAAGTTCGACCTTCGGGGTACCATAGGCGGCAAAGCGGATTATCGGAACAATTACGTTCTGGTCAATCAAACGCTTTGCGCTGAGAACTTCGATAACTACGTCAAGCAGACAATCGGGCATGAGGTCGCGCACCTGATCGCGTACGCTCTCCACCCCACTCAGCGAATCAAGCCCCACGGTAACGAATGGCAGCGCGTCATGAGCGCCTTCGGGCTTCCTGCTGATCGCTGTCATCAGTATGACGTGAGCAACGCCAAGGCACGCCAGACGACTCAATATACGTACTCGTGCAATTGTCGCGTCATCATGGTCGGGGCTATTCGCCACAAGAAGATGCAGTTAGGTGGAAAAAACTACCATTGCCTGGAATGTAAAGGCGTCCTCAAGCCGGGTCACACGATAGGTGGCTCGACCACTTACCGCAAGCCTGTCGCAACGCCTTCCTTCTCCGCTGCCCGCCTAGACTGGTTAGTTTAGCTTGCAAAAGGATCGGTTTTAAGATATACTTCCTTTGTCCTCGTAGCTTAGTAGGTTAGAGCACTTCGGGAGCGTAGCTGCGATAAGTGCTAGCCAAGTCGCGGCTCTGCTTGTTAACCGGAAACGAGTAGAGTAAACGAAGAGGACGGGGGTTCGAAGCCTTCCGAGGATAGCCAAATTTACAAAGGAATGTGAAATGAAAGCCAAGACGATCACGATATCAGCGAAGTGCAGCGCGATCTATTCGCCGCCAGCTTGCACGACTCAGACGGGCGCCAAATCGGTTCCGAGTACGATGATTACGTTCCTGGTTGGTTTCCGGAAGACCATTATGGTGACTACGTGATGCTTGACATCGACGTGGAAACTGGTAGAATCCTCAACTGGAAGAAACCCACCGAAACCCAACTCAAAGAGACATTCAAATTCAAATGAAAACCGTCGAACGCAATCTTCAAGCCTATATCGAGCAGGAACGGATGTTCCAGTTTGAAAGTGACAATGGCGTAAGGCGCCTGGAAACCATCGTAGGCGTACTAGGTTACCACACCACCTTCATGGGTGAGAGCCAACTTCTGTCCTTCCTGTCAGACAATCCCGGCGCACAAAAGGCGCTAGTCACCTGGATTGGTGAGCAGCGCATCCAAGAGTGGAACGATAACCTCAAAGCCAAGTTGACGGAAGAGGATTCCGACGAAGACGACGAGGAAACCGTCGAGTAACATGTTCGATCACACCAAATACATCATCGTGGAGAGCAACGGGCTGGAAATGCCCATTGTTTTCGCGTCTTTGCTCAATCATAGAGAGGTCGCTGGAGCGCGCAAGGTTGTCGCGGCTGGGTTTGTATCGTTCAGCATCGATAATGGCGAGTATGGCTTCTATAGAGCACCAGAACTCAATGCAGAATGCTACGGCAGGAGCGAATCGCTCAACATTAGCTCACGTCCAGGCATAGACGACAAATTGATCGAGAGATTCATCCTCCAAGAGTGAAAAATGTCAACTCCAAACTACGAAAAGCTGTTCAAGGAAGCATTTAAGCACTTGTGTGCAGTCTCAGCCTCGCGCAATTCCTTCACACGCGAGGTTAACTCCCGTTTGTTTATGGGAAGTGAAAGTGAGCCAATCAAAGCCTTAAGGTCTCCAGCAGTCGAGAAAATGCATTGGGAAGCGGTCGAGTTCATCAGCCAGCACCAAGAATTTGAAGAAAGTTGAAAAATTATGAAATTACTCTACATCCAGATCGTTGAGCACAAACATTTTGCTGATCATGTCTCAATTCAGACTGATCTACCGTCTACCATGCCAGGATTGAGCGCGCAGAATCTCGATTTTGGATTTAGGGTTGCACAAGGCAACGGAAAGGCGTATTGTGAGCGTCACTTTCCTGGTGTACCCATCGAAATCATCAAAGCGAGCTAATGAACAACGACGATTACATCGATTTTGGTGACATCTGCCGCTCTAAGGTCGGGTTGCAGTGTCAGTATGGCGTTCGCTATTTAGAAGCCTCTGGAGCGCGCTATATAGGCGACCTGGATGACTACCATTTCATTAAGATTCATCGGGATGATGTGGAAATGTTCAACAATCATGTTAAATTTCTTAGGAACAAATAAAATGGACGATTTCAAGTACAAAGATGGTGCTACAGTGTGGGTTCGCAACCTGATCTACGGCAAGCGCCTCAAAGGCATCGTTAGGGGTGTCGCTACGACACCCATGATAGGCATTGGGAGCGTGTATATCATCGAAGCACCAGAGGTTAAGAGCGAAACCTACCCGTATTCGTTCGTGGCAGCACCTGAGAATGGTCTCGAAGAGCGAATTATCATCAAAGGCGACTAAACCCGCTTGACAAAATGGCTATGAGAGTGTATAATCACTTTCATGGTATCAGAAACCAGTGGGGAGGTATGGATCAACACTAAATACACTTGAAAGCTTAAGGCTCTCCGTTGGTGCCAGTCGCGAGCATCCTTGCATTAGGAAACTGGTTGTGATACAATAGCACATACGCCCTTGAATCAGGGAAATTGTAAAACCCGTTGTTGATTTTTGTTAAATTCTTCTCGATTTTGTCGATGTATCCTTTGTATGGCATCAAATAAGTCCATACTCCAAGAGGAAGAAAACAAAATTGTTAAAAATTGTCAAAGATTGATGACACAAAAGTGAAAAAGTCTCACGTTTTACAGACTTTAAAGATTTTCGTTGTTGAAAAGGATTTTTGTTGCCTTTTCGCTTGACTTGAACAAAGTTTTTTGCTATAATGGTTGCAGATCGAAGGCGCAAGCGCCCCGAGGGGAGAGGTATGGGTTTTCGCTTTTGTGTTAAATTAAAAAACATTGACATCCGATTGATTTTAATGTATAATAGTCTCATGCTGGCGGAAGTATTGCCAGCCTGCTCATTAAAAAATTGTTAACAGTCATTTAACATTGACAAAATCGCCGGTCAATTGTGAAAAATTGTTAATTGTTAAAGTTTGACCATGTTCACAAGTGTTGTCAATCGTTTAACAATGCTATAACAATCAGTTTGAGCCATTTTGTAAAATTAAATTAACCTTTCGACCCCATTTTCGACAAACCTCACAAAATTTTTTACAAAATACCCGATAAAACAAAAAACGAACCAATTTCGAGCCATTTGAACCATTTATGAGCCATTTTGTTAACAAAAAGCCCCTTAGGCTGAGTCTATTCAAGCATGCCTTATGTCACTTAAGGCATCCTTGAGCAGTCTTACACCCATAGAGACATAGGAGAGGAACCTCATGGACATCACCATCGCCGAATTGTTAAAGAAATTGAAGCACGCAGAGGACTTTTGTCCTTGGACACCGACACTCAGCCCAATTTCTTTCTACCGACATCCGGAGACAGAGCTTGATCCACGCATAAGGCTCGTTCACACTGTAGCCGGTATGTCATACTACACCTGGAGCAATCCAGACCATTACAAAATTGTTCAAAAACATTATTACTAGTAATATCAAGGGTTTAGGGGGTGTAACGGTGAGGGGAATTAAAATCATTTTGTCACATGATCGACAACCTTAGCTTCATCTTTAAGATATTCCGACAAAATGGAACCCACTTTCTCCCACAATTACCCACTTTTTACCACAAATAATAACAATCTTTGTTTTTTATATTACTAGTAATTATTCCTTATGATTCCTCGATTCCTTTGAATAAATTAAAACCAATATTCATCATATCTTCCTGCTCATTGATGTAAGCCCGCACGATGCTATGTATTTGCTCCAAGCTGATCGCATTTGTATCCAAGCCGGTGCTGCGAGCTTGTTGGTCATGCTTCAATGTGAAACGAATATAAGGACCATCGTTCTTGTGATAGCGCAGGCTCCCGTACAAGTTCGGAACGTTTCCAATTAGGGAACTCAGTAACGCCTCATAGTTTCCTGCGGCAAGCAGTTCATCATCCCGATCCAGAATGAGTTCAAATTCCCGTGCGGAAACGATTAAGCCATAAGTTGTTCTTGTTTCAATGGTTGTGAATCTCATATTAACTCTACCTATTTCGGTTTGGTAATTGTCACTTCTTTATGATGTTAGTTCCTATGTTGACGACCGAGACTGATTGTGTGAGAAATGTATCCCCTTACGCACTTGATAAAAGGTATAACATTCAGAATAACTAAGCCGAATATAATTCCGAGGAGGAGCCCGATACCAGCCGTCACGAGTGTTATGAAAGCATAAACAATGGAATGCTTTCCGAGGAGCACACCCGACAGTTCGGGGTATGTGCTAATAACACACAAAATCATCCCACCAATACCCATTAGAACAATAAACTTTTCCTGGTGGTTGAGCGCAAGAAACTTGTCCTTGAGACAGATGAGTTCGACGTACAATCCTATGATAAAGTTAATCATTCATCTTCCAAATGACTACGAATCCAAGCGGCAATCCGAGGAGTCGTCCAGCCTTCGATGGAAAGAATATCGATTGCGGTTGAAAGCTCCATTGTATCAAAACCCCGCTTAACCTTGATATGTTCAATGGTTTCTTCGAAAAGATACCACATGGCTGCGTCGTTATGTTTTCCGAGGGCAGCATGACCATTACCACAACAGGCTTCAGGAGAGGTGGGTGAACCTTCATAAAAAGATGTTCGGCACATCTTCGGACACTTCTTCCAGCCCCGTTCCATTGCGGCTGCGTATTCTTTAACTGCTTGATCCATGTTACACCTTGATGATGTAGCCGTACTGTTGAAGGACGAGAAAAATGCTCCAAGACATCAACATGAAGAACACAAACTTATACACCATGTTCACCATACCACTCTTACTCCAGATAACGGCGAGCCAAGAAAAGACCACTGCAACGACGATCAGAAAAATGTTCAGCATGATGTTACTCCATTAGTTGATATTTAACTATGATTGTCCACAGAATCAAGTGTTCGCAACCAGACCTCGATAGCAATTGACACAAGAGCTAAGTGAGCGTGAAGTTGCTCCAGAGATGGTGGTTGAATTCCAGCTTCAAGATTCCAGCGGGAATGTCTTAATTCATTGGCATGATCGGTTGCGGTTTTCATATTTGTTACTCCATTAGTTGATATTGCCATTGTGCCTTAACTAAGTTATGCTGTCAACTACAATATGATGCTTTCCGAGGAGCAGATCCGACAGTCTTCAGTTTGATGAAAGATTCTTCCGCCTGTATTTTTGCTCTGGATTTGAGCTTAGACCAACCATGTTGCAGACACTCACCAGTTTCACTGAGAATCTCCCAACGCCACCCACTTGTAAGTTTTCGGTAATTGATCTTCATCTGCGTGCTTCCCTCAATAGAGAAGAGGTTATTGTACCCTAAAGTTTAACTAGGGTCAATTCCTTTATATACTATGTTATCTTTTCAATCCCACTGTTTCATGTAAAAATCAAGGTATGCCTTGGCTTCGGGTGAGACTACTGTCTCAGGATTGTCCCAATATTTTAGGATATCTTCCTGGTGGTTCTTTAGAACCAAAGCCTGCTCTATAGTAAGTTTACGAACTCCGCAATGTTTAGCACTACAGGAGCGTAAATGACCATCGATTAAAGAAATTCCTTGAAGGAAATCATTTTTGTAGTCGGAGACGGTACACAATAGAGGCGCGAATGAACAATCCTCAAATATATCTCCAAGCTTGATCGATTCCATTGGGAAGAGTATTATATCAACTCCAGCAGCGTTGTAGTCGGCTACTGTATCATAGGCATGGTTATGAAATATTTCACCACCTGAAGGCGTCCAGCCGCGAGAGGCAGCAAATGCATCCGCCGTCAGATCATCAACAGCAGCGATCCAACGAGTCTTATCCTCGTCAGTATCATCGAGTGATGCGAAGGTAGAAACGGTTTCGTTCTTCGCATCATACTGAAAAATTTTCAGACGGGGTAGCATATTAGTTCCCGAGGCGTATGGATGAGTGATCAGCAACAAACTTGTCAATTCGGTTTGCCACTTCAAAAGGTAGGGTGCCGTTTCCTTTGGAGTAATGGTGCGCGCTGAAAAGATGCAGTGCTTCTGCACTGGTTAATCCGAAGAATTTTTCAACGGCTTCCCAATTCTTTTGACCTTTGTAAGATGGGACGACCGAGGTGACACCATTGTAAAAAAGTTCGAAGCCGAGATTACGGAATTCAGGAATATGACCCGCCCACCCGATTGCACAGGCAGTCGTGCCACATTCGATATCCTTGAGGAGTCCATTGACAAATTTACTTCCATTCAGGTACAACCAAGACATAAGACCAAAATATTGTCTTGGAACGGAACGCAAATACCAAGCCAGTAGGCTCAATCGTTTCAGTTTAGGCTTTTTCATAGGTAATTCCTTAATCGTTTTGATGGGAACGAAGCCACTCGACAACTTGAGGGGTGGTCCATCCAATCGAGACTAATTTGTCGATAGCGCTTCCTAGAGAGATTTCCTCACTGAAGTTGTAAGGTCTCTTGTAGAACACCTTTTGTTCCATAAGAATCGGAAAGAATGTGTGACGGTCATTGATTCCCTTTGCTTTAGGAGTGCCGAGCAGAGCATGACCTTGAGCACAGGCAGAGTTTGCTTCGAACTCTCGAAAGTTCCATTGATTGAATCGGGGATGATCGGATTGGAAAAACATAAAAAAAGACATATGGGGAAGGATCGACCAACCTCTTTCCATTGCGTCAGCTAGTTCTTTAACATCTTGTCTCATGTGTTTTTCCTCTTAATCATTCTTATGGGAACGAATCCATTCCACGATTTGAGGTGTTGTCCAGTTTGCAATGGCAAGAAAGTCGATTGCAGTCGGAAGGTCTATTGTGTCGGCATCCTTTTTGACCATGACATGTTTAACGGTTTTCTCGAATGTGTACCACTGGCTTGCATCGCCGTGCTTACCGAGGGCGGCGTGACCATTACCGCAACAGGATTCAGGTGTGTTGGGAAAACCGATATAAAATCTCGATTTGCACATCTTTGGGCATTTCGCCCAGCCTCGTTCCATTGCATCGGCGTATTCTTTCGTTGCTTGATCCATAATGTTTCTCCAGTTGATGTTGCTATTCTAATCGAAGTTTGTTAGGATGTCAATTATTACATCCGATGCGCTGCTCCAAGATGCCAGTAATCAAATTCTTTACCGTCCTTGTATCCAGCGTAATATGGGCGCATCGTCGGGTAGTTCCCGATTTTGATTTGATGATTGTAACAGGACTGTGCTGCTTCTTTATCGTCAAAAAATTCCCATCCTGTTCCAATCCAAGGGGAACCCGGAGTGACTATATTATAAAGAACTGTCCAAGATGGTTTGTTCATTTGACGGTTTAATCGTTTTGATGAGTCCTGAGCCATGCGACAACCTGAGGCGTTGACCAATTTTCATGCAACAACAAATCGTTAATGGCTTCGGAAAGCATCACCGTGTTCATATGAAGACCGGGTAGGAGAACCTCTTGGGTGTCAAGGATTGGAAAAAGTTTGCTTATCTCTCCAAGGTTCGTGGTTCCTTTGCCGAGTATAGCATGTCCCATCGCACACGCAGCGAATACCTGTTCGAATGGAATGCGGGTAATCCTGCTGTCATTGTTGAAATACCAGAAGCAATTCTTGGGGGCGAGCTTCCAGCCGCGCTCCATTGAGTCGGCTAGGTCTTTAACATCTTGTCTCATAGTTGTTCTCCTAATGAAGTTGCGATTACGGCTTCGGCGATGATTGTATGGCGTGCCATGGTGAAAAAATCCTTTTTAGAGTGATCTGAGCCAAGCAATGGCATCGGAAGTGGTCCAAGCACCTTCATCGAGCATATGATTGAAAATGGTTTCGAGTGTTTCGATGCCTTTGAATTCGGGATGAGGCGCTTTTGTTTTGAGCACTGGAAAGAGTCTATATAAGTTGTTCACGTCTGTCGAACTGATTCCGAGCAAGGCATGACCCATGGCGCATGCAGACTTAACTTCTTCAATGGGAATATTAGATACACCATGAGTGTCATTGAAGAACCAATAACAATTGTGGGGAGCCATTTCCCAACCACGTTCCATCGCATCGGCAAGTTCTTTGTAGGCATTCTGCATGATTTGTTTCCTTGAGTTTAGTGTTGCTATGTTACTTGAAGTTTGTTAGACTTCCTTGTTGGTCTTGATGAATTTCTTAATACGACGTGCAACAAATATTGGGGATACATAAGGTGAGTAGTTATATTTGTACATGCTGAAAAGGTAGTTTGCTTCCGATTCAGACAGACCGAAGAATTTTTGGACGGCTTTCCAATTCTCGTAGGAATGATAGACCGGAGTTATTGGATTGTTTTCATCCATATAAAAACCGAGTTTGACAAATTCTGGAACCTTCGTTGCCCATCCGATTGCGCATTTACGCCACGAAACGATGTTGAATTCTTCGGGTGGCACAGAGGGGAGGTAATACGCAAGCAACGCAAGGCGTTTGGTGTTGATCTTCATGTGGATATTCCTT